ACTCGCAGTACGCCGCCAGCATGACTGACGGCGTAAGGGTGCAGTCAACCACCCTATGATGTTCCGTCAATTAAAGGTAGGAGAACGGTTACAGCCGTTCACTGGCACTACCGGACAGGGACAAGCCGCAATGCTCGTCATCGCGGTCGTTGACCACGGAAGAATCCTCAGAATTTTTAGAAAAAGTTCCTTCGGGGGGTTCTATGCCAGCTTGCTCATACGTGACATCCCCCGCAAGGAACTCAAACAGAAAATCCAAAGCCGCCAGCAGAGCCTCGATAATCACCACGACGGACGGAATGACCAGAAGCCCGACCGCATACGTTCCAAATACGAGATGAAGCAACACAATCGCCAGCAACGTGAACACGAACACCGCCAGCAACAGGCTGAAACCCCGATGGAAGGCTTTCAACAATTCGGCTTCGATTCTACGAAACCTTAATCTCGTTTTCTCCGACATGGTTTTTCTGTCTCCAATCATCCACTGACAGGAGAAACAACGCCAGTGGAAACACGACTAGAAACAGTATGCCGCATATAACGAAGGACAAACCCCAATACCAAGAAAATCGTTTCAGCAGAAAAGAACCGACGAGTCCAAACAAGGACACCACGCCGGACGTCAGGTATAAAGATAGCCAGTAACGGAATATCTCATAGGATATGCGTTTTAGAAAAGTTTCGTTCTCATCACCCATCAGAGTTCCTTTCCGGTCGGATTCCAAACGCCATCGGACTTGTCCAGCTTCACAAGTCCACGGGATTGCAGACGGTAGGCGATTCGATTCTGCGATTCGGTCAGCTCCTTATCCTGCCAGATAGCGGACAGAATGGTTTGCTCTTCGTCGGTCAGCATGGACTCCAATAGTCGGATTCGACGTTCCAATGTCTTCTTGGCGCGGGTGTAACCGGACTTGTGGTCGCAAGCGAGTTCGGCCATGCCCTTCCAGAATCCTCGCATATTCTGCCAGTTGAGCCGGGCAAGCTTCCTCAGCATATGAACTGATTCGTCATCGACGTGGAAGTGACCGTAAGGTGAAACAAGCGAGTCGAGCGGGTAAAGTCCGATGGGTTCGTAGGGGCTTTCCGCTTTCGCTCGGTTCAGATACCAGAGGGCTTTCCTTAAGTCTTCCAGACCGTTCTTGTCTTGCCAGCGGTACACGTATTTGATTGCGTTGCCTCCTAGGAACGGGTATCGTGAGGTCAGTTCGATGCATTCGAAGGGGCCTGACGTGTAGTGGCTGGGGTGGTTGACGTTATCTTTGTTCAAGTTTTTCTCCTAAACGATAGGCTGTATGTGAACGTTTCCAGTATGGCATACTATTTTCTAACGGGGGTAAGAGCCTTGCGATACTCCTTGGAAAGCTCATCATACGAACGCTTCAAAGACCTAGCCCTCCGCTTGTCGCCATCCAAATCCGTGGAGCAACGCAGATTCTCATATTCCTTCGGCTTCTTGCCTTGCAAAGCAGCCAACGTGTCCAAATCATATGATTCGTCCAATTCGTTGAACTTGGAAAACACCTGAGCATACAGCCGGAACGCCTTATTATACGATTCCGTCATCCTGCTGACTTGTTGGAAACAGGCGTCCTCCGCCTCGGCATGGGCACGCTTCGCCTTGCCTTGGGTATCCCACCAATAGTATCCGCCGCCACAACACAAGGACAGGGCGACAAGAACGGACAGCACGGCGGCTATCCTTTTCTGCACACGCTGTCTCGCCCATTCCTTGCCATCCCTTACTCCGGCGGCGATAAGACTATCAAAAGAAGGAATCTCGCCTATCGTCGTCGGTCGGGCTTGTCTGTTTGAATGCCTTCCCAATTATGGTCAGTCCTTGAAACTCGGGAAAGATAAGTCCAGCCTCGGCTCAGACTCCGAACAATACACGGGAGAGCCTTCACAGAGGGCACGATTGAGGTTTTCAGCGAACTTGTATGCCTGTAGTCTCAGTTCAGGCTCACTGCCTCGCAAGCATTTGCTGGCGGGAGTGTCTTGGAACCCGTGGGCGTCCTTCTGTGCCTTGGTGAGAAGGTTCTGCAACTGTCCGACGGTCAGCGAAGTGGCCTTCCCCGCTTCCAGTCTTCCGGTCTCACGCAGTTTTTGGATGGCATACTCGTTGTGGGACAAGTCCAAGCTTGTATGCCATTGAGTTCCTTCCGGATTGTCTCCCAGTAGAAGCGTTACCCTTCTGGTGTCCTCTGCGAGTTCCGACATTATGTTTTTGTTTCCTTTCAATTTTTCAGGCCGTAGTAGACGACCCCGTTTGTTTCTTTTGTGCGGTCGAACAGTTCATGTCCGCGTTGCGTGTTTTCGATGCTTCTGATTACGACCTCCGGCGCGTCGAAAATAGTCATGGGTTCCTGTCCGGCGAGTTTCGCCCACTGGTTTTGGATTACCGTGAGCGTGACGCGACTATCGGAGTCGAGTTGACGGCATTGCCGTTCGTGCTGGTGTTTGCGCACATAGTCGGACGCGACATCGGCCAGTGTGGTTCTAGGCATGTGTTTTCCTTGATTTTACGTGAATGTGGCTAATTCCAGTATAACAAGGAGCGTGCTACGAATGTTACTATTTTTGGGAATCCCGCCGCCAAGCGCGGAAATACTCCCAAGACGGCATATCCGCTAGAATCGCGGACGCGACCATAATCCCTGTCAGGATGGGACGAACCGTCACGTCGTCAGGATTGGAAATGGGAGCGAGCCACAGAATCGCGGAGACTCCAACAGCGAACGCGACGCTTACTATAAGCATTATGAATGGCATGGTTTTCTCCACCGGCTGTTTCGGCTTGGATTTTTTCGCCCGCTGTTTTCTGATTTTCAGAATCTTCCCGCTTGGTTTGCCATGCCGTCCGTACATGGTGGTTTCTCTATTGTTGGCGTGATTGGAGGCTAAGCGGGTGATTGACTCGGGGTCGATAACAGTGGTGAGTTCTCTGGTGTTTTCTGGCTGTGATTGCAAGTTTTTAACCTTTTTTTGTGAACTGTTCCAGTATGGCAACTATGTTTTGTCTATCTTACTTGACAGAACGCTTTTTTAGCGTTTTACCCTAGCCATGCGCGTGATGGACGTGGGGTCGATAACAGTGGTGAGTTCTCCTGTGTTTTCTGGTTGCGTTGACAAGACCGACCTCTAATCCATCTGACGGTGCGAATACTCCCAGTATAACAGAACAGGGCTTGAGGGAAAACCTCACAGCCCTGTTCCCGTCAAAGACCGTGCTTGGTTAGATACTTGTTGTTGATGATTTTAAAGCAACGGTTGCTGCCAAGCTCGTTGTACAGGCCGTCGCTCAACCGTTCGCCCGCTTTCGCATGCCAGACGATTCCTTCGTCCAACAAGTCGCGGGTCACGTTGCCGCGCAGACCGTCCACTTTGGCAATCATGTCCATCACATCGCCGGTCGGCTTCCACTCGGTCTCGTCCAACAGTGGGACGGCGTTGTCAAGCATGGCTTTCGGCCAATCCCTACGGTCGAGTTTCATATTGTCACGCCATACGGCGAACACGAATGGACGATAGGACGCCAGCTTCAACCTGTTGCTGTTGACACTTGGGCCGCACAGCTCGAACTGGCAGACCATGCCTTTCTCCAACGCGTCAACCAATCCGGTTTTCACCGCCACCTGCATGTTCGCGCATTCCGGCTTCAACTCCCAATTGCGAGAGTAGACGTGAACCGTATCATCCATATCACGGTAGATTGTGGTGCTGGTACCGTCCACTTTCACGGTTGGCGTCCACGCAATCCGTTTGATTTCATCCCAATACGCGGTGAGATTCTGCACTCGCGTGGCGTCGGACTTGGAGCATGGCGCGTTGAAAGCGCCAACCATGTCACCGCCTTTCACTGGTGGCAGTTCCTCATACTTCCACACGTCCGCCTGTAAGGTGATATCAGTGCCAATGGGAGTATCCTCCGGCACGCCAATAGCGGAGAGCGGCATGACCAAACCCTGACTGTATACGCCTCGCAGTCTTGCGGTCTTCAACACATGTCCGGTGATTTCACGTTCTTCGCCGGTAATCGTGTTGGACACTGGCACGGTACGCTGCCCACGTTTCTGCAATTCCGCATACCGTGGGTCGTCGGCGGGAAGCATTGAATCGATTTCGAAATATGCCACATGGTCGCCGGGTTTCAACCCCATGTCCTTGCTGACTACGACAATCCATCCTCCGATTTTCGCTTTCTCGATACGGTCTGCATCCTTGATTGGGTACACGCCTTCAACGGCTTGCACGCTCACCATTTTTCGAACCATATGTTTTGGTTCCTTTCTAATTGTTGCCGTTGGATGGTTGACACTCTTCCTCGCAGTCGAGTTCCTTGCGAACGATTTCCAAAGCCACGTCTAACGCTTCATCCCAGCCGTTGCGCCATCCGATGACGAATGCTTCCGCTGGGGAGACTTTGCCGATGTTCGATTGGAGAAGGGAATGTATGGCCCTCTCTTTTAGTTCTTCTTCGTTCACGTTTCCTGTTCCTTTCCTTTATCTGCCAATAGTGCCACGGCTAACCATGCGGGCAGTGGCGTATCGTGCAATTGTCTTGCTTCCTTCCGGGTTTCGGCCACGTGAAGGAACGGCGTCTTGTCTTCTGCGAGCATGTTTCCCGCGATTTTGACGGTCTTTTTCGAAGTGGACAGCAGTTGTTCCGCTTTTTCATCGCCGCCATGCCACATGATTTGGAATCGGAGGGTGGCCCACAACCATGGGTTGTCCCATGAATCCTCGGGAATGTCGTTGGCTGCGAACAGGTGGAGCAGGTGTCGCACACGTCGGGTCAGGCTTGCTTTGCTGATGGAGTATCTGCCTTGTCTGGAACCGGATTTGAATGCTTCCATGCCGGTGTTGAACGCGTTTGGATTTGTATGCTGGAGTACGCTTCCGGACAGGATGGTGTCGTTCACGGTTTCGGCGCTGGTTAGATGCCATCCGTGGCAGATGGGGCAATGGTATGCGCGTTTCTCCGTGTGTTTTGGATTGCCTCGTCCTTTGATGACGGCCAAGGCGAGTTGGGCTTCCTTTTGGTTGGGGTAACGCACTTTGTTTCGGTTGAGAGTGCATTTACCTGCGGTCTTGTATAGGCTATGCATTGTTGTTGCTCCGAATTGGGATGGTGGTCTCTTTTCCGACTGTTTTTTATGTGAACACCCCCAGTATAACACAGTTGGTTAAGAAGACAAACCAACCACCTCGTAAGCCAGCATGTCAGCCAGCCCATCCTCACCCAATGCTCGCAGCCGATTCGCCACGCCGTACCGTTGGTTCCAACAGCGGGCGAGCGTATCGGATTCAACCCCGTATGCCGCCCACAAGGTCGGCAATAGCGGGCAGGGCCGTTCGTGGACGATTCCATAGCGGACGCCACGCCGGGAATCGCGGTCGAACACGAGATGCACAGCGCCGTCGCAGAACGGGCATGACGCAAGATTCACTTCGCGTTCTCCCCTAACAGTCGTTTCGCCAACGTGGGCACCTGCGCCCAATCGTCGAATGCGAAACCCAAACCGGATTGTTCGGCGCGTTCGCATTGCGCTTGGTTGTAGGCGTGCCGTTTGACCAGCACCTTCATGTCCTTGTCCATGAGCCGGTCGAGCGTGTCGGGCTTGTCCTCGACGGTCACATCCGCACCAAGGGCGGTCTTGTCGGACATGTGGCACCAGCCGAGCCGAGCCGTCCAACGGTCGCGCACGATGGTCGCAAAGTCGGAGTTGCACTCGGCCAAATCGTCCAGTCTTCCGCCCTCGAAGCCCATGCCGCACAGCCAACGGTCGGTATCCTCTTGGTCGTCGTAGCGGCTGGTCGCCAGCACGATGCGGAACCCGCCGTAACGCAAATCATCCAACGCCTCGGGCGCATGGGGGTATGGGCGTTCGCGCAGATACAGGCCGAGTCCCACCGCCCGCCGGTGCAATGGAAGGAACATATTCTCGTCTGTGAACCATCCGCTGCATGCGAAGGAATAGTCGGACGGGTCGGGCGCATCCGCGTAACCGTCGTAACCCATTTGCTCCAAACATTCCCTGAACGCGGTCGTATAGTCAACGAACGTGTTATCCAAGTCGATGACGATTAACGGTCTTTCGGTCATTCCTTATTCTCCTTTCCGTTCATCGAATGCGTCCCGCGCTCCGCGCGAACGAGAACATGTTCGCAGCGAACGGGAGGCCGCGTATTCGCGCGGATTGTCCGATCATGGACGTGACGGTCAGGCCGACGCGATGTAGTGTTCCATGGCCTTTCGTCCCAGTTCGGTCAGCCCGTCGCGGTCAATCAAGCCCCTGTTGAACATGTTCCTGTAAAACGGGTCGTCCGGGTCATACTCCAGAAGACGTTCCTTCTGCGGGTCGCAGAGGAACCTTGTAAGGCGTCCACATTCGAAAGGGGATAAATCCATTGCAATCGGGTCGGCTTTGATAAGGTCGCGCAGCCGGTTGGCCGCATTCTCGTATTCCGCTTTCCTTCCGGCCAGTTTGGCGGGAAGGGGCATTTCGTCGGCTTGGCCGTCGAGATTCCTGCGAAGGTGCGTCCAAGATTTCGTGATGCTGTCCGCTTTCAGCATGTAGCCGCGAGCGAGGTCTAAAAGCAGGTTCATCCGAAACCATGCGGAGGCATTGGGATACGAATTCCACCTCATGTGAATCACGCCGTCCATGCCGACCCATGCGAAACAGCGACACGGCTCGTATATGTCAATGGTCATCGCCGCATCCTCGTAATCGTTTTTCGTTTCGGCGTCCGCATCGTTGATGGACATTTCGATTCCGAGGTCATGCAAGGTGTTTTGGAGGTCACGCAGTTCTTTCAGCGTCTTCTCGATTTTCAGCATTTCCGCATCTCCTTTTTTCTTTAATGGCAGTGTTCGCAGTAGCCGTAGTCGCCGTCCGCCATGCAGATTTCGGACAGCATATCGGCGGCGATGAAACCGGTCATTCCTCCACTTTCAACGGTTTGCCCTGATGGTCGTAGAGCCATACCTTGTCGCCGGATGCGACGAGCAGGCTCATGTCGTGCGCACGCCCCTTGTCGTCCACGTATTCGCACTCGTACCTGTCCTGACGGGGCATACGGTCGGAATCGTCCAACGTCGGGCATGACAGCGCCGTCAATCCAGCCTGTTCCGCAACCTGTCCGGCGAACGTGGTTTGCGGGGTGGTGAACGGGGCTAGAACATTCGGTGTCAACGCGGCGACCGTGCAGAAGAATATTGCACCCCACAGCTCGAAGACAAAGCTCTCATCCTCAAACAGGGGCTTGAGGGACTCCCCTGAACGGTGTCGCATGAGACGCCAGAGGCGAGAGCACAACCGCACTACCACGGCGACCGCACACATGCTTCCCATGGCCAATACCAGAAATGCCAGAATGCCGTCGATGCCTCCCCTATGACCCGCCGCCCAGTTCGTCATGTCAATCATCGCGATACCTCGTCTCTTGGCAGGGTGTGCGCGTCGTCCATCTGTTCGAGCTGTGCGTCGGCGTCCAACTGTTCGAAATATCGGCGTCGCAGTAGTGAACGGACGCCGGAGTCGCTCACGGGGAGTGAAAACTGGGTGGTGCCCTGAACCTGTAAGTATCCACCCTTGGTGCGTTTGAATTCGCCCCACCCGTTCCTATTGCTGACGATTTCGACGGTTTTGCCGTTTTCGTCGGTCGCGCTGACGGTCAGGTAGCTGCCTCGTTGTTCGACGGGCTTGTGTAGTTCGGTCAGATTGTATTTGAGTTTGATTTTGGTCATAGTGTCCTCTCTTAGTTCCACTGGTCGAGTGCGAGCACTACGGTGCCGTCCTTGTAGACGATGATGCCGGATTCCTGTCCGGTGATGTCGTGCAGTTTCATGGTGTTGTGTGTCCTTTTGTGTTTGTTTGTGTTTTATTTGCCGTCGTCACGCTCTTCGACCCACAGCACGAACAGGCCGGTATCCTCCACGACGAGCGGGTCACGTTCGACCGGCAGACTGTCGCATCGGGCAAGCTGCGCGAACGCCTTCTCCAACAGTGCGGTGCAGAGGAACGTTTTCAGCTCCCAGCCCTTATCCTCGGCGACATGGTCGGACAGTTCCAGCCGCTCGTCCACATCATCCAGAATGGACGCCCTCAAATCGGACTGTTCGACGTTGTGGCGGGCGACGCCGCCCGCCAGCCTATAACCGTAACGCATGGGTCTACTCCTTTTTTATAGGGGGCGGTTTTTGACGAAGATGATGGTGTCTCCTCTCATATCAGTCCAGCCTTTCGACCCATTCGACGTCGATGTCGCAGAAGTCCGCCGTATGGAGCAGCAGGTCCAGCTTCATGTCGTACGAGACGGGATTGTCGTAATGGTTCAGACGGTCGAGCATTTGGTCTTCGGACAGACTGAAGTCGTACTCGGAGGAGCTTTCGAAGTTGAAGCAGCATGCGGTCCAGTGGATGCCGTCATCGCTCTCGCAGGTCATCTCATCGTCGCCGTCCGACCATGAGAGGCTGATGTTCTCGGCGCAGAGCTCCACGAGTCCGATAGTCAGCGTGTTCCCGTCGAAGCGCGTGTACGGCAATGCGCCGGCCAATGCGGCTAATCCGTCACGGTAATTGGCTAAGGCATTCTCCAAGTCTTTCATGATTCCTCAGTCCTCGAATCTTGGCATGGTGTGCGCGGCGTCCAAGTATTCGACGCCGCCGTGAACCCAGTAGCGGGCAGTGATGGTGGCGGGGTCGTTCATTTCAGCGAACCAGTCGGCCAGCTCCTCCAAGCCCATGCCATCGGCGGTCTGCCAGAGGTCGTCGATGAACGCGTTCCAATCGGCTTGACTGGCGTCCTCGCGTTCGGACAATGCGAAATACCGTTCGCGCAACCTTTCGTCGGGGAGCACGTTGCCAGATAACTGTCCGTCCGTCAGCCACGACCAATCGGCCACGCAGATTGCGCCCAAATCAGCCGTGGAAATCTCATAGATGCGGCTGTCCGTGCCGGGCCAGTTGCGGTCTTTGACGAAGATGATGGTGTCCATGGGTCGGCACGCCTCCTTGATGATGGCTTCCACGCCGTCCTTGTAGTCGTGGTTGTTTTCGAAGTCATAGTTCAAGCCTTCGGTCAGAGGCTCCTTGTTTCGGTAGTCCTCGTCGTTGGCGTATATGGTGTACAGTGCGACCGCTGGATATTCGTCTTGCACGCCGATGGCGACGACCGTGCCGTTGCGCATGACCGTTTTGATGGTGTCGTCCGTGTACATGCAGCTCACGATGTCAGCGTCCTCGACTTCGGGTCGGGCGTACAGTTCGGACATCAGTCTGTAGAGGTTGATGTTCTGCATGGTGCTCTCCTTTTTCAACTGGGCTTTATGTGAACACTCCCAGTATAACATAATAAACCTGAAGAAACAAGCCACCCTATGCGTTTGCCAACAGCCTATCCAATTTTTCTTCGATGCTCTCCAACCTCAACCGCAACGCCTTCTGGTTTTCGAAAACAGCTCCAACTTCTACGAAAACCATATTCGGGTCTGCATTCGCAAGAGCATGCTCGCTGTCGGCATGGGACTCAAGCTTCGATATTTCCCGTTGCCGTTGAGTAGGCCGTTGGCCTTTCAGATAATCCCTGCATTCGGGACTGAACATGTCCTCGTAGCTCATACTAACGTTCGAACCTTTCCTTCCGCATGGCCTCATACAGCATGTTCTCCTGAGTCGCGTCGGACAAGGCGCGATGCTCCTCCACGTCGCCTATACCGTAATCACGGATAAGCACGGACACCTTATGGCTCGGTTTTTCAGGATGGATTTTCCGGCTCATTTCCAACGTGTCCACGAACCGGTGTGGAAAGAAGAACATTCCACCGTTCACGGTTTTCATGGCCGCGTCCAAGAAACTTAAATCGAATGACGCGTTATGCGCCATGATGATGGTTTGCGGGCCAAGCCACTTGTCGAATCGGATGATGGCTTGGCTTACGTCGGGTTGTCCGATGACCATGCTGTCGTTGATTCCGGTGAGCGAGGTGATATGTTCGGGGATATGCTGGTGCGGGTCGATTAATTGTTCGTACCTGTCCACGAGTTTCCCTTCGTGGATTTTCACGGCTCCGATTTCAATGAGTTTGGCCCCGTTTTCAGGTTTGAAACCGGTGGTTTCGGTATCCAAGACCACGTAATCGTAGAGTGGTGTTTTCATTGGGTCGATTCTTCTGGGGTCTCGACTTTGATATCTGTCCCAGCTCATAGTGTGGTCTCCTCGGGTAAGTGAATGTGTGGACGTTTCTAGTATAACGCCTATTTGGTGATGGCTTTGACGCGACCGTCCAGAACCGTTCTCACGACATCCTCGAAGTCCGTGCCGTCAGGCAATAGGTGGGAGTCTTGGAGGGTTCCGATAATCTCCAACAGTTCCGTATGCCCGTGCGGAGTACGCTTATAGTCGCGGGTCGCACCAGCCTTGTATGCTCGACGCAACTGCAACGCCAACTGCTCCCGTGTGAGCGTGATGCAGTCGCCTTCCTCGATGGGATACCGTTCTTCCAGTTCCTCGTTGAGAATGCTCATTTTTCTTGTTTTTCCTTTCTGATTTGTTCAGACGTACATTCCCTCATGCCAGCCGTGTAGTAAACCCCATTCGGATAGTTTCCGGAACCATTTCTCGCATTCGTCCGCTACCTTGTTGGGATAATCCAATGTTGGGTTCACGTTGAGTAAATACTGGTAGTCGTAGGGTTGGCAGAAGTTCTCGTCCAACACGTCTATCTGCCAGTCGCTACCGTCCTTGGCAATCTCGACATTCAATGTCATGTCATGGTCGGGGGAGACTGAACAGCAGAGGTGCCAATACCCCTCACGGTGGTCAGTGAATCCCAGTCGGCGCATGGTCGAATCTTCGGCGGGACTCATGCTAAGTGCCGCATTGTTCTGATGCTTCGTGTAGGTGACGCCTATGGTCGAGAATCGGGGTGTGTTCTGAGTGTCGGACATGTTCTCTCCTATTCTTCGCTTTCGCGCAGGTCGATTATCGGAATGTGGGTATCGGTTGAATAGTGGACGGAATAGGGGTCGATTGTCCTATGCCGCCAGCTGACGCCACCTTCCACCGGCCAAGCCAGCCAGCTTATGCCGTCCAAATAGTTCAGAATGCTGACGTGAGCAATCCAACGGCACCATCTTGCAGGGCATATCACGTCGAACATGGGAGTATCCTCGGTTCCCGGTCGGCAGGAATGCCGTTGCCAAGAACGCAGATACACGCGATAAAGCGCATAGGAATCATCTGTTGGCAGTTCCTCAGTGTCGAATACCGCGCGAGTTGGGTGGTCATCGAAGAGGATTCGTTTGCCGAATTTAGTTGCTTGATTCAATGCGTCCTCCTTTTTGGGTTTGTCTTTGTTGTGAACAATCCCACTATAACACAAGGGGGTAGAAAAACGCAACACACGAACCTAGGTCAGTGTTCCGTTAAAAAAGAACTCCCTCTTCCCAACCCGATACAAACCCACATACGAACCGGACAGACGAAAACCAAAACGACGGAAGAAACCCTCATACACCGGTAATAATTCCTCCGGCACTGTCACCAGAGGGAACCGTTCATCCAGCAATCCCAGTGAATATTCGACCAGTGCGGAACCGACCCCTCGATTTCGGAAAGCCTTGGAAACATACAAGGTGCAAATCTTCCGTTCAGATGGATTTCTCTTGAGAACGCAAAACCCCGTCAACTCACCGTTTATGCGGGCTAAAAGAATCGCGCGGCCTTTCCCCAATGAGGGGAGAACCGTGCGGTCGAACCAAATATCGAAGCCGGGATAATACGTTCGGATTATCCTCGGAATAGGAATAGAAACCGCAGTTTGAGCGTCCCGGACTAAGTCAATCCTTAAAGAACTCAAACACATGAAAATCCGTCACGCACTTGACATTGACGTGAGTCGTATTATCCGGCCAAACATACAAGACCGGCATGTAACCGGGCAGTTCCCGAACAACGAGATTACTGAAACCGTCCAAGTAGAGGGTTCCGGCCATGGGTTTGCCGTTCCAGTTGAAAATTGCGGGCTTGCCTTCGAGTTCCGTCCAGTTGATTCCGTCTTGGTAGGGGAGTTCTTTTAAGGTCATCGGTTTTCCTTCTTTGGTGTGAACTATCTCACTCTAACACAACAGATGTAGTGCAGAAGGCGAAAAACAGCCTCCCTACAGTCAGAATTCAGGCTCTTCAACATTCAACAACACCAGCCTCGGACGGCGGCGAAGAATCCTACAATCCTCGTCCCAAGCATCCAAAATCTCACAAGCCAACACGGGCGCTTCCGAATCAAGAGTAGGCGTGGTACGCAGAACCGACTGGATGTTATCCAAGTCTGCGGATGGGAGTTCAGTCGCGTCATTAGCCGCGTCCAACAAGTAATGGGGCATTTGCGCTCCTTCCAAAAATTGAGACGAGAATACCCGTGGAAGTCGTTTTCCACGGGCATTCTGGTATCATTCACTGGCTCCGTGAAGTTCTAGAACTTCGTTTAGTCCCTCAAGGCAATCGTCCTCAATAGTAGCGCTACCCCAAACGTTTTCCCACCATTCGTCCAACAGTTGCGTAGCGCTCATGTCGAGCTTCTTAAGGGTTTCGGTTGTAATGTCAGCGTATTCCAAAGATTCTTCATTCAAGTATGCGATTGTTCTTGGGGCTACCGCATACTTGTCGGGGTTGGTGTCGAGTCGTTTCAGAAACGCCAGTACGGTCTCTTTGTCGTGCTCGTTCAGTTCAGGGTCGTTTTTGGCTGAGTTGGTCAGATACTCATAGTAGCCGCTGTCCATTTTTCTCCTTTTGGTCTAACGTTTTTTGACGTGGGAGCTAGTCGTTGCTCCAGTCGGTATTGCGTATGCCGAATTCGTTTCGTTCCTTGGATTGCGGGTTCCAAGCGCTACCGGCGTCCCATCCGTTATGAGTGGAACGGTTGTTCTTGTGAGTGTTGTTTTTATTGGGACTGTCGGTTGCTACCCAGTCGTGGTTACTCATTCGTGAACCTTTCAGGCGAACACTTTCACGGACTGGAATTCTTCGCCCATTTCGTTGCCGGATTCGCATTGGTTGACAATAACCCATGGTTTGACGCCGGGGAGGTGGAGGCTATCGATTCTCACGTACATGTCGGGTTGTGCCGTGCGATATTCCAGTATGCCTTCGATGGTTTCGCCGGTTTTGGTGACGGCGATGCACTTGTGGCCTTCCAAGTTTTGGGGGAGGGTGTTGTGTCAGTTGATTTCTGTGGTGGTGTTGCTCATTTTTCTCCTTAGTAGGATACAACTTCTTACTGTGTGAACAATTCCAGTATATATGATATTAGCGCAAAACACAATCCGATAGAACAATAAGGAGGCATAGAAACGGCAGTCTTCCAATCCAATTTCTCAATAGCAGTTATCACACCAGCCGGTATCGCCGCAAAGGTTCTCGTTCTCCTCGCTGAGAAGGCAACCGCAACCGCTGCAATACATGTTGGCTGGATTGTCGGACGAAGCGAAAGAACCTTCCCTGACAATGTTTCCAGCCAAGTCGGTGATGGTGTAGATTGCCCGAGTGTCGGCTTCCGGTGCGGGATAGCCGGACATGCCTAGAATCCTGTTGTACACGTTCGTCAGTAGAGTGCGAACGTTTCCGGCCTGACGAGTCCCATTCAGAATGGGACTCGTCAAATGGTCGAAGAATCCTACCGTCGTATCCCAAGAATGCTGGCCTTCGTGGATTTCAATTTCCAGCTTTTCCTTGCCGTCGGTGAATCGCATTTCGTTTTTCCTACAATTCTCTCATGGCCTTGTCTAAATCGGACACAATCGCGTCATACAGTCCGTCAACGTTCAACGATTCCAGCTTGTGCGACGGCAAATCCACGGGAGTGTATTCCCCGTCGTCGAAAGTCCAATGCTCGACCGAAACCGTGTATACCCCTCCACTCCAACGGTAGGAACGTCTGCCGTTATGTTGCGAGTCTGCCACAAGATAGTATTCGAACATCTTGCCCATGTATGGGCATTGGAATGCGACTTCGATTCCATCTCCGAAGATGGCGTGGGTGGCGTGTGCGCCGGTCACGTATGGGATTTTGACAAGCTTGTCAATGAGTTTCCGGTAGGTGTCTTCGCTGATTTTCGAGTACATTCTGTTTTCCTTTTTCTGTATGGGTCAAACCCTTGTTTGTGTGGACAATCCCAGTATATCATATAAATGACAAAAACCTAAAAAACAGCACACGCCTACCTGAATTTTATTGGAAGATGCTTTGCGGCGGGGTTCGCCAAAGGACAGCTCCCCTTGGCGAACCCGCGAGGTGCCGGTGGACGGTCTTAGCCATGCAACGCGGTGATGATTTCGTCAGCGGCCTTACGGACATGCTCGGCAGTGGAACGTACAAGCTTGGGGTCGGCATCGCTCCACCCCGCCACGTAGCGGATGGAATACTCGCCGGTGTCCATTCCCATGTATTTGGCCACCACGTACGCGACGCTTTCCGCCTCGGTCTCATAGATGCCGCGATGCCGACCGTATTCACCTTCCGGCAACTCCTGATGGAGAAGCATGTGGGCCGTTTCATGCAGGATGGTCTTGGCGTCCTGCCTCGGGCTGTTCTGCTCGTTGAGCATGATTCGTCTGCTTCCGTCCATCGTGGTGTAGCCTTTGACGTCCCTTCCCATTGACTCATGTCCCACTCGCCAATGTTTGGATTCGAGCCAAGCGGTCATGCGTCCGACGAGGCCGAGCGCGTCTGCGCCTTCAAGCTCGGACGGCTTCATCTGTTCGATGGGGTCGGTCTCCTTGTCGATGGGGTCGGTCTGGGATACGTCGAACACCGTCAAGATGGGATACCAGACTTTTTGGATAGGGTCGCCGTTCTCGTCTAGCTGTGGGTTGCCGTCTTCGTCTTTGACGGTTCTGGTGCTGAAGCCGAAGATTTTCATGCCGTGTTCGCCTTTGCGCACGACGCGCCCGCGTGTCTGCCATTGGCGGAATCCGGCGACCAGCGACGAGTTGCCGTTCGATTGCATGAGCATTAGCAGGATGTTGTTCCAGCTGTATTGGTGGAAACGTCCCATGAAATCGAGGTAGCGCTGCCAAGTGCCGGAGTTTCGCAGTTCCTTTACGCCGGTTTCGATGTCCTTGCGCAGTTCTTCGATTCGTTCCCTGTGTTGCTTGTCTGCCATTTCGTTGTTCCTTTTCGGTCACGTACGGGAGGTGTCAGCGCGGTCAGCAGCAGTATTCGTTGACTGCGTTGACGAGTTCAGCCATGCTCATGCCGTACACGTCGCTGTGGCGGTGGAAGATGCTTTTGGTGAAGAGCCTTTTTTGCATGATGTCGCGGGCTTCGGCGCTTTGTGCGAGTTTCACGCTTTCGGGGAATGCGCCTGTGGGGTTATCGTTGATTTGTTTTGCGTATTCGACGGCTTGGGCTTTGGGCATTTTCTTGACGTTCATTGCGCCGCCGATGTAGTGGATTGCGTACATGTTGTGTGCTCCTTGGTTTTCTCGACCTTGTTTGTGTGAACAATTCCAATATAACACAAGTTGGAGTAAAGCACAACGCAAACCAAAAACGAAGACGCAATCCCCGCCCATACGAAAAAAGGAATGCGCCCACACGGTTTCCCTGCGGGCGCATTCCCATGCTTTTAGTTCAGAAAGCCGGAGCGATACAGAATCCTACGGATATTGATATTGTGAACGAAAGCGGTGTCAGGCTGTCCAATAAAGTCGGCAAGCTGCTCGTCAGTGCAAGTCTCGTCAACGGCGGCATCCAAAACCACCTCAGTCGGAGAGTCGAACATCCTACAGCCGACGCCATCATGCCCCTCGGCGTGCTCGAACAAGGCGAAGTATGTCATGTTCTCGTCCGCAACTCGTAACATGACATAGGAGGCATTGCCGTTGTGGAAGATGTTGTAGTCTGCTGCGCCGAATCGTGTGAAATACTCGGTGAACCTCCCCGACCTTACGGTCGGGGCTTCCGTGCCTTCCGCAGAGATGGTTGCTTCCGGCGCGGCTGCATGACCTCATACGGGGTCACGCCCCGGTTCCGGGGATTACTCCATGCTCACGTCGTTCTTCCGGTTGGAAGATTGGCGTGGCCCGGAGATATTTGACATGAACCGTTTTGTTCGTGTCCATCGGCTGGTAGGAGCCGTTTTTCGCGCGAATCAGAATGTTGATTGCGCCCACCGCGTCACGGTTGCAGGTGAAACCGCAGTTGCGGCAGTGGTATCCACGCCCATTGGGGTGGTTGCGTGTTTGGCACGCGGGGCAGGTCTTGGATGACCAAGATTCGTCGATATGCTCGATTGTCATGCCGGTCTTATGGGCAAGCAGACTCTCCTGCCGTCCACGAGACCATTGCGACAGGCGTCTGCGCTGGTCTTTCCGGTTCCTGACGCGGCGGGTCTCGTTTTTGCGGGTGTTTTGTTCGATGCCGCGAACGTCCCCGGCTACGATTCGCCCCGCATCGTGTTCCTGAAGGAAGTCGGAGACCTTGCGGGTGGTCTGATGGTCGGCGTTATGCAGGGCGTCGGCGGTTTTCGCTTCGATTCGCCTGCGTTTCGCGTCGAGTTTGCGCCACCGTTTCGACCCTTTGACGCAACGGGACAGCTTCTCCTGAAGGCTGGCGATTCTTGTGTTGCGGTAATGTTTGACAGCTCTCGCGTGACGTCCGTTGACGACCAGTATTTCGTAGGCGTCGTCGGTTTCGACGGCGACGGCCATCGGATTGATGATGCCCTCGTCGATGGCGGCGACGTTGCTCGGGTCACCCTGCGGCGGTCGTCCTGTGGGAACGCTGACATGAAGGCTCCATTGGCGTTTGTTGCTGTCCCAGCACAGGCGCATGGCTCCCCACCGTTCGACCGGTACGGGAGCGTTCGTTTTCGGGTCGGAGATGTTCGGCATGCGTATAAGTATTCGCTTATGGTTTCTGCCAAAGCTTAGCGCGATATGTTTGCCATCGTTGGCGGGACGCCATCCGTATCCTGCGGTGAAGTCCAATGGGCGATAGTTCTTCGCCCTGTGCGGGGCGTGCGCGTCCATATTGCCTTGGCGACGGTTCTCCCTGTAAGTCGCTACCGCGTCGTTCATTCCGTCCAACACGCCTTGAATGGTGTGCGCGTGCAGTCCGTCACGCAGGTCGGGGTGTTTCTCATACAGGCGATGCCGCAGTTCCTTGTCGGATGGGTCACTCCCATGTTCGCCCCAATATGCGCGGGTTTCGGCTAGCAGGAAGTTCCATAGCAATGCGGCCTTGTGGCACGCCTCATGCGCCCTGCGATGGTCGGCACCGGACAGGCGGACGGGTATGACGGCGACCCGCCACGTCTCGTCGTCCTGTGTTCTGGTGCTACGTCTCATACACCCCACTATATCACATGGTCTATAATTATGATTATGACTGAAAACACTCATGATTGGCGTACCGGCAGACATGTGGTCTACGAATTGCATGCGCATATCGTGTTCGTCACGAAATACCGGCGCAAAGTGATGACCCCACGGGTCACAAAACTCTTGGAGGACACGTTCCGAGAGGTCTGCGAACGTTTCGAATGCGAATTGGAGGAGTTCGAGACCGACAATGACCACGCCCACCTGCTCGTCGCCTATCCACCGAAAACACAACTCAGCACGCTCATAATGAGCCTTAAGACCAACGGCAGCAAACGCGTCCGGGAACAGGACTGGCCAGAGGTCAGACAAGCGTTATGGGGAGACCACTTCTGGTCGCCAAGCTACTGCGTAGTCAGCTGCGGCGGCGCACCTCTGGAAATCGTAAGGAAATACATACGCGACCAGCAGAAACCGAATCGCAAATACCGAAGAAAAACAAACGGGTGACGGCCTAGACCCCTCCCCTACGGAAGGGGAATGCGGCCTAAAATCCGTTCATTTTGGCTCTTTCTCTCATATTTGTGTGAACGATTCCAGTGTGGCATATTTGAGAGAAAGAGCAAAAACACAAAAAGCCGCGCAAACACAAAAAGCATCCACACGACTCAATATTTTTCACCACTATACGGAGGGCGGTGCGGTTGCCTCCGCCGCAGTAAGTGCTACCGGTTGGTCGAAGTCTGACGGTTCACCATCGAGAAAGTTATAAAGCTGGTCGAAGGCGTATTGCGCGGTATCCTCGTAACGGCATGGCTTCGGCTGTGCGTTCTTTTCTTTCTCTTTCTGCTCTATCAACTGGTCTATTTGGCTTTGTTCATTGTGGTGTTGCCACGCGAGAGGCTCGTTGCCTTGGGCTAGGTTTTCGTACACCGTGTATTCGTGCCCGCGATAGCTGTAGACAAGATAGACCATATGGGCGTCGTATCCGTGCCCGTGGTATTTTCTAACGAACGTCGCTTTTCGCATCGTTGCCCCTTTTCTTGAGTAGGAAGCCCCCGCCTCTCATAAGATGAGGGAGAATGTCACGCTTCTACCAGCTCCCACCGGTCTCCAGCCTCTTCGTCGAATTCTCCGAGTCGGAAACCATATGCGGCAAGCCTCCTGTCCGCTGTAGCCTCCCATTCGTCCTCGTCATCGCCGTATACGTCTTCGACCCGCTCGGCATCGGAGTAGGAATCGGCGCGTCCCAAGTTGATAAGCCATTGGGAGGGGTCAGTCCCCATCCAGATGCCATTGCCGGTGATGGCATCGACGATAAGAAGCGTGTCGAATGCATCGCTCCCGTAGACAGCTATCGGCTGGACAGTGACGGTCTCGTTGGTGTTGATGTCAAGTGCGGTAAACATTTCGGTTTTGTCCTTTCTTATGTTTTTGTGTGAACAATTCCAGTATACCACATGAATGAAGACATCCCCAAACGGCACGCACTCCAATTGGCTAAATATCACGCTCGGCACGCTCCCAAATCTTCCGGCGAATCTCACTGTCCTCGGAGAACATCGCACCCAACTTCAACACTTGGCGAACCGCCTTGCGATAATCCTCCATACGCACACGAAGAGTCCATCGAGTCTTGCTCTTAAACGCCTGATTGATAAACGAATCCGGCATGTCTCTCATATTCTGAACCAGCTCGTAACGCTCCTGTTCGTCGGCCGCCTCCCACGCTTTCATAATGATTTCACGGGTCGCCCACCGAGGTTTAGCGCCCAGCACGCGGGCCACGTCTTGCGGTTTGAGTCGTTTGAGCACTTCGTCCACCTCGCTGTCATCGGACAAGAGGGCCGCTTGGACACGAATCCCGCCGTAGGGGCTTTCCAGCCAGTGGGACAAGCACTCCTTATCGACGTCATGATTGCTGATGACGTTTTTGACCACTCGCTCATCCTCCTCCTTGAAGAAGTTGCAGACGTCGGCTTTCTTCGCCGCGATATAACGAACCTCCCAATCCTTGTCGTGGGATAGGGCGTTCGATGTTTCCTTGTCGAGCTTGTCGTACTTGTCGAGCAGTTCCACGGCTTTCCGGCGAATCTCCGCGCTCCTGTCCCGCAGGGCCACTTGGGAAAGTGCGTTGACCGGCAGGTTGTGAATATCGTATTCGCCCCAGTCGAAGTAGTAGTGTCGGAGCGTGAGCGGGAGTTCGGAGAGTTTGCCGGAGTCGAAATGCTGTCTGATGTCGGCTAGTTTCTTTTCGCCTTTTTGGGTGAGCTTCCACATGTGTTTTTCTTCGTTGCGTTGTATCAGTCCGGCGTTGGTGAGTTTGGTGAGGTTCCTGTCATCGTATGCCGCTTGGCGTTCTGGTTTGTGTTCGAAGCGGAAGAAGTCGTAGATTGCGGTTTCGTTCCAGTTGATGTTGTCGCTCATTTTTGCTCCTTTTGGTTTCCTGTTTGTGTGAACAATTCCAGCATAGCACAAAAATGCGGAGAAAAGGAAATCAGATACGACCTTCAACATAATTCTTTAAGGCAAGCTCAAGACGATAACTTAAGGATGGCTTCTGCTTCCCCTCCTTAGCAACCCAACGAACCACCGAATCACCAAGGAACGCAGCCAATTCTTGAGTTTTTTCTTCGGTTTCGGCGCACACTTCCAACACGAAGTCCTCGCCATTTAGAGGAAAGACCCGAACAGAAGGACGAGTGGCGGCGGCCGGACGTTCCTTTGTGGAGTATCCGAGTTCCTCGACAGTGTAGGTGTTCCAGTCGAAGGTTCGACCAATGAACCTCAATCCCACGCAATGCCAGACGGTTCGGGCTGACATGACGGGCATTGGCTCCAACATGTCGCCTTGATGTTCGTCCGCGTAGGTTTCGGCGGCTTCCGGAGTGCTGAAGAGGTGCAGTCCGGTCTCGTCGTTGACGGGCCAGACTGTGAGGGTTTCCTTGTAGGTGTTATGCATTTTTTCTCCTGTGTGCGAGAACGACTCTTTTGTGTGAACAGTTCCAGTATAGTACAGAATAGAGGAACGCTCAACCCCGAACCCAATCGACAAAACGTCCGAAACCGTCAAACGGAACCAGCGAATACACCAGCCAGCCAACAAGCGCCAGCAATGCAAGCGCCGCAATCGCATACACCAGCGTGCCCACGAACAAGCCAGCCAAAAACACGTTCATCTGCCGTTCGCGCAGCTCCAGCAGCTCATACCATTCGCTTTCGCACCGGTCGAATGCGTCCGCGTCCATGCCGGTGCCGCCGTGGGCTTGAAGCCAATCGCGTACGGTCGGCATGGGAGGCAACGGGTCGGATATGCAAGCGTGCGGTACAAGCGCGGTTTTAAGCCCTTGCCACACTCCGTTGAAAAAGAACGCGGGAAAACGTGCGGCAGTCACCGTGCTGGGTATCATTTTTCCACCTGCTGCCTTCGTCCGACAATCTTCTTGCCGCCCACGCTCCGCAACCATGCCAAGCCATGACCATAGGAGACCATACCGGCTTCGACGGTTGGATTCTGCTGGAACATGTAATGCACTTCCGCGAGTCCATTGCCCCCGCTTGTTTGCAGAACACGAATCCCATAATCCTTTTCGACTGCTTTGACCGCCATGTCACGTTCGAGTTCGTCGAACCAACCGTAGAGCGGGAGCATGGCGAATGCGGACAATGCGCCTACGGCGATGAACCGCCAACATGTTTTGGCTCCCACCAACAATGCGATTGCCGCCACGAGAATTCCGATGACGGCGATTCCCGTCAACAGTTGACGCCATTTGCCGTTGCAGTCGTATTCGACGGGCGCGTACGGGTTGGCGGGGACTGGCGTCGGAGGTACGGTTTTGTTGGTTTTGCGTGTGATGGGCTTGTAGGCTTTCGGAGCGGTCTTGTTTACTGTTGGAACGGGTTTCTTGCTTGTCTTGCTGGCGGTTTCGTCGGTGTTTTCAATGGACTTGTCCGCTGTTTTCGGTTCGAATTTCAATGGTGGTGCCGGTGGGTTCAGCATTTTTCGTTCCGTTTTCTTCACGATTTCTTGCAGTTCGATGGTGGTGGACGAGTCGGGTTCATCCATTGGCTCCTGACCTAACATCATGAGGTCGTTTTCCAGTGAGATATCCCGTTCTTTCATGCAAGGCTTCCTTTCTTTTTTGTCGGATATGAGAGAGGGGAGAAGCGGTCTGGACGACGCTTCTCCCCGAGGCTTTTAGCGTGGGTCAGAGGATTCGGGTTCCCTTGCGGGTGACGAGCATGATTCTGTTTTCGTGACGGTTCTCGAAAACGTCCCAATTGCCGCTCAGGACAGCCAAGCACACGTTGCCTTTGATGAGGTTCCAACGTTCGTCGCAGTTGGATACGACGTGCTTCCAGTTGATTGGATTGGGCTTGTGGTGGGAGGTTTCCACGATAGCTTCGTTCATGGGCTTGTCCGCGTAGGTGTGGTCGTAGGTGTTGTCTCCGGCGACTACGCTGATGGTGCCGTTGTCGTGGAAGATTGGCTGGTAGTAGGTTTTGGTGTCGTTCATTTGTTCTCCTTGGTTGGCTCCGCCTGTTTTATGTGGACATTTCCAGTATAGCACGTTTGGATAAATATACAAAACAAGACACGTCCACACAAAAAGCCCCGCCAAAACGACGGGGCCACAAACCAAAACTATCGATTCATGCTCAATCGAATCTTGACCGCGACGACCAGCAACGCGACTATGAGGGCGCAGACCGACACGACGCCGAACGTGCGGCCAAACGTGAACAGCCAAGTGCCGAACGAGTAGATGCCGAACACGATTGCGGTTGCCATCCCACCGAAAGCGATGGTGGCAAGCGTCATGAGCAGAACATCCTTGATATGCATTTTTTCTCCTTTTGGTTTCCTGTTTGTGTGAACAATTCCAGTATACAATTTGCTTGGACAAAACACGCTACAAAACAAAAAGCGGGAACTACAGCAACAAGACCATATCCCCGCAAACCCAATCAGCAGACGCTCGCGGAACCATCATCGCAAAGAGAGCATAACAGGCAACCGATGCCGTTAATGTCCCTTGTCAGATGCACGCCCTTGGTGGAGCCGCACTCCTCACAACGAATGCCACTGCGCTTACGAGCGGTATTGGAAGTGCGGGAGAGGGCAGACCCACGACGGTAGGTTTCCTTCCTTGGCGTGCCTATGACGTATTCCACACCGTCCAACACGAACGGCTTGCTGACCTTGACGATGTTCACGTGAGACACCTCGCCGTTGGCTTTGAATACCGGGAACTCGTCGGTTTCACCAGCCTCGCTCCAATTGTCCCACCACTCTTTCGGGATTCGGACTTTCCAACCGTCCTTTAGCTTCGTCCAAGTCGGACGGGGTTCAGTCTTGGCGTCTTCGATAGTTTCACTCATTTTTTGTCCTTTCAGCGAGTGTATCCGATTTTCCTCAGCACATGGTCTTCGGGGTCGGAGAGATGCTTGATGACCTCTTCCGGCGTAAGGCTGATTCTCTTCGTGTGGAGTAGGGGTTGGAACGAGCAGGTGCGGAGGAACTTCGTGACCACGCCGTCTCTGCTCATGCGGGAGGGAATCTTCTGGTTTCGATACTGGCGGTAGGTGAAGCGGAGCCAACGAATCGCCTGTTTCGAGTCGATGGTCTTCACGGGGGGATTATCGGCGTAAGCTTTCACCCAGTTATTGCGTTCGGTGGCGCTGTGGAAAATCTGGATTAGTGGAATGTTGTTGTCGGGGTCGAGCTTCTGGTTGGGGTGGTTGACTATGGCGGCGTAGTAGGTGTTCATGGGTTGCTCCTTTTGTAGACCAAGTTTTTGTGTGAACAATCCCAGTATACTATATCTGGTGGAAAAACAAAAACAGCCCACTCCCCAAAACAAGGAAGCGGGCTGAAAAGTCAGGCATTCAGCAAAGCGTGGGACGAAACACCCATTTCAGACAAACCCAAACCCACATTGTTCGCGTCACTCATACCACGGGCAAAACCATCCTTGCTACCACGAGCAGTGGCCGCACGACCCGACACCAGCTCAAGCTTGTCAAAATACTCGTTCAGACGCTGACTCTTGCATGACACCAGCTCACGACCGGAAGGAATGGCGAGACTCTGCTTGCGAAGCTCCTCGAAACGTTCGCTCAAACGAACATTGAACCCGTTGCGATAACCATAGTAGAACTTCGCGCGAGGATAATCATGACGCATGTCCTGCTTGCATTCCACCAGCGTGGGATACGTGTAGCCGTGAGGATAATTCCGTTCCACGTACTCTTTGTTGTTTTCATAATATTCGGCGGCGCACTTGTCAATCATGTCCGCATAGCTAGTGCGGGCGTGGACTGAGCAGTATAGGTCGATGCTTTGGAAGAGAATGACTGCGGCGTTCACATCATCTTCCTCGCCTACGAACATGACGGCACGTTCCTCAATCCTTCCGCCACACCGGCTTTCGTGAAGGTAGGCGCGGCATTCGTTAGCTTGGGCGATGATGGTCGCAAGGTAGCCTTGCTGATGGTAGATGGTGGTTTTGCTTACGTTCACGCCACGTTCGATGATTGGCTTGTTCGTGCGGGTGCGGTCGCGTTTCCAGTCTTCGATACGATATTCGTTAATGAGTTTCTGTGCCCGCTCGAACGCCATTTGTGCCTCATTGTCGCTGGATGCTTCGTTTTCGGCTATTGCCATGAGGTTGTTGATGCGTTCGATGATGCTGTCGATGTTGCTCATTTTTTGCTCCTTGGTTTTTCGACTTTTCCTGTGTGAACAATTCCAGTATACCTCAAGTATGAAAACAACACAAAAAAGAGGAACGGAAGCCGAAACGGGAACCGTCCCTCAATGCCTTTTAGAAAGTGACCTATTATCTCAAACAAGAGTCTATTTTAAGGCTTTTAGGCCATTTGCGGAAAAGATTTCTGGTAGCCAAGAGCACGATTCTGGCCTGATTCACATATTCGCTTTTGGCTTTGGTGCGTTTGCTTGCGGGAACCGTCATAAGACTCCTTTTTGTGTGAGATTTAAGTTTTAAGGGGTGGTGGGGATGAACCCCACCACCCAAGGATTGAGGATTAGAAGGAGAAAGCGGGGACAACGGAGCAGCGGTAATAGGCACTGCCGTTGTCGCCGGGGTCGCCTCTCCAGTTCACTCGGAGGAAACTGCTGCTGGCGTCCGGGTGGGGCGAACGCTCCCACCAAACGTCGTAGAGAGCACCAACCGGAGTGGAACCGGAAACGGTGGCGTAAATGCCGGAGAGAATGCTATTATCCGAATAGTTGTTCGCCACCTTGCCTTGGAAGTACTCGTATTGGCTTCCTTCCTGACTCAACGCTTGGAAACCACCAGAGGTCTTCCAACCGTCGCGCAGGGTTGACACGAGTTCACGGTAGGATACGAGCCATACTTTGTCCGCCGTGGCTGACGCGCTTGAACCGACTGCGTTTCCGGAGTACATGTTGTTGGTTTGTTTCAACACGGGTGTGACATTGTTTTGGAAGTCGGTTGGGAATTGGTTCCAGATTTCCCCATTGTTCATCTGATTGCGAAGAATACTGTCACGCCAGCCGCCCCTATTGGTATAACCGGAGGAACAGATGACGGTGCCGTCACTGCTTGGCATGGTTCCGTTCATGCAGTAGGCTTTCGGTAACGCGTTCCAAGCCATGAACGTCAACCCGGCCTTACGGCCACTCCCATCAGCCTTGTCATCGTGGAGGATGCCGATGAGTCGGAATGGGAGGTTCGACCCGTCCGATAGGGTGAGCGTGCCTTTGACCCCGTCGGTCAGGTTCTTTTCCATTGCGGCATAGTATGTGCTTCCTTTGCCTTTCTCGCTTAAATCGTCGGCAATCTGTTTCAAACCCGCCGCGTTATAGCCCGCGTAGCAAACCTTGTCCACGCTGGTATTGCACTTGGCTGGTTCGGCGGCTATTGCACTGCCGGTGAGGAAGCCGCCGCAGACCGCGCTCATGATGGCGAGGGTGGCGAGGAGCCGCCGAACCGTATGGCGGCTCCCATGTGATTGTGTGGCGTGTTCGCTCATTCTTGTTCCTTTCACTGTTCTTCCTTCTTTCGTAGGAGGATGATTGCCGTGACGAGTCCGCTGACGCTAACGAGCATGAGGAGCGGCAACAGCAATCCCATGCCTGTGTGCGGCATGGTCGCCAACCATGTTTCAGGCAGGACACCCGCGTCCACATGCTCCTTGGTTGGAGCATCTTGGGTGAGGGTAATGGTCAGCTTGTTGTCTTCGTCCGTGTAAGCGTCCGAATCAGTGGAGCTTCCATCCGTCGCAGGGGTCTTGTCTCTCGCATCCGGCGTGGTGAAGTCCCGGTGGTTCACTTTGGTGAATTGGATACGGTATTTGTTGCCGTTCGCGTCCAGACGTTCGAAAATGTACTTGCCATCCTCGTCGGTCTTGGTGGTTGCCAACTGTTTGCCGTTCTCGTCAGTCAGAATGACCGTCTGACCGGCGAAATGCGTGTTCTCACCTTCATCTTGGATGCCGTTCTTGTTCGTGTCGTCCCAATATAGGCCGCTGATGGAGCCGAGGTTCTTCGCGGTTGTGGTTGGGGTGATGATGGTGCCGACTTGGTCGCAGGAGTCCTCATCGGACGTGCTGAACCAGTGTTGGCGTCCTTCCTCCGTATAGTCCGTGTCGGTGCGGCAGGTTGGATTGCCGGTCACATCATTCGTGTTGGCATCCAGTTTCGCAGCGTCCGGAGTGTTCGGCTTGGTTTTGCCGCTTGCGTGTGGCGTGCCCGAGTATGGTGTGTGTTCGGAGTCGAACCATGCTTGGTTGAGAATGGTCTTCGTATGCTCTTTCACCCACTTGTCAATATCGGACAGTTCCCACTTTGTCGTATCCGTAATATCACGGTCAACGGTGCCGGTGAAATGGTAGATGACATAGCCGCCCGGCTCGATACTGTATGGCAGATTGTATGTGCGGGTAGTCAGCCCGTTCTCAGTGGTTTCGCTCGATGGTCCGACAGGTACGGCGGTTGGGCCGGACGATACGGCTATGCCTTTCAAACCGGTGGAACGCGCGCCACCCGTCTTACCGTCACCATACGGGTCGAAGCCCGCAATCATGACCTGTTTGCCGAGGATGAGCACGTCACGGTCGCCACCCGCCACGTCGGATGCGATAATGTTCGTATCGAACGGAGTGCTGACAATATCCTTATTGTCCCACACACTCCGATACGCGTCACTGCCGGTCTGACCGTTAGCCAACTGGCCGTCATCATTCCAACCCATAGACCACAAGTGCTGGTTCTTGTCGATGGCGTACAGGGTATTGTATCCGCCGCTGATTTTCACAATGTCCTTCAAACCGGACAAGTTAACCGAATAAGGGTCATCATAGGTTGTAGCAACCCGAATCACCGTCCCATCGTCTTTCAACGCGAACTTTTGGTCGAACGCGGCGGCGACTTGCGTATAACTGCCACTGAATGGGGGCAAGGCATAACCTGTACCGGAGTGCAGGAATCCGCCGGACGTGTTCAATGCGATGAAACCTTCCATGCTTGCACTAAGTTGAGTGAACTTGGCACCAGAACCGATTTGCGTCCAAGCCGCATAGTTCTGACCGTTTATAGCGTTTCCAACACTCCACAAAGTGCCGTCGCTTGCGATGGCGACGGTGAACTGGTTGCCGCATGCCACGTCCGTGAACGTCTTATCCGAAGCGACTTCCGTCCATTCGAAACGATTGTCCGTATCACCCGTACCCAATTGTCCGTTACCATTCCAACCGGTCGTATACAGGTGGCCGTCCGTGCTGATGGCGGCGGAATGTTTGCCACCGGCGGCGACTTTCAGCCAACTACCGTTGATGATGGTCGGCTTGTTCACGTTCACCGGAGTACTCGTGTTCGTGGAATCAGGCTTGAAACCCAATTGACCATACTGGTTATTACCCCACGCATACAACAAGCCCTCATTGGTGAGCACGAACTTATGGTCGCCACTCGTCGCAACCTGCTTCGCGCCACCAGATTCGATGGAAACCGTACCGGCGGTAGCGGAAACATCATGCACATCAGCGCTCATACGGTCAGAAACGACACTGGACGTGTCAAAACGACTAGTGCCAGAATTCTGTACTTTGACATCCCAGTTGATAACGCATTTCGTATCAGTGCAACTGGTGCCGGTGACGGTTTTGTCCACGGTGGCTTTCGGGTCTGGCTTGGCGTAACCGTAGTCCACGTTCTTCTGGTCTGCGCCGATGCCTAGGTGGATGTCGTCGGACGTGTCTTTCGCGTTGGATTTGATTTTGTTCGACCAGCTTCGCGTGTTCGTCACGTTTTCAAGCTTGTTGTAGTAGGTTTTGACCTGCGTCTGCACGCCATCACCCGTACTGGTGCCAGTGTTGCGTTTCACCGAAGTGCGGTAGGTGCCGGAGTGGAGCAGGTCGAACTCGTAATGGCCGTCCTTGTCGGTCTTCACCGTTTTGACGGTCTGCCAGCCGCCGCTTGAATCCTGCTTGCCGAGGGTGACTTCCACTCCTTCGATGCGCTCCTCATCACCGATGAGCGTGTTCTCATCCTTATCCCACCAGACGGTACCACTGATACTACCGGCGACGACTTTAGCGGTGTCAGGCCATGGCTGACTGCCAGCCGGTTTGTCAGCCGTGTCAGGAGAGTCAGGATAATAGTTGCGGCCTAGCCAAAGCGTGTACTGGTTGTCCTTCCTGTTACCGGTTGGGATGAGGGTGATGGTGCCGTTGGCGGCACTGGTGTACATCATCTTGTTCTTATCGTCGGACTGGCTTTGGATGTTGCTGACGAGTTTGATGGCGGTGATGTGGGTCTTGTCATCAGGTGACAATTGCTCCCACGTCTTCCACTCGTAGTCTGCCGGATTATCAGTGGTCTTGCCGGTCGTGGTCGAATAGAGAACGGTCGTCGTGGTTGAATTGTCCGAGTTGATAGTAACAGGGTCTTTCAGAGTATACGAGCCATCATAGTGGGTGAAACCGCGATTATACTCGTTGAACTTCTCCTGCTGATACTTGTCCTCATCACCGTTCATAGGAAGCAACAGCATGGTTTCCATACTCTTGCCCTTGCTGTTCTGACTCTTGCCATACACGTTGAACTCCCACGTCAACGGGTCGTTGATTTCCGCTTTCGTGGTCTTCGCATGCATGATGCCACTATTCGTCTCCTGACTGGACACGGTGAACGGTTTGGAAGCCAAATTACTTACAGCGGTGGAAGCTTTCATAGCGCCATGCTCGTCAACGTCCACATTCATGATGGCTGTCGGTTCCACGCTTCCACTGGCAAGATTGGAAACAGTGCCACTGAAATGCACGTCCGGCAGGACGGCGGTTCCGTTACGGCCTACTTCCGGCGTGGTCTTACCGTTCTCGGAACGCAGAGTGAAAATAAGATTATCGCCGTCCACTTGCATCTGCCAGTTGGAATCGTCGCAGGTCGGGTTGACCAAGCCTTTCGGCTTGCTGACCGTGATGGTGGGATGCATGCTCGTTCCGGACAATGCGATACTGTTCACCTGCTCGTTGAGGGTGTAGTCAACCCCGCATGCCGGGAGTCAATTCGTTACTGTTGCCGGTACCGATGGTTTCCCCACTGTCATAGACTTGATTGTCTTCACCGTCGTAGGCTTTCAAGCTCATGTCGATATGCGCGGACGGGGTGACGGGCTGTGCGACCCACACGTAGTCGGACATGGTGCCCTTGGATTTCGGGTCGAGCCACGCGGTCATCGTATCCACGCACCGTTTGTTACCACTGGTTGGGGGTGCGATGGTTTTCGTGTCGAATGTGATGAACACTGGTGGAGCGTTATCACCCCAAGTGATAGAAGCCGGGTCGAATTGGACTTTAATCTTTCCAACCTTGGGCATGTCCTGTTGGGCTGGTTCGCCATCATGCCAGTCGTCGCTATCGGTTTCGGCCCATTGAAGCTTATAGCCGGTGAGGGGCGAGCTACCTTGTAGGACTTTCAGATTGCCTTCGTAGAGACTCTTGCTGGAGTCCCACTCGTCCTGCATGGTTGGGGTGGTGTCTTTCGCCTCGTCTTTGGTCACGTTTTGAGCGAGCATGGTGAGCCGGGTGGTGATTTCCGTATATTGGGCCACCGCGTCACCCTCATTATGCCAATGGTAGACCGGAGTCGTACTGTCGGCTTTGGAGAATTCGATGTTCTCCTCATCGAACATGGTCTTGTTTGACGTGTCCGGACGAATCAGCGTCTTGTTGAAGATTTCCCCTCTTGGCGTCGTCGGATATTCGATGATGGCGCGAGACCAATCATTGTTCGCATACGGGTAGCCGCTTCGGGCGCCCGTGTTCTTGTCGTAGGTGCTCTTGTCTTTTCCGGTGTTCCAGCCGGGTTCTCCACCTTTGCCCATGTTCAGGAGAGCATTGTTGTCGTCGCCTTTGACGCTGAAAATGGTTTTGTCTGGAACAAGGTGGATGTCATAGTAGAGGACGCCACCTTTCTGCATGTTTTTGAGTGCGTCCGTGCTGGTTGGGATAGACCAATGAAGGTCAACGCTTTTACCGTCATTGCTTGATACGGTGACTTGACCGTCTTCGACTTCCAGCTTTTGATTGTTGACTGTCCAAGTGGTTCCCTGCGGGAACGCGGACACATCCACTTTGGTATTCCACGGAATCAGCGTGGACGCGCCCTTCGAGGACGAATAGTTAGGATAAGTCAACGCGTCGGCACGAATAGTGAAATAGCCGGTGGCTGGCGTATCATTTTTTTCCGTCCGCTTGGCGCGACGCTCATAGGAATATAATCCGTTGCCGCCATTGTCGATGACCAAGTCGGCGTTCGGCGCGGATACTACGGTAATCTCGTCGGAACGGTATGTGGTGGATTCGCCGTTATCACCTTCCCTGCTGACAGTGAATTGTGGAATCTGCCCCGTTCTCGCCACACCACCTGTATCCTTGGCTTGCAGGTGGAAGGTTTGGGTTATGGTTTCCACGCCACCGGCTGGAACCGTGTAGGAGCAGGAGCCGTCACTGTTTTTCTTCGCGGTGACGAGTTGTCCCGGCTGGCAGAAGCCGCCACCATTGGTCGGCTCCAAGAATGGTGCTTTGCTATTATCGAACTTCACTCGAATGGTACGCTTGCCCGCCGCAGTGAAATTCAACGTCAGCGAATATTCGACCGTATCACCGGATGCGACCACGCCATCTGTTGGGGAATCGTCGCCCGGAGTGAATCCTTCCTTCGAGTTCACGAATGTTTGAGCTTCTGTGCCATGCCCCGTACCGTCAGCCTTTTTGACGATTCGGGCAGTCGTATATGTAGGTGTAGGTTCTGCGGCTTGCGCTGATGGCGTTCCTACCGGATTGGTCATGCATGTCAGGCCGGATGCCAGTGTGGCGATTGCGGCCAATAATGCTACCGGATGTGCCACATGCTTTTTGAGAATACTCATTAGTGTTCCTTCTTTGCGTGGTTTTTTCTACGGATGATGAGAATGGTGATGATGATTACCGCAAGCCAGAATCCGCCGACGTACAGCATGAGCCATTGGTTCGTGTGGTCTTTCGGCGCGTTTTCGGGTTTGGGTGCGGGGTGTGGCATGCTGGCGCGCGTGCCGGTCACCAAGAGTCGCTTGTTGTTGATGCCGTATGGCGTGCAGGTCAATAGTGTGGAGAGGTCTTTTCCGGTGACGATTTTCAGTTTAGAAAAGTCGGATGGGTCTACCACGCTAATATCCGTGACCTTGTAGGCGAGCGTATGTCCGGCGGCTATCAAATAGAAGACGTCTCCCTTTTTGGCTTCACTGCCGAAGCCTCGCAGCTTGTCGAACATGAGCTGGTCTGCCAAACCCGTGTGCGCGGATATGACAGTATGCGTGTTCTTGCCGCCGACGGGGAGACTGGAACCGTATAAGTGTCCGGCTCCAGCGGCCAACACGTTTTGCGACGTGCCATGCCGGATGGGCAGGTTGATGCCCAAGCGTGGATATTTGATGGTAGCCATGACCCCATCCTTGGGGGTGGATAGTTGCTTCCGATACGTGTTGTCCGTTTCGGACTTGTTGACGCCCGTCCAAGGGTCTTCCGCCTCACCAAGAATGGGCTGGCCTTCCTCGTATAGGCGTTGATTGTAGGCTTGCGCGTCCGCATACTCTTGGGCGATTCGTTTCACGTCAGTGTTTTCCACGGCTTGCGCGTGGGAGTCGGTCAACCGGTTGGATTGGCTGCTGTTCGAAATCATGAGAATGAATGGGATGGTTCCGGACAGGGCAGACAGGATTAGGCAGAGAAGTCCCGCTATGGCTCGATTTCCCAAGCCTTTCGGTTTCGCCGTATGTTTTCCCAAAACCCCTCCCATGCGGTTATAAAGAATCTAAAAGGTGGCGTGTCGATATTTGGGTTCCCGACACGCCAAGCGGAACGTTTCATGCTTTTCCAACCGTCAAACGGTCAGAAAAGTTTTCTCATACGGCAGTATTCCAATCCAATCTCACGCTTTGCGACGAAGCAGCAGGGCGGAAGCGCCAGCCAACAGGACGGTCATCACGCCGAAGACGGACAGCCAGACCGCACCGGTCTTCGGCATGTCAGCGATGTTGCGGGCGTTGATGACGGTCACTCCATCGTCACTGCTCTTGGAGGCCAGCTTGTTCGAATCTTGTCCGAATGCGGTGAGGGACGAAGTGCTGGTGTTATAGCCTTGGGGCTGGGTCACGCCAACGGTCAGAGTGAACTCCGGCAGGATGCTGCCGCCGAACGGACTCTTGGTTTCAGTCACTGTGTAGGCACCGTACAGGCCCTTCAAGGTGATGACGCCATTGTTCTTATCGGTGGTGGTGATGTCGGCGCTTGCGGTAGCGGCCTCAGTCGAGTCGGCAACACGATACTCGTTATCCTTCACCTTGACGAACTTGACGATATTGCTCTTGGCATCCTTGATGTTGAACACGGCACCCGCGAGCGGAGCGTTGTTCGTATCGGTCTTGGTCAGAGTGAACTTGCCGACGTACACGTAGTTGGTGTCGCCCGGAGTCTTCTCATGGTCGGTGACGGTGTTCGGATTGTGGGAGTATTCGACCTCGCTCGTGTTGATGTCAACACCGTCCACGTGGGCGTTCTTGTTCACGGTCATGTTATAAGTGACAAACACTTCCGCATCGACCGGGAACGTGGTCTTGGCGGCGATGATGTCGGAAGAACCATCAGCGGTCGGGGCGAACAGGATATGGAACTTGCCCGCCTCGGTCGTCACCTTGTAATCCTTGCCAGCAGTCAAAGCCTTACCACCGACAGTGACCTTCACACTATCCGCGTTGAACGTCAGACCATCCGAATACGTATCGTTGAGCGCATAATAATAATGGTCGTAGCCAGTCCAAACAGGCACCCTGCTGGTCATCTTGAAAGAGACCTTCTTGCCGATGGAGGTCTTGGCTACCTCATATTCCGCCTCTGCTTTGGGACCCGCCTTCGCCCTACTGAGGATGTAGTTACCGTCACCATCCTCAACACGGGTAATACGCTTGGTCACGTCAGTGTAATGCACCTTATAGTCCACGGTGCCCAGCGTGTAGGTCTTGGCGCCGTTCTTCAACGTGGTCTTGCCGTCGATGCCGGTGCCGTTGAACATGACGATGGACGCCTGACCGGTCTTGGTGGCGTCCACGACCGCGTACACGCCCGGACGGACGGATGCGGTCATATGCTTGGCGTCGGCGCCCTTGGCGAACGCGGTGCCCTTGTCGCCGGTGACGGCGGACTCGTGCTTCAACTGGTCGATGAAGTCACGAAGCTTGCCAGCCCACGGACTGTTCTCGGAATCAAGGAGATTCTGCACGACCCACACCATCGGATTATCCTTGCTGTAGGCGTAATCCGTCTTCGTATCGGTCTTGATGCCAGCCTTGGACAAGGCACCATCGATAGCGGAAGCCTTACCGGCGTCAATCAGGTCAAGACCGGTAATCGACCCATTACCATCGGTCCACGCATAAGAATAATATGCGAGCGGCACAGCCTTCAACGTGCGGCCACTAATATCCTCCTCCGCCTCAACCGTCAACGTCTGATTCTTAGCCAAATCCTCAGCGCTGATACGCGTGGTATCAGCCATGGCGGAGCCGACTCCAGCCAAACCCATGGCACCGGCCACAAGCGTGGCGACCGTTGCCTTCAACAGGTTTTTGATTTTCATCTTTGTTTTCCTTTCCTCACTAGACTCGACGCGCGTTTATTCCTCGAACGGGGTCGGTATCGGATTACATTCCTAAGATACCGCACGCACCCTCATTAAAAACCTTGAAAGAACGCTTTCAGCCCTTAAAAAATAAGAAGGGCATGGCTTCCCATACCCTCCAACATGCCCCTGAACAGGTTAGTTTCCGGACTGTTCGGAACCTTTCCCACCTAGTGCGGAACCGGCGGCATGACTGCCGCGACGATTATCAATGTTGTTGTCATTGACTTTTCCTTTCTTTTTTTGTGGGCGTATCCACTATGACAGAACTTGTTTCAGAACTCGTTTTCGAAACCTGCGGCCATGTCCGCGAATTTGGAGCATTCGCCCATGAACGCGAGATTGAACGTTTCGGTAGGCCCGTTACGATGTTTGGCGAGAATCACGTCGGCTTCGCCCGGACGTTCCTCACGGTCGTAATATTCGGGACGATGCACGAGAAACACCATGTCGGCGTCCTGTTCGATGGAACCGGACTCTCGCAGGTCAGACAGTTCCGGCTTCTTGTCGGCACGCTGTTCCGCATTACGGTTCAACTGGGAGAGCACAACCACGGGGCATTGCAGTTCCTTGGCGAGCATTTTGCATTGGCGGGAGAAGTTCGACACTTCCTGCTGACGGTTCTCGACGGTTTTACCGGAGGACATGAGTTGCAGGTAGTCGATGACGATAAGCTTCAACCCGTTGACCTTGCGGCTGAGAGCACGGCATTTCGCACGGATGGTGCTCATGTTGATGATGGCGGAATCATCAACCCACAATGGTGCCTTCTCGACCTGATGGCAGAGCGCGTTGAGTTTGTTCCAATCATTCGAGTTCAGATTCTCGGGATGTTGGAACGATGCGAGACGGATGCCTGTTTCGGCTGCGAACATGCGTTGCATGAGTTCGTGACCGCCCATTTCCAGACTGAAAATCACAGTCGGCAGACCCTTGTGCAGTGCGGCGTTACGCGCGAAATCCATGCCGAGAGTACTCTTGCCCATGCCCGGACGGCCCGCGACTATGACCATTTGTCCGGCTTGCAATCCGTGCGTCAACGCGTCGATGTCACGGAAGCCGGTGGGTGTTCCGAACTCGTTCGGATTCTGTGACATTTCATCCAACTGTTGGAGCATTTCGTCGGACAGGCGGTATGCGGTCTTCAACTCGTCGTCTTCGGAACGGCTTGAATCCTCCAACGAGAACGCGGCCTCCAACGATTTGCTGAGCACGTCTTCGGCTGACGCGTCGGACACGTTGCTCATCTGTTGCAACTGCTGTCCGACCACGTTGATGTGGCGGAGGATGGCCGCGTCACGAATCTGCTTGATGAAATAGTCACTGTTGTTCGACGTGGGCGCGGAGCCGACAAGCTGGGCGATGTAGTTGATGCCGCCGACCTGTTCCAACTGTCCGTTGTCCATCATGTGCGAGGACAGCATTTGCGCGTCCACACGGTTATTGTCTGCGGCCAGTTCCTTTATATTATGGAAGATGGTCTGGTTGGTCGGCTGGTAGAAGTCCTCTTCGGAAAGTTGGCTGATGACCTTGTCCAACGTTTCCGCGTCTTGAAGCATGGCCCCCAACAACACTTGTTCGGCCATGTCCTTGTGGATTGGTGTGGGGACGCTCACTTGTCGTTGTTCTCCTTCTTGCCGGTGTTGGTCTGATTCTTGTTCAACGTCTCATATAGGCGGTGTTCCGCTTGCCAACGTTTGACGCGGGATTTGCTGGGATGGTTGACCCACCGGTATACGCAACGTTCTATGCGCTTGTATCCGAGGACTTCCGGTCCGAGATTGTGACTGCGGAATATCTCCGAGGGACGTTCCCCTTGCAGATATCGGAGGGTCACTTCGTCTTGGAATTGGGTGGTGAAGATTACCCACCATCCGTGCTTGTTTTTCAAGACGTTGACGACTTCCGGTCGTCTTCCCAAGGCCAAAGCCTCGTCTGCGGTCAGAAGCTTCGCCGGGGATGTGTTCGGTTTTTTCGGTTTTTCGACCATGCTTTTGTTCGTCCTTTCCAAGGTCAGATTGCGTCCGGGAACTGTTCGTTCGGAGAGAATTTGAGGAGTTTCACAGTCGCTCCCTCACGCCATTTGTTCCACGCTTTGATGGTGATTCCGACGATGCGTCGGCGGGTTGGACGGTCGCTGTGCGCTCCACGCTTGTTGATGTCGAACAGCGTGTTGCGGAGTACGAGAATGGGGCTTCCCTCGTCAAGGTTAGCGCCGGAGGCGAGCATGTCGAAGAACCGTTCGCACGCCTCACCGTCGATTTCGTTGAACGTCCAGTAGAGGAGCGCGGCCATGCTGGTGGACATGAGATGGTTGCTTTTCGTGTAGAACGTGCTGGCCTGTCGTAGCGTATCCTCCAATTGCGGAGTGCTTTCGATGAACGTCAGCAGTTCATTTCGGGTCGGTGACATGTTGTTGACGCATGCGGCTTCCACACCCAACTGTTCGCTCAGATAGATGGAACGGGCCACGGTGGAAAGCTGTTTGGCGTTGTTACGGCCTTTCAGTTCGAGCACGTTAGCCATGGTGCGGCTCTTGCCTGCATCCATGGTCTCCTGCGTGTCTTCGGGCAGTCCGCGAATGACCAGGGTGCGGAACGGAACACCGGATTCGACGCATGCGAGGAGCCTGTGCTGTCCGTCCAACAAGCGTCCCGTGTTGCTGTGAATTTGATGGCTTCGCCGTTCATTTTCCAAGCCTTCTGCGCCATGGTTCGGGCGAACAGTTCGACCTGTGTGCGGCTCACGTTGCGGTTGTTGGTGTTCACGCCGAGCATTTCCTTGGCAACGTCCGGGGTGATGGTTTCGACCCGTCCGGTGATGCTGTCCCAATCGTATTCGTCGGTTTCACCGGCGTAGGATGGCGTGGCCTTGGGTGCTGGCTCTTCCGGTTTCAAATGGATGAGCAACGTGGTTTTCGGAGCGCCGGAATGCCGTCTGATTTCGGTTTTCGGTGGTTTCACTTCGACCGTCTCGTACTGTTCGGATTCCTCGACCTGATTCATGGCGAACGCGAACGCGGTCATGGTGAACGCGAGCATGAACCTGTCCACGCTTCGTTTCGGAGGGAACTGTTTCATTCCGTCGATGATGCGGGTGGCGTCCGAATGGGTGATGTATGGGCAGTGGTTCACAACCGTGTCTAGTCCGCCCTCGTATTCTTTATGGGTGAGGAAGACGAATGGTACGAGGGGAGTACGCGCCTGTGCCATTCCCTTGAAGCATTGGCCGACCTCATTGTAGATTTCACCGACCTGACGGTAGCGTGAAACCGTGTCGATGCCATACTCGTCCACGGGGTTCGTGTACTCGTATTCGTTGTTTTTGAAGATGCGTTCGTTGTATCGGCTGACTTCGCGTAGTCCGGAGCAACGTCCGAAACCGAGCGTGGTTCCGCTGCTTTTCGTACCGTCAGTCCGTTTCAGATTGTCTTTGCTCAGCCAGTAGGCTTCCATGTCCGCGATGAATGTTTTCGCCGCGACTTTCTTGGTGAGGTTCCGTCCGGTCATACGGGCGAAGTATTCTCCTTCGACGCCGGTGAGGACTGGCAGTCCGGTTCCGACGAACAGATTATCAGGCAGGAGGCCGTACCATTCGGGGTTGATTTCATGGTCGCTCATGTAGGAGAGAATACGTCCGACGCTGTCGCGGTCGATGAACACGGTTCGCGCGTTGGCGAACGGGTCAACGTCGAGATTCAACGCCTTGCATACTGGCTGGAGGTCTTTTTGAATCATGGTCATGAACCGTGGTTCGGTTTTGATGTCTTTGTTAGGCACGGTTTCCTTCCTTCAATCGTTTCAGTATTCGGTAGGTTTTGGGAGCGCAACCGGATGGATTGTGTTCCTCTTTCCGATACTGTTTTTCAAGTTCGTCCCAATGGTCGATGATGTTCTTCCAGTCTTCCGACACGTCGCGCATGAGACTCAGATAGGCGCGTGTGGTTGGCACCATGTCGAACATTTCGAGTATCCGACGTAGGTCTCCGGGGTCTTTCGGAGTATCCTCGCAACCGTGTTCGCGCGTGCCGTTCACGGTCATTGTGATTCCGGTGAGCCGTTGCACGATGGCGAGCGAGCTGAGGCCCACGTCGCCGTTGGCGAGCCATGCGGCGAACATTTCCAAGGGGAGTCTGGGATTGTCCGTATTGCCGTCGGAGGCTGGGTTGAGGTTGGCGACGAGCCTGTTCTTCGGAACGTCCGCGATGATGTCCGGTTGGGTTCCCGGGTCTGGTATTCGACCGTAGACGAGATGGTTGTTGACGAATATGGACGGCTGTCGGCCACCATATACGCCGATGTTGCAGACTGTGTCTTCGGACATGGTTCACGCTTCCATCCAGTGGATGCTTTCGTTGAGGAAGTCTCTGATTTTGCGGAGGGTTTCTATTTCGTTGACGACGACGCTGGTCGCGGTGTCGCTGTCGGTGATGGTGAACATGAGTTCCTTGCCGAAGCTGGGGGATTGGAGGATGGTGAGCTTGTTTGTTCCCTCGTTGTCGATGACTTGGAGTGTGGATGTGTTGCCGTTGTCGTATTTGGTTGCGCTCATTGTTTCTGTGGTCTTTCCCGTTCCTGTGGAATGTTTTGTGTGGGCGAGGTCAGCTTAACACACTAGGTGGGGGTGTGCAACCGTTCGGGGATTCGCGGTCGGATGATTTGCGTTCGACCATACCCTTTGTTATACTGGAATCGTCCACAAAAAAAGGGAGCCACACACTCCCAACCACGCCAGAAAAAAGAAGAAACCATGAGCAAGCAGACGGAAAACAACATCAACCTGACACTGACACTCATCACAATCGTCAGCGCATTCCTCATGTGGAGACAGGATTACGGCCACGCGGTCATGGCAATCACCAGCATCACATTCCTATTCAGCTCCGCCGCCCTGCTCGCTCACTTCCTCAACGGATTGGACGCCTAACAAGAACAGAATGCCCCAGCCTGAAAAGACTGAGGCATAGGCATGTCACCACACAGAAAAAGGCAACACACATGGAAAACGAAACCAAAACGGAACAGAAACCGAAAACCGAACTCGACCTACTCCTAGAAAAAAACGAACGCATGCAGAACGCGCTGCTCGACCTCAAGGACACCATGAGCAGAATGATTGGCGAAGGCCGACTGCCAAACGACGACGAGGTACACCAATGGTTTGAGGGAATCGACCGCAAACTCGAACACGAGGCCGCCGACCGTGAGGTGTTGCTGTTCAACCATGGAGCCATGTCCACAGTGCTCCCGAAGTCCACTGAACGATACCAACCCGACCTTCAAGTCCGATATCAGGAAATCCTCACCACATGCAACAAAGCGTATGCGGACGCCGACTACAAATATTGGATTGGCCGTTTCCAACAGGCCGGACTCTGACCTGAAAAACGCAATCCAAGCACAGTGGACAACACTGAAAGGAGTATTCGGACAGGACAATGCCGGAAACCATACAGACATACCATCTAACGTTCGAGAAGGCCAAGAAGCTCTTCAACCTGCGTAAAAGATTGTGGGAGATAGCCGACGGTAAAAGCGACGGAACAATCTCATATGAGGAAGCGAACCATCTCGCCGTGGACGCGGTGGCGACCGCCAACGGAGGAATGCCACGCGCCACGAGCGGCCCCATGGTACGACTCTGCAAGCTTTGCACCAACGGTTGGATTCGTGAAGCGGCAAACGAGATGGGCTTGGTTTACCCGGACTTGGACTATCCGGAACGGTGGGGCAAACATCGAGACCATAGCCGTAAAAAGGAAAGGAAGGCAACGGTTTGAGCGGCAACGGATTCGGCAAGGAAGACATAAGCAGAACAGCCATTCCGGCACGCCCATACGCCAAGGATATGGCTACCATCAACCGTCTGATAGCAAGGTTGCAAACCATTTCGGACGATAAGGCCAAAGGGAAAATCACATTCCAACAGGCGAACAAGAAGGCTGTGGAAGCAATCCACAAGGCACGGAACACCAAGTCGAAGTCCCTGCAACGCAAGCCATTAGATTATTTAGAACGTATCTGCAAGAACGGTTGGATTCGGGAAGCTGTGCGAAAGATTCCCGAACTGTACCCGTATCTCGACCATCCAGATTTGTGGCTTCGTAAAGGCGTCTGATGTATTCCAAAGAGCAGATATGTTGCATGGTTTCTCTCATAATATTGTCGGCGTTGAGCTTGACCGCGCTGGTGCATTACGCTCGACTGTCGATAGGAAGAATGAGCCGGATGCCTGACGAGAAATCCCGTTCAGACCTGTTCAACTATCGGCTGATGACCGTCGTGTCACTGCTGGTGTTGACGGTATCAGTCGTGGCTCTTGTCACGTACAACAAGTCTTTTTACCAGTGAACCCACGGTTTTCCGCGACGGGTCACGAACCGATTCTCGAAAGGTGGAGCATATTGAACAAAACGGAGATTCTGCGTCTGGTCAGAGCCGCATGTGACGAAGACCATTTAAGATTCGCACAGCAAATCAGATTATTGGCCGACTCCTACGAGAAGGAAAAACCATCCGCCTCCGTTGACAGGCTGCGTCGGCTCGCCGAATTGGAACAGGCGAAAGGGCAGTCATCCAATCCGAACCTGACCCCGGTGGACGGCCTGACCGAACCGCTGACAATATTGGACGGAACTCACAAGCCGGTATGGGACAAGCCCGTATGGGAGACGTTGGACGGACTCGTGGAGGAGCACCGTCATTCCGACGTATTAGTTTCGCACAATCTCGCCCCTCGAAACAAAATCATTCTTACCGGAGCGCCCGGCACAGGCAAAACCTTGTTCGCATCCATACTCGCCGAACGTCTCGGATTGCCCGGTATCATCCTTCGCGCTGACCGTGTGATAAGCAGCCGTCTTGGACAGACCTTGGACAATATCGCACTGGTGTTCGACCGGCTTCACGCGGAACGTCGGCTTCTTTTCATTGATGAATGCGACATGCTTCTCTCACGTAGGGACAACGTTCAGGACGTAGCGGAAATGCGCCGCGCGACCAATCTCATACTGCAAAAAATCGATTCACTTCCCGACGATTGCGTGCTCGTCTGTGCGACCAACATGGACGGTCTCATCGACCGTGCCGCATGGCGTCGGTTCGACGTTTGGGTTCGCATGACACTGCCCGACACGACTACGACAAGGCTTATCATCATGCACCGGCTTAAGGAGTTGAATGCCCAAGCCGACGTTCGACCATGCGACATCAATGTGGAGAACATAAGCCCAGCCCTTATCGTCCAAACAGTGGACAATCTGGCCCGTAAGACTTTGATTTCCGGTTCGGAAACCATTCCGACCGACCTGTTCGTCAATGCTTTCAACTCTCTGAAGATGGAGGTTTCCAACCAGTGAACCGTGACGGATACAAGTTCGATATCAATGTCCGCAGAAACGGTTTCATGTCATATCTGTGGAGCGCCGAAGTGGAAGATGAAGGATTCTTCACTCCCATTGCGAACGGTACTGCCCACACTCTCAACGGCGGCAAGAAAGCCGCTATGAAACAAGCGAGAAAGTGGGCGCAACACCAGCTCGCCCACCCCAGTGAAAAGGAAAGGTGGGCGGAATGTGCGACGATGAGCAACACCAAAACCAGACACCGGCGAAGTCACTGAAACGTTCCGGAAGGCAACCGAAACTATCCGACGTCGTCATGCTCGACCGGGGTTGTCAACTGTGGATTCGTGAAGCCCGTAAAGGGAACATCACTGACACGTCGAAGACCTTGGAGAAGATTCGGTATCAGCTTCGATTGGAACGTCGTGTGGCCGGACAATCCGGTTCTGGACTTCGTAGACCTGTGGGTAGGGATAAAAAACCCGATACGGATGGGAACGGTTCAAAGCCGGATAGGAAAGACTTATAACCTATAAGGGTGCCGGTTGACGATGCTGTCAACCGGCACCCTTTGGTATCCGACCTCACAATACTGGGGGTATCATTGTGTTATCGACGGAACCACACGCCCGTCATTTTTATAAGGAGACACAATGAACGAAGGAACCTATGGGCTGGAGACCCTGAAAGCCGACTATCATACGATACTCGGCTACGATATCGGCTATCTCACCGCGGAATCCTATCCGCTGTTCGCACCCTATCGTGCGAAAACCAAGAACAGTTTCTCCGGTAGAGTACCGAGACTGTTAAGCATAATCATCACCACTCTCATCAACACGCCAAGCCGCGAATGGGATGCGGAAACCCGCACGCTCACCATCGGTGACGACTTCTTCTTCCTCGCCAACAAATGCGGGTTGAACAGTGGAGGAGACGGACGCACTACCGTCCGGAACCAGCTTCTCATGCTCTCGTCAATCCAGTTCACCGGAGCGGACGGAGTCAAAGTCACGCCGGTCGAACACACCGAAATCACCGCCGACAGTCTCACTATCGAGCATCGGAAAATCACGTTCACGGAACCGTTCGTAAAAATGATGACAAGGAACGTCCGGCAGATGCCGTTGAAGTGTCTGTACCCCAACGCGGGTAGCGCCATAGCGATAGACCTGCTCGTATTGGCGGCATTGTATTGTCCGAACGACCATAGGCTCATCATCGAACGGGCAGACCTTCCATCACTGCTTCCAGCAAGCAGGCAAAGCCTCTCCAAGCAGAATCTTCTAAATAGATTCAAGGAGTTGAACGACAGTCAGAACGAGTGGACGTATCGTATAACGAAATACAGCGTGACCATCAGCCCGTTCGGAGTGTACTCGTCCGAAGACGCTTTGAGATTACGTCGCAGACAATAGTCCAAGCTTGAAAAGAGGGGAGCCGACCGTAAGGACGACTCCCCTCAATGATGTCGGAACGGGAACTCAGATTTTCAGCTCATCGATAACGGAAAGGTCAACACCGTCACCCCAATTATCGACAATCTTGCTCAGGTTCTTACGCATTCCGGCAGGAGACTGGTCGTCAACCGGACGGCCGAAATTCTTCTCCGGCGCGACCGCGTTCAGCACAGAGAACAGCAGGTTGGTCATATCCTTGCCCTGCGCGAACACCAACGTCACCTCTGCGGCAATCATGCCCGGCTCGGCTGTAGCCAACCCTTCCAACGCGGACGCGAACTCGGAGATTCGACGTTGGTTCTTCGGCTCGGTCAATGCGTCCAGCACTGCTTCCGGAGTGCTCTTCTTCGTATCGGTCAACGCCTTGGCAAGAGAAACCACACGCTCGTCATCCAACGATTTGACAAGAGGAATCAGCTTCTTGCCGAACTGTTCCTCGATGTGCGGCATGGTCTTTTCACGCGGTTTGCGATTAGAACGGCCCTTACCTTTCCCCTTCGGCTTGTCTTCGGTTTCAGTGGACTCAGCGTCCACGTTCATGTCCTCACCATCAGCCGGTGCGGACACGTCAGCGACAGGCTCCGAACTCTCCTGATTAAGAGAATCGGATTCCGTCTGCGACTCCTCGACAGGAGACTGCTCCGGTTCAGCATAATTGTCGGAACCGTAACCATTGTCCTGCTCCGACTGCTGGTTGTTGTTGAATCCCCAATTGGTGAAGTCTGGCATCATACCTTCTTTCGTCATATCCAGCGAACACTCCGGTCGTACAGGCTGTTAACAGTCGGAACGAGGTGTTCTGTATTTTCAATTTACGAGTGTAACGCCCGACGGCATCCCTAAACGGGGAAAACGGGAAAAACAATTCCCCGCGCCGCCCGCGCCGGTAGTTCCAACAGAAAAGCGGAACCAAAAAGAGTCCCCAACAAATATGAAAAAAGGAACAGCACCCGACCATTATCAGAAAAACCATGAAAACCATCCAGTCCGCGCCGGTAGGTCAACATGAATAGCGGACTCAAAAAAGAAAAGAGAACCAAAACCAAAAAGACAAAAAGATAGAAAACACTCCCCACCAAAAATCAGAAAAAAGAAAACAAACACCATCACATCAAAAAGAAGAACCAAGAAAACCAGAAAGAAAAGGGAAAAAGAAAAAGAAGAACATAAGAGAAATAAGAGAAGACATCCTAAGCAAATAGAAGCAACAGAAGAACAGGACAACACCCAGCAACATAATCAGGAAAAGAACAACAGAGAAAAGGACAATAGAAGAAGAAACGCCTACCCCTAAATCGGGAATACAACGTATGAAAACAACAGAGGCAACGCAACCATCCACCAAAAGAACAACATATCAACCCATATGACATACAGGACAGAAGAACAACAGTACCCAAACACCCCAAGAAACAAGAAAAGCAACAAGCCACACCATCACAAGACAAACCGAACACCAGTATCAACACGACGGCACACAACAACCACAGTACAAAACGACAACAGTGAAAAGGTCAATAGTCTCACTAACAAGGTCAACGACAATCAAAACAAGGTAACATCAATACAGGAACAGCCAATGCAATGAAAAAAGCAACAGCAGAACCAACAAAAAACTAAATATCAAAAACTATAAATGCCAGAACTCGGACAAAACCGTAAACGTTCCGATGAAAACAACGGAACATGACCCATCAGGAGGCGGTCTTATTGGAAAAACGAACGATTTCCCTGATAATCGGCTCCGGAGGGCTTCTCACAACCATCAAAAAGGCCCTTACGAGAGCCGGAAACATGCGTTGGCAGGTGCCCGCCGCAGACAATATTCAAGCACAGGCCGACTATCTGGTAAGACATCCGGTGCCCTCCGGGTTCAAAGGAATCATCTTCACCGACAGGGCTGGAAACTGGCTTCCGATAGCCAACGCCGGATACATGGTCTACTGGTGCAACACCGGTCAGATACCGGTCGGAGCCATGGGCATGAGCGAACAGATGTTACGCATGAGCGTGGCTGATTTCGCACGGACTTATTGGGGAATCCAGCTTGCGGACAAGCGTCTCGTAGTCGATATCCTCCAAAACAAAGTGAAGGAGACTGCGGTTCTCCTACCCATCACATCCAACACCGGAGGAGTGGGGAAGACCACGTCCAGCCGACAGTTGGCAGACCGTGCGTCGCAAGTCGGATTGCGTGTTCTACTCATCGACGGGAACATCCGGCAGTCCAGCCAACGTAGTTTTTTTGACCCGAGACAGGACAAGCCATTGCATACGATAGCCGACTGGCGACCGGGCATGCAGGTGCAGGTTGGAGCCAATCGAGGACGTGACCTTGGGGTTCCATACGATATCTGTTTCGCACCTCCAGCCGGTATCGGAGTGGACTGGCAGATATACCGTCAGTACATCCAAGCGGCACGCCGACTGTGGGATTTCGTCGTGCTCGACCTTGACCGAATCAGCGCGGACGATTTGGATGATAGGGAGAATATCGCCAACGGTTTACTGCTTCCATATATTCAATCGGGAGACCCTTTTCTGGTTATCGTCAAGGCTGGAAGGCAGACGCAGATAGACGCGTTGAATCTGCTGACGGCCTTGGCTGAGCATCATCTTCCGAAGGAACTCATCGGCATCAAGGACACTGTTCCGGTCGGATTGCAAGGTTACAGACGGCTCGACTATACGAGATACGGAACGTTTCTCGGAACCGAATATCAGACGGTCGAGGCAAGCAACCATATCGCCAACGGTGATGTCAGATGGGATGACCCCGGTCTTGCTTTTGCTAGGGAGAACATTCTTAACTGGGCTTTGCCCGACCGTGGTTTCAATCCGGAAAGATTCAATCCGAACGCTAAGAACAGTGAAGGAAAGAAAGGTCGTGGGCGTAAGTGACATTCGATGACCGTTTTCTTTTCGACCCGAACGACGAGAATCTTTGGAAGACCGGAAGCATTGCCGACTGGTATAAAGGCAACGACATGTTCGAGATGGAGCATCCCGGATTGTTCGCGCAGACCCACCCGTGGTTCGTTGCGAACAAACTGTTCGCGGAGACAATGGTGAAAGCGAACAGCGAACTCGTTTCGAGTATCCTCGGAGCATTGTTCACTTGGAAGACATGCACGGTTGACCAACTGCGTGCGGGACTTTCCATCAAAGGCGCTCCCGCTTTCGAGCGTGACGAACCGAACCTGTATGGTGCGATGAACCGTTTGGGAATCATCAACGTCGGTTTCAGTCAGGCGGAACGATTGTACGGTCAGACCGTGAATCATGTTTGGCTTTCACCGTCGAACAGTCCACGTCTTATCAACCGTGCGATGAAATTGTACGGGATGGAAAAGTGGATGCGTGAGACGATGGCGGTTTCCTATTACGCGGGGAATCGTTTCCATGTTCGGCATAACACTTATGCGGCGCACGCGGGATTGATGTTGGCACGCGATTCACGTGTGAAATTTTCATCCGGTGATGGTTGGGGGAAATTCCGTAGCGTTGACCCACAGGCTGTTGCCGAGTCGAAAGTCGGCAAGGCTTGCGCTACCGATGTGGTGGCGTTGTGCCGGAACAATGTGTTGGCGGGTATCGAAATCCAAACGTCGAACAGCGAATTGGATAAGAAGATGCAGAACTGGGCGAAGATGCTCGCCTACTCTCCGATGAAACGTCGCGGACTCATCTGCGTATGGTTGCAGATACCGAAGGCGAACGAAGGTTACGAATCGTTCAACGCGGTGATACAACGCACGCAAGGCATGACGGAAATGGTCGTGGGTAATCCGACCGTGTCGCAACGAATGGGAGTCGCGGTTTGGGATGAATGGTTCGAACATGGAATTCCGACCGACAGGTTCGGTGAATATACGGACATGAGTGGAACACGGCGCAACATTTTCTCCGACGAGTGGGCGCAATACACTCCGCAGGTTCGTGACGTTCGCAAAGTCAGCGAATGGGGTTGGGACGTGACACGGGACATCATCAAAAAGGATTGGGGTTGGGACGTTTCCGGTTGGACGATGCCGGAAGCGTACCGTGGCGGTTTCTACGGTTTCATTGGAAAGGATTGCGATGGTCTCCACTGAGGAATCATTCCAACAGACACAGGACGCGTTGGATGTAGCAAGATTGGAACGTGCGCGGGCTTTGCAACAGGTTCAGACATTATGTGAGACGGGACGTAGGCATTTGGTCGTTCCGTTTCTGATGGCGAACATGCAACGTGTTCCCGCATTACGGAAGATACGACTCTGGCAATTGGACTCGATAATGTTCAACACTTCCCGGCGGATTGCGAACAAAACAATCCGCGTCATGCGTGAAACCATCAACGATGATTCGAGTGTGAACGATGGTTACGTGACTTTGGGTTGGGCGTTGGAGTCGAAGGAGAAAACCGTCCGGATGACGACGTGGCTTCTCCAATTGTCGTTACGTGAGAGGCTTTCCACTTTCCAAAAGCCGGAAGGCTTCCCATATGCGTCGTTATATCAGCAAAGCACAGACGACTAACAGAAAGAAGGTAGCGCATGAGCGGACAGAACTGGTATCAGATAACCAGAACATTGCAACAGCTTGACGAGGACGAGCAACGTTCGAAAGTGGAGAGCATTCCCGCCGAACTGGACGGATGCACACTGCTCCTCATCAAAAAAGGCGAGGAGCCGGTCAAGGAATACATTTACGGCGACGGCGAGGGAATCATCAACGCCGGACAGTTGGCCGGATTCGACGCGAAACTGGTCGAAGACGACGACGGGCCGGTGTTGCCGGACGGTGTGAACAGTGCGGCGCATCCTCTCATCCCGTTCCGTGCCCGGTTGAACTCGAAAAGCAACATGGAGAAAATGCGGACGAACTATTCCGGTGTTCGTACAAGCATCGAGAAGGTCATGCCGCCGGACAGTTACGTGAGCGTCACCCTCCGCAATCAGGGATACTTCGAACAGATTCGTATTCGCAATTGGATTAGCGACGAATACAATGCGGTCGAGGATTCAAGCGAACTCGCTTCAACCAACACGATGTGCGCCCGTGTGAGTTTCGGTTGTAGACAGGCTTCCCGCAACCGTCAGCTTGCGCAGAAGATTGGCCAAATCATCTGCCCGCTCATATCCAACATGTCAAGTCATACGAGCCGTCCGAAGTTCGGGCTGCTGTTCGTCAGCATGCTGCTGGAAGCGTTGTCTTTGATTTGGAGCGTATGCGGTCTTGCAAGAGGATACGTGATGGATGGCGTGTTCCCGCTGTTTCATTCCGCTTGGGGTTTCGGCGTGGCTCTTCCACTGCTTGCCGTGACATTGGTAGCGTTCCTGCTCCTAATGCTGCTGTCATGCATTCCGTTCGTCTACCTTCCACGACCTCAGATTGCGGGAGTGTCCGTCGCCTTCGCCTTTTACCTGCTGTTGGGGCTGCTTCCTCTCCCCACGTTCGTTCCGGTTCTTCTCATCCCTCTTCTCGTATTCGCATTCATCCGTTGGAGGAACTGGACGCTATGGGATGATATTTTCCAGACTCCGCGCAGATATTATGCGATTGCGAACGACCGTGGCGCGAACGATTCCGACAACCATACGCGTCTTGGCGCCAGAACGAAGGAGTCGCGCGTATCCGCTTACGGTGCGCAGAGAACCACGTTGATTCTTCCTCCGATTATCGTAAGCTCCGTGTTCACCCCGGTCACTCAGGGAGTGGCGATGAAACAGGAATTGCATCCCGTTCCGGAAGTATTGTCGCATGACGGTATCTTCCTCGGAAAGGACGATACCGGACGTAACTGCTATCTCGACCCGTCGCAACTGTTCGGCGGTATCGCCATCAACGGCGAGGCCGGTTCCGGTAAAACCGTGCTCACCCATGGCATCAGCCAGTGGGCAATCAGCGCACGAGAAACCACCAGTCCGAAAATCTGGGGACGCGACTCGCGTATCATCCACTTCTGGATGAAGGATGATACGGGAGTGAACGTGTTGGAACGTTACCGTAAACACCACGGTTTCACCAGTCCGCAACGCGTCGTCTATTTGGCCGACCCGAACAGTGTGTGCTTGGACATGCTCGGCATGAAGGATGGAAACAATGCCATGGAGACTGCGGCGAGCGTTGCCAAGACCATGCGCTACTCGTTCGACGACGGCGACATTCTCAATGATTCGCAGAACATAATCACCCAAGCGTTGACCATCGGCGTGGCGGTTGACCGTTACGTGCAGGAGGAACGTAAACGCAATCCCGACTCCAACGACGCGGGTTGGGAGAGTGAGATTGTGAAACGCTGCCATCAGCTCGAACAATCGTATCCGGGTGCGGAACAGTTGCGGATGCAGCTGAGTCCAATCGGATGGGCCGTCGTCGCATTGTGTGGCTCCGACGGTCAGGCCGGTTCCGCGAAAGCGTTGGGTCATGTGTGCCGCGCGTTGAGTATGGAATTGAAGAGTGGCTACATGTTCGAGGAGATGACGTATGCCGCCCGTGCCGCCGAGCAATTGTATGGCCGTCCGGACGCGGCTGGTCATACGGTTCGTTCCGACCGTGACATTCTCTCCAAGACGAACGCCTCGTTGAACAAGGTGAACCAGTTCCTTCCCATCGAACACATGTTCACGGCACGTCGTGGCAGAGTGACTTGGACGAACATTCTCGACCATGCTGGCGATTATCACATTGTGCTCGCACCGCATAATGGTTATTCGTTGCCGGAACGTATGGATAAGATTCTCGGCGGCTGGCTCATGTACCGTTTCTGGAATACGGTGTTCGCGCATTGCAAAGATTGGGACAAGGCTGGCAAGTGGACGATGCTCGTGTGTGACGAGTTGAGCTTGTTGGCTAACGGCAATGACGGTATCATGCCTGCGTTGCGTGAGCAGGGTCGTTCGTTCGGTCTTCTTCTCGTGTTCGCCACCCAGTATCCGACCCAGTTGTCCGACGCGATGTTGGATTCGTTCATCGGCTATTCGACGTTCATCACATACAATACGACGATTCCGCGTATTGCCGATATGACGGCGAAACGTTTGACAAACAATGATGGTGAGGATGGTTGGCGTTCGGGCGCGGTCATGAATCTTCCACGTTATGCGGCGGCTGTTCGCACTCGAACCCAAGAACAGTTGCAACCGACGTTCCTTGTTCATGTGAACGATTTCGATAACGGTTATCGCAATGGTGACATGGATGATGATGACTAGTTTTTAGCGTTCATCATATCGCTTTTCAGAATCCGTTCGGAAATTTCAACTTCCGGACGGATTTTTTTAACCTAAAAACCTCGCTATGACTGGAAACAACCGCGTAGGTTGATAGGATGAAAAATGCAGGAGAGTTCCGTTTGGAAAACGAAAGGGAACTCAAAAAATGGGTGGAACCATTACCTTGGCTGGAAGCAGCCTTGAGAGCACCTATCATAAGATGTTCGACACCATTTTGAACAGTAGCGCGGGAACCGTGTTGACCAACATCGGTCTTGCCGCAGCAGTGCTTCTCGCATTCGGCCTTATCGTCGGTGCTATCTGCAAAGCGTTGGGACGTCCGAACAAAGTCGTGCAGATGTTCTGTCCGACCATCGGTCGTGTTCTCATCATTCTCGCAGTCGGATTCATTCTCGCTGGCCCGAAAAACACCATTCCGGCAATCCTGAAATTGCTCGACTGGTTCGTTGACGCGTTTGGCGGCAGTGGAAAGTCCTATCTGGGAATCTGACATCCGCAGAAGGAAAACCGGAGTGGATATGCGAAGAGGACCTTTCCGGTTCTGTTCCCACTCCGGTTTTCTTTTAAGAACCTTACGCACGAAAAGAGTTGAATCATGAGCGATGAGGAAGACGAAGGATACAAAGGCCCCTTGCATCCGAGGTTGACGATGGACGACATCACGGAAGTGTCCGGCCCGGAGGAAATCGAACGGAAGAACACGTTCCAGATAACCAAGAACACTGAGGCCCGTTCCAAAACCGTGTTCTCCGTTATCGTCGGCGCATTGGCGGGCTTAGCTCTTTGCCTCATGTTCGCTCCGTTGCTCGGATACATGTTCAGCTCGTTCTTCGTACTGTTGGGCGGAATACTGGCTCCGTTCTTCGCAGTCGGCACCATTAGAGACCGCACCCAACAGACACGGTGGAAGAGAACCTTGCAGGATATGAAGAGCCGCAAGATTGAAGGGCAGGTCTTCTACCCGAATTCCACTCAGCCGGAAAACATTATCGACCTTCAAGAAATGGAAATCCGTTGAATACAAAATATCGAGACCCAGTGAAACGGGCGGGTAGAAGGAACCTGCTCGTCATTCTGATGTTGTGCGTGGTCATGACATTGTTCGTCTTGCCATCCAGTGTGTTCGCCGCACAGGTCAACGATTCGACCACGACGATAACATGCGCCAACGGTGGAACTGACAGTGCGACATCAGACATCTCTAGCTGTCTTCCTTCCGGACGTTGGGGAAATTACGTTGGGGAAATCACTTCGCGTACAGAACCGTACAGTGGCAGCGATGTCGCCGGTTGGTTCTCGAACGTCAAGCAGACCATCAGCTCGCAGACCCATATTGTCCTTCCTAACATTCTGATGCAGTTGACTCAGGTCTGCTGGTCTTCCGCATTGTCCATCAGCCAGTTCGCCGCTTCGTTCGAGCCAATGAAACAGGCTGGTGCGAACATCGACTCCGCAGTGTCCACCATGGTGACGAGTCTGATGGACGGCGGTATCCCCGCCACCATCGCAGTGCTCGGCATCGTGGCTTGGGTTGGCGCGGCTGGATTCCAAATCGGCACCGTCAAAGAGGCGAGCAAACGAATCGTCATCATGGTTCTCTGCTTCGCTTCAATCACGATGCTTGGAGCTGGAGCGGCCAAGACCGGGAAGAACGCCACAGAACCGGCGACCGGAAGCCCATGGTGGGTCGTGCAGACAATCAACAACACCATCAACAAGCTTTCGGTCAACCTCGACCTTGACGGCATGGCCGACAGTGATAAAAACATGATGTCCTACCATCATGCGGCGAACGGCGCGAAAACCAATTGTCAGGATTACCTGTACTTCATGCATCAGGCATATGACGAACAGGCGAAGTCCAACGGCAATCAGGATACAAGCAACGTCACCAAGGCCATCAACCGTATTTGGGAGGAGACCTCTCTTCGCTCGTTCGTGACCATGCAGTACGGAAACCCGCAGACCACCGGAACATCCTCGTTCCGTATCGCGGAAAACGCCCGGCAAGGTTACTGCCACGTGTTGGAGATGAAAGCCAACACGAACACGACCATCCAGAAGGATTTGACCAACAAGGCCATGGCGTTGCATATCAGCGACCAGCGAGCCAAATGGCTGTTCTCCGTGGACGGTTGGGTAGACCCGCGTAATCCTTACTTCACCGACAAGCCGTTGGAAAGGGAGAACGCGACATATCTCAGCCGTGCGGGCGTGTTCTGGGAAACCTGTGGCACGAAACGCAATCAGGAAATCTACGCGCGAGCCGGATGGGCGACACTCATCAACAATCTCGGTGACACAGGAACCAAGAACATCAAGAACGGCAGTACGAAAGTACGTGTCAAAATTGACGACTTGGACAATGTGAAACCGACCAACGGTGGCAAAGGCGTGATGGACGCGAAACAGAACGGCAGTGAAGACGAAACCATCCAACAGACCACTTCGGTCTGCCAGACGATTCTCAAACAGGGTTCCGTAATCTTCTCCCGTTCCACCGACATCAACAAGGAAGACGACGGAACCTATAAAGACCAGCAGAACGACACAAACTGGGGTGACTCCGCAACAGTCGGATGGCGTTTCGACGTGCCGAACGTTTCCGGAACTTGGAGCGAGGCGAACCTTCGTGACGCTCAGGATGATTCCACGGTCACGGGCGGTGCGAAGAAAACCATCGACTACATGTATGGCAACAACAACGTCGATACGTTGGGTGCTTGCGGAACACTTATCGGCGGTATCGCCAATCTTGTGGTCTGGGGATTGTTGAGTCTCGTCCTCATCCTGACGAAGCTCATGCTGATAATGATGGCATTGTTCCTCGTGGTCACGTTCCTCATCCAAGCGTTCCCGATTGGCGAGAAGCCGAAGAAAGCGTTGAAGAACTGGACAGCATACACATGCCAGTTGAGTATGGTCGGCGCATTGTATGGAGCGTTGGGCGCTCTCGCCACGTTCATCTGCGGTCTGACGTTGAAGTTCACGTCCGCCAGTAGCGGCTCGTTCACCTATCAGTTGATTGCGGGATTGAGTCCGCTGTTGGCACTGGCGTCCATAAGCATGTTCTGTTCAAAGGTGTTGAAGTGTGGTAATCCGTTCAGCGTCAACGCTCTCATGGGAATGGCGGGTGGAACCGCAATGGCTTCCGGCATCCGCACCGGCATGCGTATGATTGGACAGCACCGTATGATGCAAGCCATGCGTGGCGGATTCCGTCGTGGCGGCAATGGTGTCGGACGTTTGTCCACGAACGGTACCGGCGCTGGCATGGCCCATAACGGAGCACGTCAAAGCGAGACTGTCCTAAGCAAGATGAGCCGCGCGCAACAGGATTCGTTGAGTCAGGGCGATAGGAATCTGATGAATCGTAACGCCAAGGAGTTCGAGGCGATTCAGACGCGTGGGCGCGGAAGCAAGAACTGGGCACGAATGGACAAGAGCACGGTGAGAGGAAGTCTTGCCGGTGCGAAACTCCATTTTGAGGATTCCACGGGCAAGTTCAAAGGACGGTTGAACGAAGCCGTTTCCAAGTTCCATGGAGAGGACAATACGGAGGCGTTCGCCCATAGTATCGCCCAACGTCACCCGGGCATGTCCCTCAACGATGTGCAACGCAAAGCACAAAGGATGAACCATCTGAACAATGCCGGACGCAAACTCCAAGGCGCGGCAAGAGTCGCCGGAGCCGGAGCCGCAATGGCCGGTGCCGGTCTCGCTTTCGCCGCACGAGCCGCGAAGAGCGCTCCTTTGCGTAACGTAGCCGCACGCGGAGCGAAGGTCGCCGCGAAAGCCGCTGTCGCAGGAGCTTTGTTCTCCAATCCGATTACCGCACCGTTGGGATTGATTGCCGCAGGAAAGCTGGCTACCGACCGTGACGCGTGGCATGGTGCCGCACAAGTAGGTAAAGGCATCGCGTACGCTGGTGGGAAGGGAGTGCAGTTAGGCCATGACGCTTTGCAGAAGCGACTCGACCGCACTCAGGGAATCATCGACATGGCTAACGGTGACGCTCCGTTGCCGTCGCCGTTCACTGGAACCGGTGATGGCAATGTGGGAGCCGGTGGTGCGATGCCGACTTCGGATGGGGCGCCGACCGAAACGATTCCAACTTCCGATGGAGCGCAACAGGCTCCCCGAATGGGAGAGAACGAAGCGTTCAATCAGATACGTGCGGGAATGATGGCCGACTTCGTGGATAACCAGCACATGTCTCAAGAGGATGCGGAACAGGCTTTCCAAGAAGCCGTGGCCTCCGGTGAAGTCGATGATTCTGTCCAAGCGTATATGAGCCAGAACAATCAATCTCCTATCGAGAATGTGACGGCTCAACCTGAGATGAATGCCAATCAGCCGGTGTACAACACTGAGACAGGTGAGATTGTTGGTGAGACCCTACCCTCCGGAACGATGGACGCCGCCGTGTCCTCCGCCTCCACTTGGCAGAAGGCAACCGACAATGCGACTCCGATGCCTGAATCGGTGAACAATTCACTGCAACAGGCGTACATGCGCGAGAATCCGGTACAGCAGTCTCCGGAGGAGCATTTGCGGATGGCGCAGGAGGAGTGGACTAGGACGACTGGTCTTCCGAGCGATATGATGCCTGCGAGTGCGGAACGTGCCATGAATCCGAATGGAATTCAGCCGAGTAGAGAATTCACGGTTGATTCCGGTCGGACGCAACAGCAGGGTTCGGTACAGGCGCAAGCTCCGCGACAGCAGTCTCAACCGCAGCCACAAGCTCAGGTGAGGCAGCAGCCGTCGGTTCGAATGCAACCGCCAACCACACCGTCACCGACCGTCAAACAGCCAGTGGACGCCAACCCGTCAAACCTGACAGGTTTCCCCTCCGTAGGCAATCTTCACATGAAGAAACCGCCGACCGGAGGACAGCCGACACCCAAACCGCCGTTCATGAAGTGACGTCGGTTTGACCATCCGGCGTCGAATGTTTTGAGCATCTTCCACAGCATTCGACGCCGGTTCCCCTTTCGAAAAAACTTCCAACGTCAAGGAGATTAGAAAATGGAAGAGGTAGGAAACCAAGCCGCTGACACTGCGGGACGAACGTTGGGTGACGTGCTCACTGTGTTCTTCTCTTGGGTGTTCACGCCGACGGGCGCAATCCTCACTTTGTTGATGATTATTATTTGCGCCGGTAGTGTCGTGTTCGCAATCTTGCAGAAAAGCACCCGCGCGTTGATGACCGCGTTGACCATCTGCGCGTTCCTGTTGTTCGTGTGGATTATCACCGGTGTCTTGGAGGTCATGGGTTTGCCCGTGCGTGAATGGATGAAGGATATCGCGGCCCAGATGCCTGATATCGGTTCACTGTTCATGGAGTTCCTTCGCAAACTGGTGTTCACTGCTACCGAATGATTTTTGTTCGGCAATAAAAACGAAAGAAGGCCGTATCCGTTTCATCGCGGACGCGGCTTTCTGTTTTTCTGTTCCGCCTGTAAACTTGTACGCCGTTCAACTGTTTTACTGGAATGTTTCTCCGAACGGTTTTCTGGTTCGGCGTGCCGACTTTTCGCCGTTGTTATCATCGAAACAAAAAGACATACCCCCACCATGATTCCGTCCACACCGGAAGCAGAAAAAGGAAACCAGAACATGAGAGTCAAAAACCATACGGTCATCATCACCGTCGCAATCATCAAAGGCGGTTCAGGAAAAACAACCACATCAATGGCATTGGCCGAACTATTGCACAAACGCGGGGAACAAGTCACAGTCTTGGACTCCGACAACACGGGCGGCGCGACCATGTGGGAAATGTACGTCGAACAGGAAAACCGCAGACGCAGACAGGACAATCCGGACGCGAAACCATACACGCTCGGCTTCCCCGTCGTGCAAACCAACGAAGCCGTATTGAACAATCCGGAACTCATCCGCGAAAAATATTCAGGCTGGGTCATCATCGACACTCCACCGTCCGACGCGGGAGTGGTGCAGGCGGCGATAAACGCGGGCGACGTGGTGATAATCCCATGCCAGCCATCCGTATCCGATTTGACCCACGCGGGACGCACATACGCGGCGGCACGCAACGGCATCGTCCTGTTGACACGTGTGAAGCCGAGAACGAAACTCGCCCGGAACAGCATCAGCGAACTGGATGAGGAAGGCATCGCACGGTTCGAAACCGTCATCACGGAACGTGAAGCCGTCAAGAACATGTACGGCACAACCGAAATCGACAACAAGGAATATTCCAGCGTCGTGCAGGAACTCATCGACTATCTGTCTGAAATCAATCTGGTGGAAGAATAAAAACAGGAGCAGGGGAGTAAGTAGGCAATCATGGTCAAGAACATCAAACGCAACGCTTTCGCAACAGGAATGCAGGACAAGCGTGACATGCGCCCATTGGAATCACCGGAAAACATTAGCGAACCGAACACGGAGCAGGAACCGACACAGGCCGTTCCTGAAACGCGGGAACCGTCAGACCAGTCAGTCCAAACGTCCGCCGACATGCATGCCCAAACGCTCACGGAGGAAGAAGCCGACCGTCGGGCACGGCTCATCACCGACATAACCCATCCTGAAACACCGGCACCATCCGAAACGCATCAGCCGCCGAAAGAGAAAAGAATCGGCAGCAACGTCACCGTCGAAAACTGGCGTGCGTGGAAGATGAGAAGCATCGAATACGGGACGAAGCAGGCTGTATTGTTGAATGCCGCGATGGACTACTGCTTCCAGCAGGGGCACTTCGACCAGACGCTCATCGACAAGTACGAGCAGAAGGAATAGGCTCCGGTATACTAATTTTCGGATGAACAAAAAGACTTCCTCGAAGTCTTCCAGATGGGGCGGCACTCACAACAGAGCTACGCCCCATTGGTTTTTCTAAAACACATTCAGGATACGAACGGGTTCATCGGCTCTTCATCATCTGCCCCGCCCGCGTCCGTGTCGGCATCATCGTTACCCGACTGGATGGAAGGGAGACTGGGGCGGACTATGACGCCGGTTTCCGTGATTTCGACTTTCAATTCCGGCCATGCGAGCTGAATCTTCTCCAACGCTCTTCTGAACTTGCGTCTGAATTCACGCATCGGATACCCGTCATACTTGAACTGCATCAACAGAGCTTCCCATGTTACGCGGGTTTCACGTCGGGCACCGTTCGCGCGGAACGCGAGCCACTGGTAGATGTCCAAGGCGAGGGCGTCACTGCGAAGCCGACGGACGATGTACGGGTTGAGTGGTACGCAGTTCTCGGTCAGCAGCGCCCACATCTGGGGAGAGAATTCTATGAACGACTTCTTGTTTTCGTCGGTCCCGTAGTTGAGCGCCACGGTGTTGGCGACAAAGAACGAGTGGGCTATGAATCCGTCTGCTGACCAGTTTTGGAGGATGATGGAAGTGGTGGCTAGGTTCTTAACCATTTTCATCACATTATTCTTGTTCGACCCGGAATATTTGATTCCGACGCTATTGCAGAACGAGTTATACGTGTCGTCCAAGTAGACGGTATGATGCTCCACGTCCACGCAGTCGCTCCCGTTCTTGATAAGAGAGCGAATGTGGAGGAGGAACATTCTGGGGGCCGCACCATAAGCCCATTCCCCGTTGGAGGCTGAGACGGTGATTGACGAGTTCCCGTTCGTCTTCCTAACGGATGGCGAGTCCGGTTTCGACTGTGGCAGGAAGCTCAGCTTTGACATCACGGACGGGGCGTAGCGGTATGCGTTTGACTTGTCGAGGTCTTTGCTATCATAGGTCATGTGACCACAGTTCCTTAAGGTTGATGGTTGCCGTTACCCCGGCTGGTTCCGCAGCGCGGGGTTTTCTTTTCTCTGATTCTAGTTAGAACTTTCGACCTCTCCACTGTTGCAGTCAACCTCTTCGGGCACGCGTGAGAAGGTGCCGCTATAGGTGGGTTATTCTGGCACGCCCTGCATAAAAAGTTGGAACTTTCGACACGGAAAGTTGGAACTTCTGACACGCTAAGTGGGCACTTCTGACACGGAAGTTGGAACTTTCGACACGGAAGTTGGAACTTTCGACACGGAAAGTTGGAACTTTCGACACGGAAAGTTGGAACTTCTGACACGCTTTCGACCTGAAACGCCTACTCCCATAAGGGATTTCGACACCTGCAAAAGGTATACAAAAGATTACAAAATATTAATAACCCTTGTATTCCCTTCTTTTTCAAAAAACAAGTTTTTTTAAAAAGAAGCAAAAAATCAAAAACAGAATAAACCCATTTTTTAGATTTCATGTTTTGAAGAGATTGAACCCTGCTTAAAGGTCATCCTCAATGCTTTTTTCGCTTCCCTGATTCGAACGTTTGAACAGGTCTAATCCTTTTGTGGAAGAGAGAAAAAGAAAAGTTCCGGAAAAAAGAAAAACAGAGAAGCCAGTACCACCGGTGGATGCATGCTGAAAACCCCGAAGCCGATATAGGAAACCTCGGACGGAAGGTAGACTTGAAGACAGTGCATGACAAACGGAAATGAATTCGGAGCGGGACTGTGTTCGGAAGCAAGAAAGACAAGAACGGCAAACAGCCGATGGGACAGCAGAAGGCGAAGCAGAACCCGAACAATGAGACCGACCTGTTCGCTGACGAAAAAGAACGCAAGGACGAGATAGAACTCACCGCGTGGAAGAAGGCGTTGAAGAACACCCAGAAGTGGAAGGTTCTCATCATCCTGTTCATCTGCACCGGTCTGGTCGCCCCGATGGTTTCCGTCCGCGCAATCAACACGTTGAACGAAATGGGTTCCTACCTGACGGAGAAGTACAAGGAAATCAGCGGCGACAAGCCCGGCAAGCAGGTCGCATTGCAAGCCGTGTACAGTTGGCTGGATGATGACAAGGGCGCTTTCCAATACGGGTATGCGAACCTGTGGTGGAATGGCGCCACCGAGGTCAGTACATCCACTTCGGACGATTCCAACGGTTCCACCACCCAGTATTGGAGCCATCAGATGTCCCTCACCGATAAGTCGGATGGAAGCACGAGGGATATCACCCAGCTTGTCGCCGTCACCGACGGAGTGGCTACTGCGGTGGGAACGCCGACCGTGCTTCCAAAGACCGTCACTTCGAACAGCAATACGGACACGTACCGTCCCGACGATTACATTCAGCTTGACCAGAACACGAGCCTGACAAACGTGGTCAGCGCTTGGTCTAAAGCATACATCGGCAAAGACTCCAACGCTTTGACGGTTCTTGTCGGAGACCCGAACAGCGACCACATGTATCAACCCGCAAGCTTGGGTTCTTATCTGAACTCGTCCCTCGACTGGCTTGTGCAATGCACCAAGGACGGCAAGACCGTTGACAAGCAGAACAAGTCCGACAATCCCGAATGGGCGGCGGCAAGCGTCAGCATCTCGTTCAAACCCTACGAGAAGAAGGTTGATGCAAGCACGGCCGACGACCCGAACGCGGACACTGGTTCAACGAGCAACGTGGAGACGAGCGTCACCGTCCTCATCCATAATCCGACCCGTGGTAGCGCGAAAATCGTTGACTGGGGTGCCGAAGGCAGTCTGACCACGTTGAAGGCGTTCAGCAATGCCATCGACCGTTCGCTGATTGGCTCCTCCAACAGTGATGACGATGATGATTCTTCCGATTCCAGTTCATCGGATTCCGATAGCGGTTCCGGTGATGACGGTTCCGACAATGACGATTCCGACTCCTCCGATTCGGATTCGTCCGACAACAACAGTAGTAGTTCATCCCAGAATTCCGATGACGGTTCCGTAACCGGCGACCCCAATGAGGGTCCGAACGACTAATCCGAAAGGAAAACTAAATTGACAGGACATAACAAGCCCAGTGAGGGTGACAAGTTCGCTGAGTTCATCAACAGCAATGGCCCGTTGACCGGTGCGATTATCGCCATCGCGTTCATCGTGTGTCTCGTCATCAGCATCATCTTGAACCTGTGATGAGTTTTTTTTGGAGGTTTCCTATGGCTAAGAAGAAAGGCGGCATGTCCGCCGGTTCGTTGATTGGCGGCATTCTGGTCGTGTTGACGGCCATGGTGCTCATCGTGAATCTGGGATTGTGGACTCCCATGTCGAAGATTTTCGGATTGCCGGAAATCAATGACTTGTCCCAGTTGATGCCGGGTGAGGATTCCAAGGTGAAGCCGGATGTGAAATTGGGGTTGAAGGAGCCTTCCTTGAAGTCGTCCGGCTCCAATTCGCAAACCAATACTCCAGAAGCCACAGAAACGCCCTCAGAAACGACGCAGACACAAAACGGGGACAATTCCTCAAGTCAAGCACAAAAAGCCTCTACAAGCGTTCCTGAAGGTGCTTTAAGCCCCATCACCACGAAACAGGCGCTTGACAAACTCGCTGACATCGAAACCGCAACCCCGCACGCCAAAGGATACAACCGCAAAACCGACTTCGGCACATGGCAGAACAGCAACCAGCTCTGCGGTTACGGCACCACCCGCGACTACATCCTCAAACGCGATATGACCGACGTGACCATGGACAAGAATTGCAAGGTGCTCACCGGCACCCTCCAAGACCCATATACAGGCAATGTCATCAAATTCCAGCGCGACACCTACGAGACCGTCAACGGCAAACAGAAGAAAACAGGCGGAGACAGTATGGCCGTCCAAATCGACCATGTGGTGGCGGTCAACGACGCTTGGGCCAGCGGACTGTGGAAGGACTCGCGCAAGGGCGACCGCATCACCTATGCGAACGACCCGGAAGTGCTCGTCGCGTCCGAAGGAGAAGCGAACAACATCAAACAGCAGGGCGTGAACCTTGTTAAGGACGAGGCGTTGAACGGTTCCTCGACCAAGTGGAAGGACGCAACGCCCAGCATTTGGCTCCCGTCCAACAAGACGTACCAATGCTCGTATATGGCTAAACGCGTGTACATCAAAGACAAGTACAAACTGTCCATGAGCAGTTGGGAGAAGGCCGAAACGAAGTCGTTCCTCACGCAATGCGTGGCCGACGGCAACTGATTTTGGTTAGAAAAACTTTTCCTGTTTTTCCGGTTTTTCACCAGATGAATGTTCGAAGTCGTTTACTGTAACAGTTGAGACCGGGTTTTTGTGGTATATCTTCCACCATCTGGTTTCTTCCCCGGTCTCTGTGGAAAGCTCCTCGCGGGGAGTGTGTTTCGGGTTCCGCCACCCGTGTGTGGATTCTTTTTGGGTGGCGGAACCATTTCCTTTCCTAATCGGCATTGTGGCGATTCGAGAAGAAAATGATGTTATACTAGAAGTGTTCACACAATAATAGAAAAAAGCCAGCCAAGGAGAAAAACATGGGCAACTACTTCAACAGCATCGAATACCAAATCAACCTCATGCTCGACAGGGAACAAGACCTCCAAGACGAACAGGAACAGCGCCTACGGGATATTCACGACGGCATCGGAGACTACGTGCTGTTGCCCGAAGGCGACCCGTGGAACATCGATGACTACGAGCAAGACCCACAGCCCACCAACATCAACAACACTTGCAGTCACGGATTCTATGTTGACGAAGGTGTGAAATCTGGAACCATGTATCATCTCAACCCCGACCTCGGACTGTGGGCGGCTTGTGACGACTACGAGGACATAGAAAAAATGGTCAGGGAAGGCAAAACGCTCACCCAGCCCATCGACGATTACGATTCGAAGCTCGCCTGAGAAAGAATTTTTCCTGCAACCTTCCTTGTTTGCGAAAAACTACGTTATAGTGGAACCAGTCACAAACAAGGAAGGTTCCTTTTTGAACACCGAAACGGACATCACGGACAGTCAAACCCAAGAACGTTCCCGTCCACGCAAAGACCTTGACACCGTAGGAGGGTTTCTTGACTCCTGCAAGGACGAGACGCCAATCCTGATTTACTTCAACACAAACGACGGAATACAAAGAATCCCCCACATCCTAGGAGACCCGCCCACCGTCGGGCAACTCCGACTCAACAAATATCTACGGCCACTGAAAATCCAACGAAGAGTCCGCTACCAGATTGCCGGAACCAGCGACACCGGCTGGGTCATCCGGGTCGATGAACGATTCAAGAAAAAGAAATACATCAAAGCGTCGAAAGCCTGAACTTTTGGATAATCAAGACTACACCGTGAACAAAACCCCTTTACGTTCCAACGGAGACCGGGAAGCGGTCTTGCAGACCATCTTCCGTAGGGGAGTCCTGCCGCAAGCCGTGGTGTACGCGCTCGGACTACTGGTGGCGGTATGTCTCCTCGCATATTCGAACTCCCTGACGGGAGGATGGAAAATCATCTTCCTGTTCCTGTCCATCCTGAATTTCGTGGCGGGAATCCGGGGACTCGTCAAGGTAAGCGCCAGCTGGACTACAATCCGTGACTGCGCGTATCCGAACATCGACGCGAACGCGGCTGAAACATGGGATTTGGCCGTATGGCTCGCCAACAGTCCACAATTCGGAGGAACCCCCATTCGTGCCATGCGACAGCAGGAACTACGTGAGACATTGGATGAGTACGGGCCACTGTTCCAAGCGAACAATCCGGAAGACGTGACCGTCCAACTGAACCGGTTGGAACGGCTCATGCATGACGTGGATTGGACAGGCCAATACGTTCATGCGCTCCTTCTATTCCGACAGTTGAAAGACTCACATCTCAAATATTGGAGCCAACTGGACGGAGCCTACTGGCAAACGTTAATAAAACTGACGTCAGGCATGCGTTTGGAAAACCTACGCGAAGACGTGCAACTCTCCCCACACCGCATGGTCATCTTGGATGGATTGCAGATTAACTGCGGACTGCACGGAACCGTAGGCGAATACACCGTCGGCTACGAGGATGGCGGAGTCCTGTGAACTATCAGATGCTACGAGACGTTCGCACCGGACGAATCCACATGTTCTCCAACAATTGTTGGATGCTTCGGGATTGGGTGGCGAAAAACATCGGACTGGAAGAGAACGGCGTAGCTCTCATACGCAGACTCGACCTGTTGGAAATGGAAAAATACTCCACCAAAATGATGGACAATCCCGAATCGTCCAGCGAGGAATACCGGCAAGCGAAAACCATGCATGACGGCGTGGTCAGAACATTCAAGGAAATGTCGCCGGTGGCGCGACTCGAATACTGGGACTGTCTGAACGACACTCCCGTCAACATCCTCTGAGCTTAGAAAAAACACAAAACCTCTGAAAGGAGCAGCATTGGACGAACAATCCTCCACCCAACGTTTCCGCGTCCTCTTGGCCGGTATCAGCGAAGGTGAGACCAGAATCCTCTACAACATCGAAAAAGGAAGATTGACTGCCGACATCCTCAAAAGCAACATCGGCAGACGACTGCTGGATGCCGGACTCATCCGACGTAATGGACAATCAGCCCCATCCCTCACCAAGGATGGCATGCGCCTCGTATCCACGCTCGCCCAAGGCGAGGCAGACCGTCCAATCCGACTATACGAGCGCAACAGCGAAACACTGCTCCGCCAAGCCGGACAGGGAACGTCCAGTGCATACAAGGCCGGTTTCGAAAACGCCGCCGTCGAACTGCTGAACGACAAGCTGGTTCGCCTCGACATCGCAACGGGCACTCTGACGCTGCTCCCTGCGGGACGGGAACTATTGGAACGACTGGAGCAGACGGCTTGAAGCCTTGGTTTCAAGATGACACGCTGACTCTCTATCTGGGCGACGCATCGTCCGTGCTTTCCGATTTGCCCGACGGAAGCGTCGATTGCATCGTCACCAGTCCGCCGTACTACGGGTTGCGCCAATACACGGATTCCGAACTGGAAATCGGACGCGAACCCACACCCGGCAACTATGTGGAAGACCTCAGCAAAGTATTCCACGAATGCAGACGAATCCTAGCCGATGACGGCACACTCTGGCTGAACTTGGGAGACACGTACTCCACGCCGAACCTATGGGACGGCGGTGACGGGTCGGAGAACAGCATCGGATTGCATGGGCATGTGCAGAAGCCGAACGGTAGGAAAAACCCTGACCGTCCGGCGAAGAACCTGCTCGGCATCCCTTGGAGAGTCGCGTTCGCCTTGCAGGACGAGGGGTGGATACTGCGTTCGGATATTATTTGGGGGAAAACCAATCCCATGCCGGAAAGCGTTAAAGACCGTCCAAGCAAAAGCTACGAGCATATTTTCCTATTCTCCAAAACCGAAAAATACTATTACGACTACCAGTCCGTAAGACAACGGCAGTCGGAGAAAACCATCGAGGATTTAGCCCACCGGCATACGTTCGGCAACAAAAGCACATACGGTGGCGTCCGCGAAGATTTGGGAAGAGACCGTAGGGAATACGTGGCATCGGACGGCAGACGAAACCTACGCGACGTGTGGATGCTGCCGACCCGCCCGTATGCGGGAGCGCATTTTGCGACTTTCCCGGTGGATATTCCCCTCACATGCATTCAGGCCGGTTGCAAGCCGGGCGGCGTGACGCTCGACCCGTTCAACGGTTCCGGCACCACCGGGTTGGCGGCTGCGATGCTGGGGTGTAGGTATGTCGGCGTCGATTTGAATGAACAATATTTGGAATTGAGTCTGCGAGACCGTCTGAATCAGCCCGCGTTCGTATAGGAGATTGGAAAAAATGCTGTCGTTATTATCGCAACAGAATGTGCTTATCGCATTAGCTGTGGGAGCTATCATATTGGCTCTCATGTTTCTCATCCCCGCCGTCGAGGAACTGGTCGGCACGTATACTCCGTTGGGAGAATTCTGCGAAAGGCCGAACATGAGATGGGCTGTGGTCATCCTGACCATCGTAGCGGTTCTCACGGTAGTGGTCATCTGACTTTTTTCCTTGACGGGGACGGCTTGATGCCGTCCCTTTTTTGTTTCCCGCGTCGCGCATGGGACAGTGTTCCAGCCGACTAATCTAGGAAAGGAAAGACTCGAAAGGTGAAAACGTGAAAAGCTTCCTAAAGAACCTATTGGCTTTGACCGGACTGGTGTCCATCATCACCGTGCTCGCCGTCGCTGCCGTGCTCACCGGTCGCATCGCCTATACGGCGGAAATCGACGAGGAATTCCAGAACCTGGCCCTTGGACGATTGGCGGAGGCCGAAGAGGAGTATGACACGAAAAACGCAAATGACACGATGACCCTAACGGTATCTCCTATTCGGAATACTATCTGGGAGATTCCTCGAAAGTGGAGGAGCGGTATTCCGAATGTGTGGGAGGGGACACCGCAGTGGTTCTTCCCGCAGTGATGAATGACGCTGTTAAATGGAGGATTTGTTGACGCCGACAGGAGGGAAGGCAAACATGGCCGAGGAATACTGGAAACGTCTTTGCCGCTCGTTTAACAAGAAATACGTTCGTGAAATAGAGACGAGATTGCAGGAGAAAACCCATGATAGTTACACTCGCACGGCTTCGTCAGACAAATCGAAATGAACAAGACAGAGGAGTAACCGTGGGAAACCATTATTATGCGACATTGGGCCACGCTAATGCCGACGTAGTACCGTTAGTCCAACAATTCGATAATCGACTGCGGAGAGACCAGTGGGTTCAGAATTCCCGACTGGCCGGTTCCGATATTGAGGTACGACCGGTCACGGCTAGACAGGCTGATTCGTTGACCCGCAGACTGGTTCACCGGCTCGACCGGTATCTTCTGCAAGCTCCGGAATACGAGCCGTTATCGGACATGAAAGACGAATACTATCTGCGACGTAACCCGTTCTGTCATCATGACGGCAATTACGACGCGCCACTGTCCACAGTCAACGGCTCCTACCGTCCCTATCTGCAATGGCGGGAGAGCAACACGTGGGAGCATGAAGTTTGGTACTGGTGGGTACCATTGGCTTCTGCTGCGGATAGGATGCTTGCGGAGAAGTTTAGAAACCATTTGAGCGAACTGCACAGTCGGGGGGGCTGTCGGGATATTCAACGCATGACTGCGGAAATCAAATGGTTCACCATCCCCGAAGTCAATCTCATGGCAGAGACCGGGGACTCACAAAACTGGTACCCTCGCTACTCGCATTCAGACATGAACGACAATATTCGCCTCCGCTTGAACAAGGCGATTGAAACCACCGACTCTAAGGAATTCGTGGACATTGCCTACAAGCTGGGACTATTCCTCCCGGAAGGGGAAGACGATTGAGCGTCGAAGAAACAGGAGTTTGGACGGAAACCAATCCAAAAGAATGTTGCCCGTTCTGCGGTGGCATGGTGTCCATCCGAATCATCGAAATCATCATTGCCGACAGAAAATATTGGAAGTTCCGGGTTTTCGATGATAACGGTTGCCCTCTGGACCCGTTTTTTGGAGACGGATTACGAGATGGTTCGTCGGGGAATGTGTGCGATGGACTCGTAAAAGAATGGCGTGGAATCGTGGAGACAGTCAGGAACATATCGGAATGCCCCGAATGCAAACGCAAGCCAGACTGCCAGTACCATGAGGACTCCGACCGTTGGATTGTGTCCTGTAAGGAAGGCCATGTGAGAGCGGACGCGGCTTATGTTCTTCCTGCTTTGGAAAATTGGAATAAGAATGTTGGACAATACATTCAAGACCATCGGCGTGAGCGACTTGGCAGATGTCTGACGGAGTTCTGGCATCGAGAGGATACGTCGGACGAGAATCTTCCGGAATTCATGAGGTAAAGTTGGCGGATAAAACACGCCGATTGGGAGGGCAAGTGAACGAAAACGTGAATTACCATCCGCTCCGCCGTTGCATCATCTGCAACGAACTAGTGGAGGCCGACGACCCGACATGCGCGGTCTGCGGCCAACCGGCTTGCAGTAGCCACGCTTACGATGTGGGTTGCGGCGAATGGTATTGTGCCGACTGCTGCCACGGAAAAACTCACCCGTGTGCGGAATGTGATGCGCTCTCCCATTGGCGGTGCAAGGATTGCGGCAAATGGGTTTGCGAAAACCATTCGACGTTCGTCGCGGTTCAAGGTGAGGAATTCTATACTCTTTTCGGCTACTACTGTGATACCGATTTACGGTGGGAACTCGCGGAAGAACAAGCTAAGGAGGTGACGTTGTGAGCGAGAAAACCAGACGGGATAAGACGTTGAAGCTTATCGAGGACGGCGAAGACGATGAGGTCATTCGAGTCCTAACCGGATACCAGCCGTCGGTAATCCAAATGCTCAGAAGGGAAGCTATCTGCAACATCACAAAACTCGATAGAGGGGACTCCTCTGATTCGGATTTGGAAGTGCAAGGCGACCTGTTCTAATATTTCGGCAAAAACAAGCACTAACCCAATCTTGACCGTTGAAATCAGCGGCATGTACACCGCCGACATGAAACGCCGGGCGAAACTATATCTTTGGCGGGGCAATAGCCCCATCGTGGACTCCGTCAGGATGTTCGGCGGGAGGATATCGGCACTGTTGTAGAAAAGCTCCGATGTTTGTGGGCGCTCTTATCGACGCCGGACACGGCGGGAATAACGTGTTGGGTTGGCGTAATGACCCCGGTTTGTGTGAGAGGAACAAGCTGGTTCACGCTTGAGTTTTGGCCGCTCCTTTTTGGGGAGCGGCTTTTCCTTTTCCCCTCCAGATGTTATAGTGGAATTGTTCACAAAAACTGGTTAAGGAGAAAAAATGAGCGACAAAAACACCGCACCGAAACCCCCCAAGTACAAGAAGACCATCGACACTACCGGATTCGGACTATCCTGCGTCACCGAATACGGGTTCGATGACGCAGGGCTGTTCCACCACTCATACACGTACAACTACAAGAACAGGAAGGCCGTCATCCAAGTGATGGGAAACCAGCAGCCCGCCAACTGGCATACCCGCCAAAGCGCCTACGCCTCCTACTATGAGGATGGGAAACAGGTAGGCCGAACCCGTGCCTATAACATTCTTGAAAACGCTCAAATCAAGGCAGTCCGTTGGATTATGGGCTTCGGCTCGGATAGCAAGGCGGAAGAAGCCTATCGTGCCGTTCGACTGGAGAAAAGCCATCGCAATCAGCAAATCTGCCGTCGCATTCCCAAACCATTGCGCACGGAAGTCGAGGGGCTTGCAAATAAGCTGGGTTTGAAAATCCACGGCGACGAAGACAACAGCATTGTGGAAACGTTCGTGAACACGTATCTCGCCACTGCGGAACAGAATGGTCTGATTAAACTGAGAGAACGTCAATACGGTTACGAAAAGTCGATGACCGTATGGCTAGACGGGGATGCGAGCCGCAAAACCGAAGACGCCCCCGACTGGGAGAAGTTCAAGGAAACCGTCGTGGAAATCGTCCCACTCTATTTGGAATGCAGGCGGAAAACGGCGGAAAGCGTTGGTCTGGGGGAGAAGCTGGCTGAAAATTAATCCTGATGGTTGGGACAGAAAACTGCTCCAACCATTTTTGTTGCGTTCTCCAATATCTGCCTATAATCCTCAAGGACACCTACTGTCACGTTTAAGTCCACGGCCATTGGGAAAAGCTCACCCTCATAGATTCGTTCGGATTGGATATATTCGAACGGATTGATAAGCAGTATCGCCGTCTCCTTACGAACGTATGATTCAGCCTTGTCATCGTATTGTTTCCAGCAACAAGTATCACCGTGAGTCCAATGGAATAGTTCATGCGTTAACGTGCATCGTTTCTGCCGCTCGTTCAACCGTGGGTCTATGACGATTATTCGGGTTTCCTCGTCATATACGCCGTTGATGTTTTCCGGAAGTTCCTCCTCGAAAACGTATGGCGCTTGACGTGCGAGTCCTACCATCCGTTTTATCTCTTCATAGCACATTCGCCTGTCGATGGCGACGCTTCTGTTGTCTACTGGGGGATGTTTCAGCAAGCGTCCTCGCTTTCCGATTCCGCTTGCTTGTTGGGGTCGTGGTTTGCGGCCAATGTGAGGTCGCCGGAATTGATTTTGCGCAGTACGGCTTGGAGTTGCTGCTCCACGACGGATTGCGTGGAATGGTATCCGTTTTGTCCGGCGATGAGTTCTTCCGGGGTCATGTTCCATGCGTGGGCGAGTGTTTCCACGTCGGCAGGAAGCCACTCGACCGTTTCGTTGTATCGCGTGGTGACATAGCTAGGGCTTTTGCCTAGTTGACGTGCGATGTCCCGTGCGGAGAGTCTTCTGATTCCGGCTTCCGCTAGGATACGTTGGTTGATTCTTTTGTTGAATTCGCTGGTTTGGTTTTTCTTTTTTCCCATGTTCTCTATGATAACTGGTTTTTAATACGAAACGCTTGGTTTTAGATTTGACAGCATATTTTTATATGCTATTGTCTGTAAATACGAACGCTTGTTCATCTTGAAAGACAGGAAAGGTATATGTATAAAACAAGACGAGAGAATATATGTGCCCCTCGTGAAACGACAGGCTGGCCGCCTAGACAAAACCCGAAGTCATAACCCCATCTCAAAACAAAAGGACACACCCCCGATTTTGTGAATGCGCCCAGTATGACTAAAATAAAACCCGTCCACACAACATAAGCCGGAGCGCAAAAACCAGACCAAAAGGAACGTTTTGAGAAAGACAATAGACCAGAAAATCCTCTTGGATAAACACTTCACGAATTTGGACATTCTAGGACAGCACCTATGGATGACACTCCAACTACATCCGAAGACCAATGCTCTTGGCGTATGTGATTGGACGTTCGAAAAAATCAACGCCTATACTCGCGGAAACACCCCAGCCCTATTCCGACAGGCGGGCCGGGAACTCGTGAACGAAGGGCTACTGGTCGTCGATGAAAACACTGAAGAAGCTCTCCTTCTCAACCATATCGACCTCACGGCGGACTCGGGAACCATCGAATCCGCATACCTTGGAACCGCCAGCCCCAGATTGCGCAGAATCCTAGTTAGCGAACTGAACCGAACCCTCCGACAGGGAAAGCATTTCCCGTTCGAGTGGGAGGAGATTCACGACATCCTCAGCGAGCCGAACGCGGACTCTGACGAATATGAGGAGCCGCATTCAAACACGGAAACCGTCGAGGATGATTCTCAAAACATCTCCCAGATGGATAATTCCACCTCCAAAAAGGAAAAAGAACCCGTTCAGCAGGACGATATCGAAACTTCAAGCGTGGAACCCGTAGAAGCGGAAGACAAGCCCGTCGGGAAGCGTCGTGGACGGCCACGTAAGAATCCACTCCCTCCGGAAGGAGAAGACAAACCGAAGCGTCGTCGTGGCCGTCCCCGCAAGTACAAACCCGAACCGGCCGAGCTGATGGACGGAACCATGGAGCCTCCGTTCGAGGAACCGATGACCATGGAACAGATTGAGGTTCTGCCACAATACGATTCCAACGCTCCAATCGACGTGGATGATGACGGGGAACCCAAGTATTTGTCGTGGGATGAAATCCCTCAACAGCTTTGGTTCTGGCATCCACTGCCCGAAGACTGGTCTCCGACTGAGAAAGCATCGAAACTGTACAAGGATTTGGGTGGTGGAAGCAAGATGACCATCTTGCAAGCAGCTGACCTGTTCCGCAAAGTGTACGATTCACGCCTGTATGTGGAACGTGACAACGGTTTCAAGGCCGCTCCGCTTTCGCCTGACCGACTCTTCATCCAACAGTTGCTTCACTGGCGTAAGGAGAAGGACGAGGAAAACGAACGCAAAGCCAAGGAAAAAGCCGAGAAGGAAGCTTTCCTCAATGAGGAACCGACAATCGACGTAGACCCCATCTGGGGAAACCCCGAAGACTTGGTTTCCGCCAAAGTGGAACAGGAAAATCCCCAACAGGAGGAAGTGACCCCACTGATTCCAGACGAGGAAGTACCGAAAGTCCGCCACTATAAGCGGATGGTGCCGAAGGATTGGAAACCGAACCAGAAGCACATCGACCGAGCCAATGAACTGAACATCGACGTGAACACGGAAGCCGAGAAGTTCTACAACTACAGCCATTCCAATGGCAAGAAATACTTGGACTTCGACCGCGCCTTTGACAATTGGCTTCTCAATGCCGACAAGTTTAACAGGAACGGTCAGAGCAGACGTAAGACCCGTAGTGAGGAAGGATACGAGCACAACATGAACATGTTGAAAGAATCCATCGCCAAAGCCGGATGGGATAAATGATGACAGCACAGGCTCCAACACAAGGAACGTTGACCACGGCACAGGCCGGTAATGGCAAACAGCATTATCCCCGCGCCTTCGAACGCCCGTGCGCCATCGCGCTGTTGACTCAAATCAACAGTCATTACGGCAACAAGCCGTTGGATGACGTGCAGGTGGATAACTTCGTCAACGAAATCGACCATACGATTAAAGCCGACGAAGCCCGCCAAGCCATCATCGAGTTCTTCAAAACCCACTCGTCCAGAGATTGGATAGCCCCCTACGACATCAACCAGATGGTCAGAAGACAACGGCTCAGCCGAGTGCCGTCGCCAGCCGAAATCAGCCGAATGCTGGACGCGGACGGCATCACCGACGCGAACACCGCATGGGGATTCCGACGAGGACTGACCTACGCCCTTTCCAAGGGGGCTTCGCCGGAACGCGCGGTTGAATATGCGAAAAGACACTGTGATGACGTGAAGACCATCTCCAACACTCCAGAACAGTATCCACAGCTCACAGCCGGTGACAACGTGGGGAAGGCAGATGGTGTCACATCATTCTCAGCACTGCTGAAAGACTTCCGGTCAGGATTAGAACGAACCTCCACACAGGCCAATCCAGTTCCGACCGAAAACAAACCGACAATTCAGAAAACCGATAAGAAAGAAGAAACCAGACAATGACCGACGTCACCACCAAGCTTATTTACGACACTTTCGTCCAGAATCGTCCCGATAAGGTAGGTGAACAGGAAGCGGAAGAACTGTTCAACCATTGGCTTGAAGTCCACGGATTCCAGCCGGAGGAACAGCCCATCGCACCAGCCGGATTCGAGTATGAGACCGTCAAAACCAAGGAGGATTCCACACCATCCTCCGACGACTTGGACGTCATCGCCCTCGCATCCGACAATGCCACCAATTCCGCCTCAATGATTTCCGACGTGATGGATTCTCTTCCTGAAAGCACCCGGGAAGCGCTTGCGTGCGCGTTGAACGACTTTGACTGTGCCGCCGAACATCTGCACAGGTTGCTCGACAAGTACAATTACAAGCCTTTGGAAGAAAGGGAGGAAGAGTGAAGTAGCACAAGAGCACAAAACCAATCCACACACAGTAAGAAACCAGAAGGAAAAGATTTGGAAAACAAACTCCGAGGGAAAATCCCCTTCATCGCGGCAGTGTCCGCACTATCCATGCTCGTCTCCGCAAACGTGGCATTGGCCGCAGAGGTCGGCAACCCAATCATCGTGGACAAGACCAACATGTTCACGGCTGATGAAACCGTTGACCTGTTGGGCGGCGACTTGGGTGAGGCGGCGAACTTCGGTCTCGTCGGCTTCGACTCCATCCATCTCAACGCGCATACGAACAGCAACATCGCCACCGAACACGCCTACATCGGAGCAGCCTTCGGCAACCACGCCAACGGCGTGGACGAGCCGGAAGTCAGCTACATGGACAAGGTTGACGGCAACATCAACGTCAGTCTGCCCGCCGACTCCAAAATCGTGTTCGGACAGTCCAACACCATCGGCCAGACCGACAACGGCAACAGTTGGACGGTGAACGGCAACAAGCTGGAAATGCAGACCGGTGGAAGCCTACCGAAGTCGGAACGAGTGCTCAAGGACTCCAAGACCGTCAAATACCTTGACTTGGAGGCCATGGAAAAGAGCATGACCAGCCTGTCAGCCAAGTGGTCGAAAACTCCGGAAGCCAACGCGACCCATGATTTCTCCGACATGAACAAGCGTCACATCGACGCCAACGGTGATGTCGCTCATATCAACATTGACGCGAAGGAACTGCAAGGCAATCGAGTCACCGCCACGTTGGGGGAGAAGACCCGTCTCGTCGTGAACGTTGACGCCGAAGGTGCGGACAATATCACTCTGCCCCAATTGGACGTGGACGGTATCAATCACGCCGAATACGCCAAGTGGACGGACAAGGGTGTTATTTACAATCTGACCGACTCCAAAGCCAAGGACGGACAATATCACGGCAACGTCGGCACCGCTGGCGCATCCTCTTCCGTGATTCTCGCCCCAGAAGCCAATGTGGACGCGTCCCAGAACGTTGAAGGGCAGATTATCGCCAAGAACGTGACCATCGGCGGCGAATTCCACCGCAACAGCGTCAACGTCCCCGCCACCCGCCACGTCGAGGTGAAGCTGGACGGTCAGGACAAGACCGAAACCACTCCGTTCGTCGTGCCCCAGCCCGCTAAAGACCATTACCGTTTCACCGTCTGGACAACCAACCCGGACGGAACCGGCGACTCCTACAAGCCGGGCGAGACCGTGACTTCGATTCCGGAGAACACCACCCTGTATCCGCAGTGGGAGGCGAAGCATGTGCTCCGCTATGACATGAACGGTGGCGACGGCCAGTATGAGGATTCCGACTTGCCAACCGACGTGTCCGACACGGCTCCAACCCGAGACGGTTATGAGTTTGACGGTTGGATGATTGATGGCGTCAAGGTCGATTCCGATAACACTGTTGAGGACAATGGTTCCGATGTGACCGTAGTCGCACAGTGGACTCCGGTTAAGCAGGATGTGACGCCGACTAAACCGGACGCCCCATCCAAGGGTGACGACAACAAGACCGACAATGGCGGAAACGGTTCCGACACTCCGAAGGATGATAATACGGACACGCCGTCCAAAGACGACAGCAAGCCGGACACTCCGAAGGGTGACGACAATACCGACACTCCATCCAAGGATGATGGGAACAAAACCGAAACCCCGAAGGATGACAATACCGACGTGCCGAACAAGCCGGACACTCCAAAAGACGATACCGACACGCCATCCAAGGATGACGGCAAATCCAATGATGATACGGGTGCTCCCTCCGACGGCAAGAACGACGTGAACACTCCGAACGAGGACAAGAAGTCCGCCGACGCCGGTGACAACAAGACCGTGGACGTCAAGAAGAACGTTCAGCCCGCCCAACAGAACGAACATGGTCTGGCCTCCACCGGAACCGCCGTCACCATCGCCCTCGCCGCACTGGTGATTCTGGTCGCGGCTGGTGCGACACTGCTTGTCGCCAAGCGTCGTCATGAGAATGAAAACTAGCCGGTAGATTTGTCGGCTCTCTGTGAATCCGACAAATCGTCAGGTGATTGGGGTACTTCGACTGCAATGAGGTACCCCAATTTTCCTTTCGGCCTTTTAGCTAAACTGGAATCAAGTACAAAGAAATACAGAAAAAAACGATGGCATATCGTAACCCTTGGCGCGAAGCCTGTGAAAACGCGAAACAGCTACTCCGATTAGGCTTGACGCCGGAGGAAGTGGTGGAGCGTACCAGACTGCCGAAAAGCACCATCGACAAGATAGCCCCGCCTATCTTGCAGGAGAACGCCCGACAAAAGGCAGTCGAAGAAGCCGAACGAGCCGTGGAACGCGAACACAGGAAAGTACTCAAAGAAAAATATCCGTGCCCCATGTGCGGCAAGGGATACGGTATTGCGGACGGTGGTGTCACGACCGCGTTCCTGAACGGTGCCGTCCGGCCCGTGGACTCCACTGATGTTCCGGAATCGTCCCCGTTCTTCCGCCCATATTGGGCGCACTGCTCCAACAGGCGTTGCATCGCCCGGCTCATGTTCCCCCGAGACACTGGGGAGGACGCGTTGGACGCCTTCGTGTTGGGAGAGTGGGTGCGGCCACACTCGTTCCGCAGTTTGAAGGATGGAACGGAGTGGACATGGTCACAGGTCGGACTGCGCAACGAAGTCATCCACTTGTTGGCGGACCACACTACGGAACAGGTCGAACGGCTTGGATTCAATCCGCCCGCCGTCGAGAAACTGGCGAACCAGCTCGCGTTGCGTCGTATGGAACTGAATCCCGATGAGGCGTTCGACACGACGCTCATGTGTCCCAAATGCGGTGGTCGAGGTCAATTTCGCAAGGCCGTCAACCCGGTCACGCACAGGAAGACCAGCTGGGAATGCTGGTGGCGGGTCGGATGTCCAAGATGTGGGACAAGAACCGTTAACTCGTTCCCGACCCGACAGCAGGCTCAATCCGCGTTCGAGGAGAACGACCTGTTACGGAAGCCGGAAACAGGAAAGGCTAAAGAATAATGGGACTATTCCAATTCCTTCACAGCCGGAAGCTTGAAAGCGAACCGGTTAAAGTCAGCCCGCACCCAATTGCACAGGACAAGCTCAAAGCAGTCGTGTACGGTCTCGCCATAGGCGATGCCTTGGGCGTGCCCTACGAGTTCCAGCAAAGAGACACATTTACCTGTACAGGAATGGTCGGGCATGGTACGCACAACCAGCCAGCCGGAACATGGAGCGACGACACCGCGTTAAGCCTAGCCACCTTGGACTCACTCAACAAATGCGATGGCAAAGTAGACACGACAGACCTGATGATACGTTACAAAATGTGGCTGGAATACGGAATGTACATGCCGGACGGCAACACATACGATTCCGGCATCACCGTCGCCACGGCCATCAGGTCGGGGCATGGTTGCGACGGTCTGGACGATAACGGCAACGGTTCGCTTATGCGGATGTCCCCATGCGCCTTCTACCATCTGACCGACATGAAAATCGAACAGGTCAGCGCCATCACCCACGCGCATGAAATCAGCATGACGGCGTGCGTGCAGTACGTGCGAATCTTCGAAGGACTGTTAAACCATGTCCCTCCGCATAAGGCGATAACCGATTCGGGATTCCCGTTCGACCCGACGATTCCAAGAACAAAAGTGGAATCAGACGGTTTCGTGCTCCACACTCTGAATACGGCACTCTGGTGTCTGACCAACACCGACAATTATCAGGACTGCGTGCTCACAGCAGTCAATCTCGGAGAGGACACGGACACCACGGCCAGTGTCGCGGGAGCCTTGGCCGGAGCCGCCTACGGTTTTGAGTCCATTCCTCAAGAATGGGTCGGAAAACTAAGAGGACGTGAGCTTATCGACATGTACGTTTCGGAAGCGACGCGAAAACACTGACACCCTTTCGGAGTATGTTTTGTCCTAAAAGGAAACACACTCCGAAAGGAAAACCAATGTTAAAATATCTACTGCTGATACTTGTACCATCATCCATACTGCAATGGCTGCTCTTAATCGCATGCGTTGCGGGAGGATGGTTTCTATTCTCCACACGGTTTGAAACCTCGAAGAAATCCGTCGAAACGGTCAACATATGGGGGGCTGTATTCGGTGTCGCGCTGTTCTACGGATTGAAGAACGGTCTCGGCGGATTGGGTGACATGTTCATGTCGCTCAGCGGAACATACGTGGACGGATACCCGCATCCGCAAGTCCCGCTAATCAACGCGTTCGTCGCCATTCCACGCATCTTCGTCAGCATCCTTTGCCTAAGTTTCGTATATGGACTCTACCAGTCAGTATCCAAAAAAGAGTACGAGGATTATGAAAAACAACGGCAGCAGGACGAAGCCAAGGAAGCCGAACAGTCTCTCAACCAGACAATCGACCAGATAGGTTCGGTTTTCAACCTCATCAAAGCGGAACCCGGACAGCCGAACTATCACGGGTACAGGCTTGTGAACGAGGACAACGGCGGACAGCCGAACGCATTGTGGAACACCATGACCCCAACCAACATCCAACAGGCAAGAAACCAATTCCGCCTATACGGCAACCCGGGTGGCGGACTGTCACAATCGGACTTCTCCACGAACGAGATTCAGTCAGGGCAGAAAGGCGAACAGATTCTCGCCAACATGATTACCGGCAACTGTCCCAACGTGGTCTCCTTCTGGTCATTGCACGGGTTGGACAAACAACGCCGGTTCACCGATGCGGACATCGACTGCGTGATTGCCGGGCAGGACATGCAAGGAAAAACGCACTTGTGGTTCGTGGACGCGAAGAACTACAAAGGCAATGCGGATACGGCCTACCGTAATCTCACGTCGGACCAACTGTTGAGAATTAGCGTCAGCCAGCGTGCGTTTGAAACCGGTGTGGATGGTCGTCCGGATTTGAAACTTTCCGCGAACATGAACTGGCAGAGGGACATGTGGGATTTCATGTTCCACGGCAAGCCGGTTGAAGTGGAATGGCTTGTCTGCATGGTGCCAACCTCCGATAAGGGTGTGCCGGATGTGACTGGGGTCATATGGCCGGGTGATATTCCTTGTGTGACGCCGGAGGAGCTGGTTCGACGCGTGAATGCGGTTGACTTGGATTCGACGCAGAATCTTCCGTTGGACTGGTTGGATACTTTGAAACGGCATGTCAAGCACTGAGCTGTTTTTGTGCGCGGGTTGTTTCCTTCTCGCGCCTTTTTTGTTTTTGTTGTGTTCAGCGCGTCTTCTCACTTTCGATGATATACTGGGATTGTTCACACAAAGGAGGTTGGAAACGCCAAACCAAACAACAATCCTCGCCCAACACGGACTAATCAAAGCAGACACCGCCACACCAAAAGACTGGGAAACCATCGACAACATCAGGGACAAAAGATTCAGCATCCCGCTAAGCTGGGAACAAATACAACAACTACTAGCCAAACACCCCACAATCCGCCCATACCTCTACCTCTCAACAGGACTCGACGGACTCGTACTACTCAACACCAACACAGGGGAAACCGCAAACACCCAACCACTCATCTTCGAAAACCTTTCAGACGAAAACGATTCCATGTTCAGCATGGTCGAACAGCATATCAGCAAATGGGACAAGACCACACCCACAAAAACCCTCATACAACAAGGCAGAACAGACAAAGCCAAACAGCAGATAGACCACGCCACCGCACTGGCACCAACAGCCCTAATGGAACTCGTCTACCAGCTCGTCCCATGGAAAGAATTGCACGACAAGCAATACCAGCGCATGACGGCATTGAACGTCAGAAAGAACGAGGAATACCCATCACGCCAATTCGACAGGCACCTCGTCAAGTTACTCCAGCAGACCAAGCCCTGCATTGGGGGAGAGGGAGCTTTGGAGAAGACGTTCGACAAGCCTATAACAGTGTACAGGGGTGAAATCGACAAGAGCGTGCATTTGGGTTTGAGTTGGACGACCAGCCTGAACGTGGCCCAAAAGTTCGCAGAACGATTCGGCAAGGAAGGAACCATATATTCGACTATGCTCAAGCCCGATGAAATATTGGCGGCCTATGCAGATGATGGCGAGCATGAAGTGCTCGCCATCATCTCAGGTGATACGGTGAACGCCGTCCGATATCACCTTTAGTTGCAGGGGGTAAAGATGGATTCTGCGCCGCTGGTATCGCCTGTCGCACAGAACTTGGTGTATCCAGAATTAGAGGAACTATTATTCTGGTTCTGGCTTTGCTGTGGCGCAGACTGTTGGGTCTGGGCTTGTTGCGTCGGAGCACTGTAGGTGCTGGTGCCACTGTTCGCACGACTGTAGTTCGTGTTCGAGTAGGTTTGGGTTTGGACTTGCGACTGCTGTTGTGCGGCTTGGCGTGCGGCTTCCTCGGCTTCGGCTTCCGCGTCGGCTTGTTCCTTCGCCGTCTTGGAGTCGTTTACGCTTTTGACAGCCTTGGACACGGCGTCTTTCTGCGAATTCAGGGTTTTCACGTCAGACTTCTTGCCGTCAACGGTTTTCTTTGCCGTGTCGATGGCGGTTTTCAAGCTTTCACGCGTCTTGTCATCGGACACTTTGCCTTCGGAATCCTTATACAGGGTTTCCGCATCACTGATGGTCTTGTCGAGCGTGTCCTTCGCATCCTTGACCTGCTTCGCGGTCTTGGAGGATTCGACCTTGCCCATGGCAGCGTCAATGGAACTGATGGCCTTGGTCGCCGCGCTGATGTCATCGGCAACCGTGGTCTTAGCCTTGCTCACGTCCCACAACATCCACTTGTTGACGGCCTCCGCCTTCGGACTGCCCTTCTGCGCCTCACCAGACTTGACACTCGCATTCAACGAACCCAACAGGGTCTTGTCAAGAACGTCCGTATCCTTCGTTGCCTTGGCAAGATTCTGAGCGTTTTCGATTTTCTTGACGAGTTTCGCGTCGATGGTCTTCGCAGACTCAACCTGAGACTCATAGTCACTGTAAGCACTCGTGGACGCATACGTGTAGCCACCAACACCGGCGAGGACTACGATTGCCGCGATGGTGCTGGCGATGATGACTGTCTTTTTGCTTGGCTTTTTCTTCTTGTTCTCGTTTTCCTCATTCAAGTCAAGTGGGGAGATGGTCTGGGTCTCCTCAAGGTCTTCGCTCTTTTCCATTGTGTCGGTTGCTCCTTTATTTTTTTCTGTGCTCGGTTTAGTAGAAGGAAGTAGTAAACGGCAGTCTTCCAATCTCATTTTCCCATGTGGGGTAGGCGAACACTACTCTTCAATGCGGACAAATCCACTATAACACGAGAATCGGCATGTCGCAACAAAAGATATGCTATACAACCCAAAAACAAGAGACAGTAGCAATACGGCAGTCTTCCAATTCTAACAATACCAGCGTCTACGCCGCTGATATACGTTTGGTTCATCCCAATCCTCATCCATCATGCCACTGTTGTAAGCGTTAACGGCGATGCTCAGTGAGTCACGGATTCGGGTTTTATTCCCGTAATCCGTATACCAATCGTCCTCAATCCACCGCCAATCCTCCCACCGACGTGCCGGAATATGCGGATTCCTCTTCCGTGAATACGCATATTTTGCGACTTCGACATACTCCCAGTGAAACCGTCCGCAATCATAAGTGTGACTGAAACCGCGTGAACGGGCCTCGTCCTCGATAAGCGCATATGGTCTGTCCTTGAATGTTCTCGACATCATCGCCTCGTTTCGTGTTCTTGGATTAAATGGTACCGGTAGCGGATAGGTAAACGAAAAAAACATATCCTCTTTCTATAAGAAAATTCCGTTTTTCCGAAGGTTGATTGTAGAAAACCTGATATATGTAAAAACGACAATACAAACCTCTAGAGGAGTTAGTCTATGGGTAATCCATTGAGTAAAACTTCCCGGAAAGTCAAGGACTCCATTCTTAAACGGGTGGGGAAGGCCGCTGTCGCACTGGTTGCGGCGACGGCAACCTTGGCTTCTGGAGCGATAACGACCGGTAGTGCGCTTGCTGCCACGACAGACGGCCCCGGCTACTGGTTCAATGCGACGCGTTCTGGGAGCTGGTGGGTTGGTACTCACGGTAGTTCTCTTGGACCGCAACGTTATGAGAACGGTAATCCGGTGTACTGTGTTGAGGCCGGTGAACAGGTTACCAATACCGGTACTTGGAATAAGGCTACGGATGTGAACCATAAGGTTGGTGCGTGGCTGGTTGAGAAGCATAAGGGTGATAGCAGTGATTTCACTCAGGCTTCGGTTGCTTATGCGATTCATGAGCATCTTGACCAAGGCAGTAGCCATTTCCGTCAGCTGGTAGCGGCTGGTTTGGAAGGTGCGGATATCAATGCCGTCGCCTCCAATGCGGCGAATCTTTGGAATGATGCATATAACACTCTTCCTTCTAACATCAATGCGTCCTATGCTTATACTTCCGGCAAGCGCACCGGTACCGTTGACCCCAATATCAAGAACTCCAATGGTCAGTACATTGCTGGCATTCAGTACACTGCGACGTTGAACGGCCCGGCGAAATTCAACCAGACCGGAACCAATACAATCAGTGGTACAACCACCGGTCAGGCAATGCACATTCCGTGGACGGCAACCGGCAACGGAAAAGTAACATACCATGTTTCGATTAATGTTCCTACTGCCGCCGTTCTAAATTCCCCCGGTCAGGATATGATGCGGGTTTCCGACCCTGAGAATCAGACGAGTGATATCCAATTCTCTGTGTCGCGTGATTTTCAGCCGACCGTCAGTACCAGCGTCAGTAAGAAACAGTTGACCCGCGGCTCCCCGGTCGAAGACCGTGTGACCTCCGGTGTCGCTTCCTCCGACGACGAGTGGGCGGACAACGTGCCCGTCAAATTCAAGGGCTACTATTTCGTCGGTGACTCCAAGCATATCCTTCAAGTCATCAAGAAGAACAATGGTGAGAACCCGACCAACTATTTGAAGCGTCTGTGTGAAACCGATGGCATCCGTCAGGTTGCCGCCGCGACCACCCGCTTCACCAAGAGCGGTCAGACCAACACCGTCAAGGCGAAGGCCGCTACCGGTGCCATCGACTATGACAGTGTGAACGGTTTGGACGATTATCAGGTGTCCGATGAGGACGCCGGACTGTTCGGAACATGGGTTTGGGTTGAAGTCAAGGCAGACCAGTCCCAGCAGGATTACATCAAGGGCGATTACATCGATGAGTTCGGCAAGGCTCAGGAAACGTCCGTGAGTGTTCTGCCGCCGAACCACGACTCCACCGTGTTGGAGCAGGAGTCCGGTATGAACAAGGACATCCTCGATGAAATCAACATCAGCCGTCTGCCGTCCGATTACGGTAAATTCACCGGTAATACGAACTATGGTTTCGGTGCTGATGCGAAGGCCAAGATTCGTGTCTGGTGGGCCGGTTCCGGCACCGGCAACAAGGATGAGGATGAGAAGTACGTTCCGACCACCGAAGAGGAGCCTACTCAGGATGCCAACCACAAGCTGGTTGGCGAATGGGAGGTTCCGGCCATGAACGGCAAGTACAAGGTCGGCGGCGGTAAAATCGTTCTCTATCCGAGCGATGGTAGCGACGCCAAGACCGTTGCCACCGATGTGAACATCAAGGTCACGGATAAGGCCCATTGCGGCTACTACGTGTTCATCTACGACTTCCCCGGCTCCGACCGTGCGGAAGGATTCAAGAGCGCGTACAACAATCCGTGGGAACGTTCCTTCGTCACTCAGGACGCGCAACCCGTCACATTGACCACCAACGTGAACAAGACCACCGTCACCCAAGATGAGAAGTTCTACGATACCGCGACCATCTCCGGTCTGGTTCCGCGTGGCTCCTATGTCACCTTCACCGCGTATGACGCCGTGTCCGGCGAGCCGGACGTGTCCACCAACAAGCTGTTGGACAACACTCGCGTGAACGTCACCAACGACCAAGCAGACCATTCCGACACCACCCAGTTCGAGGTGAAGTCCCCGGAAATCAGCACCAACAAGATTGGTAAGGTCTACTGGGTTGCGAAACTCTACAATGCCAAAGGAAAGGCTCTCGCAGGTCACGCCATCGGCTTGGAGAACGAGACCATCGAAGTGGTAGGCCCGTCCCTCACCACCAAGACCAGCGCACAGCAGACCTATGTCGGTCGTCCGTTCCACGACACCGCCGTCATCAACAACAAGATTGATGCTGGCGCGTATCTGACATTCACCGCCTATGACGCGGTTTCCGGCAAGCCGGATACGAATGCCGCGAAACTGCTTGACAACAAGCGTGTGGACATTCCAGCCGACAAGATTGCATCTTCCGGCGCTGGTAAGAGCTTCACCGTTGATTCCCCGGACGTGACCGCCACCAAGGCCGGTATCGTCTACTGGAAGGCGACGCTCTACAACAAGGGCGGAATGGAACTCGCCACCCACGAGCTGGGTGCCACCGGCGAAAGCGTTCTTATCAAGAACCCGTCCATCACCACCAAGGTCAGCAAGGAACAGGTTTCCATCAACGAGGAGTTCACCGATACCGCCACCATCAACGGCGAGGTCGAGTCCGGCGATTATGTCACCTTCGACGCCTACGCTCCGGTTGACGGCGCTCCGAACGCCCAAGGTGCGAAACTGCTCGACTCCGAGCGTGTGAACATTCCGGCCAAGGATGTCACCGCAAGCCAGAACGGACAGGCCATCAACGTCACCAGCCCGAAGACCCACGCCACCGAAGGCGGAAACGTGTATTGGAAGGCCACCCTGCACCGTGCCAACGGCACTGTGCTCGCCACCCATGATTTGGGTGTTGGCGGTGAAACCGTTCAGGTCAAGTATCCGACCATCACCACGCACGTGTCCTCCACGAGCGTCGGTGTCGGAGAGAACTTCTACGACACCGCCGACATCAAGGGTGTCGTCCACGCGGGTGACTTCGTGGTGTTCCGCGCCTACGATGCGGTCGGTGAGAAGCCCGACACCAACGCCAGCCTTCTGCTGAAAGACCAGAAAGTCAACATCACTGCGGCTCAGGCGAAGGACTCCGCTCAGGACAAGACCGTGACCGTCAAGTCCAAGACCGTCAACACCATGAACGGTGGAAACGTGTATTGGAAGGCAACCCTGTACGACAAGCAGGGACGCCAGCTTGCCACCCACGACCTTGGACTTCCGGAAGAAACCGTCACGGTTCGTCCTCCGACCATCACCACCCAAGTGACCAAGGGCAAGGTCAAGCCGAGCGAGGAGTTCGCTGATAAGGCGACCATCTCCGGTAAGGTGCTCAAAGGTTCCTACGTCACGTTCACCGCTTACGACGCGGTATCCGGCGACCCGGATGCCAATGCTCCTAAGCTGTTGGACAACGTGCGCGTGAACATCAAGGACTCCGATGCGGAAGCCTCCGCGTCCAAGAAGTTCACCGTCACCAGCCCTACCACCCACACCGATAACTCCGGTTCCGTGTACTGGGTTGCGACTCTGTGGTCTCCGCAAGGCAAGCAGTTGGCTTCCCACGATTTGGGTCTGCCGTCCGAAACCGTTCAGGTGAATCCGGGTGGTATCGTCACGTCCAACGCGCAGAAGATGGGTGCGACCGGCGAACAGCTGTACGATGAAATCACCGTTTACGATGAGACCAGTGAGGCCGAGTCTGCTGATGGTCAGGTTCACGAAGGTGAAGGCAACAGCAATCCGACCGGCGTCATCGGTCGTATTCCGCAAGGCTCCACCGTCACCGTGGAAATGTACCGTCAGGCCGAAGAGGATGACGGCGACCAAGGCTTGTTCAAGATTGCCGAGAAGACCGTCACCATCGACACCAACAAGTTCACCGCAATCAAGGCCGGTCAGGAAGGCAACCGTCCGGGCAAGCTGACTTTCAAGGTCACTGACCCGAGCTTCAAGACCACCAAGGCTGGCATGATTTACTGGAAGGCCACGTTGAAGACCCCGCAGGGCGGCGTGCTCGACCAGCATATCTACGGTGAAAAGGGTTCCGACCACAAGACCGGTTACAAGAGCTACGAACGCACCCCGGTGCAGAAGTTCTCCACCACCGTGTCCAAGAAGTGGCTGAGCGACACGAACGGCAATTACGAGGACAAGACCACGCAAATCTACGACGTGCTCCACCAGACCTCGTATGAGCAGTTCGACGGCGAATCCATCGACGGAGACACCTACACCACCGGCAAGACCGCCCAAACACCGAACGGTGCCAAAGTCCAGTTTGAAATCTGGGCCAAGGACGGCGCGAACGCTGGCAAGATGGTCAAGCAGTACAATGCCGAAGACCTCCCGAAGGTTCGTGAACTCGCCAAGAGCGAAGACCCGGACAAGAACCATCCGTATGTGGGTACCGATGGTCTGGACAACTACCAGAACGTCAAATCCTCCACGTTCCCGATTCCGTCCGACTGGTCTGCGAACAAGTACTACTACCGTGTGAAGATTACCGTCCCGTCCACCACTCCGGGCGCTGGAACCGACCCTGCCGACAACAATCGTGATGTTGTCTGGTACGGCGACGACGACGAATCCGAAGAGTTCGACGTGATTCACATGGACACCAAGAGCACCGAACCGTTGTGGCTCGACAGCATGAACGTGTCCGACGAAATCACGTTGAAGGGCAACATTCCGGCTGGCTCCCAGTACGAAGCCGAATTGTGGCGCACAAGCAAGGATGGCAACATCCGTAAGGACGCGGCCACCAAGCAGGATGATTCCGACCATAATGGCATCGCCTCCGAAAAGGTCGCCACCACCGGTCGCGTAAACATTCCGTCCAAGGCCATCGGCGCCCACCTCAATGGTGTCACCTTCCGCTCCAAGAGCGTGAAGAATCCGGGTGTCGGCTCCTACATCTGGCGTGTGAAGATTTACACTCCGGAAATGCCTCACAAGGATGGCAACGGCGTGGGCACTGGTGGAGACACCAGCATGAACTCCGCATTCGGTGTCATCACCAAGGAGTGGATGACCGCCGCCAAGGCCACCACCGACGCCGATGACTCCCAAGCCGGTGACTACTGGCAGAACGCCACCGCCAAGCAGAAGGGCAATGGAGACGGCTACGCCGACCGTTGGCTCCTGTTCGACGGCAAGAACATCGCATCCGAGAAGTTCGAGGTCGTGAAGCTGACCACGAACGTGACCGGAACCCCGAACATCCACACCAGCGAAGGCGAGCATTACGTCGATGTCACCAACGGCAACGATGTGAACGATAAGCTCACCATCACCGGTTATATGCTCAAGGACTACAAGGTCGCGTTCAAGCTGTACAAGCAAGCCGAGAATCAGACTGCGGACAAGGACACCGTCGTCAAGACCCTTGACCCGGTTGCCCTGACCGAAGCCCAGAAGACCCTCGACTCCGCTTCCGTACATCTGACCGACCCCGCCGACTACTACTGGCAGTGGGTGTTCACCAAGCCGGACGGCACAGCCTTCCAGCCTGACAACATCAACCCGGCAGTCTCCGACAAGCGCATCAAGGACGAATCCTTCCACGCAGTCCGTGTAACCACCAGCACCTACAAGTGGGCTTCCAAGAACGGTACCGTTCAGGATGTCGCACGACTCGAAGGCCACCTGCCTGAGAACGCGACGCTCACCTTCGAGATGCATGATTACGCAACCGGCAAGAAGGTCGCCTCCACCAAGTCCGCCACCCTCAAGGAACTGGGCTTCGACAAGTCCAGCATCGACCAGCAGTTGACCAGCCCGAGCCTCAAGGTTCCGGACGCAATCGACTACTACTGGGTTGAGGTTCTGAATCTGCCGAAGGATGACCAGAGCACTCCGTTGCACACTGGCAAGGACAAGATTAAGAACGAGTCCTTCCGCTCCATCGAAGCGCAGACCGATGTCGCCACCGAACGTTACGTGGGCACCGTGGTCAAAGACCATGCCGACCTGACCAACGTGAAGTGGAAGCAGTCCGGTGACATCCGCGACGATTTGACCGAAGGATTGGACGCACGCTGGTTCCTGTACAAGCAGGGCGACGGCGACGTAAAGGCCGATAAGAAGATTTTCACCGGCGACTACGTGCATCTGACCAGCGGACAGACCGAAGCCTACGGCCCCGAACACAAGATGAACGAGGTGGGCGACTACTACTGGGTCATCGAAATCAGCGACCCGAGCACGAACCACAAGGTCGTCAAGCTGGGAACCCAGCGTGACCCGCGTGAATCGTTCCGCATCGTAAAGGCTTCCTCCGAAGCTCAGGTGGCGCAGCAGGTCAACAAGCCCACCAAGGACACCGTGACCATCACCGGACATCCGGCTGAAGGCACTCTGGTCTCTTGGAACCTGTACAAGACCAACACCGCCGACGACGACGATTATCTGATTGACAAGACCGAGCAGCAGCAGGGCGAGAGCGAAGGCTCCAACGATACTGACGTCGATGCCGAACCTCAATCCGATAACGGCGAAGCCTCCGACAGCATGCTCGTCGCAAGCTATCAGACCCCGTCCGACGGCGCTCACCTCATCACCGCCGAGGAAGCCGCCGAGGCGTTGAAGAACGGCAAGGTGACAGTGGAAAGCCCCGAGTACACTCCGACCGATGTTGGTGAATACTACTGGGTGTTCAGTCTGACCAGTCCGACGAAGAACCTCGCCGGTGACGGACAGCCGAACAAGCCGCAGAACGATAAGGACACCAGCCATCTGGAGTCCGAGGACTTCTTCACCGACCGCGCCCATGTGGCCGATGAGACCGTCCAGATTATCGACGCGACCACCAAGACCAAGCCGCTGGGACACGTCGGGGAGAAGTTCCACGACACCGTGCTCCTTCAAGGACGCGTGCCGGAAGGCTCTCAGGCGGACGCCACCCTCTACCGTCAGGTGGACGGCGATGATTCCAGCAAGGATGAGGAGGTTCTGACCACGAAGCGTACCACGCTCTCCGAAGGTCAGGCGTTCGCGGACTTGGAGAATGTGACCGTTGACAAGGTTGGCGTGTACTACTGGCGTGAGCACGTATACGTGCCGACCAAGCACACCACTTCGGCCGACCACGACAAGAAGGTGGAAGTCGAGAAGACCCCGACCATCACCGGAAAGCCTCGCGTAAGCAACGAGACCGTCAACGTGGTCAACGTGACCACCACCACCCACCGTCTGGAAGAATCCGGCACCAAGCTTCAAGACAAGGCGAAGATTGAAGGCAACGTCGTTGACGGCTCCTACATCATCTTCACCCTGTGGAAGCAGTCCGATGGCGACGACTCCAGCAAGGACGAGAAGGTGTTCACCAGCGACAAGGTGATGCTCAAGGCCGGTCAGAAGGAAGCCGACTCCCCGACCTACGAGGTCAAGGAGACCGGAACCTACTACTGGCGTGAAAGCATCTACAATCCGGTCGAGGACACCGACATTCCGCCGTGCGTCCCGCCGACCGGCAACACCGACGAAGACCATCCGTGCGACACTCCGGTTCACACCGAGAAGCCGCGCACGCCGGGTGAAACCACCGACGTGGTGAAGGTCACGACCAAGGCCCAGACCAACGGCACCGCCACCAAGCCGGTCAAGGATACCGCCCTCATCGAAGGCAAGATTCCTAACGACGACTACGAGCTGGTGTTCGAGCTGTGGAAGCAGAACGGCAACGATGTGAAGGACGACAAGAAGGTCGCCACCACCGACGCCGTGAACGTCCCGCAGAACGCGACCACGGTCGATTCGCCGGAAGTCACCCCGTCCGACGCCGGAACCTACTACTGGCGCGAGAAGCTGGTGGAGAAGTCCACCAAGCGGCTCGTCCACTACGGTGATGCCCGTGTCCCGGGCGAAACCGTAATCGTGGGCGAACTCGCCAAGACCGGTATCGCAAGCGGCTTCATCATTCCGCTCATCGGAATGCTTGCAGTGCTTGGACTGGGATTGGCGGTCATTTCCGAAGGCAAGCGTCGCATCGCTTCCCTCTCGAACGGCGCTCATCTGTCCGGCTCCACAAAGTGACGGACTGAAACAGTAGGGGAGTGGCCGATAGGGTCCCTTCCCTACACCGCCTAGTTTGGGGAGGTGGGAGAGCATGACTCCCCGCCTCCCCAAACTTTTCTTTGAAGGTCTTTAATATAGAAAGAAAAACACGGAAAGAGGAGACATGCGTAAACCTATCGCCCTGCTTGCGGCAGGTTCGATGATGCTCATGCCGCTATTGGGGGCCGCGAGTGTCGTGCTGACACCCGTATCGGAGGCTTATGCCGCGTCCGCCAATAGTACCGTAAGCGACTATCCGGAGGGTGTGAAAGCCTATCTAGATGGAACTCGGTTGGCGAGTTTCGACCCGTCAGGAAGCGAAGAAGTATACGATGCGACCGGTAGAACGGTCAGACTGTCCGGAGTTCCCGACGATTGGACTGTGCAATGGTGTAGCGCGTTCAACGGAATCACCAACAAGAACTCCATCATGTATATCCTGTCCAACGGTTCCACCACATACCGTTACTGGTTCGATGGGGCTGACGGCGCGGTTCATACCGTCGAGGAGCTTCATGGCATGACAATCACTCTGAACGGTCAGGCTGTGGACGGTGACATTACCCAAGGATTCACTATCCACGATGTGACCGCCGGGGATATGAAAGGCTATGAGAACGCGCCATACGGCTGGGTGTTGGATGGTGATTCCGAGGATGACCATTACACGTATACGGCCCATCCGGAGGATTCGGACACGCCAAGTGTTCAATATACGTTCTTGTACGACGATACCCGGCCCCATGACAGCATCAACTCGTTGAGGAATCTGAAAGCGTATCTGACTGTTGATGGCAGTGCGGTGAAAGGATTCGACTACACGCTCGCCAACACCGACCCCCTCGCTATTCCAATGAACACCGACGTGCGTTTGGAAGGCGTGCCCGACGGTTGGAAAGTTGACTACAACGATCCTTCCACCGGGAAACTAAACCGCGTATACACGCTGACCGGCCCCTGCGGCGACACGTTCACCTACATCTTCCATCCAACCTCGGATTACGAAGGCTACTATTACATCGACCAGCTCCAATACGTCCGAGCATTCGCTGACGGGGAACTGGTGGACGGATTTGACTACAGAGGAGGCGCTTGGAGCTTCCCTGAAACCACCAAGAACGTCGAAATCGCCAACGTGCCCGACGATTGGAACACTCAACGCAGTGTTGACGGCAACACCATCACCTACGTGGTATCCAGTCCGAACAATTCCGTCTCTGTCACCTACGTGTTCAACATCGCCAAACATCAGGCAAGTCTGGACGAATTATCGAATGTGAAAGCCATCGTCGGCGGCAACTATGTTTCCGGATTCAACCCGAAACAGTCCGGTATCTACGAATACGAAGACGGTCAAGGAATCGCCATCGTCAACGTGCCGTCCGGGTGGACTCAGACCACAACCGACGGTGACGGATACAAGGTGTACACGTTGACCAGTGGAGACCTTTCGGTATCCTACCGTTTCAACAAGCATGTGAAAACCTATTCGGTGGACGAGCTTGCCAAAGTGTCAGCCTCTACCGACGACGGCGTGGTTCAGGGCTTCAAGCCGATGGAGTCCGGCACCTACACCATTGGAGAGCACGCTACCGTGTGGATTACCGGCGTGCCCGACGGTTGGGATACCGAATCGTCCGACAATGACATGACCTACACAGTGACCAGTCCCGACGGGAAAATCAAAGTCGTCTACACGTTCAAACATGCGAAGCACAAGTATTCCGCTTCCGAATTGAAGAACGTCACCGCAAAACTCCCTAACGGAAACTACCTCAACGGCTTCGACCCGGTCTCCGGTGGTGAATTCACCGTACCGATGGGAACCAAGAACGTGACCATCGGACATATTCCGAACGGGTGGAACCTCACCAAGAACAATGGACTGTCCTACACGCTGACCAGCAGTGACGGGGAAGTGTCCGTCTCCTATAAATTCCATGCGAAGAACGGACATACGGTAGTCTTCGACACTGATGGAGGAACCACTGTCGAATCCCAAACCGTCGAGGATGGGGGAACTATCACACCACCCGACGACTATCCGTCCAAGACCGGCTACCGTTTCAAAGGCTGGTACAAGGATGGAGTCCCATACGATTTCACACAACCCGTCTATGATGATGCGGTAATCACCGCCAAATGGACGGTAAACACTTACGAAGTGTATTTCGACGCCGGAGCCAGTGACGACTGGTATCCTATGCAGACCATCGCATATGGCGATAAGGTCGTCAAGCCGGTTGACCCGACTTTGGACGGTTACGATTTCGACGGATGGCTGTTGGATGGCAAAGCGTACTCGTTTGACACTCCTGTCACCGCCGACATGACATTGACCGCGTCTTGGAAGACCGCGCAGGTGCAGACGCATACGGTGACTTTCACCGGTGCGGGCGATGATTTCACCCAGACGGTGGCGGATGGTTCCTCGGCCACCGTTCCAACGGTTCCCTCCAAGAAAGGCTACACGTTCGACGGATGGTATTCCGGAGACTCCCTGTACGATTTCACCACGCCCGTTACGGATGATTTGACTGTGGAAGCCCATTGGACGAAGAACGCGTACACCGTCAGCTTCGACTCCAATGGCGGAAGCGACGTGGACTCCCAGCAAGTGCCCTACAGGGAGAAGGCATCCCAGCCGGACAATCCGACATTGGACGGCTACACGTTCCAAGGTTGGACTCTTGACGGCGACCCGTATGATTTCAACACTCCAGTCACCTCCAGCATCACGTTGAAGGCACTATGGTCTAAGAACACGCCAGTAGCCAAGAAACATACGGTCACATTCGACAGTGGCAAGGGAAGCAAGGTCGATAGCCAAACCGTCAAGGAAGGCGACCCCGTGTCCAAACCGGACAATCCAACCCGTGAAGGCTACACGTTCAACGGTTGGCTGTTGGGCGGAGACCCTTATGATTTCACCACTCCCGTCATGCAGGATTTGACGTTGACGGCCTCTTGGACGAAGAACAAGAGCACGTACACCGTGAAGTTCGATTTGAACGGGGGAGACGGCGATATCGCAGACCAGAAGGTCAAGGAAGGCTCCACCATCGACCGGCCAGACAATCCAACCCGTGAAGGCTACACGTTCATGGGATGGCAGTATGAGGACTCCGACTGGAACTTCCTGAACACCGTCACATCCAACATGACATTGACGGCGCAATGGAAGCGCAACGAGGTCAAGAAGTATACCGTAACATTCGACACTGCGGACGGCACCAGCATCGACCAGCAGACCATCAAGGATGGCGGCAAGGTTTCCAAGCCGGACGACCCGACCCGTGAAGGCTACGAGTTCAAGGGATGGACTCTGAACGGCGTTGACTACGATTTCACCGCTCCGGTGAAAGCCGACCTTGTCCTGACAGCCGTATGGACTCCCGTCAAGCCGAAGACCTACACCATCACGTTCGACACCGATGGAGGAACCGTAGTCCCCTCCCAGACGGTGAAGGACAAGGGAACGGCGACCGAACCTACCGCCCCAACCAAGACCGGTTACGAGTTCAAGGGTTGGCTGTTGGATGGGAAACCGTATGATTTCACCACGCCCGTCACCAAGGATGTGACATTGAAAGCCAAGTGGGAGAAGACGAAAGTCGAATCCTACACGGTGGCGTTCGATTCAGCGGACGGAAGTGAGGTGGCGTCCCAGACGGTAGAACAAGGCAAGACCGCCGTCAAACCTGACGACCCGACCCGTGAAGGCTACACGTTCCTCGGCTGGTATGCGGGAGACGCCGCATACGATTGGGATACTTCGGTCACAGGCAACCTCATTCTGACCGCACACTGGCAGAAGAATGAGCAACCCCAGCCGAAGACCTACACGGTCACGTTCGACTATCAGAACGGCAGTCCGTCCGATGCTTGCACAGTGTCCGAGGGGAACACCGTCACCCCGCCGGAAAATCCGGTGCGAAACGGCTACGACTTCCAAGGATGGGTTGGTATCGACGGTTCCGAATTCGATTTCGAACAGCCGATTACCTCTGACACTCTGGTGAGCGCCAAGTGGAAGAAGCATGAAGACCCGAAGCCGGTCATGCACACCGTCACGTTCAACTCGAACGGAGGCACGAGCATCGACCCGCAGACGGTTCAGGACGGGTTGACCGTCCGCCGTCCGGCAGACCCGGTGAAGAACGATTATGTGTTCGACGGATGGTATCTTGACAACGACCAGTATGATTTCAACAAGCCAGTCACCGGTGACATCACGCTGACCGCAATCTACCATCGCAAACCGATACCACAGCCGAACACGTACACCGTGCGTTTCGACACCGGTGAGGGAAGCAAGGTTGACCCGCAGACCATCATTGAAGGCAAGACCGTCATCCGTCCGGCAGACCCGAGCATGGACGGTTACGACTTCCAAGGATGGCTGTTGGACGGCAAGGATTATGATTGGAACACTCCAATCACCGGCGACATGACTCTGACCGCATCGTGGAAGAAGCATGAGGAGCCGAAGCCCGTCACCCATACGGTCAGCTTCTACACCGATGGCGGGGACACGGTCGCACAGCAGACCGTGAACGACGGTGAGACCGTCACGGTACCGGATACGCCAACCAAGAACGGATACACGTTCTCAGGGTGGACGCTGAACGGCGAACCATACGATTTCAACCTTCCCGTCACAGCCGACATCACCTTGAAGGCCACATGGGTTGAAAACCAGAAGCCCCAGCCGAAACGCCACACGGTCACATTCGACACGACCGGAGGGTCTGAAATCGGCCAGCAGACCGTCGATGAGGGGGAGAAAGCCATCCAACCCGCAAACCCAACCCGTGAAGGATACGACTTCCAAGGCTGGTTGCTGAACGGACAAGCCTATGATTGGAACACTCCAATCACCGGCGACATCACCCTCACCGCATCGTGGACTGAGAAAGCCCCGACCCTATTCACGGTCGCGTTCAATACGGGCGGCGCTTCCAACATCCCATCTCAAAAAGTCAAGGAAGGTGATAAGGCCGCACGTCCGACCGACCCGAAGCGTACCGGATACACTTTCACCGGATGGCAGTTGAACGGCAAGGACTACGACTGGAACACCCCAATCACCACGGATATCATTCTGACCGCCACATGGCAGAAGAACGAAACTCCAAAACCGGTCTTCTACACCGTCAAATTCGATACCGGCAACGGTTCGAAGATTGACCTGCAAACCATCCAACAGGGAGGAAAGGTCAAGAAGCCCGCAGACCCGACCTTGAACGGTTACAAGTTCGTCGGATGGCAGTTGGATGGCAAGGACTACGATTTCAACACTGCGGTATCCAAGGATATGACTTTGACCGCAGTGTGGGAAGCCAATAACCTGCCCCCGACCGTCAAGAAGCATACCGTGACAGTGACCTTGTATGACGGCAAGAACGAACGTTATGAGGTCAAGGATGGCGAGAAGCTGACACTTCCATCCAATCCAACCCGTGACGGATACGTGTTCGACGGTTTCATTGACAAGGACGGCAACGTCTACGACATGAGCAAGCCCGTGGTCAAAGACCTGACATTGACCTGCGTGTGGAAGAAGGCCAACGGCGTCTCCTCCGACAAGGACAAGGAGATTGCCGACGCATCCACCAATGGGACGGTTGGTAATGGCGAGCAGAATTCTGACTCCCAGAATCCTCTAGCCAGCACCGGCGCTCCAATCTACGGAATGGTCATCGCGGCCATCATCGCCGGACTCGGCGGCATTGGAATACTGCTCGCCCGGCTACGTAGTCGAGACGACTAACGCCTAGTCTAAAGAAGGAAGCTCCTCGGTCTTTTAGATTGAGGAGCTTCCTTTTTATCAAGAAAGACTATATAATCATCCAGTAGATTTACTAGAGAAAGGTTTGGTTATGGCTGTCACGGCACCATTGGATACCATGGTTCCAATTAGTGATTTCAATAACGGCAAATCCGCCGCTGCGTTTGCCAAAGTTAAGGATAACAAGCCGGTGACAGTATTGAAGAACAATCATCCGGCCTTCTTTGTTATCTCTCCGAACGACTACAGACGAAATCAGGAAAACAACCAACATGTGGCACAGTTGGAGAACATGCTGAACGAAATTATCAACGCAGAGGCTCGACGTGAAGCTTTGGAAGGGGAGTACGTCTTCTCTTCGTCCTCCGTTGATGAGTTGATGGAGTTCTTGGATAGCGATGAGTGATGGCAAGAAGAAAGTCTATGTCACCGGCTCGTTCAAAAGGGATTACAAAAATCTCAAAAAGAAACACGCTGACCTATCCTCTCTAAGAAACGTATTTCAAGCCCTGTTGGAAAATGATAGAAAATTCTTGAATACGAGATACAAAGACCATACCTTGGTTGGTCAATGGAGTGGTTTCAGGGAACTTCACGTATGCAAGGATGTATTGCTTGTATACCGTGTGGCCGGTTCCTCTATCACGGTGATTGCCGTCAGATTGGCCTCTCACGACGAGTTGTTTTCAAGACTGACCACGGCAAAAGACATTCGGGATTATCTCAGAGAAACGGAAGAACTGTTAAAGGAGCTGGGGGAAAGAGAATAGATTCGTTTCAACTGGAAAGGGAATTCTTGTTCCATCCCAACCAATATCTGCTATACTGGGATAGTTCACAAATTCAATGGAAGGTTTAAACACATGCCAATCCCAAGCACAACCCTCGAAGGCCGACTCACCGACGACCCACAACGCAACCAACACAACCCCAATCTGGTTGAATTCTCCATTGCGGAAGGCACCCGCTATCAGGACAAGAAGACCGGCGAATGGAAAGACGGGCAGACGCTTTTCGCACGATGCAAAGTGTGGGACACCACTCTCGGCAACAACATCATGAACACACTCCGTAAAGGCATGGACGTGGTGGCGTTGGCCGACGTGAAGCAAAACAGTTGGACTGACCAGCAGACCGGACAGAAGCGTTCGATGGTGGAATTCACAGTCACCAACATCGGTGTCGGACTCCGTCACGCGACCGCGCAGGTCATGCCGAATCCGAAACGCAACGGCGGATACGATGGCGGCAACCACGCCAATGTTCCACAGAACAATGGTCAGACGTTCCAGAACCCGAACAATCCGCCTGTGTTCCAAAACCCAAACAATTACGGTGCCGATAATTTCCAGTCAACCGCATCCAACGACCCGTGGACCACTCCGACAAGCGGTCCGGCACCAGCGTCGCAAAACGACGAACTGGATTTCTAATTTTAGATGATATCTGCAAGAAATGGTTTATACATCATTTCTTGCAGATATCTTTCTTACAAAAGGTCTGTTTTGGCAAAACTATTTTGGCCGATAATGTACATTATGTCAGATTTCCCTTAAAGGCATACGGTGTTAATCTTTAACCCAAACAGCCAATCCTTAAGGTGTTACATGCGCAATCACATCTACTATCCGAATTCTGCCCCCCAGCCGAAAAACGCTTACGAATGGCGCGCTTTCCTGTTCAGCCACTTGGATAAGCCAGTACCATTGAATTGGAACAGCAACTCCCAACATCAAAGGAAAAACAAGTGGCGTCGATAAAAGTATTCATGGGGAACACGATATATCCGGTAGAAATATATAAAGGCCAGCATATAAGCTTCTACTATCTTCCAGCCGGTGAGCATACCGCGCCCGGACGCGAGGAACAGGTTCAGAAAGCCACTTTGGAGAATGAGTCCGGCAGAACCATCAATGTGACTTGGGAGGCTGTCGGCGGCTTGTTTAAGAACAAGATTGTGACCAAGCATGCTCCTCTACTTCGCCGTATGATGGGCGCTCCGGACACCTACCAGTTCGACAAGTGCATTGGTGGTCCGCAGTTCTTCTCCGCGCAGGAAGAAGCGGAGTGTTAAATTGGGTTCACCTGCACATAAAGCGGCTCCAACTAGAGTCATGCAACGTCGGCGTAGGCTGTTCCAACGGCGTATCGCGGTTTGTTTGTTGGCTGGAATGTTCGCCGCCGCCGGTACGTCTATGCTTGTGTTGAAGCCAACTCCCAGCGCTTACGCTGAGGCTAAGCCGTTTGATACGAGTACCGCTACTACTCGAAGCACGTTGACTGAAACCAGTGCGGCATCCCGTAGCGCGTCCCGTGAAGAGTTGAAGGATTATAAGGCCACAAGCAATGATGGAAGTTGGAGCATGTCCGACTCCGATGGTGTGACCGGCAAACTGACTGCTATCAGTGCGGATAATCCGGTGGTTAAATCGTTGATTAACGGTCGTGACGAGGGTCAGACTCCTGACGGTTTCAATCCGAATCATGCGACCGGTGACACGGGCAATGCCTACGAGTTTTCGCAATGCACTTGGTGGGCTTACGTGCGCCGCCACCAGTTGGGACTGCCCGCTGGCTCCCACATGGGCAATGGTGCCGACTGGGCGAGCACGGCGAGGAAGCTTGGTTATTGGGTTGACAATTCTCCCCGTGTAGGCGACGTGATTTGTTTCGGTCGTGGACAATACGATTCCGACCTGACCTACGGGCATGTGGGAATCGTTGAAAACGTGGGGCAGGACGGTTCCATCACCACGTCCGAATGCGGTGCCGCCTACAACGGCAAGCCGTTCAGTCGCACGTTCACCGCAGAACAGGCGAAACAACTGCAATTCATCCACTATTAGAAAGGACTTCCCCGATGGGGGACAGGAAACTTGAAACAGTCGCCAAAGAGGTGTTCCTAAGCATTCCACCCGCTGTCAGGACGGGCGTGTTCATCGACGTTTTCACGCCATGCGACTGGCATCACGCCGCCCGCTGCATGGTCGATTACGCGGGGATTCTAGACGACCCGCGCGAACCGTTCAACCTCGTCTGCGACATGCCGGTCATCTGCACGACCACGGTCACGGAAAAGACCGTCATCTCGGACGTGCGCCCGCTGGCCTATCTGCCCGACGACGCGTCCGTTTACAGGCTGGTAGTGGACATGGAGATGGACTGCGTCGAAGTGGACGCCGAAAAGGACGGAATCGTGTACGTGGAAAACCGTCCCGACACCATCGGACAGGCGTACGCCGACCTCACCGACGACCTGAACGACGCCGTAAGCGAATCGGAGAAGTTCGCCCTATGCGATTCGTTGGACGCGGTCTACCGGTTCGTATACCGGCTTTCCGAACTGACCCAGCGGCATCTCGTCTTGGAAAGGAGCCGGACTTGGAGACTCGCGGAGTAAGAGTCAGGTTCTCCTCCCCCGCACATGAGAACCGGTATTGGTGGACGATACTCGAATGCGACGGACGGTACGTGGTGTGCGTACGCGAACGTCTCGCCTTGCCGGACGGCTTGCTCGCGTACACGGTGGCCGACCGGCGGAACGGAACACGCGGCCACGTTAAGGACGAACGTTCGGGCGTCACGGGGACGTGCCGTCCGGTAGATGCGGCATGGCTGCTGGAACAGGCGAGAACGCATGGGTTAATCGACACCAAGCCACTGCATGTGGCCGAATACAGACAGGAGAACGACAAGTGACCAGATTCGACCAGACGGGCGTAACACTCACCAAGCATCAGAACAACGCCGCGCTCGGCGTGAACATCCTCCCCGACGCTGAAATGCGGGCATACGGGTTCACCGACCACGTGCCCGAAGAATGGTACCTGTGCCGCAAGGTCTCCGAAGACGGCACCACCACGCTCAACCTGACCATCGTCAAGGACGGGTCGGACTGGGTCATCGACGTGCTGGACGAGTATTTCCTCCAACCCTACGACTATCAGGGACTGCTCGAACGCAACCCGGACAACGGGTACGCGCGGTCCGTGGCCGACGAATGCGAACGCCAATACCGGCTCCTGACCGAGGCGGGCATTCTGACCGGCTGGCACGAGGGGATGTACGTTTGAACCCTTTAAACGGATTGACATTGTTCTATCAGGAAGAATCCCCCCACAGCGGCCAGCCGCTGGTTCTAGGCAAAAAAGATAAGGTGCTGCTGATTCAAGGCCGCACCGGCGCAGGGAAGACCCTGCTCGCACGACGAATCGCGGGACAAGCCTATAAGAAGGGAATCAAAGTATGCGTGATGTCGGACAAAGAGCCACACTGCCACGAGTACAGTGGCAGAAATCTGACGGAAGTCACATGCGATGGGAAGACCGTTGAAGAGATTCTGGAGACTCTTCCCCAAACGGACAGTCATGCACCTATGCTGTTCGTGTTCGACGCTATCGACACGCCTATGTGTACCGACCCATTCCCTCGACATGAGGGCATTCGGACTTTTTCCGTTTTTCTGGAAAAAGTCACGAACTCCCCCAATCTAGCGGTGATTGCCGTCACCCAATCCTTCACGATGTTGGATGATTTAGCCACCGGGGAAAGCGTAAACGTCGCCGTGACCCATGACGCATTCCCTAAGAATGCTTGCGAATATCATGCCATCGTGGATACGCCAAACAGCCACTGCATTTACGCGCCTAAATATTCAGGTAGACCGTACCAATCGTTCGACAGGGAGAAGATAGTTGAGATTCACTGACAACGAGGACTGCATCCTCGAACTGCATGTGACCAACTGGTGCGACGTGGACATCACCGACCGGGTGCTTGGCGACATGGGTGAACCCGGACTGTTCGGCAGGTATGTGGCTGACGTGCGCGAAGTGCTGCGCAGGGCGTTGGGCTTGGCGAAATACCCCTACCCGAGCCTAGGTTCGACGATAAGGACATCCTACCGGCTTACAGGCAAAGACCACACCAGTTCCGGCTGGTATCAAACCGGCGGCGACATGCTCATGAGCACGCCCGAACTGGTCTTGGCTGTCAATGATGGCGTCGGGTCGGTGAGCAAAGGACAAGGAAAAAACGAATGGAATCTCTAGGAAAAAATCGACTCATACATAGGAAAATCACATCCATTACGCTCGCGCTCCTACTGGGCGCGGGCGGCATCGCCGTACTCCCCCCGACCGCGTTGGCCGCCGCCCCGTCGAACGGAACCGTGTCCTCGACGCGTTCGTTCCCCGCTACCACGACCACGCGCCGAGACCTGACCCGCGAAAGCATCAGCACCGACGTGCAGTCGGACAGCGATTGGGGTGGTATCGAAAACCTAATTGTCCCGCAGACTAAATCCCAAGCCGAGAAAGACGCCGAACTGAAAGCCCAACAGGAAGAGGAGACCCGCAAACAGGCACAGGAACAGGCGGAACGACAAGCCCAAACGCGAGCCGCCCAAAAGGAAGAAGCCAATAGAAGCGCGGAACGAACCGTCATCACTCCCCCAGCATCCAAAACCGGACAAGCCGTAGCCGAATATGCTATGCAGTTCACGGGATACCCATACGTGTATGGTGGCAACCAGCCATCAGGCTGGGATTGTTCCGGATTCGTCCAATACGTGTTCGCGCAATTCGGTGTCAGTCTCCCCCACCAGTCAGGCAGTCAAATGAGCGTCGGTTCGCCCGTGGCATCATTGGCGGAAGCCCAACCGGGTGATATTCTCGCCAACGGTTCGCACGCCGCCATCTACATTGGCAACGGCATGGTCATGAACGCCATGAGTCCAAGCCAAGGCACTGGAGTCGCACCGGTCAGCATGGTCATGTACGGAAGCTACGCAATCAGACGAGTGGTGTGATTCTTTTGTTGGCTGGTATCTTCGACGCATTCTTCCGTAATCCGCCGGATGCCAGCCAACGTTTTAGTCGGGGAATCATCCACCTTTATATTTGTAATCGTGTTCGACTTTTTGCTCACGTGTTTTCATCCAATTCCTACAGAAAATACCTTAATGTAGAAGTAACAACCCTCCAAAATTGAAAGGCTCCCCAAAATGACTGACCCAAACTACAATCCGCAACAATACCCGAACACGGAACAAAACCGACAACAGTATCAGCAACCCCAATACGGTCAAACACAACAACAGACTTACCAACAACCGCAGTATACGCAACCGCAAACCAACCCGTATGCCGCTAATCAGCAGTATGCGCAGACCCCTCAATACGGTCAACACCAATATCAGCAACCGCAGTATGCGCAATACCAGTATGGTCAGCAACCGTATGTGAATCCGCAACCCGCCGACACGGGGTCGTTCGGGTGGGCGGTATTGGGATTCTTCTTCCCTATCGTCGGCCTCATCCTCTTCCTCGTCTGGAAGTCGGAGAAGCCAGTCAGCGCGAAACAGGCAGGAATGGGAGCGTTAGCATCAGTCATCTCCACCGTGGTTCTATGGATTCTGCTCATAGTGTTCGCCGCAATGGTTGGAAGCGCCGTAACATATTGAGCCTGACAGCCCGCCCAATTTTTTTGATAAAAAACCTGCTATCCAGTAATAACAACCTTGCTGTACTTTATGGTGAATGTTGGAAGCCGACAGTCGGTTTCCACCCAAAACGAGGCTAAAGGATTGGGATGAAGGAAAAATTCATCCCAATCCTTTCCCTGCCCCCCCCTACAAGCAAGGAGATAATCCAAATGACCATGCCGCAACAGCCGCAAGTCAACGTGAATATCAGCCAGCCGCCACTGCCGCCACAGCAGCCCCCAGTCCGGCAGAGCAATCTCCGAACCAAACGCAGCCTACTCAAATACGCGCTCCTCGGCCTCATCACATTAGGCATCTACGACATCTGGCAGATGAGCGAAGTCGGTGAAACCCTGAACCTCATCGCCACCCGACGTGACGGCAAACGCACCATGCACTACTGCCTCATGTTCTTCCTCGTCGGCTGGCTGACCCTTGGCATCGGCTGGCTCGTCTGGTTCCACAAGCTCAGCTCCCGTATCGGCACCGAACAGGCCGCTCGTGGACTACCGGTAACGGTCACTGCCGCAACCTACTGGCTGTGGAACATTCTCGGCTCCCTCATCATCGTCGGGCCATTCATCTACACATACAAGCTTCTGCACGCCATGAACGACCTGTGCGCCGACTACAACGCGCGAGGCTGAACCTTAAGAAAGGAAAAACTATGGCAACGTTTATTCTCGGACTTTTTGTCGGATGTCTTCTAGGCATGATTGTCATGAGCTTGTGCGTCGTATCCAAACGTTCGGATGAGGCAGCGGAACACGTTCTCCCGTCTAACGGGGAGAAAGAGACCACGCGTTGAACGGACGGGTCGAAATCATCCAGCAATGTGCCCGCATAGCCCTCCCCTGCATACTCGTATTGTCCACACTGGCCGTCTCCCCCTCCATATCGGCCGCTCCTGCGACGGGAAGCATTCCGGTTGGACAGTCGGCCACGCAAGTGTTGAGCACGCTGACCGTCGGCACGAAATCCAATGTGTCGTCCGACCGTAAAAGCCACCAGTGGAACAAGGTTGACGAAAAATCCGGCAACTACACTACGCGCGACCTCGTGTTGGAACGTGACATGAACGACGTGACCTTCAACAGTCGCGGCAACGTGAAGTCGGGAATCCTGCTGGAACCTTACACGGGCAAGACCATCCACTTCCAACGCGGCCAGTCGAACAAGACCGAAGGTGGAAGCGCGTCCAATCGTGACGGTGGTATCCAGATAGACCATGTCGTAGCATATGCGGAAGCCTACCGTTCCGGCTTGGACAAGCTCGACTTCCAACAACGTGACACGTACTATAATGACCCGGACGTTCTGCTCTCGTCCCAAGCGGAAGCCAACAATGTGAAGAAGGATGGCACCATAGCCGAATGGGAGCCATCCAATCAAGCATTCCAATGCGATTATGCGAGTCTGCAAATCGGCATCAAAGCCAAGTATGGGCTGATGGTAGACCAGAAGGAGCATGATAAGCTGGCGCAAGTGTTGGCTTCCTGTCCGACTGAAACCATTATTTCTACCAGTCAGGTGAAACAACGGTTAACCAGTGGGACATCAGAGGGGAACAATACAGGCACCGCCAACAATAATACGACCGGTGGCAACAGTCAGAACGGCCAATACAACGGTTCCGCCAACAGTAAGAACAATTCGCATACAACGAACAAACACCACACCACCACAACTAAGAAGAACTGGGTCAAAAACCTATTCAACGGACTCCTAAAACGATTCTTCTAGAACAGCCGTAACACAAGTAGTCCCGCCATTCACTTTCGGATGGTGGGACTACTCATATATATCAACTATGTTCTTCGTCCCATTTGTCCAAGGTTTCCAACAGATTGGGCAAGCCGAAATAGTCGTAGGTCTGCCCGTATTGTTTCCCATCTTTGGTCTCATATATAATGGTCATCATTTCCGGGTCATCACCGCAGGTTTCACAAACGGCTTGGCTAAAAGGCATGTAATCATAGTCGGTTACTTTGACGGGTTCGTCTTCGCTTCCGTCAAACAGTTCGGGAGACTTGGCTTGGAGCACTCGCATGAGCAGTTGTTTTGTTGTTACCATATTTTTTGATTGTATAGCATGCTTCGCTGTCTCTTTTAGCGTAGGGTTTTTGTATCTTTACTCGTGCTATACTGAACGTGTTCACAGTTCCTACATAGAAGAGGAGACAACAATGTCCTACAGGAAATGCGACGAGAGACTTGGCAGAGTGCTCGACAGGTTCGACCCCGATACGCCCGTGTTCCTCTACTTCAAGGGCGGTACCGCATACTTCGACCGTGGAGTGTCCAAGGCGGGTGAACTGTGTGATAATCCTTATCTTCGCGGCTTGCACTGCGTTTGGAAACGTAATTCCCAGATTGCCGGTTGGCGTGGATGGGAGTTGGGTGTGGATACGCCGTTCGACTCTCGTAAGTATCGGCGTCTAGAAGAGGACGAACAACTCCGGTTACTCAAACAGTTCCTCGACAAGGATGATTTGAGGCACGTCAAACAGATTGCCGAAGCTGGGGACAGTGGTCTGGTCGCGGATTTGGTTTCCATTTTGGAAACGGTTCATGATTTCTTGGCGAGGATACCCCACCTCTTGTGGGTGGGGAGGAATCGCCTTTCTCTTTTCAATAGTATGCTATACTTATAGCAGTTATTGAAGGTTCTAATAAACGGCAAGGAGGATTGAAATGCTCAGCACGCTCACCTACGCAGTGCGGGTCAAAACTACCTCCACCCAGTCAGAAATACTCGACGCCACCTGCTCCGCCTACCTCGACTGTTGCAACATGGTCAGCAAAACAGCGTGGAAGTACAGGACGTTAAGTCAGAAAACCCTCAACCAGCTCGCCTACCACAGGCTCCGCGACGAATACCATGTCGGAGCGCAAATGGCGCAATCCTCCATCATCCGCGTCATCGGCAACTATCGGACAATCAAAGAGACGCATGGAACCCCTTGGGCGACCAGCCAGCCGGAATACCATTCCCCCGGATACGACCTTGTATGGAACAGGGATTACAGCATCCTAAAAGACGGACGGTTGAGCGTGAACACGCTCGAAGGGCGAATCAAATTCCCTATCGACTGGACGCACATGCCGGAGCCATATCGTCATGGAAAATTCGGCACGGCCCGACTATTGAACCGGAACGGGAAATGGCTACTGCTTATCCCCAGCACCATAGAACTTCCCCACCCATCCCAACCACAGCAGGTGGTCGGAGTGGACTTGGGCATACGTTTCCTCACCACCACCTACGACAGTGACGGCCATACCGACTTCTACAACGGGAAGGAGGTGAAGAACAAGCGCGAGCATTACAAGAGGCTTCGCACCACCCTACAAAAGAAGGAGACGCGAAGCGCGAGACGCAGACTCAGGAACATCGGCAACAGAGAAAACCGTTGGATGCGGGACGTGAACCATCAGGTCTCGAAGGCACTCGTCAACCGACAGTCTAAGCCTACGCTCTTCGCGTTGGAAAACCTCGAAGGCATTCGTCACGCCACGGAAAAAGTTCGCAGACAAGACCGGTATACGCAAGTCAGCTGGGCATTCCACCAGCTTCGCCAGATGATTGAATACAAGGCTTTGAAAGCCGGGCATTCCACCATTGCGGTTGACCCGCATTACACGAGTCAGACCTGTCCGAAATGCGGCATGATACGCAAGGCGAACAGGAACAAACGGTTGCACGAATACCAATGCTCGAACTGCGGCTACAGGTCCAATGACGACCGTGTGGCCGCTATGAACATTCAACGGCTCGGATATCAGAGTCTAGTTGAATCCCATTCGGACAAGCTCTGAATTGGGAGGGGTGCAGTCAACCATCCCATGATGTTCCGCCAGTCCACAAGGATGATAAAAGCGGGAGGAGTTGAAAATACTAATCGACTCCACCATCACCGCCGGGCAGGGACAAGCCGCGATGCTCTCCATCGCGGTAGTTGATGCTCGCTTGGAGGAACTGGGATAGTTTGTATGCTATACTGGCCGTGTTCACACGAAAACAAGTGGAAAAGGACGCGCCATGCTTAAATTAACCCAAGCACAACTCGAATACCTCTCCACACTGAAAGAACTCCCGGAAACGGAACATCCCGAAGACAAGTGCGCCCTCATCTGGGTAGGCGGCTCCCACGCCTACGGTATCGCGGACGAGCATTCCGACGTGGACGTTCGTGCGGCGACCATGCCGACCATGCGGCAAATCCTCCTCCTCCACGATTACGGGGAGAGGCATATGCCGGATTCAGACATGGTCGTCCGCTCCTATCTCAAAGTGGCGAGGATGCTCCGTGACGCGAACCCTAACATGGTGGAACTCGTCAACCTGCCAATCGACTGCATTTTGCACTGCGACGACTACGGTTTCCGCCTGTTGCAACTCGCCCAGAAGCTCGCCGTCAACACGAAATGCAAGTCAACATTCTCCGGATACGCCTACCAGCAGACCATGCTGGCCGAACGGCGTGAACATGAAGGCGACACGAGTAAAGCATATAAGGCCATGTCCCACGCGTTGCGCGTCTACCGTATGGGAGCCGTCCTGTTGAAATCCGGTGAGGTTCAGGTGAGTCGTGCCGGTATCGACCAAGAGGAACTATTGGCTATCCGGCACGGTGACTTCGACCTCGAACAGTACGACTTGAAGCTTCTGGACGCCAAGTCCCGGTTCGAGGAAGCCGCCGAACATACCCGACTCCCCCAGCCCGTGAGCGATACGGAATTGCAGGATATGGTATCGCCTATCATCCGCGAATATACGAAACGCCTGTTCAAGGAGTGAGAACATCAGCCCACAACAAGCCTGAAAAACGAAGGTTGATAGCGTGAAACCCCAATGATTCCAACGGTTTCGACACGCATACAGGTTTGACCAAACAGCCGTATCCCGTATACTTGGTGTTGCGTTCAGCCGGTGGGTTGGGCGCCTCATAATTTGACGGCTAAGTTCAAAAAGACTTTTGGTCTTTTTCTCCTTTTGGTCTGGCTTTTTATGTGTGGACATTCGAAGGCCCCGCCACTGTGCGGGGTCTTCGTTTAACTGGTTGCCGTTCAGAACGGGTTGCCGTCCGGCTTGCCGCTGGTCTTGGTCGGCTGAGTCGGGGACTCCAGCATCGGAATTCCTTTGGTGGCTCGTTGCTTCGACTCCAACGACTTCCGACACGGATACACCTTCAGCCCCTCATCGACAGCCTCTACATGCAGTTCCGGCCAATTCTGCCGAACCATTTCCAACGCTTTCTTGAAACGTTCCTTGAATCTGCGGAGTGGAGTGTTCGACGCGTCGAACTGCATTTGCAATCCGTTCCAAGGTATGAGAGCCGGTTTAGAGATGTAATATGTTCTGCGGGCGAGCCACTGGTAGATGTCCAACGCTCTGGATGATTTCCCGAGATTCATCACTATCTCTCGGTTTAAAGGAACGGGATTCTCGTTGAGGATTCCCCACATAAGTTCGGAGAATCGAATATACGAACCTTCCTTGTATTCGTCGGAATTTCTGTCGAAGCAGATGTGAGTGCGGTCGGCCACCAGAACATTGATGGCATCATGGACAGTTCTGCCCTGTTCGTCCTTGAACCAATTGGTCACTTGAAAGACAGTGCTCCCCAGATTTTCCAACATGCGGGTCACCTGCTCCCGTTGTCCATTGGCCGCGATTCCCGTGTTCTTGCAGAACGAATTAAATGTTTCGTCCAAATGGATTGTCCTGTTTTCGAAATCAACCATCGGGGACACCTCTTTTATGAGGGTTTGGGCATACAGAAGGAATAGACGGGGGATTTTTCCGTAAGCCCACTGCCCTTTCCTTGGGGTCGTCGTTATGGACACGATTCCGTTGCTCCGGTTCAGATAAGGTACATCAGGCTCCTCCACTGGAAGCAGGGAGACCACTGATGAGAGGGTGGCCGCATAGGTTATTGTCTTCTTGCTGGGGTTGATGATATCCTTGTTCATGTTATCGGGATTCCTTTACTGTTGACCGATACCAACCTCATCTCGGTGCATACGGGATGAGGTTTTTATTTTTATCCTAATGGGTTTTTGGAATATTTTTTTATAAATCAGATTTTTCTGTTCACATTCTCGGGCAGAAGTCTTACATTCTCGGGCACTTGGATGCTCTAATCCCTTGTGGGAGTAGGTCTAAGGGCACTGGCAATAGTATACAATAGATACAATAGTATACATAAGTATTTGTGGTACCGAATTTCTAAATGCTCTAAAAAACGAAAAATCGTTTGATTCAAAAAACATGAAATGATTTTTTACGATTTTTCTCCGACGTGTCTCAATGCTTTCGAAACCAGATACTTCCTATGCTATAGTGGAATAGTTTACACAAGAAAAAGAGCTTTTCGCCAAACCGTAAAAAACGGTTTCGCTCAAAGTCCTCACCCAAAAAAACCAGCTAAACTGGATATGTCCGCAACGAACCAAAACTGTCAAAGGAACGAAAGCATGGAAAACGGCTCCCCGAACAGGCTGCCCGACTGGACTGAAATCATCGACGGGAAAACCCCAAAACCCGACAATGGTTCCAACCATGTAGGCAGACACGGCAAAGGAAGCCACGCCCGACACGGAAGCAGACCAGCCAACACGGTTTCCACCGGTGAACATGTCCTCCAATGCTCCATCGGAATCATATTCACCATCGTCATCATCCTCATCGCCCAAATCGGCTGGATGTTCTTCGGACACGACTTGGACTCCATCCACACTCAGGTCGCAAACTCGAAAAGGGTCAGCCTGAACCAGAACATCGACTTGGATACGACCCGCATAGCCAAACCACAGTCGGGCGAAGTGCCGGTGGATGGCACCCCGACTCACGCGCAGGTAATCGGATGGATGTACATTCCGAAAATCGAATCCGGTTGGAAGCGTGCAATCCAACAGGGCACCGACCAAATCGTGTTGGACAATCAGGGCATCGGACACTACGAGCAGACCGTCATGCCCGGAGCCGTAGGCAACAGCGCCTATGCCGGTCATCGCACCGGTGGCGACTTGGGTTACATCGACCGTTTGCAGACGGGTGACGTCATCGTCATCCAAACTGCCGAACACTGGTACGTGTACAAGATGACCGAAGGTTGGGTCACTACTCCGACCGACGTGAGCGTGTTGAACAATGACGGTGCGAACCCGGACTCCCGCGAATTGACGTTGACGACCTGCCATCCTATGAGCGTATGGGCCGACCAGAGCATCAAACACAGGTATATCGTCCGAGCGCAATTCTCCTATTGGGCGAACGTTTCCGACGGTATTCCCGCCGAATTGAGCACCGCCAACGCGAACGTCGTCCAGAAGACCGCATACAAGTGGCAGAAGACCGTCCGAACCGTCAGCGCCTACGCTCCCGCGAGCATGATGTTCGCCGTGATTCTGCTTGTCGCGTGGATGGTCATGAACGGACTGTGCTGGCTGTTGTGGCGTGGGGAGCGGGAACGCAAGCCGGTGTCTTGGAACGTGCTCGTATTGTCTTGGCGTCTGCAACAGGGCGTCCTGCCGTTGCGCCTGTTGAACATGCTGTTGTTCTGGGGTGGTTTGGTTCTGCTGTTCTGGTGGTCTGTCAGCCCGCATTTCGACAGTTGGTTCCCGTTCCTGCAATCGGTGGGATTGCCGAACGTCACGTTCTGACCCATTCCCTGAAACATATTTTCCGCAAAAACTAGGAGGTAGCCGTCATGCGGCAAACATATCTGACCAGCGACAATCCGACCGTGGTGAACCGACTGCGCAAGGACTGCCGCGAATACGCGCGTCAACGCGAACTGGAGGAATGGTTCGAAAACATCCACCATGTCCGTCTGGCGTGGAAGGAGGACGCGGATGGCAAGCGAACCGTCGAAGGAGTTGAAGCCGTCATGTCCAAGGAGACCCTGACCGTCCAAGGCAAAGGCGATTTGAAAGGCTACTGGCTCATGCCCATGAACGGCTTGTATAAGCCATGCAAGAACAATGTTGAAGTATGGAGGATGCTCCGCCAATTCGAATGGCGTCCCGACCCTCTGCCGGGCATCGTCAGCTCATACACGTATACGCCATACGTGGATATGTCTATCGAAGACGACAAAGCGTATCTTTCCATGCCGGTGGAAAGCTGGGATGACTCTTTGTGGCATAAGAGCACGAAGGGAACATTCCGTAAGGCCAAGGAACGTTTCAACGACGGCGCTTCGGGAGATGACCGGTGATGCTTCATGTCTTGACGTTTATGGTGGTGGCGTTCTCCTCGGTGACACTGCTGTTGTCGTTCCTGTTCTTCCTCTCCGTCCAACATCCCCACCTGTTGGGACGTAAGGTCGCAAGATGTGTCCGAGTTGGATGTGTGGGATTCTCCATTATGACAGCCGTCGTGGAGTTCCTTCGGTGCTTCCGATTCGGTAGCGTAAGCTCCGGCATGTGCGGACTCATTTGGATTGTCACCGCGTTAATCTGGCTGTTTCTTATCCGCTGGGATGCTAAGCCCGACGGATTGGACGATTCCGACTTGGAAGACCCGTCGGAATGAGCGAGCAGGGTGTCTTCGACGCGTTGACGGCTCTGTACGTGGTTGCGTTCTTCCTGTTCATCGTTGGAACGATAGTCTGGACGGGGAACAGAAGACGCGCCCGCAAACATCCCGGCAAAGGGTATGCTCCCCGATGGATTCGCTTGGGGACGATAGTATGCTCACTGTTGGTCGCCTTGTTGGAAATCTGCCTGTTCATAGGCAAATGGGGTTTCCTTGACGGACTGTCATGCGTATTGTGGATTGTGGTGTCGGCATTGTGGATTGCCGAATACCGGTTGGAAAGAAATCGAGAAAGGAAAGACGGCTGAATGCTTCCGTTCCGTAGATTCAAACGTGACGCGTATATGCTCGACCAGTGTGTGACCATGGTGGAGGATACTGTTCACGAGATTGGCGAATACGTGAACAAGGATGAGGATATGACCGATTCCATGACTCAGACGCTCTTTCACCTGTTGGATGTGTATAACGACTTGTTGGACGTGTTGGACGATGACGAACTGACTGTGAATCCTCGATTGCATTTCCGACAGTATCCGCGTGTTCGCGGGTATATTCGCGACTCCTGTAATCGTTGCCGTTCGGCTGTTGAACAGTTGACGCAACTGGTGGACATGCAGGATGAGTTGAACGATATCGAATGCTATGCGAACGGTGAATTGGATTTCGGTGGTAATTTCTGAAACAAAATCACCGATGTTATACTGAGATTGTTCACATAAAAAGTTTTGGAGGAAGGAAGACGATATGGGCGCACCATGCGTCATCGCCATGCGAAACGGCGAAGACTTGTACCGTTGGATATTCAGCCCTTACGACGGGAATATCCAATCCGCGGGACGTATGCTTTTCGACCATTACGACACTAGAGAGAAAGTAGAACGATTGCTGGATAACGGCGACATCGACCTGCTTGCCCCCGCCGTCGAGGAATGCGAGCCGTTAAGCGAACGAAGCCCCTACTATTCCGGCGAGCAAGGTTCCAAGGACGAACTTCCGATGTTCGGTGAACTGCACACGTACATCTGGCGTGACGGATACGGTTGGGGTTGCAAACCTATGCTGTGGGAGGCTGTAATGCCCTTGAATCTGTTGTTGGGTGTGGAGAACCCTTGGGCATGACAGCCAGATTATGCTATAGTGGGCATGTTCACATATTTTGAAAGGCCAAAAACATGCTCAATTTCGAATCCGTCAACTGTGACGGCAAGCACATCAAATGGGAGTTCAACACGCCCAACGAAGTACATCGATTGTTCTGGTCGGATACCTGTCCACTTCCATCCAATGACGACCCAATCGTTCATGCCGAACTAGACGGCAAACCACTGCCGCAATGCAAAGCGTTCCTCGACCTTTTACACATGCTTGGATTGGACGAGGAACAATATCCGCCCGAAAAGGGGAAAACCCATAAGCTTATCGCCATCGACTTGGACAACACTCTCGTAGACTATACGACAGCGTTCAAGGATTGCATCAGCCAATTACAGAAGAAACCGTTCAACGCTCCCGAACCAACCGACTACGGTTTCGCCTGTGAAGGCTGGTTCGAAACCCATGCGGAATTCCGTGAATGGCATCATTGGTCGGTGAACGCGGGACTCTATTTACGTGAACACATGTATCCACATGCTATGGAAGCGTTGTTGAAGCTAATCGGCATGTCGGAAGACAATCGTCTCCTATTCGTCACCTCCCGTGACGACGACCGTGATGATACACGCCGGTGGATGATAGCCATGAATTTCGACACAAGCCAGAATCATAACTTATGTCCACGTCGTAATCTGGACGACCTGCGACATACGGAAGGTGACGCCGTATTCGCCTCGGACATCAGGCGAATGGCCGAAAAAGACTGGTATGAGAAAGACCCCATTACCAGCATCGGATACTCATACACGCCGTCACGTCGAGACATCCCATACTGTCATCTCAAGCAGAAGAACCTGCTCAAAGCCGACTTGTACGTTGAAGACAATCCCATAATGTTGGACACGCTCATGCACGAAGGACTACCCGTCTTGGCGAAACGCCACGGCTACAACGTGGAACAGTGCGAACGGTTGAAACAATACGACAAGGGAGCAAGCTTCGACTCATGGGAGGAAGTGCCCGAACTCGCCAACCGGATTCTCGGAAAGGAATAACGGTGGACTCCCCGAAACCTATTCTTTACCGTTTTGTCTGGCAATCAGACCCCTCCTCCTATGTTGCCTAAACCTTCTACTCTTGTTATACTGGCAGTGTCCACATAAAAACGGGTCGAGTCAAACACGACACCCGTTTACACCAATCACAACCAGAAGGAACCATCAGCATTGGGTATCGAAATCTACGAACAGGACAAGTACGCAACCCACGTCGTCACCAGCAAGGGCGAAATCAAATACGAGTGCAGTGCCCGCAACGTGGCCGAAGCCATCGTCAAAGAACACAACAAGCATGACGGTGAAGACCAGTGGCATGTCGGCGCGACCGTCACTCTGGTCAGCGCGAAGAACAGCGCATGGCGGGCCGAAGCGCTTATCGACTGGGATAAGGTCAAGACCGGCAAAAACACTCCCAACAAGTGCGTGAAGGTCACTGCTTCGGAAACCCAGACGAACTTGCAGGAAAGCAAGCCGAAGGTCAGCGCCACCTATCTGTTGTCCGACGGCGACAAGCCGGAAAACTACATGCGTTGGCATGCCACGGCGTCCGATAAGGATGTCGCCATGGTGTTGGCGAAACAGGCGGCTGTCAAGGCTTTGGAAGCTTATCTTGAGAAGATTGGCAAGACCGTCAAGACTTCGGTCAAGCCGACCGTAAAGCCGTCCGGGAAGGCTGTCAAATGAGCGGCCAGAACAAAGCTGAAGAGAATCCGGATGAAGAGTATCTGCTGGACGCGCTTCGAAACTTAGGCCCCACGCCAATCGAGGAGCTTATCGACAAATCCAACATGGACGACGAGTCGAAAAAACGGTTCCATGAATCACTGCGAGCGCATGACTCCAATATCGCACGGGAGCAGTCGGTGAAGATTGCCGTCGGTGAGGCGTTGCGGGAATTGGACAAGTTGAGTGAACGGTTGGATGAAATCAGTGCGTTGACCGTGTGGGATTCCAGCCGTCCGTTGTCAGATGCTATTCCTTCCGTCGAGGCAATCCGCGTCATCCTCAAGCAGATACGCGGACATGGCAATGGTTGTGTGGATTCCGGTTCCCGAATTCGTTATCGTCTGGTGTGTGATGTGGACGGTGGTGTCCTGCCGTTGCTCGGTCAAATGTCGGACGGGGCTGATGGGTTGGAGTATCTGAAAAACGTGCTTGACGCTTGCAAGTCCGCCAATATCGAAGGGAACCCGCGCATCCAGTACGCGTATGCGACCGGTTGGAGGGACTTGAACTGAAATGTCCAAGTTCGACAAGACAACCGTGTACGGGAGGGAGAATCCGTTCATTCCCTCCCCTGAGACCATGGACGCTTTAAAGGACGCGCTCATCGAGGAGGCTGACGAGCGTTCCGACATGCTTATCGGAATGACCACCGCGCCTGATGGGAGGAAGGTTCTTCGCCGTCAGAGCGCGGGGCGCAACACCGGATGGCGTTCCCTTATCGGATTGCGTTACCGTATCCAGACCAAGGAGGAGGCCGACGAACTCCGCTTGGACTACCGTCGTTTCTTCGAAAGCTACGTGGAACGAACCGACAGAAGCGAGCGTCGTAACCTGTTGGATTTGGAACATAAGACCGTGGACGGCGCGTACCGTTACACGGTGGAAGGCGTGGTGGCTGACTGTGAGGAGACGAGCGTATCGAACGGGTATGTGTCCCGCCTGTGTCTGATGTTTCCGCATGTGGTGAATTCGGATGGTTCTCAGACGCTTATCGACTCGCATATTTGGCTTGCCACGTTCGTGAAGAACACTGTTATCCGTCCCGACCGTATCGAGCCTCATAATGGTTCCGCCGACCGGCTGATGACGATTCGGTTGGGTGACACGTTGCGTGTGGACGCCGGATTGTGCGCGTATACGGATAAGCGTGGCCGTCACCGTTTCGGATTGGCGGATTGGACTCCGTTAGATTCGCATTTGAGGTATCTGCAACTCCGTTCGGATGGTACCACCACTCCGCGCGTGGTCAGCGAGCGCCTGTGTGGGCGTGAGTATGATATCTGCTGGTTGGAGCGGGATGGTAGGCCGGGTTTCCGTTCGGTGATGTTGGATGGGTTGAATGCCCGCGTGGAGGCAGGTTGGAGTTCGTATGATTGGCGTCATCGTCCGTTTCTGTCGGATGGTGACGGGTTCCCGTCCATCTGTCTCGACCAGTATTTGACGCTTGACCCATATAAGGGTGAAGCCCACGTGGTGTCCCGTTAGCCAGATTAAGAGGATTTTTGTGTTGAGGAATTGTCTTAAAAAAGGTTTCCGTCCGGCGGCCGTGCTGGTTGTGGCGGTTCTGATGTGTTCGCTCGGCGGATGTTCAGATAGGATTGGAAGACTGCCGTATTTATACTTCCTTTTACATCAAGAAAACGTTCGAGACTGACAGTGACGCCGGCGATTTGAAGTGGTTGACCATCGAGGTTGAATTGGAGGCTTTTCTGGACTACTAGACGCAAACTATGCTATAGTGGATGTGTTCACACATAAAGAGTTTTCAGGCAAAGAAGGAAATAACCCATGGACACGTCCACCACCTTGAAGGAACAGATACAGGCTTTGATGGATTCACTGGCCGACACCGCACTATCCGCCGCCGAGTCGCGCCATCAAAGTCAGGCCGGAGAAGCCCACCTGCTGTATGCGCTTTACCGGAACGATGGACTCGTAGGCTCGATACTTCGGGGACACGGGTTGGAATCCTCGGAAATCCGGCTCCTCATGTCCGATATTCCGAACCGTCCGTTGAAAATGGGAGAAGACCCGGTATTGTCCTCTTCCAGCCGTCACATATTGCACGATGCCCACGACGCGGTGGAAGTGTTACGCCAAGTGCAACGTGATAGTCATGTCGAACTCCTGCTCCGCGCCCATGGCATCGAACTGCCCGAACATCAACCCACTCGGGAGCAGGTCGAGGCGGCGTCAAGAACCGGCGTCAACCTAGCCCAGACCGTCAGCCCCAACCGTGGACGTCAGGTCGGTGTGGATTATCTCTCCTACACTCGGCTCATGCTCGAAGCCGCGTTGAACTGAACGAAACCAGCCGCAAACCAAAAACGATGGCAATATTATCTGCTATACTGGGATAGTTCACAAACCAATGAAGGAGAAAAAATGAATACTGAAAAATGGACAGCCAGCCGTGTGCTGGTCATCAAATACGACAGGGATGGAAGGTACCATGAGCGTTTGTTCAGACGGACGGTTCTCAACAACGCTTTCCCGGTGTACATCAACCCGGCTGGAGACAGGTTCGAGAAAACCCTCCTGACGACCTACCCGAAGGCGTATCCCATTCCCGACGACGCCAAGCTGTACCGGTGGGTGTTGAAGGACGGCACCGTGGTCACCACCACCGATGGTTTTCCGCAGTCCGATTGCAAAATACTTAGTACGTTCGATGGGCACTGCATGTTCGTTCCTGAGTCGAACATCGCCTACGTGATGCAGGACGTCGCATCCGTGGCCGGGGAGGTTTCAGGTGACGTACAAGACCGTTAAGGACATCATCTGTAGCATGGACCGGATTGCCCGCGAACGTGGATTGAAATGGATGGATTCGACCATGCTGCTGTATGCGCTGCGCTGGCCGGAAAGCGAGGCCGAACGAATTCTCCGTTACGGAGGTTTCGAGCAAGTGGAGGACGCGTACCGTCTCATGGAACGGTTCGACAACGAGCCGCTGGCGGAAGACGAGAACCCAAGGTTCACGCCAGTCGCTTTCCGACTGGTGGAGGGGGCGGGCAGCCCGCTCGAACTATTGAGAAGGATTCAACGCACGGACTGCACTGCCAGACAGATTATCCGAGAGTACGGCATCCTCCCTCCCGAACACGAGCCTTCGAACGGGCAGGTGGAACGTGCCGCCGAAACCGGCTACTTCCTCTCCGCACACTCCACCTCCTCCTACGGCAACCTGAAGGCGTGGGACAAGGTGAAGCAGACAAGCAAGGAGAAGTGGCGCGAATGGGCGCGGCTCATGCTTGAAGCCACGCTCAACGGAACAGAGGAAACATTTTGAACGTCAACGGCGTGAATATCGAATACCAGTACGACGGCGCACACGACGCGCGTCCCACAGAACATACGCTGCACGGCTTGGACGGGTTGAACCTGTCAGGCTTGGATTGGATGCGCCTGTCGCACGTATGCCATCTCATGGCCGCACGCGACCGTAAGCCGAAGCGGGCGTTCGTGCGCGTATCCGGTTGGACAGCGGACAGACCGAACATGCGGCTCATCGTGAACGTGCTTCAAGACGATGACGGTACGGCCAGCGTGCCACTGCCGCTCACATCCGACTATCTGCTGGTCGATTCCGGCGAATGCGATGGCCGATTATTCCAGTACGGGTGGCTGGACGTGCTGGAACAGCTGCCCGAACATGTGGACTACGGTCGATTGGACGAGACCGGCATGCGGGTCGTGGACTGGCTGAACGGCATGGCCGACCCGTCGCCGGAAATCTTCGAGGATTGGGAAGCCATCAGCCTTATACGGCAGAACGTCTATGAGGACGAGCCGACCGGACTGGCGGACCTATTGCGTTCCACCACCCGGACGGAGCGTGACGAATGCTTCGACATGCTGGAACAGGTAGAAACGGGGAGGCCGCTGTGATGAACGATTGGCTGCGCGTCACGGCCATTGGCGGTGACGACTACGAATGCCGTATGACCGTTCAGAAGGCGGACGATACGACCATTACCGTCACTCGCCCTTGGCATCACCATTGGACGGACGGTTGGGATTGGAAGACCATCATCCGCCAATGGTTGTCCGACGTGCCGGAAACGTTCGAACCATACGACGGGTTGGCCGAATGGCTCCGCGACGCGGATGCGGAACGCATCGACTGCTGGCAGTGCCTGAGTTGGCTCGCCAACCGACGGCGGTCGGCTGTTGAATCCTTGTCGAACGCGGAAAAGAAGCGGCTTGCGTCCAGATTGGGTTTCGAACGGTTGGAGGCTGCGAAATGAGCGTTGACCTGACGCCTTGGCTCCAAGCGTTGCAGGCATGGCAGAACAGCGGGCATACGGAACGCGGCTGGGAGGATGGTCCGACTGTCGTATGGCCACTCGTCTTCATGTTGGGCATTGCACTGCTGTACGCGTTTCTGAGCTTCGTGTCACAGACGACCATAAAGGACAATGCGGGATTTGTAATAAGCGTCAGGTGAAACATCATGAGCTACGAAAATTTCCTATCACACCGAATCAAATGCGACTACCCCGATTGCGGCAAACCGTGCGACGACTGGTGGAACGACCAATGGCTAACCCTCGTCAAATACGGCGTACACGGGAGAATGGTCAGCGTCAGACACTTCTGCACAAGCCACCTCGACACCATGCGCAACCCCATTCCGGCCGGCTCATACCATCTACCCGACAATACGCCAAAAGACTGGCACACTTGGGGCGAAGGATACATGTACCCAATATACGAACCATGCACCCCCACCATTCTCAACGTATTGGAAAAAGCCACGCCCGACAACCCACTCCCCAACGAACTTGTCGAAAAATGCGCGCTCGCATTATTCCGAACGGATACGAACTGGGCTGAAAACAATCCGACGAAACGTGAAGTACTCGACTTGTGGGAACAGCAGATGCCCTGCATTCAGGAACAGTTTCTGAAGCGGGCATATACGGTACTGCATGAAGCCCTACTAGTAGAGTTCCCGAACATGCGGGAATAGGAACGATTGGAGAAAATACAATTGGCTGAAATCAGAGTTTTCGTCGGACAAGTTATGTACCCGTTGAAAATCCGGCAAGGACAACATGTGAGCTTCGAATATTGCCCGTTGGGGTGCAATCACACGCCGAACGGTATGAAGGAGCAAGTATCGGACGCGGTAATCGAAAACGATAACGGTCATACAATCCAAGCCACTTGGGAAACCACTGACAAGAAGACCCGTCACGCCGTCCTACTCCGTAGAATCTATCACCCCAACACTTACCGGTATGATGCCCGTATCGGACACCCAAAAATCGCAGAAAAACTCTAAAGGAGAAAATAATGGGATACAAGCGACACATCTTCTACCAGCCGGAGTGCAACTAGTAGGATTCTTGTTTCTCTTTTGTCCACCCATTAATGCATACTGGAATTGTCTACACAAACAAGGGCTGGAACCCACCCGACAAAAGGAGACAAAATGAAAATCGCACACATCTACCCGGCAGTATCAGAAGTCTACCGAACCGCCGTCGAGAAAAAGCACGGGACGTCATGGCGATGGCCTGTGGTATCCCGACGTCGAGGGAATACCGTCGTAAACGTGTGATTCAGGAAGCCAGCCCGCACTTTCTTCCCATGCCGGACGCCCGTAAATATCGGCATTCACAGCTTCCAAACTAAGGAAAAACCATGCCCGCAATCCTCATATACGTTCTTGGAGTGCTGACCCTACCATTCCTCTGTCTAGCCTACTGTCTTCTCGTTGACCTGTTCCATAGGAGCGCATGGTATTGCCCATGGTGCAGTGAGTGGGCCGTCAAGTCAAAAGATAATCCAAACCGTACCACGTACTTGCCGAACATTATCGTCTGGTTCGCCCGAATAGGCCATAGATTGTCAAAACGGCATCGTAAGTGGAAGAGGGTGTACGAGACGTATGATTTCCACCCTTGCAAGCCGTCGAACGTTCTCAGGGACGGCCACATGGACGAGGTCATCCCGTTGGACGATTTCGACTACGGCTATCAGACAATCAGATACAAGTCCCATAGGAAAGGTCTAGACGGCAAAGAGTTAATTACAACTGTTGACGCGCCTTCCGAAACGCCGTACATCACATGCATTCGAGATGGTGAACAAACCGAAGGCGATGTCTACCGCAATCCAGACGGAAGCCTGTCACTCATACCTTGGGAGAACAATCCGAGCGGCAAACGGTTCCCATTATTCGACAAGGATGGAAACCCCGCCCCGCTTATTAGCCCGAAAGAAGAGGAACTAGGCGAATGGGTGGAACGCAAGACAGTCAGACAACAGCGGCGAAACGAGGACGACAAGTGAGCGTGCGAAGCGAAACATTGGGCGAGGTCATTGAATGGCTCGGAGACGAGGCCGACAGGGAATGGGAACGCGCCAAAGACGGCCTGAGCGACGGATACGGCGGGTTCGACGCCTACATGCGGACAATCCAGCACTGTCAGGACATGCTCATGGACGATACGGCGGAACACGGAAAACCCGATGAAGGTGACGACGAAATGAACCCGGAAGACAATCCGATGCCGCTCGTCTCCGAATGCAATCCGGTGGATGCGGTCGAATGCCCATGCTGCTTGACCGTGTTCCGCGTGCGCACGCTCATGACTGACGGGGCTGGGCGGCTCATGCGGGACGAGTATGAGACCATCCCCATGTTCTGCCCCATGTGCGGCGGACGGCTCGAACAGTCGGAAAGAAAGGAATAGGATAATGGCCGACCCGAAGTACATGAGGAAAATACAGGGCATGTGCCGCTGTCAGGATTGCGGCCTCATGGCCGACAATGCGGACATCGACGTGGAATTGGACTGTGACGAAATCGTGTTTGAGTGGAGCGACGCGGACGACAGTCAGACATGTAACCTACCGCCCTGCTACGGCGGACACAGGCTTCAGACCGATATGACCGCCTACGACCTGTTGCTGGAGCTTGGCGTCATAGACGACCCCTACGCGCGAAACAAGGAGCGAGATTGAGAAGACTATTGGCATTACTGCTGGTACCCATGTGCCTGATGTGCGCCGGATGCGACGAAGTGGCCGACGAATCGGAACAGGAAACGGACACCACACCGGCATCCCAGTCGGAGAAGACCGTCACCGGCTGCGCCGACTACGGCACCAGTAACTCCACCATTGACAACGGCATCGGTGAATGCGAACTCACGCTGCACGACGGACGGCACGTCACATGCGCGGTAATGTCCGACTATAGGAAAGGCGGACTGTCCTGCGACTGGGCAAACGCCGCCAAGGAGGCGTCCAATTGACTCAACACATCGAACTCAAAACCCCATGCCCGGACTGCCGGGGTCGGCTGACACTGTCAGTACGTCACACGCCGCTATTGGGCTGGCATGCGGTGCGACTGGCATGCGAGAACGGTTGCGACCTCCACTGGTACTACTACGACCTGCCGAACGGGCGGGCATGGTTTTCGACCGTCGAACAATGCGCCGACTATCACGACGGCGTCATCCGCAGGGAGGGGGAGGAGAACGAGCGGATACTGGCGTTCGAATGCTCAAACTGCGGGGAGTGCCCGCACGTGTCAAGCAAAAGCATCGGACGCCAGACGTTCCCCACCGCCACATGCCGGTGCGCATCCTGTTGGGACGTGGACCTGCACTCAGCGCTCTGCGAATGGCTGACGGAGACCAAGAACAAGAAGAACGCGGACATCCTCGAAAAAATCGGCCGTTCCACGACGTTTCAGGCGGAACCCGATTGCCCGTTCTGCGGCGGGCCGGTGTTTGTCCGCATCATCGAGACCGGCGATGACCGACGCTGGGGCTTCACCGTACACCATGCCAGTCCATGCAATCTCGAACCATTGCTACAGGGGCTACGCCCATGCGACAGAGCGCAGGAGATGGCGGACGACTTCGACAGGCACTGGCGCAAGACCGTGGCCGCCGTCAAGGACACGCCCGACTGTCCACACTGCGGCAGGCCGCCCGAATGCGCATGGGACCATACGTCCGGCCTATGGTCCGTCGGCTGCGGAAAATGCGACAAACCGAACAACGGCGTATCCGACGACATCTTGACTGCGATGGCATCATGGCGTGAACATACGGACGCCTACCGACGCAACCACGACGGCGAAGGATTGCAAAACCAACTGACCGAATACTGGAGAAAAACAAGACAGGTGACAGCCTAGACCCCTCCCTTACGGAAGGGGATTGCGGCCTAAAATCCGTTCGACCGACTTTCCGCAAAACTTGTCGCAACCTCAACTAAACCCCTTACCATGAAGGTAACAACCTCAAACAAATCCGGTTGCAAACTCGAAGCATCCATCCCAAAAAAGGGGAAACAACATGGTCGAAGCGGAAACCCAGTCCATATACGATTTAGAACACCTGCCCGGACACAAGGAAATCCAAAGGCCAAAATATGCTGTGAAATATTGGCCACAATCGGAAACCTGCCAACGCAATCCACGCAAATACGTGCTTGTCGCCAAATCTGACAGCCAACGGACAATCCGTAACATCATGCGTCGTATCGACACGCAGGACGGCAATCATCAATACTCCTCGTTCCGCGTCCGCTCACTGGTCGATTCGGACGAATATCCGGAGGGCGTTTTCTCGACTGAAATCCGTCAGGATGATGACGGTAATTTTCTCCTCTACGTCGCATACATTCCCACCGAAGACGAGCCGGAACCGAACCCGCGCAACGAGGATGTGGTGAAGACAATCCGCTACGGTGCGGAATGCACTCTCGCAGGTGACATGAAAGCGGCACTGCGAGGCAACGGCAACAAGCCAAAAGACATCGTCCAAGTGACCGGAACAGTGGAACAGTGGAAATGCCGGTTCGATGACCCGAACGTGGCATTCCATTCCGAACAGCTCCACCTGTGGACGGAAGACCGCGTGTACGGGTTCATGCAGTCGGACGGGTGCGCCGTGGTTGTAGACATGCCGAGAAATCCAGCCTCGGATTAGCTTCCTCCAAGCCAGTCGATGTGCGAAAAAACGGATTGCCTCCGGCTTTAGATGTCGAAAGCAATCCGATAACCCTCTTCCTATCGGGAAGGATTAATGCTTCCTACCCGTCTTTTGCGGCCTCAACAAGACGAGGCCGACAACAAGCGACAGACTGGAGATGGCGACAAGAACCAACAACAATCGGCCTCCCGTAAACGGCATGGATGCTATGGGAGTTTCCAAGTACGGCATCACAACGCGGATGATGCCGCAATTCTCGTACACATCCTCATATACCGGGCTTGCCATCTGAGAGGGTGATGGGAAGTCGTTCAGATTGATGTAAGCGCCTTTCATGCCGGAAGTATCCGAAATCGGGTCTGCGGCACTGTTGGTCGCTTTTGTCGAGCCTTTGGCGTTCTTGGCTGTGACCTTCAATTTCAGCCAAGAATCTCTTCTGCCGGGAGAGAACCGAACCTGATATCCGCTACCGGCGGGAATGCCGACGATACGGTAGGTTCCGTCTTTGTCCGTCGTGTCGGCCAATGGTTTTCCATCGTATCCCAAAACGGGGGTTCCGTTGGAATCGGTCAGAGTGACGGTCACATTGGAGGCGAGCGCGTCGGTATCCTCGCGGATGCCGTTTCCGTCCTTGTCGTACCATACGACGCCTGAAACGACTCGTTGGACTACGGTGACGTCGGCGTCGGTTTTGTTGTATCCGTCTCCCCAACGGATACTGTACAGGTCGGCGGGACGGTTGTTGGAAGGTTGGATGGTGATGTCGAACATGAGGCTTGACCCTCCCGGCAGTGGTTTGTCTCCCACCCATGCCCAAGCTGTTGGATGCAGGTTTTGCGGGATGGCGGCTATGCCTGTCGTACTGTCGAACGGTAGTGTCTTCCAATCTTTTACGTCAGTGGTTTTGATGTTGCTTGGGTCTGCGGTCAGGTATTTGCTGTCGGTGGAGTAGACAAGATGCCCGTCTCCAAGTTGGGAGCCGTTTCGGGGGCTAATGTGGATGCCTGTCAAAACCCAGTCGCCATGATAGGAGCTGAGTGTGTTGGCGGTGTTCGGCATGATGGCCGTGGCTATCGGATTGGACAACGGTGTTTCGAGATTGTTGGTTTTGATACTCTTCCAATGCAATGCCGAGTTGACCTCATTCACCAACGGGTCAGCCTTGATAGCCAAAGTGGTCAGTTCCAAACGACTGATTTTGATGGTGTACTCGGAATGTGTCAAATTCATTTTCGGTCTGACCGGAGAACGATAAGTGGAAACGGAAACCTTGTTCGTCAACTGTTCCGCGTTGACCACATCATTGTCCGGGTCGGTTGCGTCACCGATGCTGGTCGAATAGTGGATTGTATACTGTTTGGACGTGTCGATATTGTCCAAATGCCAGACAAGAGTGGTGGTTCCGTCTGCGTTGAGTGTGGCGTTCGGTTCGATTCTCGTGCCATTGGCTACGCTTCCCTGACTTGGAGTGTTCTCCTTGTAGTAGTCTCCGCCCAAATATGCGGTCGATGGAAGATAATGGAGTTTTGACGGGAGTGTGTCGGTGACCGTCATATCCGTTTTGGTATCGACGGTATCCCGCCCATACGGGTTGGATACCATGTTTAAATCCAGTTTCCAGTCCACGTAGCGTTGTCCGTTGTCGATGTCGTAGGTTTGTTTGGAGCCTTTGTTCCCGTCGCTTTGGTCTGTGCTTTTGGAGACTTGGGCGATTCCCGCCACGATGTGGAGGCTGTCACCGTAATGCTTGTCGGCTGTGTCTCCGCCCACATATCCTTGGACGTCATCCCATTTTGCCTTCTGATATGGGGTGCTGTCCACTCGTCCGGTCGGAGCGACTTGTTTGACGAGTTCTGCCGGGTCAAGTTTGTTTTTGCTAATCCAATTGGACCAATCCTTATTGGATGCGTTGTCGGCGTCGAGACCGGCTTTTGCGGCCAAGTCTTTACGTGTCCACATGAGGCTTTGCACAGTATATTGGGCGGTCTTGTTGATGATTTCACGTCCGGTTTTGACTTGGACGTCCAGTCCGAAAAAATCCTGTCCAAGACCTTCGTTGCCTTCCATCCAAGACGAGTTATATGGTGCGGCATTGTATGACGTGGCGAGAATGGCTACGATTTCGCCGTGTTTCTTTGCCTCGCTGATGGAATTGTAATAGTTCAGGTAGCCGATTCCAGCTTTTGCCTGTTCAGTGTCGGAAGACCATGCTTTCCCGTCTTTTTTGACACCATAAGCCAAAGTGCTTTCGGAGAAGATGTTCTTTCCATCACCCCAACTCGCACGATTCCATGTGGAAGCATTCTCATAGGGTTCAAGCACTGTTGAATCGATTTTCATGAGTCGGGTTCTGATGACGGGCAGATTGGTTTTGTTTTGAGAGTAGCTTGTGCGGGAGGCCAGCATGACTTTTTGGCCGCGCACGGCAATGTCGGAACCATCGTGAACACTGGAACCTTTTTGCTTGAACAGTATACAGGAGGAATCCTTTATCTGACTGTCCTGCCATTCCCATCCGGCGCACCCATACTCTATATCTTGATTATATTTGGAGGCCATTCCGGACACGTAAAGAGGAATACTCACCCCAGTCTCATCATCTGAGATTATCGACTGATTGGAAGAGTCCGACGGCGCCGATTTGGCTTTAATGCCACTGACGCTGGATGCTTGAAGGTTCATATCCCAAACATCCTGTTGAAGGTTCAGGTCACTTCCGTACTGGTCGGCCAGATTCTTATTGTTGATTTTAGTGGGATTCACGAGGTCGATGCCTGCGGACGCCCAATTGAGGATACCGTTCTGCTGGTCTTTGTCGTGGGGGTTGTAATGTTGGTCTAGATGGGATACGGTGAGATGCAGGATGATGTAGCCGTTTTTGGTTTCCTGCGTCATTTTCCATTCGCTGGCATAGTCGTTTTTCTTTTGGGAATTGAAAGTTTCGGCTTCTTTCGTATTGCTTCTGTCCGACGGGTATTTGTGGAATATTGCCATCCAGCTGTGGCTGCCGTTGGCGATGCTCCAAGCCAATGGCTGCAAAGAATTCGGCTGGTTGGCTATAGGCGCGGAAGCGCCTTGCCTCCTCCACTGGTTTGAGATTTTAACGTCGAACGTGACCGGCTCATTAGTGGCCTCCAAGCCTTTGATGCCTTTCGCATGGTCGGTGGAGATGTTCGCCACGTTGATGGTCAGATGGGAGAGGACTCCGGTCACTTTGCCCGCCGTCTTGTTTATGGCGTCACCGTCCTCAGACTCCCCGAAATCGTATGTGCCGGATTGGATTCGTTTCAAGCTCGCCAATTCGATGTTCCATCGTGGCGCGGCGCTGACGGTGACGGTTTCCAAATGTTTGGTGATTGCCTCGCTATCAGTATTGTGTTCCATACTGGCTTGGACGGTCGGCTGAATCTTGGTTCCATTAGGTGCGCCATACACGTTGATGGGCAGATTGACGGTAGCCATGCCCGGAACGACGGTCGGATTATCCTTTGTCCCATTGACGTGACGCCAGCATGTCAACGTCTGGTATTTAGCACCTTTGACATCCTCATATCCTACCTTGTATCCGTATCCTGCGGCTGTGTCCATCCAAAGCATTTCCTTGGTGGAGAACTCAGCCACGCCTGTATCGAACGGCATGGAGAATTTGAATTTGATTCTGGCGTCCTTGTAGTAATCTTTACTGTTCTTTGACGCCATGGTGTAGGAGATGGTGTAGTTCAGGGAATCGTAGGAGCGGACGATGCTGTTATCAACTCTTGAATCGTCTCCGGGATTGTCGTCTTTGTCGAATGGTGCTGTTCCCGTGGTCTTCGAGACTGTGGATACGTCGGTGATTCTCGCATCATCGCCTGTAAGCGAATCATGTATGGTCGCGTCGCTTGGCGGATTCCAGCTTTGCTGGGAAACCCCATTATCGGTAGATTGTGTGGCGGAGACTTCTTCGGCATTGGCCGAGGAGATAACCCCCCCCGCTAGGATTAGCGTTGCGGCGATAAAGGCGGACAGCGTTGCCCCCGCTCTATGAAGCATTCTCATACCACTTACTCCAATCGGATTCCTTAGATGTTTCCTTTCCTAAGATACCTTGAAACGTCAGTTAAAAACCGTTCTGCGGGGATTTTGGGACAGGAAACCGAAAGACCCGAATGCAGTGGTGCGGCATTCTCCGTTGTAGATGACTTTGTTTTAGCTTGTCGCTAGAGCGAAGTCATCTGCATGGCCTCGTTGCCAAGGCCAGCTCCAAGCCTCACGCGACTCTCGCCGCCGCTTGGTTCGCGTTTCGCCGGATGCCGCGTTGTCCCGCCTTTGGGGCGGGCATGTCTTACGCTTCCTCCACGCGCGTTTAACGTCTCCGGGGCACTCCCGGCGACTTGGATGTTGATGGCCGCGTTCAGGTCGCGGTCGATGACAAGTCCGCACTCCTCGCAATGGTAGACGCGCTCGGACAGGGGCAGTTTGGCTTTCACCGTCCCGCAGTTCGAGCAGGTCTTCGAGCTTGGATACCAGCGGTCGATGACATGGAGCCTCGTGCCGGTGCGTGCGGTCTTGTATTCCAGTTGGCGGCGGAACTCGTGGAAGTCCGCGTCCAGTATGTGTTTGGCAAGTCTCCTGTTATGGCTCATGCCTTGCACGTTGAGGTCTTCGATGCTGATGTCGGAATAATTGTCGGCAAGCCACGTGGTGAGCTTGCTGATGTTGTCGGCTCGTTGGGCGGCTATGCGAGCGTGGATTCGGCGCACGCGCTCCAACGCCCTGTTGTACCGTTTCGACCCGCATCCATGGTTCATGCCCCTATCGCGGCGGCTTAACGACTGTTGGGCGTGGCGGAGTTTCCGTTGCGTGCGGACGTAGTTGCATGGATTGGGGAACGTGGTGCCATCCGATAGGGTGGCGAGGGTCTTGACGCCCAAATCCACGCCGACCTGACGATTACGGTTCTTCCGTTTTCTGTTTTTCGCTGGAACGCTTTCGGTGGGACGTTCGACGGTGAGGGCCGCATACCAGAAGCCCGCATGTCGGCTGACGGTCATGCGCACGATTCGTCTGCCGTGGACGCGTTCGGTGGCGTTCTCCATGCAGTGTACGCGTCCGATGCGTGGCAGTTTCAACGCCTTCGGGTCGTCTTCGATAAGGCCGAAGCTGCCGGTCGTGTATGCGAAACGCGGGACACTGGAGCGTTTCGACTTGTATTTCGGCCAGCCCACCCTACGGCCCGCGCGCCTGCCCTTCCTGCTGTCCGACCAGTTCCTCAACGCTTGGGACAGCCATTCAAACGCGCTGCTGTACGCCTCCTTGCTGTTCTCTCGCCACCACGGGGCGATTTCGTCCTTCCACTCGTTCCACCAGCGGCGCATCGCGTACAACGTCCAGTCTGGTTTCTCACCCAAGGAGATTTGGCGCTGGACGTGCGCGAGCATCAGATTGTACGCGAAACGCGCACCACCCGCATGGGACTCCAACAGCCGTGTCTGCCGTGGGGTTGGGTCGAGCCGAATTCTAACGGCCTCATACGCGCTCATCGCGCATCGCCTCCAACGCCTTCTCCGCACGGTGTTTGGCTGCGCGGTGTCCGTACAGTCTCGCGCAAAACGAGGTCAGCACCTCGGTCATGTCACGCACCAAATCGTCATCCAGCTCCGTGTCATCCACCACGATGATTCGGCGTCCCTGCGCCTTCAACGCGCTCTCCACGAGTCCCATGTTCATGCGGGCGAGCCGGTCGCGATGCTCCACGATTATCGTGCCGACGGTCGGGTCGGACAATAGCCGGTTGAGCTTGCGTCGCTTGTCGTTCATGCCGGAACCCGTCTCCGTAACCACCTCGGGCTTCTCGACGCCCATGCTAAGAGCGAACGCTTTCAACCGGTCGGCCTGACGTTGCAGGTCGTTCTTTTGGTCGCCGCTGGACACTCGCGCATAGCAGACGGTGCGGGGTTCCATGCTTTTCGATTGCGGCATGGTCTCGTATTTCGGGTCGTGGATGAGCCACATGCCGGTGGGTGTCTGCTCCACAGGAACGGGCATGGTGCCCTGACGGCACCATTTCCACACGGTCTGCGGGTGCAATCCTTCCAGTCTGGCCCATTCCTTTACCAACATGAGATTTATTATAACATAGGATTACTTAAGAAAACAAAACAGTTCAGTAACAGGCAGCAGCCCCCGCCCGATAGAGGCGGGGAACCCTCAGCAAAATCAGCTGAAAATCCCATCCACGGCGTCGAAGACGCCGGAGATGCGCATCAGACGGCTACGGGAGCTTTGATTGACGGCCACGGGTCGTAGTCGATGAGATGGAACATGTCCGGCTTGTAGTCGAACAGGCTGTCCGCCTTGTCGATTTCCATATGCGGCCACGGGCGTGGCTCGCGCGACAATTGTTCGCACACCTGTTCCAGATGGTTCAGATACACGTGCGTGTTGCCGCCGACCCAGATGAACCGTCCCGGCTCCAATCCGGCCTGTTGGGCCATCATCATAGTCAACAGCGAGTAGGAGGCGATGTTGAACGGCACTCCAAGGAACATGTCGGCGGAACGCTGATACAGTTGGCAATCCAGAAAACCGTCTCCGCGCACGTGGAATTGGAACAGGGCGTGGCATGGCGGTAATGCCATTTCGTCCAATTCTCCCGCGTTCCATGCGGATACGATGATTCGACGGCTGGACGGGTTATGCCGGATAAGGTCAAGCGCGTTCGACAATTGGTCTACCGTGGCGCCGTCGGTTTTAGGCCATGAACGCCATTGGATGGGATACCCATTGCCAATGGTTCCGTCCGGCAACACCCATTCATCCCAGATGTGGACGTTCTGCTTTTGTAGAGTGCTGACCTTGTTGTCTCCGGCAATGAACCACAACAGTTCCGCGATGATGCCACGCAGGAACACTTTTTTCGTGGTTACGAGTGGGAAACCGTCTTGCAGGTTGAATTCCATACGCGTGCCGAACGTGGACAACGTTCCCACTCCGGTACGGTCGTGAGTCAGCTCGCCTTCCAGTACGACTTGTCGTAACAGTCTCTCATATGGCTGGTCGCGTTCCAATGTTCCGGCAACATAGTTTTTAGCTTCTTTCGGTGTCATAGATTTTGTCCTTTCATCAGCCCATTAGATAGGGTGAACAATCTTGTTAAGTCCCCCGAATCGGTAGAAGAACTACAGCATACATCCCCTGCTCAGCAAGTCACCGACATACTCCATGTCCACTCCACGCTCATTGAACGCCTTCCGCGTGTAGACAAGACGATTCATGTTCGCATGGAACAGCACCCAACGTGCCAGTTCCGCACGTTCTGAATGGTCGTCGGCGGGAATCGGCCTATCGTGCAGGATGGCACGTTCCAACAGGTTGCGAAGACTCTTGACCTCAAGATAATAGTCCGACTTCAATTTGAACATGTACCCGTCGGCGTCATACACCACAACGCCCTCACGGTCAGACCAGCGGCGTTCCTCGTCCAACATGCGCCACAGGCTCTCACGCTGTTCCTCAGTCTGGAAAACGGCCAGAACTTCGGGACGGGCAAAGAATCTATCCGTATCAATCAAATCGTCGGCATCATAGTCGATATGGAAGTCCACGGTGTTCTTGATGGCGTGCAGGAACACGAGCTGCGACGTATCATACTTGATGATGTGACGGTCGGACTCTTGGTCGATTACCTCGAAAGCCAAGGTGACGTTGGCATCATGGGCGATGTTCCACAACGCCTGTTCCTGACCGATGTCCAACGTCTCCTTGAAGAGCCGTTGGATGAGATACGAGTAGTCGGTCTGACCACTCTTCGACCAGAAACGCCACGAACCGCCTCCGCGTGCGGACACCAAGCCGAGGAACCCGTTCTCCTTGCGTTCCACGCGCACTGGGAACTTGAGACGCTTGTCGATGTTCTCGCGGGTGGTCTGCTCGTTCTCCCCAAGATTGAAGAACTTCTCGAATCCTCGTGCCACGACATTGCCGTTCCCGTCGAGGAACAGGCCGCGTGCCTTGCTGGAATATTCGTCCCAACGCTGGTTCCTGAACGCGTCACGGCTGAAATTGCAAGCGTATACGTCGTTCTCGCCCTTGACCGGGCGGACGTTTACGTTGTCGGAATCTCGCATGAGTTCGAGCAGGTTCCTTCCATCCGTGGAGAAGTCGGCAAACCCGTCATTGGTCTTATGTGCGCCCTGTTCCAACCACTTCAAGTAACGGTCGAGAGTCCACTTCCTACCGTCTTTGAGCGGCGGCATATCCAACTGGATGACACCGGTCAAATCACGTCCCTTTGCCGGTACGGCGGTATAACCGAACTCGGCATTGTCGGGAACACGGGTCTTGTCGTTCCACAGCAATCCCACGTCCACCAGTGCGAGGTCTCCGGACGGATTCATATGGTAGGTTCCGTCAACCTTCCTTACATGGATGTTGACCCAACGGCTTTCATGGTCAAGGTTTTCATGCCAAGTCTCATACTGGGTGCGCAGATATTCCTCCGGCACACGGTCGTTTTCCGAACGGGTCTGGTTGCGTTCCAGCAGAACGTCCAACGGCGTGTTGAATGTGAAAGTCTCAACATGCGCCTTGTGGCGGACGGCAATCTGCACCTCGTCCACGCAGAAACGCGGGTTGACATGCTGGGAGTCGCTGATGACGTTCACACCTTTGGCGAGCAGGTCGCTGATGATGGCATGCGCCTGACGGACGAGAATCCTGTTCAACTGTGGATTCATGGTTTCATGCCATGCCTGACGGCCTCCTGCCATCATTTCACGCAAACCGTCCAAGCTGACGATTACCGTATTCGAATCGACATGCTTCCGCGCCCAAGTGCTCTTTCCCGAGCCGGGCAATCCTCTAAGAATAGTCAAAGTGGTCATTGTATTCTTTTCTTTCGTTCTGTCTGTCTGAGTTATTTAACCTGAACGTCGTACAGTTTTTCCAGTATTTCCTCGGTGGATTCTTCCCCACGGCATTCCGTCCGGTCTGGCATGTAGATGCTATCCATAATCTCGTAGAGGGAGACTATGGATTCGTCTGTCAGATTGGAGAGACGGCCTTCGATGTACGCTTTTTTCATGGCGATTCGCGTCTTTCCGTCGGGCACCTTCTGCTGGTCGAGCCATTCGTCGGCATCCTTTTTCGTCTTGCGTTTAATCGCCATACGTAAAGCGTCTGCGTATTGTTTCTGGTAGCTGTTCATTTTTCTCCTTTAATCTAAGACGTGTTTGTGTGGACAGTTCCAGTATAGCTGATGTTTGGGCAAAAAGCAAAACGTAACGCACACAAAAAACGCCCGCCAATCCATACGACGAAAAAACGGACGTTTCAAAAACACTCAGGCTCATCCCTCCCGGAACATGCGGACCAGTTCAACCTCGGATACCGGACTCATGCCCCAAGCATCCAATCCCACGTTGATTTCGTTACGATTCTCGAACTCGTGCGGCATGCCCGCATGGGTATGACCGTGCAACAACCGCATATCCTCCCCCACTTGCGGAATGGCATACTGTCTAAGCTCCGGCTTTGCCCAATTAGCCGCCACCCCATCCAAAGCGGGAAGGTCGAAGTCCCCACGCCATTGGAAGTGGCAGAGAAACACGGGCATGACGGTTTCGCCGTCCGTGATGTCCGTCATGCCGATACGCCCGATTTCACCGAACGCTTCGGTCAGCTCCTTGAAGCCCTTGCTCTTCCCGTACAGCACGTCGTCATGGTTGCCGAGAATCAGATGACGGTTATTGCGAGGACAGCGCAAGCTTTTGACATGCATGATGGCCTGTTGAAGACTCCACGCGCCTCCGCTGCATAGGTCGCCCAGAATGTAGAGTTCATCATTCGGCCCTACGATTTCGTTGATGTGGTCGGTCACGTCAATGTCATGCTGGTACCAGTTGACGCAGTCCTTGACCTGCATGTGGGCTTCGTTGGCCTGTTGCTTGATGGTACTGTCCGAAGTGAACCCGGGCTTCGCATATCCCCGTAACGCGGCCACAAACGGGTGGGCGAAGTGAGTGTCAGAAGTAAAGTATTTGGTCATTGTCTTTTCCTTGAAAAAGTTAAGGGGATAGGATTGTCCCCTATCCCCTAGAATTACGAACTACTTGATGGGAACAGGAACGGCCAACAGCTCATTATTGGCGTTCTGCACGAGGATTTCCGGCGAATGGAACCGCTTGTCCCAGTGGTCGAACTGTTCCTCCGTAAGACTGGCGTCCTCTCCGCTCTCAGGGTCGAACCCTGAAATGAAGAACGTGCCCGCCATCATTTCCACGATTCTTGAATCAGCCCCGTCTTCGAGGTCGTAGGCTCGGATTGCACGGTTGAGCGTCCACCTGCCGAGTTTGCCTTCCTCATTGCAGTAGATGGTCGCCCCGTTTTTGAGTCCGAATGGTTCGATGTAGCCGCCTACCTCATGCTGTTTCGCTTCGAGGGTGTTGGGGATGGTTTTGCGAATGGGTTTCTCGTCCTGCTTGATGACGAGGATTTCGATGGTTTCCTGCTTGTCGCTCATTTTCGCTCCTAGCTTGTTTGTGTGAACGATTCCACTATATCACGTCGTGAGAAGGAAGCAAAATCCACAAAACCATAAAAACACAAACGCCCCTCAATGCCGTGGAAAATACAAAAACCTCCAACAAACGAAAGGGGCAAAACGTTGAAAACCAAAGAATTCAAGGAAGTAACCGTCTGTGAGGACGAAAGCGAAGCATACGAATACTGGAACCACCATTCCGACCCGAACCCATACGATTGTTGCAACCTACACAAAACAGGTGTCCCGCCATTAGGTGACAGTAATAGATTTAGAAAGACAGAGGCCAACTGACAAAAAGAAAAAGTCCGGCTGGTGCTCAAAATCCGCAAAACACCTACCGGACTCTTCTTAGAGGGTAATCTATTCCAAGGTTCGATACTTATATGTGGGACTAACTGTTCCAAGAGTTAGAACCGGCGAACATGGCAATCATTACCGCCATTCGTTTCCTTGTTCAGCTTATCTTCGTGATACCGACAAGATGATTGCCATTCCCATTGCAAGTCTGCATCCAATCGCCGGAGCCGGGAGCATACTGGGCACCCTGAACGCTCTGTCCGTTAACCCGATAGGTGGAGCCGTTCATGGTGAACGTCTGACCCGCTTGCAGATTGTTAATCCACGCGCCACCCGTATTGTTGTGTTGCGCATACACGTGTCCGTTGCCATAGTTCAAGTCCACGATGCCACCGCCGTCAACCGCGCCTTGGCAGTGGTCTGCGGCAGAAGTCAAATCGCAGGACATGGAACTGTAGTAGCCGCGCGGAGTGGACTGGGTTGGAGTGTAGGAACCATAGTTGGAACGGGTAGGCGTATAGTTTCCGCTTGTGATGTTGGACGGCTGAGAATAGGACGCGGACACCACGCTCTGCTGACGTTCCTGTTCGATACGGGACTGACGTGCGTTCATATCGTCGGACACCTTGTTAATCAGCTTGTCCAATTCGGACACGTCCACGCTCATGGTTTTCACGTCCGTGGATTCCATCAAATCCTTGGCCTTCTCCAACAGGCCAGACAGTTTATCGCGATTGTTTTCATCATCCACGTTGCCGTTGGATGATTCCAAAATTCTCTTACCCTTATCAACCATATCGGCAAGCTTCTTCCTCATATCATTAAGCTTGTGGGAGGCGATGGCGGTGTCCACGGATTTGGCCGTCCGGTCGATGGAACGGATAAGAGAGTGAATGCGATTATTGGACTCGACCGTCTTGTTGGTCAGGGATGAAACGGTGAAGACAGTAGCCTTCTCTTTTTGCGGTATGTGGATTTTAGTCGCTTCCGTTAATTGGGATTGCAATGCCTCACGGGCAATACGGGTAGCGTCATCATCGTCACGAGTGGCAATGGTCTTGTTTTGAACGTTTTCCGTATCCTGTTTCAAACGTGCGGTCAGAGTGACTGTATGGTTCAATGCCGTCTCATATTCTTTTCGATTCTGCATGAACTCGTTGGCGGTAGCCGTGTTGGCGGGAATAAGAACCATTGCGATAGCCAGTGAGATGAGCATGATGGTTCTCATGGTCTTGGTGTTGGTTTTCTTGTTCTTTTTGATTTGGTTTCTTTTTGTGGAATATGTTTTTAAGGCTTTAACCTAGGAAGGCCATTTCGTCGGCTAGTTCGTCTTCGCCTTTTTCTCTGAGTAGATTCGCCACACCGTATCGTTGATTCCAACAACGCACTATGGTGTCCGCTTTTATGTCGGATGCTCCCCAGATGGTTGGTAGAATGGAACATTCGTCCGGCTTGTGGCTGATGCCGTAGCATGTTCCGTTTCCGGTATTGTCATAGACGAGTCGAACCGGCTTACCGCAGAATGGGCATGAGGCTAGGTGGTAGCTCAATTACGACACTTCCCTAAAAACTCTTTGATTGGGGTGGCTTCTTTTATTTCGAGAATCCAAGCCGAGGTTATATGGTCGTTAGTCCAGTTTGGGGAAAGTCCCTATCCGTTATGGTTTGAACCATCTTGCGGCGTTCTTCGCCCTTGTTGGGGTCTGCGTATACGCCATATATTTTGACGTTGACACTATGGGGCTTTCGAGGACTCCCGCGTTTACGTGCAGTTCATTATGGATTGCTCCTTTGGGTTTCTTTCGTGTGGACACTTCTAGTATAACACGTCTTTGGTTTAGTTTTATGTGTTGCACCGTAAAACCTCCGGCTTTAGCCGGAGGATATAAGGCACTTCTCTTTTACCGGTGGGATGAACGCCAAGAATATGGCGCGATTCTGAGGTGGATTGTTTTTCTTCTCGACCATGATTGTCAGTCCTTCTTCTGCAATCTTTTTGCACGTCGTTCTTCGGGAGTACCGAAACGCTTGTAGTAGCATTCCTTGGAGCAGATGTCGTAGGCTTTCATGCCGGAATAGTAGGGGTATTTTCGACCGCATTCGGCACATGTTCTGGTGGCCGTAGCCATCATGTTTTTTGCGAAGGCGATGCCCTCCGGAGTTCCAGTTGCGATATACCTGTCACCGCGCTTGACGTAGGTGACACACCCGTAGTGGCGGAGCCGTTCCATGCTGGCTTTGGCTGTGGGCTGGGAAACGTAGTTCCAGCCGTATCCTTTGCGGGAGATTTCCTCAAGAATGTTGAACATGTCGTATTGGAGATACTTGCGTTCGAGCTTGTACTGTCCGACATGTGTTTCAACGAACTCGCTGATAGCGTCCATGTCGGGGATGAACCAGTCTCCGATGGCGGAGTAGTGTTCGATTCTTCCGAAGCCTTTCCGGACGAGGGATTTGAGGATTTTCTTGGTTTGCTCCAAGAGGATTCGACTGTTGTCTTCCTGCTTGTCGCGGGATGAAATGAATTCCAAGAGACTGTATTCGTCTGCTGTGATGTTGCTCATGTCTGTCTCCTTGTTTTTGAACTCTCTTTATGTGAACAAAACCAGTATAGCATATATGCGTTGAAATACAAAACCCCAACCCTCCTATAAAGAAGGTCAGGGCTTCCAGTCTCAAACAGACTTGACACTCCCGTGGTTGAAACCACGGGATTCCTGCGAACTGGGCTTGCTTGTACTCGGGCGTTAGGTCAGAGTACAGAGGCTTCCCATTTTTAGCGGGCTATCCCCGGTTGTCGGCCGGTTCCTCTTCTTTCGTCATGCTTGTTCCCGGCTGAGCCGCAATGCCTCGTCGCGAATGTTCAACGCGGCGTTCACGTCCCTGTCGTGCGGGATTCCGCACCGTTCGCACACCCATTCGCGTTCGGACAGCCGCAATCCCTTGTACTTGTGCCCGCAGTCGTGGCAGAGTTTGGAACTCGGGTAGAACCTGTCCACTTGGACGAGGGTGCGACCATACCATTCCGCCTTGTAGGAGAGCTTGTCCACGAGGCCGCTCCACCCGTCGCAGAGTATGGAACGGTTCATCGCGCGTTTGCGTGACTGGCCGTTGCGCATGGGCCTACCTTCGGCGTCCAGCCTCTTGCGTGCCTTCCGCGTCATGTTCCGTACCATCAGGGTCTCCATGCCGATGAATTGGTTCTCTTCTATCAGCCTGTGGGACAATTGGTGCTGGAAGTTATCGCGGTAGTGGCGGAGCCTGGCGTACGCCTTGGCCACGATCGCCTTCTGTCTGCGGTAGTTGTTCGACCCTTTCGTTCTGTGGGACAGTTTGCGCTGCTCCCGTTTGACATCCTCCTCCAATCGGCGTAGCCGGTCGGGGTAATTGATTTTCTCGCCGGTTGACAATGTGAGGAGATTCTTGACGCCCAAGTCGATGCCGATACGGCTCTCGGCCCGTGTTTTCGGCTGGATGTCCACGTCGAACAGGAGCACGAGATAGTACGTCCGGTTCTCACGTTTCACCGTCCAGCTGGACAATGATTCGATTGGATAACGCAGCCGGTCGCGTTTGCGGATGCGCACCGAGCCAAGCTTCTTGGACAACGGGTACCGTTTGCCGTCCATACGGCGTATCGGCATGGTGTTGCGGAACGATTGGATGCTGTCGTTCCGTGAGGCGAAACGGGGACGGTTCTTCTCGTACTGGGCTTTGCGGAAGTACGCGGATTGTGCCTTGCGGAAGTCCATGATGGCGTTGCTCAACGCGTTCGACGGGATTGGACTGTCCCTGAGCCATTCGTTCGCGTTCTTCATGCCGGTCACGTTCGGATACTCGGGTTTCGGGTTCGTCTCCTTGTCGTACGCGTTGAACGCCTCGACCTGCTGGTTGTAGGCGAAACGCCTGTCCCCGAAGCACCGTTCCAGCAATGAGGTTTGGGCCTTGGACGGTTTGAACGGTATGCGCTGCGCCACCTTGCGCATGGTCATTGTGATTCATGCTCCTTCGCTCGTTGGTCGTCGATGTATTTGTCCCCCGCCTGCTCGTTGACCGAGCCGATGCTTTCCGCGAAATAGCTGGGCGACCATAGGCTCCGTTCGCCCTTGCGTTTCCAGTATTGGCTTTTCAGTTCGGGGTGCATGGCGAACAGTCGGAGACTGGATGTGCCCTTCAACTGTTTGACGATGCTGCTCACGCTGATTTTCGGCGGAGCCGACACGAACAGGTGGATGTGGTCGTCCAAGCCGACCTCCATGTGGGGAATGCGGTAGCCGTGCTCGTCGGCTATCTCCCTGAGAATCGTCTTCAAATCCGAGTCGATTCCGTTCTTAAGCACCTTGCGACGGTATTTCGTACACCAGATGATGTGGTAGTTCAGATTGTATACCGAAGTCCTACCATGTGTGAACCGTTCATCGCTTGCGCTCATGGGAATAATCGTAGCACATTCGCTACCATATGTAAACTTCGGTACGCCCTAACCCGGCATTGAAATACCGGGTTTGCGGGCTAAAACCTCATCAATCGTTACGGCGGACAGAACGCTCCACTCCGACGAAGCCGACGCCCATCATCAGGGCGACGATGGACACTGCGGCGATACCCGCCACGTCCACGCCGGTCTTGGCGAGGTCGTCGCCGGTGGCGGCGATGGTCTTGTTGTCGGCGTCCACCTTGTAGACGGTGGTCTTGTCGTTCTTCTTGTCAGCGGTGTTCATGCCCTTGTTGACGGACGTGGCATTGCCGTTGTTGCCGTTGGAGGAACCGTTAGCACCATTGAAACCGGTGGTATTGCCACCGTTGCCGGTATTGCCGGTGTCTTCCTCGTTGGACGGAATCGTGTAACCGGGGTCGATGTCGTCCTTCTCGCCCGGCTTCGTGGCGATGCCGTCAAGAGCGTTCTTCGCGTCCGTCAGAGCGGCCTCGGTCTGCTTCTTGTCGGCCTTAGCCTTGTCCAGCTTCGCGTTCGCGTCGGTCAGCGTCTTGTCGGCGTCGGCCTTAGCGGCCTTGGCCTTGTCCAAGTTGGCTTGGGCGGTCTTCTGCTCGTCCTGCGCCTTGGACAACGTCTTCTCCGCTTCCGCCAGCTTCTTCTGGGCTTCGGCCAGCTTCGCGTTCGCGTCGGTGTAGCCGTCCAGCTTGGCTTGGGCTTCCTTGACCTGCTTCTTGGCTTCGTCTACTGCGGCCTGAGCCTTGTCCACGTTCGACTGGGAGGTCTTCACCTGCTGGTTCGCCTCATCGAACTCGTTCTGGGCTTTCTTGGTTGCGGACTGCTTCTGCTCGTACACGGTCTGCTTCGCGTCGGCCTCGTCCTTCGCCTGAGCGTAGGTGCTGTCGGCGGTCTGACCGGCCTTGACTGCGGCATTGTATGCGTCGAGGGCCTTCTGGTAGGCTTCGTTCTTAGCCTTGGCGGTCTTGGCCGCTTCATCGGCGGTCTGCTGTGCGGACTGCGCGCGTTCCTGTAGTTCGGCAAGCTCCTGCTGGGCCTGTTGCGCGGCCTTCTTCGCCTCGTTCGCCTTGTCAAGAGCCTTCTGATACACGTCGGCGGCGGAGTCCAATGCGTTCTTGTAGGAGAGAATCTGCTGACGGTACTCGTCCACGGAAACGCCGCTAGAGTACAGGTATTTCTGGCTGAAGTTCTGCGCGGCGGTCAGCGAACCTGTGATTGCGAAACCGGTAGTGTCGCAATCCGGGTCGATGATGTTCAGATAGTGTCCGGTCTGCTCGTAGATGTCCGGATACTTCATGTAGATTTCCACGGCGGTCATGTTGCGCAGTTCCGGATTCTTCTCCGCATACCTGTCGAACACGGCCTTCTCTTCCGTATACCAGCCATCGTAGGGGTTATCGTAACCCCAAGCGAGGTTCTGGGAGGTTCCGGTGAACACGTGTCCCATATTCGGGGAATACGTATTGTAGTCGGCGGCAAGCTGCGCGTCGGCGGTGTCCGCATCGTTGACCGTCCACTCCGGCAGTCCGAGGCTACGGCGAATCTCATTGCCCTTGTCAATCATGTCGAGAGCGTCGAGCATGTTCTGCAAGCTGGTTGCGGAGTTTTCCTCACCAATCTTCACCCAATCCTCGTTCTGATACTTGACGAGCTGGTCGAGGGCGAACTGGGTGTCCTCGTTCTTATAGCTGGAGGCAAGCTTCCACTGGTAGAAGCCGATGGAACCGGACTTGAGCTGCTTGTCCGCATTGTCGGCGGCGGCTTTCTTGGAGTCCGCGTCGGCTTGAGCGGTGTTGGCGGCCGTGTTCTTCGTGTCCGCGTCCTTCTGCTTCTCGCTGATGCCGTTCTTCGCGTCCTCCGCGTTCTTGTCGGCAGTGGTCTTCGCGGTGTCGGCGTCGTTCTTCGCTGCTAACGCGGCTTCGAGTTCGGCCTTGAGCTGGCTGATGGTCTTCTGGGATTCGTCGGACTTCGTCTTCGCGTCCGAAGCGTTCTTGTCGGCCTTGTCCTTGTCGGATTTGGCGGCGGCTTCGTTGTTCTTGGCGGCGGTCAGACTATCGGCCTTCTTCTGGGCTTCCTGCTGAGCCTTCTTAACCTGCTGGTTGGCGGATTCCAACTGCTTGGTGGTCTGGTCGAGTTGGCTGTTCGCGTCGGAGAGCGCCTGTTGGGCTTTCTTCTGGTTTTCCGGATTGGTGGCTTCGCTGGCGTTCTGCTGTGCCTGATTCAGATTCGTCTGTGCCTGATTGACGGTGGTCTGAGCGTTCTGAACCTGTTGGGTGGCGGTGTCCAGAGTGGTCTGGGCGTTGTTCACCTGAGTCTGGGTCTGATTGACGGTGGTCTGTGCGCTGTCAACGTTGGTCTGTGCCTGATTCAGATTCGTCTGTGCCTGATTGTCGTTGGCTTGGGCCTCGTCCACCTTGGCTTGTCCGTCGGCCACGGGGTCTGACTGTGCGGGGGTCGTGGTGGCCGTAGTGGTATTGTCCGGCGTGGTGGCGGTCTGGGGGGTTGCCTGTGTGGCCTGTGCCACGGTGTCCTGAGTCTGGGATACTGCGGTCTGCGCCTGTTCGATAGCGCCGTTCACGTCCGGCTGGATATTGTTGGCGTCATCCGCGAACGCGGTGGCCGGTGCGGCGAGTGTCGCAACAGCCACGGTAGTGGCGATGAGCGTCTTCTTGACGTTTGCCAAGTTCTTCTCCTTTGTTTGGTTTCTTTTCCACGTGTGGGGTGGAGTCTTTTACATTAGACCCCCTTGTTAGAAGGGTTTCCAGCTCGCGCAAGGAAACCCCGAACGAGAGGAAAAGCGCCTTGGATGGGATTCGAACCCACAACCATCCGCTTAGAGGGCGGACGCCCTATCCGATTGGGCTACCAAGGCAAAGCCCCATTGTGGGGCCATCGGATTCAGAAGATGTTCTCCTCCAAAGAAGTCAACGACTTGCTCGTCTGATTCAACTCCCAGAATCCACGCTCGAACTTCTCCGCCAATCCCAAGACCTGTTCGACCTTGTCGAGAAGTATCTTGGCGGACTTGTCAACACCTTTGAAAGTGGTGATAGGCACACCATCCCGATACATGGGGATTCGGGCAGTCTCCGTGGGGATTCCAGCCGCGCTTCCATTGTCTCCAGCGTATTGCAGTGAGAGGTCGTAAGTGAGAGAGAAAGTAGCCTCCTTGACGTATCCTTCTTCGCCCCACATGCATAAGGTCATCTTCCAAGAGCGAGAGAAGGAACGTTCGGGATTGCAGACATGGCTTTTCGTCCAAACGTACTTGCCTTCCTTGGTGTTCCTTTGAAGGTAGTAAAGGTTTTCGGTCATTCCTTTTTCGAACTCTTCGAGAGTGGTCTGCTTGTCCATTTTTTGCTCCTTTTGGTTTTCTGTTTTTTGTGTGAACAATTTCAATATAACACAAATATTGGGGCAAATCAAGCCAACGAAGCCAACTCCACCTCAATCCCAGCCAACTCCTCCAACAAACGCTTACGACGAGCCACCAGCAGACTCTTCCTACGAGCACCCGAGAACACAGGATGCCCCGAAACAACATCATGAGCGTTCACCATATTCTTCCCCGTCGGACTTCCATCACGATTATTGCCCAACATGGTCAAATCAGCCGTATTCAACGAACCATCCCGAAAACGGAACCCGTTCTCGAACATGACCCGCTCCAAATGGGCGATATTCAACGCTCCAAACTGGGGAACCGTGACCCCACTGGAATATTGGAGACGGCGGGACTCCCGCAGTCGGGCCAGATAATGCAGGAATTGAGCCAAGGATATTTTAGACAGTTTCGCCAATGAGCCGACACCAATCGAATACAGGCGGATACGGAAATCGGGGTCATCCACCCCCTCACGATATAAAGCGGAATCCTCCACCGGGCGGAAATCCAAACCGTTTTTTCTCAAACGGTTCCCAACGACTCGCATATAATCCGAGCCAAAAAGTCCAGTGAACTGTTCGGCGGTCATCGCGGTGATATCCCCGACCGTGCCAAGTCTCATTTTCAGCTTGCGCAACCGGAATTGGTCGGAGATTTGGCCGCGAGCGTTGACGAACAGTTTTTCTATCGGGTCTACCGGAGTCACTGTGGACATTCTATAACCCCCTTTTCTTAACAGCCTTCGCCGTGGATGGCATTGCGGTAGGCTCCCCCATAACCGTCTTCCTCCTCATCCTCGACGGCGGTCGGAACGTAATCCTCGACGTAATCGACGGAACCCAAGGGGATGCTCACGCGGTTGGTGGCGGAAAGGAACGCCTGTATCCGTTCAGGGTTCGCCACCCTGTATTCGGTGCGGCGAATCGGCGGATGGTAGGTCATTGGGTAGAACACGTTTTCCAATAGTTCACCGCTGATGGCGTGGAGTGCAATGCTGGTTTCGTGGTCGAGCACGTTGGCTGTGATGACGGGTTTCGTCAGGTCTATGTTGTCTTCCGTTACGAGCGTATGGCCGCTGTTGAGGTGGATTATCTTCCACATTTTTACGTTCCTTCTTTTTACTTCAGCTTGATTGTGTGAACGATTCCAGTATACCACATAAATAAGAGGATTAAGACAGCACGCCAAACAAGTCCCATCAATGATATATATTGGACACGTCCACAAATAAAAAACCAAGCGCTGTTCGAAAAACGGAAACGACACGCCGGGGTTGCCAGAAAAACACTGTGTGTTATAGTGGGAACCACGGCATATAGTCTAAACAAGTCCGGTAACAGACCGGAATTGACCGTAGAGCGGCGATAGGACGCAAGTCCCAATCGCCGCTTTTTTCATGCAGTGCGGAAAGAGAACAACAGACCTTGACCGCAAAAACCAATATCCGCTACCGCGTGGGAGCCGACGTAGGACTCAACAGCCTAGGATTCTCCGCAATCCAACTCGACGCCAACGGCAACCCAATCACACTACTCAAAACCCTCAGCTACATTCACGACGGCGGAGTAGACCCAACCCAAAACAAGTCCGGCACCACCCGCAAAGCCATGGCCGGAATCGCCCGACGTACCCGCAACATGCGCAAACGCCGCCGCCACCGTCTCAACCAACTCGACCGTCAGCTCTACCAACTGGGTTATCCGGTAGACGACGTGCCGGAAAGCGAGCATGGACTCTACGAATACTGGAACGTCCGCTCCGCATTGGCAACCGCTTACGTCCCCGACAAGGACAAGCGTGACCGGATGATGGTCATGGCTATCCGACATATCGCACGCCATCGCGGTTGGCGCAACTCCTATAGTCGTGTCGAAACCCTGTTCGAGGATGTGGAGCCGTCCGACCAGTACAAGGATTTGAAACAGCGAGTGGAGACCCGTCTTGGAATGAAACTGGACGAGGATATGACCCCGGCGCAACTCGTCGCATTGACGCTTTCCGACCGTGATGAGAATTTCATGAGGGTTCGTACCAGCACAAAATACGGTGAGGGTGTTCTACCAAGCCGTCTCATGCAGTCCGACAATGCGCGTGAACTCCGACGCATCTTCACCGTCCAGCAGGTACCCGAGGATGTTTGGAAACCCATCCTGCGTACCGTGTTCCATTGCGTGTCCCCCAAGGGTTCCGCAGAGAAGCATGTCGGGACAGACCCGCTCGACCAAACCCAGAAGAGAGCGTTGAAAGCCAGTCTCGCCTTCCAGAAGTATCGTATCCTCAACGTCATCACCAACCTGCGTATCCGACGCAAAAGCGAAGCATCCCGACCGTTGACCGTCAACGAGAAACAGGATGTGTACGAACTGCTCACCACCGCCAAGGAAGACTTGGAATGGTTGGACGTGTGCGCCGTGCTCGACATCGAACGCAACGAACTCAAAGGCGTCGGTACCCTCACCCATGACGGGGAGGAAAGAATCGGCAACAAGCCGCCGGTATTGGACACCGTAATCCGACTCCACGGAATCAAAAACACCAAACTCCGCAAGATGATGGACGCATGGTGGAACGCCGCCACCGAGGATGAACAGGCCGCGATGATTCGACTCCTGTCCAACACCGTTGACTTGGACAAGGTGCGCGACCTCATCGAATACGCCTCCCCCATCGAATTCATCGACGGGTTGGACGAAGACCTGCTCACCCCATTGGACTCCATCAGTCTTCCAGTCGGACGTGCCGCCTACTCCGAAAAGACCCTCGACCGACTGTCCAAACGCATGTTGGAAACGGAAGACGATTTGCATTATGCGATTCGCCACGAGTTCGACGTGCCAGCCGACTGGAAGCCCCCGGTTCCACCTGTTCAGGAGCCGACAGGCAATCCTGCCGTGGACCGAGTGTTGAAAGCGTTCAACCGTTTCCTCAGCCAATGCGAACAACAGTATGGCATTCCGGAAAGCGTGTCCATCGAAACAACGAAGGAATCGTTCTCGTCCATCGCGTTCGGACGTACGCTCGACTATGAGCGCCGTCAACGTCGGGACAAGGACAATCAGATGCGTGCCGCAATCCGTGAGGATATGAAGAAACAACTGTCCAACGGTGGAAGCTTCAAAGTCCACGACTACGACATTCGCCGTTGGGAAATCGTCCAATCGCAGAACAACACATGCCTGTACTGTGGTGCGACCAGTCCACGATTCAGTTTCGACAAGTCCGAACTCGACCATATCGTACCCCGTCGTGGCGTCGGCTCGGACAGCAAACGCACCAACATGGCTGCGGTCTGCCCCGAATGCAATGCCAGCAAGTCGAACGTTCCGTTCGCCGTTTGGGTGTGTTCCGACTATGCGAAAGCACATGGCATCACCATGAATGATGTCATCGCAAGAGTGAACCAGTTGATGTTCCCGTCGTCCATGAACCGCAAGCAGGTCGGTCAGGTGAAGAAAAGCATCATCAGCCGACTCAAGCAGACCGAACAGGACGAACCATTGGACAATCGTTCCATCGAATCCGTGGGTTGGATGGCCGACGAACTCCACCGCCGACTCGACGGACGATACTCCAACAAGACGGTGAAAGTATTCACGTTCCCCGGCTCCATCACCTATGAGGCGCGACGAGCTTCCGGCATCGACGGGCAAATCCATTTCATCGGCGCACAGTGGAAGACCCGACTCGACCGCCGCCATCACGCGGTTGACGCTTCGGTCATCGCCATGATGAACCAGAATGTCGCCCTCCGTCTTGCCGAACGCCACTACCTACGCGAATCGCAACGCCTGTGCGGAACCCCGTTCGGACAAGCGGACTGGAAACAGTATCCAAACAAGAACACCCCCGGCTACGTCCGGTACCAGCAATGGAGTGAACAGATGAAAAGTCTGCTCAACCTGTTGAACAAGGGCTTGGACGAGGATACCATTCCGGTCGTTCGGAGCCGCCGACTCCGCTTGGGCAACAGTACCGCGCATGATGCGACGGTGAAACCGTTGCAATACGTGCGACTGGGAGACGCGCTCTCCCCCACGCTCATCGACCACGCCATCACACCGCAGGTATGGAAGGCATTGACCCGACTGCCGGACTATGACCCTCAGACCGGTCTGCCAGCCAATCCGAACCGTGTCATCACAGCATTGGGTGAAGTATGCCACGCGAAGGACGAAATCGGCTTCCTGCCCGGCAACAACGCGCAACTGTACGTCAACGGTGGTGCCGCCGACATTGGCGGAACCATCCATCATGCCCGTATCTACCGTTGCGAGCAAGTGTTGAAGAGCGGCAAGAGGAAGACCTTCTATGGTATGGTGCGTGTGTTCCAATGCGATTTGATGAAACACAAGAAGAATACCGACCTGTTCCGTACTCCGTTGCGTCCGGCTGACGTATCACTCCGTTATGCGGATGGCAAGGTCAGAGAGTCTATCTTGAGTGGAAATGCGACTTGCATCGCACAACTTACCGTTAACGATGAAATCAGACTGACTTCGGAAGTCATGGAAGACACTTGCCCGGAATACTCGCGCATATTCCATACTGATTCGGGAGTGGAACGAAGGTTCACGGTCTTAGGTTTCCCCACCTCTACTAAAATCCGTCTGGCTCCTTCCGTCATTTCGGAAGAGGGGTTAGACAAGTTGAAGGAACAAGGAGTGGAAATACCGGTCAAGGTTGAAAAAATGTTCAAACTACACACTTATACTCCAGCAATCAGTAAAATCGGGCCGCTTTTGGAGTGCTGAACACACTGCTTTCAACCACTCCTCTAAATAGAAAGGGTCTACCGAAAACCATATAAGGTTATCGGTAGACCCTTTTTTTAGGAGGTTTATTATGACAAAAGGATGGAGGATAGTGGACTGCACCGCCATGACTGGGATACTCCGTTATAAGCGTGGACAGCTTGTCATCGAACACCACGATTTGGAAACACGTATTCCTTTAGCGGATACAGCCGTACTGCTTTTAGGTGTTCAAACGACCGTGTCCACGGCACTATTGCAACAGTTGGCGTTCTTCGATGTGGAAGTACTCATATGCCAATGGAACGAAATTCCAATAGCCGCGATGCAATCATGGGCTAAAACCAACACTCGTTCCGCCGCACGCCAAAACGCGCAACAGACAATGAGTCTACCATCTAGAAAATCCGCTTGGGGAAGAATCATACATGCGAAGATATTAGGCCAGTCTCATACGCTGGACCTGCTTGGACTGGAAGGAGGGCAGTTTTTAAGAAGTCTAGCTTCGAAAGTTCGTTCCGGAAACCCAAACAATATCGAAGGACAGGCGGCACGTGAATATTGGCATCGCATGTTTCCCGATGAGAATTTCCGTCGTTTTCCCGGCTCCGGTGAAGGGAGAAATAGTCAATTAGACTACGCTTACACAATACTACGGGGTTTTCTTATCAAGTCGATTTGCTCAGCGGGACTCTCTCCAACAATTGGAATACACCATCATTCCGCTAATAATTATTTTTGTCTAGCCGACGATTTGGTAGAACCTTTCCGACCAGCCATAGACTATCAGATAAGTCAGCTGCCCAACGAGCCTTTAGACGCGGAATTGAAACAACAGATAGTTCTAGCAGTCAACAGTCAGTTCTCTCCAAAAGGATTGACCATTCCCTCACTGGTTGACGAGTTCTGCGGGCAATATGCGCAATACTGCGAAGGCTGGTTGGACAAACTACCCGTTCCAGTCTTCGGAAAAAGGAAACAAAAATGAAAAGAGACAAGGATAAAGGCATGTGGACGCTAGTCATGTATGACTTACCTATCAAAACAAAAGAGGATGCGGGAGCCGCTAACAGATTCAATCATCTTTTAGCAGACTTAGGTTTCTTCCGAGTGCAATACTCCGTATACGCAAGATATACTCCAACACAATCGGGAGGAAGGTCGGCACTAACCTATATAAAAGCTGGACTGCCTCCCCACGGAAGCGTGAGAGTACTATGCGTGACAGACACGCAATGGGCGGATTCGTTGAGATTCATCGATAAAAAACAGCAAGATACACCGGAACAACCGGGTCTACTGACTCTTTTCGATGATGACGAATAGTCGGAAAACGTTGATATGAAGGCTCTTATTCGGGACTAGAGTTTGAATAAGAGTTAATACGGCATATATCCAAACTGGATGGACGTTAGCATCACCGATTCAAAGTTTGAATAAGAGTTAATACGGCATATATCCAAACCACTTGTGCGGACAACCAATCGACGTCAAGTTTGAATAAGAGTTAATACGGCATATATCCAAACTGGCGTATCTCCAGTGTTCGCGGCAACAAGTTTGAATAAGAGTTAATACGGCATATATCCAAACCTCCTAACCATACGGAGATTCGTGTGGTAGTTTGAATAAGAGTTAATACGGCATATATCCAAACAGAAACATGAGGGAATCAAGTACTCCAAAGTTTGAATAAGAGTTAATACGGCATATATCCAAACAAGATTCTGTTCGCGGCAGTTTTGGCGCAGTTTGAATAAGAGTTAATACGACATATATCCAAACAATTTAAACAATAAAGAATAAGCCGGTGTTTCGCCACTCCCACCGGCGAGGAGCTGTTCACACAAAGACGCGGAGCAGGAGAAGGGTGGAGAGAAAAACACCCGTAGACTCCGCTTTTTGTTTGGCGTTGACATGGCTTGGTTGTTTCCCATCAGTGAGTTCATGTCGTGAACACTGGCATGTATGCGTGAGTCAAGAGGGTGCAAGGCATACGGCTTGCTGACAGTCCTTCATGGATTTCCGGATTGTCGTCCATCGCGCATGTGAGAGTCATGCCATGGATTGTCCCACGAGCTTTAGGGGATAAAAAGTGTGGGACTTTGTGCGGGAGACGAGATTCGAACTCGCAATACTTGCTTGGAAGGCAGGTGTGATGACCTTTTCACTACTCCCGCAGTAAGAGGAATAGAATTGTGATTGTTTACGGGAAAGCACTACATACACGAGATGGTTTTATTACGACCGTTCCAAACTTTTCGGAACGGAAGGCTCGTAACCGCAACCTATTCCCCAGCGGAGTCGGAGGGATTCGAACCCTCGAACCGTATGAAACGGTTAACACCTTAGCAGGGTGCCCCTATCGGCCACTCAGGCACGACTCCGAAGTTTCGACACGCCAAAAACAGCCGGTCGAAAACTTAGCTCCCCATGATGGACTCGAACCACCTCTAAAGGTTCCAAAGACCCGTGTGCTGCCATTACACTAATGGGGAATGTGCAGACCGTTTTGACGGCCCGCGAATAATTATTTGGATTTTGAAATCAGCTTGTCAATGTCCGCGCCCAACTGCCTTAACTGGGCGAAAGAGTTGGCGACGTTGTTTTGCGCCGTTTCCTCTCTCTGCTGAGCGGCTTCCATCAGCTTCTTGCTGTTCGCATCCAATTCGGCGGCATGCTGTTCAGCCTTCTTGGTTCGGAGGTCGATTTCCTGTGACGCCTTGTCCAAACGGTTGACTGCGTCAGCTTCCGCCTTGCTGATAATCTGTTCGGCTTGTTTCTTGGCCGCGTCCAACTGGATGGCAACCTTATCGTCGGTTTCCTTTTTCAGTTTGGCGCATTCCTGTTCAAGCTTCTGCTTCTTATCGTGTGCGGCGGTCATCATCTGTTTGGTGGTTTCCGTCGCGGAGTCGAGTCGCTTTTGTGATTCATCCTTGGCCTGTTGGAGAATCTGTTCGGCTTGCGTGCGGGCCTGTTCCAGCTCCTCACGTTTCTTCGACTCGTAAGTGTTTTTCAACGTTTGGAATTCTTTGCCGAGGCTGGTGCCTAATTCCTGCATCGGGTTTTCCGACGCTTGACGGGCGTCCTGCAAGTCGGCGTTCAACCGTTCAATCTGCTGGCGGAGGGATTCAGCTTCCTGCTCCCGTTTGCCGAGTTCGGATTGACGCTCGTCCAAGACCATGTTTTTTTCCATCAACTGGCGTTGCAGATTCCAAATCTGTGTTTCCAACCCGTTCACGTACTGTTCGACGGAATCCTTGCGATAACCGTTGAATCCGGTGGGGAGGTTGAGTGGTTGTACCTGTGGTTGGGTCATTCCTTCCACGGTGAGAGCGTGGGAGGAGATGACCCGTGTTTCATCAGACATGGTCATTTTGAGTTCCTTCTTTTCTGGTTGAAAAACACGAGGGGGTCGTGCGGGAGTCGAACCCGCTTCTTCAAACGTCCAAGTTTTCTAATCGAAGTGGCACCGCCGATTGGAAAACTGTGGCTGCGTGAGGAATCCTGTCTTCGACCCATGGCCTACTATTTGAACATTCCAACGCCCGTAGGCCGAAACGTTGGAATACTTTCCCGCCTGTGTAGTGTGTGATGGGAAAATTTTCCTGCTTGCAGTGTGCCCAATGCGTCAGTATTGGTACAAAATATCGCGTGAATTGAATTTATATTGCGCAAGCAGGAAAATTCGAGCCTAGAGTAGGAATCGAACCTACGACCTGCGTTTTACAAGAACGCCGCTCTAACCAACTGAGCTATTTAGGCAATGACATGGGTTTCAAGATTTGAGTTTTGAAACCCATGTCTAAGCTGAGGAAGAACCAATTACGGTTCGTGCTCTGGGAGGGAATCGAACCCTCACGTCCTTTCGGACAGTTGCTTTTGAGGCAACCGCGTATACCAATTCCGCCACCAAAGCAAAGCAAGAGCCGCCACGGCGACTCAGGAGACTGTTCCCGCAGACTAGGCGGGTCAGCTAAAACTGGAGCCGCCACAAGACGGTTCTGACGCCTTCTCAAACAACCTGTAAGAGAAGCAGCACGGCATGTTGGACTCGAACCAACATCGACGGTTTTGGAGACCGTAATGCTACCGGTTGCACCAATGCCATATGTGGATGGTCACACCCATGAAGCGTGACCATCCACCGAGTCGCCGTTAACGGAAGCGTCCGCCGCTTTCATCTCCAGACAAGCCAACACCAGCGGTAGGCGCTTGCCTTCGGGGGTAGTACTACTTCCCCAACGCGGAATGTGAAGGATTCGAACCTCCGGCACCTCACAGTGCGACTGCTTTCGGGACAGTTGCATTAAACCACTCTGCCAACATTCCAAACCCCAACTTAGTTATTGTCCAAGTTGGCATGACAGCGGCATGGTGGACTGGCTTTTACCACCAACGGCAAGGAACGTGGTCGTTTAAGCGCCCCGTTTGGCCGTGCCTCCCCTTCGGTCGTCAACCGCCTGACTAAGGCAGGGAGCCTCTTGACATCCACAAGTTCCATGTATGTCTGTTCGAGCAATGCCATCGGTTTCACGGACAGCTACCTCCGTGAAACCTAGTACCCAAGGTTGGAGTCGAACCAACGACGTCCGGTTTAGGAAACCGGCGCTCTATCCGCTGAGCTACAAGGGCGTATGCCGTCTCGTCGCGGGGACGTCGCAACTCGTCTTCCGATTCGACGGCTCACATCATCCTTTCGCTACTCGTCATGGCGTTGCGACTTGCCACGACTCCCGCTACTGGGATGATGGTGTTTTACGCGCGTTCCACGCGACCGTTTTAATTTATGTACTCGACCCCCAGAACAGAAGTTCTGACAGCCAGTTGGAGTCTCACCAACCTTCCCGCAGCCCGGCGACTGTAGACGTGCCCCCCGTGGGATTCGAACCCACAACCCAAGGTTTAAAAGACCCTTGCTCTAACCATTGAGCTAGAGGGGCTTGTTAGGAGGTGAAGGAACGAAAGAATCCACCTCCTAGAGTTGATTGGATTGACGGAAACTGTTTTTTGTTTGCAAAGTTTTACCTGAGTTATAGAGTCTGTACCGCACGGTCGCTTAGCACGCATATTCAGTTTCCGTGTGGCGAGCATCTTGCGGACGCTCGCCACGTCGTGGAGCCGGAGGGAATTGAACCCTCGTCCTTGAAAACGTTGATGATGTTTTCTACATGTTTAGCCATCTCGTTTATATATGTTGAAAGTTCCAGTCGAAGAGGCACCCCGGAACAGTTTTGCAACTCAGTCATGAAACGATGAACAGTTGCCGTTCACCGAGTTTTTGCTGTCCTTTCTTTTTCAGAATCGCCTTACAGCAAATCAGCGACCCTGTTCTTCCTTCACCGTGTTTCAGGCGGCGAGCTGGAAGTTACGCGAAGAATTAGTCTTGGCGTTTATTGTTTGACATGGATTGATGACGGTTGTCCACGTCAGCCTCCGACATGCTTACATTACCTTGATTTTCAAGTCGAAACCTGTCGGCCCCAAAATGCCGTCTTCCTTCCAGTTTTCCGTCCGAGCTTCCCATGAGCGTGGTTTCAGAACCAATAGAATGGTTGGCTGGGATTTCCAGCCGGAAGGTTGACAGCGGTTTTGCCTGTCATGGTTTTGTCTTCAAGCGTTTTCATGCTTTTCCTCGTGTGTTTGAGTGAACAGGTGAGGATAGGTGTGATAGTTCTTGAAGATTCAACCATGATGGGCAAGTCTTCATATCGAACATGATTTGATGGGCTTTAAGTCCTATCGAATCATGTTTCCTTATCTCTATTCATTTTTCAATCATGCGGCAACATTCGGGGAGTGTTCCTTACTAGGTAAGGTCTTTACCCCGGTTGCCTTGGTGACTGTTCCAGTAGTGGACTGGAGATGAGAAGCGTTCTTCTCACAGTCTTATTCACACGTGATGTTTTTTGAACCTCGTTTTGTGTGAACACTGCCAGTATAGCAGTTCTAGGAAACATGTCAAATCAGAAACGAAAAACAAGGTTTTCCTAGGTGTGTCGCGCTCAAAAACCTTTCACGCCAGCCTTGGAAACTTGGACAACAACGTCGCTCACAGGCTACACTCCCCTGCATGCAGTCAAAGCAGATACGAGAAGCAACCACAGTCGCATATATAGAAGACCAGCTCAAGTCGGAAGACCCCACTCTCATACAGTCGGCCACGGGGAATCTCGCCAGACTGTATGGGATGACTACGCTCTCCCAATTGACCGGTTTGGCGAGGCCATCCCTCTACCGGAGCCTGTGCGAGAACGGGAACCCGTCCTTCCAGACCATGTGCCGAATATTGGACGCTATGGGCTACACGGTGTCGGTTCGCCGCAAGGAGCAGAAGCCGAATGAGTGACATACAAGTTGAGCAGGATGTTCTCGACCTTGGTTCGACGGGCATGGAGTTGGATGTTCGACGGGTCAACCTGTTGGATGATATAGAATCCCGCGAGCCAAACAGCATGGAAATATGGTATGGGCATTCCATTCTCACCGCCACACTGTTTCCACCGGCCCAACCGTCCGATGATGTGGATTTCGTCAGCAAGTCGAACGGACGGTTGGAATACATGCTTGAAGCTGGCGTGACGGGTGATGGGGATGATAGGAAACGCCGGTTCCCGTTCGGCAAATATCCGAGACTGTTGATGGCTTGGATGGCGAAGCAGATTCGTGCGGCGAAAGGCCATAAGACGAGGAATGTTGACCCTGAGACGAAGACCATCACCATTCCAAGCATCTACCAGTTGTGTGAGGAAATGGGATTGCCGCATGGCGGGCGTACAGCGAAGAGCGTGCAGGAACAGTTGGAACTGTTGTTGGCTTGCCGTATCAGTATTCGCGCGTCCGGCACGGGGAAGGGTCTGAATGTGAGGGATACGGCTTATCTGCCTATCGTTCAGGCCGTGCGCATTATCAATGATGAGAAGAACGTGGGCTATTCCGGTGCCACGTTCCGTCTGACCGATGAGGTGTATGAACGGTTGAGTCGTGAGTCGGCTCCGTTCGATACGAGAGTGTCCACTTACCTGTTGAAAGGCAGGTCGGTCATGCCTTACGACATTTACATTTGGCTGACGGGCAGTATGAAGAATCTTCGCCGTGACCTTCCGGTGAGTTGGGATTGGCTGTATGAACGGTTCGGAGACCAGATTGCGGTCAAGAAGTCTTTTCGGCGCATGTTCCGTCAATCGTTGGAGAAGGTCAAGAAGGTATATCCGGGGTTGAATGTTGAGTGCCCCACGTATGAGGATTACATTATTCTGCATCCAAGTCCCACGTCGGTTCCTACCCGTGCTGTCCGTGAGGTTGAGGTGGGTGCTAATGGGGATGTGTTCGAGGTGGCTTTGCATTCGTTGCAATCGGTTCAACGGAAAGGTGCGCGAAAGGCCACGTCAGATTGAGTTGACCGTGGCCTTTCACGCACCTTGGAGGGGATTGGTGTTTGAAAAGCCATATACAGGCGGGTGTCTGCGTGGCTTTTCGGACACCTTTCGCATGGCTTTTCAAACACCTCCCAACGGGTTGAACGGTTTCTCGACGTGGCCTTTCACGCACCCTCGTATATGCTACGGATTGCACGCGCCTTTCCAGCTTTACTTTATCCACTGGTTTTTCGTTGGAATTTCAACCATTCCACACGCTTATCCACATTTCCACAGGCGGAACGTCGAACGTTCCGTGGACTAACAGGCACCTTTAGTGGCGTTTCAAACACCATGACGGTTATGAATCATGCCGGACGTGGACTATCAAACACCATCAGCATGGACTATCGAACACCCTTTTATGGGGTTTCCGACACCTTTCCGTGGACTAACAGGCACCTCGCATGGTAAAAAACCATTACGGGAGTAAGGCTCAACCGGCATGGTTATATATTATATGCTCATAGTTTCTTATAGTTCCGGTTTTACGGTCGAAGGAACCAGCCGATACGAAATACTGGGAATATGAGACTTCTATACAAAATCACAAGCTTATATCGCAAAGCCCGTTGGCTCATGTGGCTAGGTGGAATGTTGACCACCACGCTCATTCCCTTACTGGGTTACGGAATGCATGCTTTGAACATCGCCAAGGACAGGCAGGAGTTGGCGACGGATAATCCGGAGCTTGCTTCGGAGGAGACGGCTGGCTCCCTATTTGATTGGATGACCGGCGAGACGGTGGGAAGAATCATTGGAATCATTGTGATTCTTGGCATTATTTTCATCCTACTGTTGATTTTGTTGCAAATCTTCTCGTTCATTGGTGCCCGAACGTCAGTGTCCGGAATAGACCGCAATACGGCCACCAAGGAGGCCAACCGTAGACAAGCCGATTTGGACGAAATGGACGTGGAACCAGAGGATGGGGACGTGGCCTTTCAAACACCTTCCCAATCGAAGCCAAAAAGGAAAGGCAAGCCGAAACCGGCCCCCCCCACTGACGATGACGAGGATGACTGGTTCATCGACTAAAAGGAAAGGTGCTCGAAAAGCCACGCGCCGACCGGCTTGTGCGCGGACTACTTTTCCAGTTCGCTGAGCTTGGTCGGCGCTTTCTTATGTTTGATCGGCAACGGTTTCCCGTCCGTCTGATTGTAGATGCAGTAGTTGCCGTTGTTAGTTTTGTGGATTACCACGTTGACATGTTTGTTGTCTTTTGTATAGACGGAGCATTCGGCGTCCACACCGTTCTCGATGTCCTTCATCGAGTCCACGGTGTATTCGCCCCTTCTTGTGGAATGTAATATCCCTTTGGTTGTTGGGATGGTCTCGTCCGTATCGGAGTACTCTTTGTGTTTGCAGTCGATACCGGACAGTCCGTACACGTATTTCAAGCTTTGGTTGAGGGACGGGGCTTTCGGCATTTTCACCGTGGTCGCGGTGACGAACGAGAGGAAGAACACGAGAACGGAAACAATCGAAACCAGTATCCGACCCTTGTTCACAGCGAAAGCGCCGACAATAAGAGCAATGATACTAACGATAATGAGAGAACTGATAATAAAATTGCCCGTACTCGCTTGGTCGGCAACCTCCTGCCAAGCGGAGAAATCCGCTGTCACTTCTGAACTTCTTTCAGTCGGTTGGACAGGTCAGCCAATCCGTCGATAATCTTGTCCTCCTCCACGGTTTTCTTCCCACCGGCTTTCCCAGTCCGGAACCGTTTCTCGCATTCGCCCATGCCTTTGCGTATGTCCTCGTCGGTGATGCCGTAGGCGATGGCGAACGTGCCCAACGCTTCCACCACGTCGCAGTATTCTTCAACCAGTCGGTCGTAGATTCGACTGTCGGAAGTGCCGTCGGCAACCCAATCCATGCCGACGGCGGCGAGTTCCGCCGTCTCCTCCAACAGTTTTCGCCATTGCCGGTCGGACGGCTGCGCGTATTCCGGCGAGAAGGTTCGGACGGTGCCGAGACTGACCGACCCGCGTCCGGGTATTTCCGCGTCACGTCCGATGAACTTGTAGCCCGGATTCTGTTCGCAATAGTCGCGCACGTCACGCAACCATTGGATAGCATTAGGGATACTCCCCCAGCGGATGACCTTCCCATTGTTGTCGAGAAAATATTTCTGTTCCAATTCGTCGATGGAATGTTTTCCGATTTCCTTCAGGGCATCGTCCACCATGTCCTTGACCACGATGGCGGACTTGCCATGCAGGTCGGTGGTGGGGCGCACATGGAACGCTTGGAAGAAGCGTGCATAATTGTAGGTCGGATTGCAGGACGTGCCGACCATATCCAAATATTCCAATCCACGGTCTTGCCAATCGCAGGAGACCATGAACGCCATATCGTCCGGAATGTCGGAACGGATTATCGCAATATCGTAACTCAAATCGCACCTATTCTTTCAAAGAGTGCCCAACAGAACATGATGAAAAGGATTGTCGCCATGATGATGAACGCCACCATCAGGGCGACGGCCAAATGATAAAGGAAACGCCAGCCGTAGATTCGTACTCCCAGCCAACGTTTCTGCCCCGAAGTGTAGGAGTGTTCCAAAACCGCTTTTTCCAAGAGCGTGACGGAACGGTCGAACAATACCGCCATCGTGTGCGACATGAGCACACCGGCTATACAACCTATGCTCAATACCAGTCGGACGAGTATGCCAGCCATGATTCCATTCAATCCTCTAAGTTCAGTACCGCCAGCTCGCAATCCAATCGTCGGGCAATGTCCAGTTTGGTACCGGAGAGTCGGAATTGCGGGCCGACGGCGGTTCCGTTCTTGTATTTTTGGGCAACCATATTCGACTGGATGTGAATGATGTTTCGTGCATGCTTGTAACGCCACACGTTGCCTCCACCATCACTGTCGAGGTTCATTCTCATGTTACGGTAGAAGTCCACGTTGTCGTACAGGTCTCGGGGGGTTAACGGGTCAGTCTGCATCGAGCATTTCCTTCCACTTTTCCAATTCGTTCAAATCGATAGAGAATTGTTTATGTTCGGTGCAGTCGGAAAAGTCGATGGTCAGATACGGTTTTCCACGGAAAGTGTCACTGGACACGATGACGGTGTCACTGCCCAGTCCGCCCTTCTCATGCAACAGTTTGTAATATTTTTTATCCGGAACCATCGGCTTTCCCTTTCTAATATCAGGTCAGGAGAGTTTGACCAGAATTCCGTAAGCGATGATGAGAACGAACCAGACGACAGCCGCCACTACCGTCCAACGATTCAGGTTCTTTTCCGCCACGCCCGAGCTTCCCGCCGAACCGGTCAACGATTCAGCGAAATTCGAGAAACCGCCTCCCTTGCCTTTGTGCATGAGAATGAGGGGAACGAGCATGAGACTCAACACGGCGATGAATCCAAGAAGGATATGCTTCGTCATTATTACTCCTTTGTTTTGTTGTAAAAAACCAGACTTTTCCATCCGCTCGCAAGCCGCCAATGTTCGCCCGGCAACCGCATGAGCAACGGTTGCAGGATGCCTTCGACGGTGAGCTGGTCTAGTGACCCGTGGATGGCGACCGTCCGTCCTCGCACGATGGTGCCGTCCTTGGTGACGGCCTTGACCGTGCGACTGTCCAAATCCTTCGGTTCGGCGTTCTCCCAGTCGAGGTCGGCGGGCTGGTCTTCCTGCGAGTCCAAGGCGGCTTTAGCGAGACGGCGGAACGAGTCGCGTATCGCATCCATCTGCCCGTCCCACAAGTCTCGTATCTGTTCTTCGCTCGGATTGAAGTCGGCCCAGTTGGTTTGCGCGGCGAAGACCGCGATTGCGGCTTTTTCGATGCGTTCATCCGGCATAGAATTTTCCTTCCTTACTGCAATCCAGCACCTGCAATGCGCTCACATGGTCGGCTTCCTCCAATAGGCCGGACGGGGATTTTTCGATGATGGGCACCATGACTCCCATGTAGACGCCTATCGCCCCACCGGGAGCTATGATGATGGTTCCGTCCACGACGGTGCCGTTGTCGAATCGGGCGATGACGCGTTGCCCTTCAAGTTCGGCTGTTGTGGCGTGCCGCCAGTCCACGGGATTGTAGACGATGCCTTCGCCGCCCATCAGCCGAACACCCACAATGTCAGCTTGCCCAGTCCGAAGTCCATTCCTGAGACAAGCGCCATGAGCAGTAGGACGAAGATTCCGGAAGCGACGCACCAGCCCGCCCATTCGCGGACGGTGGGCGTGACTACCTTGCGGATTTCGGCCACGACCTGTTTGACGAAGTGGATTATGCCGAGGAATCTTTGACCGATTCTGACGAACGGATTGTTTTTCCTATCGGCAATGACGGGCGTGGCTTTCTCAACCATAGATTTCCTTCCATTGAATCAGACCGTCGATAATTTTCGCGGCGGTTCGATTGTCCAAATATTTCTTATTCAAGTCTTCCTTATAGCGGACTACGGGAGGGCAGTTTTCGAGGTTTTTCACGTTATTAAGGTCGGACTGGTCGGTGAGTTTGAGAATCAGTCGAATCTGAGCTTCCGTGGCCTTGCGTTTCCGTCCCGCGTAAATCATCATCGTTCTCCCTGACCGGAGTGGTGGACGTCTGTCGTTAGGAAGTGTTCCGACAACAGGTCTTTCGTGTTTTTTCTTAATTGGGCGGACGCGAGTTCCTGCACTTGAGAGACCGCTATCACATAGTCGGTCAGCTGGTTGGCGAAATCATTATCGTGATGGCGTCGAGCCAGTTCGCAGACAGCGCCGATTGCCGAAACATGGAAAACGTCCGATACGGGTTCGATGTAATTGCCGTCTTCCATGAGAGCACGATATTCGAATCGGTTTCCACAGTTGATTTCCCGAACCATGCCGTAGACCTTACCGTCAATCACGACTAGATAGTCTTTAGTTTTGCTGGAGGATTGCGTGTAGCAGGGGAAGTTGATGGCAGACAGTGTTGCCGAATACTGGTCTTGTATCATTGCCAGTTCATCGTCCACCCATTTGAGTGAATGAAGTTGGATGAGGTTAACCTGATTTGTTGTTTTTTGGTCTTCCAATGGTTTCCTCCCGAAAACTGCTCATGTGTGGACTTACCCAGTATAGCAGAGTTTTCTTCGGGAGGAAAGCCGACGTTCAAGCGAGAATGGTCAACGACTTGAAAAGCGTGTCTGCCAGATGATTGCCTCCACCGTTGAGGCAAACCACCACATATTGGGGCAGGTTCACGAAATTCAGGCTTTCCACACGTAGACCATCCTCGGTCTTCTCCATATGGTATTCCAATTCGCCGTCGATGGTGGTTCCTCCGACAGTAATGGCGATGGCCCTTTTACCGGCCAGTTCCTCAATGGGCTTGTCCATCCAATCGGGAATGGTCTCATGCACATCCGTATGCATATAATCCTCCAATATTCTACTTGCCCGCGTCTGCGAACAGTGTGGCCTTGTCTTCTTTGTGAAGCTTGTCCGCTTGGCGTTTGATATCGCTCGTCGTATACCAGAGAGTGAATTCGGTCGGGTCGGTTCCGGTAATCAATTCCTCAACCATGTTGATTCCCCAAGATGGAATGGTGTCGTATACGCGGTACAAGTCAAGTTTCTTCACATCCTTGTCCACTATGCCGCCGATGTGGATACCATGTGGCGCATCCCCCAGTGGATGATAGTCCGCGAGCACGCTGATGGCGTGTGCGACCTCGTCCCGAATCTCCTCAAGGGTTTCCAATTTCAGTGGACATTCCTCACTGAACAGTGGAAGATAACGCTCTTGAGCGAGCCAGAACGGGAACTCCTCCAAATCGTACTTGTCCATGTCGTGACGACTCAACGGCTTCTCATAGTCGATGATTGCGGTGAGCTTGCCGGTCGGGTCGGCTATTGGACGTTCGTGGATTGAGATGAGTTTTTCGTCGGGATACTGGTGGTCGTATAGCGACTTGGTGTATGCGTATGAGTATTTTTTGGTCAACGGTTGTCCTTCACTCTTGTATGATGTGAATGTTTCCAGTATAGCAGAGGGAACGGTAGAAACGTCAGCAGTCAGTGACCTTGACCTTGTTATGCGCAAGAATAGACTCGAACAGTCGGAGTGGATTGCGGGAGTCCAGCTTGTACTGATGGTGATTCCGCGCGGTTTCCGTTTCGAGAAATCGTCCGCTCTTGGATGGCCCCTCGACAATCATGGGAATCCAGCGCCATTTCTCACGGCCTTTACTGTTCTCCCAAACGATTTCCCCGGTATCCAATACCCGCTTGTAGGCGGTTTTGTCGGGGAATGACGAGTCTATTCGTGCGACCAGATTCAATCGGCTCATGGTTTAATTCCTTCTTCTCTCAGTTCTTCGTAGTCTTGCGGCGTGAGGAAAAGCCAAGCTCCACAGTAGGGACACTTGACCCTATTGGCATCGACGGTGTTCTTGCAATACCAGCAGGTGACGTACCATCCGTTTACATATCGGTTTTGCATTGTTGCTCCTTTTTCTTGGCAAAGAAGTCGATGACTTCGATGAGATAGAGGAACATTTCAAGCAGGACAAAGAACACGAATCCCAGTACGTCAAAAGTCCAGTTTTTCAGTTTTTTGAATATGTTGGACATTGCTCTCCTTGTCTTGATAGGTTGTGTGAACAACCTCAGTATAACCCAAAAAAAGCAAGACTGGCAATCACACCAAAAACCGGAAAACAAACAGGCTAATAGTTATTCCGAATCGCATCCACTACAAGCCGGGGTCGTATCTTCGGGCAACATCAGCGGCTTACTTTCTCGCTCTGATTTGGCACTTCCAACGGCATGGAACCCGAATATCCCAACAGCTCCTCGCAATGAGCGGCGACGGCTTGCAGAGCGAACCGTTCCCCTACAAGAAAATTCTCGTCCGAAGCGGTGGGAATCATCTCGTTGATTCGGACTATCTGTTCCCTGCACCAATCTATGGTGTCGTGCAAAGTTTTGTCTTTCTGTGTGACGTTCACTGCCATCCTATGTTCCTTTCTCCTGTTAACGGGGCTAAAATCGACTTTTTGTTGAAAATAGCCCCGTTAACTTTCATTTTTCTGACGATAGGGGTCATCAATGTCGGTGTTTTCGACCATGCGTCCGTAGTCTTGACAACGGCACATGGATTGGATTTTTCGCATGTACTTCAGGTCTGCCATATGATTCAGTCCTTCTTGGACGGGGCTTTCGTCAAGACCGGCTTGACCAGATTCCCTTGAGAATCGTACACTCTGACGGTGTTCTTCTCCGAGTCGCCTACCACGGTGATGACCTGCCTCTTACGACCATGATTGGAGTAAGCCACGCACGGGGTGTCTCCGTCGGTCACGTCACCGTCTCCATCGCATCGCACGGATTCATACCCATAGGATGTAGCCAATGCTTCACCGAAGGTCGGACGCTGAGCCTTGTCCAGCCCAATCGTCATAGCCAACGCCATAACGCTGATGAAACATACTGCTTCTAATAGTCCACCTATGATTTTCTTGGTTTTCTTATCATTCCATAGGAAGAAAATTCCTGAGATAAAGGTTGCCGTGAGAATCACAACAAGAAACACCATAAAAAGAATATAAGGGTCTTGACTCCACTCGCTGAAATCCACCATGTTTTTATCACTCCTTCTGATTTTGGTTTTGTTGAGGTGGAATTCCAATCGGTAGGTTCCTTTGACTGTTGCCTTAATCTTGTATCTGCCGTTCTTGTCGGTGACGCTTCTGGCGGGATTGCCGACACTATCTTTGTAGGGAGTGCCATCGTCATGGACGACCGTGACCGTCACGTTGGGAACAGGATTGCCCTGCCGGTCGGTGACGGTGGCCTCTAAGGTGATTGACCGTCCCCAGATTTCGGTTTTCAACCGATTGAGTCCATTTGTCAATGGTGGTGCGACGATTAGTCCGATAACGCTTAATGCCACGACCAGTTGAGCTAGGCTCAAAACCAGTCGTGTCCAGAGTAGGATATCGTCGGTTCTATCATTTTCGCTCACTTCCGGCCTGTCCTGCTCAACTCGAAACCGTCGAGATACAACTGGAACAGGCTCACATATTGGCCGTCTTCTATATCATCCTCCGGTTTTGCGTACAGTTGAGTGTTCAAAACCGCGACCGGCAGACCGGTATGCTCCTCCTGTTCGATGTGGAAGGGTGTTTCCTCCTGACCGTGAGCGTTCTCGCGGACTGCCACACCGTAATCACCCACCTGCGGTTGGGTGGCTTATACCCTGTTTTGTGTGAACGATTCCAGTATACCACATGATTGGATGAAAAAACAAAGGCGACCAGTCCTAAAAGACCAGTCGCCCTAAAAAGCCTCTCAATCACTCGTGGAAATCAACAAACCAGACACGAGCGGAAGAATCAGCCCCCAGCCTCTCAAACAGAGCATCCTTTGACGCGGGGAACCACACCCCACCTTCGTAACCGTCATTGTCACAGACAACGCTCACATTGCAGTCCAACAGCTCTCTGACCTCGGAATCACCGTTGCCGTAACGTTCTGTGAGTTCGCCACAGGTGATTCCCTGAAGCCCGCCTACCATTTCCTCCCAGCGTCCGCCGAACTCATACCAGTCGTAGAAGGCGTCTCGGTTCGCCGTAGACACCACGTTGCCGTCCTCGTCCAGACTGTACCCGCAGTATTCGGCGTACGACTTGAGAGCGTCTTCGTCGTTCAGGGACAGTCGTTTCTTCGCTTCTTTGATAATTGCGGACATGTCTTCCGACCGGTTCCCATGTTCGTGTCCCATGAGTTCGCGGTCGCTTCTGCGGCTGTCTTGCAGGAATTCGTGCCGCGTGTAGAGGACGTATTCCTCGACTTCCTCGTATTCGCTGTAGGGGTCGATGATGGTTTCGGCTTCGCTGGTGTCGTTGCCTCCGATGACTGCGCCTAGGAAGTGCATTTTTTCTCCTTGTTTTTGGTGGTTTTTTTCAACCCTTCGTTTTGTGTGAACGATTCCAGTATACATCTTTGGGAGAACGACACGCTCACATTCACGGCAGAAAGACATGAGTGGGCAAAAAGGTGGAAGGTCTTATTATTGCAGACCGTTCATACTGACGTGGGCAACACCAAGTCGTGGCTTAGGGGAATGTATGGTAGCGCCCAGAAAGGCGAAACTGCTCGCTAATCCCTAAAAAACAGAAAGGCCGGAATCCCCAAGAGAAGAAAAACCTTGAGCCTTCCGGCCTTCCTGTTTTTTCAGTCGTTGTGGTCTTCCGTGGAACCGTATACCGCTTCCTTTATATCCATCGGGTGAGCGTATTCGTAGGTGCTGATTTTCACATAGGCTTCGCCATCCCTGTTGGCGAGAACACGATGGCTGGTGGCCTTGCCCGCGAAGCGGGTCGGGCTTGTCAGGTCGGGGTAGACGGTGCATCCGGCGATGTCGTTGGGGCTTCCATCATAATTCTTGCGGAGTGGGCGGATTTGCACGGTCTTGCCACTGGGGCTGACCTTGACCACTTCGTAGTAGCTGTTGAGAATCATGTCGTAGCCGTAGACGGAGTGGAGCACGTCTCCCACTTTGAGGGTTCCCGCCGCCTTGGTGTTGTCCTTGCGGGATTCTTCGCCTTTGATTTTGAAGTCTTCGAGCGTGTAACCGTTATAATCTATGACTTTTTGGCGGAAGTTTTCAAGCCCACGCATGGTCTTCCAAGTACGACGGTAGGTGCCTTGGTAGGTGCGTTCGCCTTGGCTGTTCTTAGTCCAAAGTTCAAGGCTGAGCATTTTGGTTCTCCTTTTTGTTTGCGGTCTTCGTTGTGTGAACAATTCCAGTATACCACATGCGAGAACAACCAAAAATAACAAATCGCACACAACGCAAAACATTGCACATAAAAACATTGCATTCCACTTACAAATAACATACAATGTAAACATCTTTCCAAAAGGAGTAAAAATGAGCGGAACAACAACAAACGTAAACATTCGCATGAACACCGAGCTGAAAAAACAGGCGGAAACCCTTTTCGGGGAACTAGGAATGAACCTGACCACGGCATTCAATATCTTCGTCCGGCAATCCCTACGTCAAGGAGGAATCCCGTTCACAGTCTCCTTAAACGAACCAAACAAAGAAACAATAGACGCCATGCTGGAGGCAAAACGGATTTCAAAAGATGAGAACGTGAAAGGCTACCGTGATTTGGAAGCTCTGTTCAAGGATTTGAACGCATGAGCGAAACCAAATACAAAGTCAAGACCACTTCTAGATTCAAGAGGGATTTCAAGTTGGCGAAACGGAGAGGATTGGATACCGGTCTTCTGGAGGAAACCATATCCGTCTTAGCGAACGGTGGAACACTGCCTGAACGGTATCACGACCATGCTCTTATAGGTAAACTGGACGGTTTTAGAGAATGCCACATCTTGCCGGATTTCCTACTTATCTATCTCATTGAGGATGACGTGCTTACACTCACTTTAACTAGGACCGGTACTCACAGCGACCTCTTCGGTAAGTGACTTACAGTGTACTGGGATAATTTCAAACCATCCCGCCGAATACGAGAAAAGGCTGGACGGGGAGCTGTAAGGTTCCCTATCCAGCCTTTTCACTTATCTGCCGTAACCTACTTCTTGTGGCGTGCGGTCACGGTCGTGTTTCCGCGACGGCGGGCGAGCATCAATCCCATTCCCACGAGTGTGAACAGGATGACCGCCATGATAGGCGTGTTCACACCGGTTTGGGCGAGTTGGCGTACCGCTTTCACGATGGCCGGTGTCGCCGGAGGAATGTAGGAGTTGGTGAACTCGGGTCGGGTTCCGGTAGTTATGACCATGCTGGGGGTTGTGGTCGGATTGTTCTCATCCTCACCAGCATCCCCGTCGGTCTTGTCGGCCTTATCGGTCGGCGTGACGAGCATGGTGCTGGAATCCTTAGCCGAATCGTCCGTCGGGTCGTATTGGACTTTGGCGGTCAGATTGCCTTGCAGATTGTCGCTTACGGTGACGGTCACATGGTGTTCCGTCTTGTCGTAGGTGACGTTCTTCTCGCCGGTGTTCTTCTCGCGAATCACATACCGGTATTCGCCGCAATCATCCACTCCATCATTGTCTCGACCGTAGGTGAACGGCTTGAACTGGATGTTGCCCTGCTTGTCGTTCTTCTCACTGTCGATGACATTGCCCTTGTCGTCCACAAGTTCGAACTCGAACTCGTCCGCTTGCAGTTCACGCCCGGTCAGATTCTTCTTGGCCGACAGTTCGACCAACACGTCTTCCGGCTGGTACGTGTTCTGGAAGAGGATGCTCTTTTCGCTGGCTTTGCCGTTGGAGTAGGCGACGCTGGCGACGAGCTTGTGGCTCTTCGAGTCCTCGGTGACGGTGATGGTGACGGTGTGGCTGGTGGTGTCGTAGGTGACGCCGCCCAACGTTCCGTCCTGTTCGTCAACCGTGTACGTGTACACGCCGGTCTTGTCGAACGTGAGCTTGTCGAATTCGAGGGTTCCGTCGCCTTCGCGGACGTTCTGCTCCTTGTCGGATTGCGCGTCGCGTGGAACGCGGATGAACTGTTTGGATTGGAGCAGGTTGCCGTTGGAATCCTTCAATTCGGCGGTGAACTCGTTGTCGTTCAGGTCACGTCCGGTCAGATGTTTGTCCGCTTCGAGTTGCACGCTGACGGGTGTTGGCGTGTACGTGTTGTCGAATCGGATGTCATTGGTCTGACGGTCGGAGGTTGCCGTGAGTGCGCCGTTTTGGTCGGTGACGGTGACGGTCACGTCGTATTCCTGAGTGGAGTAGCCGATGGTCTTGTCCGTTCCCGCGAGTTCCTTCACGTGGTACGTGTATGCGCCGGGCATGGTGTAGACCATTTGTCCGAAGGTGAATCCGCTTCCCTTGTTGGACACGGTTTGCGTTCCGTTCTGGCTTCCGGCTGGCATTGGCATGTCGTTCACGCTGATGGCGTTGCCGTCCGCGTCGCGTGCGGATACCGCGTTCAACTGGAACTTGAATTCGCCGTCCTGTGGAGTGCGGCTGGTTGCCGTATCCGTGTTGACGATGTTTTTCACGCCGCTGATAGAGTATCCGACGTTCTTCGGACTGTAATGGTTGGTGAACGTGATGTTCTTGCCGTCAGCGCCGGTGGTCGGGGTGACGGTCTTGGATACGACGGTCAGCTTGCCCGTATGGTCAACATCCTTGACCACGTAGGTGATGGTCGCAACCGTCCCGTCCTTCGTGACGCCCGGAACGGTCGTATCCTGCTCCGACATGGTGAACACGTAGGTGCCGACGAGCGGGAACGACAGTTGGTCGAATCGGATGTTGCCCTGCCGGTCGTTCCGTTTCGTCTGGTCGGCGTTCGACACGTTGGCGGGCGCGGACTGTTGTTGGAGCGTGAATGCGAAGTCTTCGCCCTTGAGCGTGTACTTGTTGCCCTTGGAGGAGGTCATCTTCTTCACTGCGGTCGGATTGTCCGTGGCGGGTTGGGCATGGTACGTGTTGGTGAATTCCGGAATGTTGGTCCCGTTATCATACTTCACGTCGGCCAACAGTTGGCCTTCGCCATTGTCGGTGACGGTGACTTTCACATGATGTTTCGTAGCATCATAGGTGACGCCGCCCCTGTCGCCGTGGACTTCGCTGAGCGTGTAGTCGTACACTCCCGTCTTCTTGTAGGAGATGGTGTCGAACAGGATGTTGCCCTGCTGGTCGTTGGTTTTCACCGTTCCAGCCTGACCGCCTGTCTTGTCCTCGACGCATTTGAACTCGTATTGTCCGGCTTGCAGTTGGATGCCTGTATGGTCGGGGTCGTTGAGGGTCTTGTGCGCACGGAATTGCACGCTGACCGGCTTCGCCTGATACGTGTTCGTGAACGTGGTCGGATAGGCCGCGTTCGTTCTGGTTTGGGCTTTCAACTGTCCGGTCAAATCGTCGGTGACGGTGATTTGCCACATTCCCATGTGGGAATCGTAGTTGACGCCGCCCGCCGACTGGCGGATTTCACGCACCGTATAGGTGAATGTCTTGGATTTGTTGCCTTTCAGCTGGCTGGCGGTGAACGTCAACGGCTGGAAGCGGATGTCACCGTTCCGGTCGGCGTTGACGGTCTGCACGGGCACGCCTACCGCCTTCTCGTTGTTGAACAGTTGGAATTGGAAATCGGTGAGTTTCGCATGGCTGGCGTTCTTGTTGTCGAACGTCTTGTGTGCGGTGAGGCTCACGGTCACGTCCTTCGGCTGATACGTGTTGAGGAAGACCGGGGTCTTGCTCGTATTGTCGTAGGAGGTGGAGGCTTTCAACTGTCCGTAACCATTGTCGGTGACGTTGACGTGCATGGTGTGGACGGTCTGGTCGTAGGTGATGCCTTTGAGTTGTCCCGTCTTTTCCACGATACGGTAATCGTGTTCGCCTACCGTATTGTATGCGAGCTTGTCGAATGTCACGGTTCCGTCCACATTGTTGGCCTTGGATTGGATGGTCTTGCCATTCGTGTCCTGCAATTCGAATGTGAACTCGTTCGCGTTCAACAGGCGGAGCGTGTGCTTCGGATTGTCGATTACCTTGCTGGCTTTCGGCGTGACGGACACAGGATGGCTGGAGTACGAGTTGACGAACTGGCCGTTGTCAATGGTCTCGCCATTCTTCATGGAGATGGCCGGGTTGATGAGCGAGGCTTTCAACTGTCCACTGTTATCGTCGGTGACGGTCACAGTCCATACGGCGTAATGGTCATCATATTTGACGCCCGCCGCACCCGTGTTGCGTTCACGAACCGAATAGGAGAAGGTGGCCTTGTCTTTGCCGTTCAGCTTCGCCTTGGTGAACAGGAGCGGAGAGAACTCCACTTTGCCGTCCGCCGTGGCGTTCACGGTTTGGATTGGCGTGCCGGTCGCCTTGTTGTTCGCGTACAGGTCGAATTGGAAGTCGGTAATCTTGGTGGCCGACTTGTCCGCGTTCGTGAACAGTTTGCTCGCCACGATACGGGCTTGCGTATCCTTCGGAGCATACGTGTTCGTGAATTGGATGGTGTCGGATTGCACTCCGTCACATGCCGCGTTGACGGTGACGTGACGTTTGAACGTGGTCAAATCATCGGTGACGGTGACGGTCAGAATCCAAGTGCGGCTGTCGTAGGCGACTCCCGCATTGTCTCCCCTGCGTTCTTTGACCTGATACCGGTAGACGCCATCCGTGGGGAACGCGCCGGAGTTGATTTTGACGGTCTTCGTCCTGTTGTCGGTGAACGTGATGGAGGCTGGCATCGCGCTCTTCGGAGCATTGTCCAACGGGGTGATGTCCGCGACATACTTGTCCTTGTCTGTCCAAGCGCCGTTCGGACGACCGTTCAACACTTTGACCGCTTTGAACGTGGCCGGAACCGTGGGCATGACCATGCCGTAAATGCCGTGGTCTTCGTTCGGGTCTTCGTAGACGGCGGCAGTCATCTTATCCAATGCGGGGAAATCCTTCAATCGGATTACGCCCGCAACCATATTGCCGTTGGAATCATCCTCCTCATCACTGTCGGAGTCGGTCGCTTCGGAAGCTTCCTTTGCGTTCTTGACGGTGACATGCTGTCCACGCCAAGTGGTGCCGGTCTTCGGAGTGAACCGAAGTTTGAAACCGGAGCCACCCGGAATGGCCGACAGTTCGTAATGGCCGTTCTGGTCGGTGACTGTAGTGCAAGGCTTGCCGTTCACACTGGTGACGGTCTTGCCGTTCTTGTTCAACAGGGTGACGTTCACGCCAGCGAGGAGACGGTCTGTGCTCTCACGCACACCGTTATGGTTGTTGTCGAACCATGCGACGCCGTTCACTCTACGTTCCACGACCTGTGTGACCGCGTCCACCTTGTTGTCGCCGTCCGTCCAACGGTTCACGTAAGCGTCAGCCGCCTTATTGCCGGACGGTTTGAATGCGAAACTGAAATCATAGCGGGCGTTCGCGGGAAGCTTGTCGGATGTGAAAGCCCAAGAGACCGGCTTATCGCAACCGTCGGGGATAGTCACCGTACCAGTGTTACGGTCAACCTTCGCCTCAGTCCACTGTTCGACCTGCTCGCGCGTAATCTTCGTCGCGTCAACGGTACGCCACTTCGGGTCGGTGGTGAAGTAGACGCGCACATTATCCAAGGACGCGCCATTCTTCACACCCATGTTCAAACCGGTCATCACATAACCGCCGGAATACTTCGACAGGGAGCCAGCACCCGAATACGGCATAATATCAACCGCATACGGATTCTTTTTCTCATCCTTGGAGAAGTTACCCAACATGTTCGTGAAACCTAACGGCTTCTCAACATCATTCAACAACGGTTGAGCACGAGTAGCCAACGCAGAAGAATGAGTACGAGAAACACGAATCGTATAATCAGCTTTCTGGCCTCGCGTGCTAAGCGGAGTTCCCATGGCACGCTTGGAGCGGATTTCCACATGGTTCGCATACTGTTGGTTGTTCTTCGCATCATTGTCAGGGTCGGAAACGTCACCAATAGTGGTCGAATAATGCAGAAGTGTCTTCGTGCTGGAGTCCGCTTGAACATTGGTGACAACCCATTCCAAAGTGGTCGTACCATCGTCATTCTTTGTGACTTTAGGAGCGACTGGGGTTCCACCTGTTACAGTGCCTCGTTCCTGACCTTTATTGTTTTCCTTATAGGTTCCGCCGATATAAGAGGAACCGTCCACATAGGTAAGACCTTTCGGTACCACATCCTTGATGCGATAGTCGGTTGTGTAGGTTTCTCCCGTGGAATTCTTTCCCGTGTCTGCGGTAGCGGTCAACAGCCAGTCGGCATAGCGTTGTTCCTTGTCCAAATCATAAATATTCTTATGATTCTCGCCCGTATCATCGGTCTGTTCGGTGCTTTTGCTGATATGCGGGATTTCGGCTGTGACGAAAAGGCTGTCGCCTTTAAGCGTGTCCGCAGTATCTCCGCCTTGGTAGACTCCGTTCTCATCGAACGTAGACTTTGTATACGATTCACTGGAATTGGTGTCGGACGGATTGCTCATATCCTTATATAGGTCGAGAGGTGACTTGTAGTTGCCAACCCATTGCGCCCATTTCACGTTGTCGTCATCAATTGACAGGCCGGACAGTTTCGTAAGGTCTTTACGTGTCCAGACGTAGGTGTCGGCGGTTATCTGAGCCACTTTGCCTACCGCATCATCACGAACGGTCATAGGGGTCTTGGTTCCCAAGAAGAAGTTACACCCCAAGGACGAGTTCTCCGGGTCGATGGAGGACTGTTCGTATACCAGTACCGCGACGATGACGCCATGCTGTTTAGCTTCGCTTAAAGTCGGATAGAAGTTCAAATCTTTGATGGTTGCTTTGCGTTGCTCATCGTCGGATTTCCAAGTGGTGCCGTCTTTCTTGACTCCCCAGAATCGTGGTGCCTTATTCCCTGTGGTGGAGTCCATTTTGATTCTCGCACCCCATGTGAGGAAGCCTATATCGGATTCAGACGAGTCTTCGGTTGCGGGTCCCAATACCGACGGGTCGAATTTTCCGAGTGTCATGCCGGTCACTGGCGTGGTTTCGTTATCGGACAGGTTGACTTGGTAGCCGAGTTGGACTCCTACGGTGCTTCCTGCGAGGACTATATCAGACCCATTGTCTGAGTCCGGATTTTTCCAATGTCCGGACATGCCGTGATCGTCGGCTACCCAACTGTTCATGGTTGAATATCGTATTTTTTGGGAAAACCATCCGTACATTCTGACGGGAGAGGTGACTCTGGCGGTGTCATCGTTTGTAATGGACTGACCGGCATTGGAGTCATTTTCGTCGGATATTTTGTCTTCGGTTGCGGTTGAGGCTTGAAGACCTCCCTCGGTGATGGTGTTGTGGCTGATTTGGTCAACACCGTAGATTTTGGATACGGTTTTACCGTTATATTCGGTCGGAACGACGAATCTGAATTGATTTACATGGATTGGGCCTACCTGTTGGATTTTCTTGGACGAATCCAAATACGCGTAGGCATTATTGTAGGGGCCATTGTTTGCGTTGGCTGACGGGAATTTACTGGTATCGTATCCATCAAAAGTGACTTGGATGTCCAATCCTGTTTTTGTTCTTGCTACTTTGTATTCGTTGTCGCCTTTTTTGACTGCGTTGGTTGTAACGGCGGCGGCACAATTCGGGGACGTGCCATTATCTAGATTCACGACATTGCGTTGGATGATTCCGCAGTTCCCACCATCGTTGTCTGCGTAAAAGTATGGTTGCCAGCGCTCCTCCAACGGTTTTTCTTTCGCATTTGACTTATCGTCTTTGTACGCGTTCTGGACATGGATATGATAGGAGATTTTGCCGGTCGGCATCTCCAATCCCTTCATACCCTTCGAGCGGTCGGGCCAACGAACTTCAACCGTGGAAGTGATTGAATGCAGGTACCCCGTCACTTTGCCGATGTTCGCAAACGGGGCTTCCTTCTGGTCTGTATTAAAATCATAAACACCCGCATCGTTTTTGCCGAAGTTTCCTAAACGCACGTTCAGGTTGAGTTTTGCGCTGACTGTTATGTCTTGTGGCGTGTTTTCGGCTTGTTTGTGGGTGCCGGTGTTGGTTGGATTGCTTGCATCCCATGCTGTCCATGCTTTGACGGTTGGGTGGAATTTGTATCCGTGGGGTGCGCCTTTGACTGCGACTGCGAGACTGATGGCTGACGTGCCGGGGTTGACGGTCGGACTGTTGGAAGTCGGCTCCAACAGGCGATAGCAGGTGTACACTTGCGTTTGCACGCCGTTCACGGTTTCGGTCGTGAGTTTCGGCTGATAGCTGGGAGTCTGGTCTACCCAACCCATTTGGTCGGTGTCGAACGTGACCTTATCCGCCGGATAAGGCAGTTCGAAACGGAAGCCGACACGGGTACGCTTGTAATAGTCCATGGTCGAATCCGGGGTGACGGTGTAATCGTAGTCGTAGATTACACTGTCGAACGAGCGGACTATATCATTGCTCGCGTCCTTATCGTCGCCACGCTCATTGTCATTGTCGAATGGTGCGGTTCCGGTGACTCGGTCGGTTAGTTTGAGTTTCGACACGTATGCGGTGTCCGTGTCGAGCATGTCATGAATGGTAACGTCTTTGGCGGCTTCCGGAGCGGATTGTGCTCGGACACTGGTGTCGGCGTGAACGTCCGACTGTGTTTGGGTCGTAGTATCACCGGTGGTGTCGGATGTCGTTCCGGAGCCATTATCGTCGGTGGTGGTGTTCTGATTGGTGTCGGCTTGGACTTGCGTGGATGAGTCCACCGTCAAATCGTCAGCCAGTGCGGTGGACGCCGACAACGCGCCTCCGCTGAACAGTGTCGTGGACGCCAATATGAGCGCGGCGATTTTTCTTAACCCGGGTTTCATAACGTTCGGTTTCCCTTCTTAAATATGTCATGAAAACAGGGGAAGGCCCTAAAAGGAAGCCCCCCCCCCGAGTTTTTTAGGATTGTGCAGTTATAAAGGTGGGAAGCTGGCCTTAAGTACGGTTTGCAGGAGAGTTCCCAAGACCAGTCTCCCCGGTTTCCACCCTCCATGACACACCGTCCCAATCGTTTCCGACCGGAATGCCGGTGTGCCATAGAAGGTGAAGCTTGTTGGATTATTCGGCTTTGCTGACCGGATTGTTCTTATCGGAGTCGTTTTCCGGCTCGGGATTGGATTCCGTCTTACTGTCCGGCGTGGCCTCAACCCGCTTGACGGCATTACGTTTGCCAAGCCTCTTTACGGCCACGGTCAAAATTCCTCCGACCGCAAGGAGCGCGACGATGACGATTCCGATGATTCCGGTGTTCACGCCTGTCTGCGCGAGGTCGCTCACGCCAGCGGTGCCAGCGCCTCCGAACAGTTTCTTGGTGGCGTGAATCTTGTAGTCCTTGGACACGAGTCCATCGCCGGATGTGACGGTGAGTGTCGCATCGGCACCATTCTTGTTGATGGTGATGCTCATTCCCGAATCCTTGTCGTATTGACCCACGACCGTCCACTTGTCAGGATTGTCCACGGAAACCTCGTAGGAGGTTTTGTTTGGGTCGAATCCGTTAATGAGCTTGCCGTCCACGGAGATGCCGGTGAGTTCCGCCTTGTGGGTGGCTGCGGTGATGTAGGTGACGGTGTAGTCGTGCTGGGTGAACGTATTGCCGTCCGGGGAGAGGACGCTGACCGTGTACGTGTAGGTCATGCCCTTGTGGGAACTGGATGCGACGGCGCTTTGTCCGACTTTCGTCTCGTAGGAGAAGACTCCGCCTTCCGGGATTTCGAATTTGTCGGATGTGACGGGCACATACTTGCCGTCCTTGCCGACGTAGCCGACGGATGCGAGGCTTGTGTCAGTCTGAGAGTCTGGTGTCTTGACCGGAGACTGTTCCACCGGCTCCTTCGGCTGGAATTCGGTGACGGCGGTTTTGACGGGACGGGTCACGGTCACGCTGTACGTGCGGGTCGCGCCCGTGGCAGTGTCGGTGACTGTCCATTCCTGACGGTTGGATTGGGCGCTTTGGGTCACGTTTCCGGCCTTGACGGTAACTCCCTTCGGAGCTTCCGGCAGCAGGTAGGCGCTGGTGTTGGCGTCCTTCAACGCGACCACGTAGTCGAGACGGTTCGGATTCCAATTGTCGATGAGCGTGCCTTTTTCGGCTTTGCCGGTGAGGTTCACGTAGATGCCGTCGAGTCTGGCGGGACTGTCCGGCTGGAGGTCGGAGGTCTTGAAGTTGACGCGTACCGTGTAGTCCACGCCGTTTACGGTCACAGTGATGAGTCGGCTGGTGCCGTCAACGCCCAGTTTCGGGCGGGACACTTCAGCGTCGAGGCCGTGTTCGGCGGAAAGGGAGAACGAGTCCTTGGCGTCGGATGCGGGAAGTTCGACGGTTTTCTGATGGTTCTCGTCGAAGTCTTCCTTCTTGATTTCGTAGCTTTTGGACTTGCCGTCTGCGGAGGTCTGGGTGAGCGTCATCTTCGTGAAGCTCTTGTCCTCGGCGCGGATGTCGCGCGTGCCCACCGTGTAGGATTGCTCCAGCTTGTTGCCGTGCTCGTCCTTGACGGTCACGACGCCGGTCGCGGTTCCGAACAATACGATGATGTTGTTCTTGTTGTCCGCGCCCACCATGGTCTTGGGGGCGGACTCCCATTGGACGGTGGCCTTGTCCTTGTTGGACAGTGTGACCTCATGGTAGGAGGGGCTGTTGTCCTTGTCGGACAGGCCGGTGGCGGAGTAGCCAGCGTGATAGGAACCATCTTCATACTTGCTGAAAGGAGTTCCCTTATCGGTGCCATTGTTCAACGTGATTTCCTCGCCAATCGAATATTCGAACGGGACGGTCACGTCGAACTGCGGCAAGCCTTTATCCGGGTTCGCGTCGGCATGGTAGACGGCTGTGCCCGTCACGATGGCGGTGCCGAGCTTATCGCCCGAAGTGATGTGCTGTTCGGTGAACTTCGGTTCCACTTTGAACTGGGTGTTGTCATCCTTGTTCAGGGAGCCGATGGTCACGGCGGTGGGGCGGACGTTCACGGTCGGGGCGGTGAGCGACTGGCTGCCGCCCATGTTGGGAAGGTTCACGAACGGGAGCTTGTCGTCTCCGACCTGCGCGTACCAAGTGTTGGTGCGCGAATAGTCACCCAAGTTGACGGTCATATGCCAGATTTTGGTTTGTCCGGTCTGAACGTCCGTGTACTCGTAGTTGCCTGTGGCGACGCCGGTTGCGGATGTCACGTGAGTGGCATTGTCCACGCTGACGTTCCATGCGATGTTCAGGCTTTTGCCGTTGGACAGTTTGATGGTCTTGACCTCATTGCCGTCCTTGTCAACGACCTTGCGGTCTTTGGTCACACGATAGGACTTGTTGGCGGGCACATTGGCTACGGCCTCCACGGTTCCGTCCGGGTTTTCTCCGGATACGGTGAACTGGGTGCCGTCGGCCAGAGTGATGTTCTCACCTGTGGAATATTTGAATGGGATGGAAACGTCGAACGCTGGATTGCCGTTCTTAGCACCGACATGGTAGACGGCGGTGCCGCTCACATCCACTTGGGCGAACGTGCCGTTGGCTGTGAGCTTCACATCCTGCAAGTCGCTACGCTTCAATGTGAACGTGTCATCGGAATCGTTCGTATGCACGGTGATGTGTCCCGGAACCTTGCCGGATGGTTCGGTGGCCGTATAGGATTGGTCGCCGGTTTCCGGATTGTTCGTGAACTGGAACGTCTTCCCTTCGACTTCGCCGCTCCAAGTGTCGGTACGGGAGTAGGATTGGTTGACTTGAATCGTCCACTCGTATTCGGCTTTGGTTTCCGGGTCGATGGTCTTGTACTTCTGGTTGACGGTTCCAACGACGGTGGTCACATGGGTTTTGGAGTCAGTGGTCTTAGCCCATGTGATTGGCAGTTCGGTGTCGTCGGACAGTTTCAGGCCGGTGATTTCCCTGCCGTCCTTGCCGACGACCTTGCCCGCCTTGTTGACGGTGTAGTCCTTGTTCGCGTAGTCCAACACGGCGGTCTTGCCGTCCTGTTGGACGGTGAACGGGGTGCCGTCCTTCAAGGTGACTTCCTTGCCGTAATCCTTCGTGTAGTTCACGGTCGCGGCGAATTCGGGGAGGATTCCTCCTGCTTTCTTGGAGTATCCGGCTGTGCCGGTCTCGTGAATCATGCCGAGTTTGCCCGCGCCGGTGGTGGTTCCCGGCGTGATGGTCGGATTTGTGAGGGTCACGTTGCTGCCGTTGCTGCCGGTAACTTCCAATCGTTGAGGAATGGTGTTGCCAGTCATGGACGCGAGTTGTTTTCCATCCTCGTCGGATGTGGTGAATGGGATGCTGTTGCCCTCATAGTTGGTTGACCAGCTGGCGGTGTTGGATGCGGTTACGCTCGTGTGGGTGTTCCAACCGTAGGCGTCGATTCGGGTTCCGCTGTCCCAGTTGAAGTCCATGATTTCGACTCTGGCGGTCGCGGTTCCGGTTTTGGTGACGGTGTAGCCGTTCCTGTAATCGTATGTGGGTTTCGACCAGTCGATTGCGGCTGTGGTGCCGTCCGACAGGCGGACGGTGTTTTCGGATGGGTTGCCGTCCTTGTCCAAGGTCACGCCGTTCAGTGTGGCGTTCGCGGTGCTGGTGTCGCCTTGCACGACGAACTTCGTCCCGTCCTTCAGGGTGACTTCCTTGCCGTAGGTTTCATCCACGTTCACGGTCAGTGTGACCTTGTGGCTTACGGTGTCCGACTCATCGAATGTGCCCTTGTAGGTGACGGTGCCGGTCAGATGGCTGACGCCGACCTTACTGTGGTCGATATTGAGCGTCGGGGTTTCAGCAGACAATGCGATAGGCTTGTCCTCGCCGTCAAGCGTGGCGGTGGCCGCTTTCAATGGGTCGCCGTCATATTTGCTGATGGTGGCCGTATAGTTGCCGTCGTCGTCCTTCTCGTAGGTGACGGTCTGCTTGCCGTAGGTGGTTTGGAGTTTGCGGCTTGTCGTGGTGGTTTCGTCGCCGGAAGTGGATGGCGGGGTTGCGGGATTGGCGTCGTCAACGGCCAGCGCCGTCACGGCTCCCGTTCCCATGGAGCCTACTGCCATCACGGCAGCAAGACCCACGCCACCGATTTTCTTCGCGGCATTGTTCCAGTTATCACTCATTCAATGTCCTATCCGAAATGTGAAACGTTTCCTTTGCGGATTTCGTCTACCACCTTAGCGGACATGTATGCCGTCAACCTCGTATAGGCAGGAAATTACCTTGAAAAAAATTTCGGGGTGGACACTGTCCGGACTTTTGCCGGATTGTCCATCCCGAAAAAATCGTTTTGGAAAACGTCATGCCCTCTGGGGATTCGCTTTAAGCAGGGGTTCGGTGTCGGTGTGGTGTCCGCGCTTGTTGTACCAAGACACGACGCTCATGCCGCTGGCCTTGTCGCGTAGGGTGATGCCGTACTGGCCCTCATGCTTGCCGGTGCCGACATGCACGGCTTGGGCGGGTACCGGATTGTTCTGGTGCGAATAGTTGAACATGCTACGGAATCCGTCGGCGTCGTTCGCCTCGTATCCGACACGAGAACCGTATCCGTCGTAAAGGGTGTTGGTATGCTCTCCGCGAACCGCGAAGGACACTTCCTTGTCCTGATGGCGCATTTCGATGCTGTCCTGTGGGATGTTCATGTTGCCGGTCTTACGGCGCATGAGCTTGGCGGCGCTTTCGCTGTCCACCGGATGATAGTAGTTGGACGCGGCTTTGTTTCGACGGTCTGCGACTTTCGACTTGTAGTCCGCGTACTCCTTGTCGCTGCTGAACTCGCCACGGGCCTTCTCGACCTCGGTGCCTTTGTTGTTCATTTCGATGGTGCCCCAAGAGGTCACATGGTCGCCACTGGCCTTATTGCGGTAGAACTCCTTGCGGAAGTGCAGGGCGTTCTGCGGATGGCCGTTCGCCTGTTTGCCGGTACCGGCGCTGATGGCGCATTGCACGTCGTCCAGTCCTTCGGCTTGCATGGCACGGGTCATTCGGGTCAAATCATCGCCCGGAACGATAGCCATTGGGGAGCCGCCCTCATTATGCGGGCGGGGGGCACGTTTCAGAAGGCCGGTCTTCGAGTCTCGCTTCAAGGCTGGTGCGACGTGCGTCTTGCCTCCCTTGTCCATGTAGACGAACACTTCTGCGGAACGCGCGTCGGCATTGTTCAAACCAAGCTTATTCTCGTAGTAGTGGCGGGCTTTGACCTCCGCCTCCGCGAAATCCTTCGGGTCGATGTGGTACACCTTCGCGTTCTCGCCTTCGAACGCGGCACGGTTGACCTGCTCGTTCGTTCGGGCGTTCAGGGTGTCGTACACCTTGCCGTCCTTACGCCCCTCCAATTGTGCGGCACGACCGCCGAAACTGGTCTCGTCCAACGGCAGGTTCTCGCTGACCGGCTGGAACTTGTTTCCACGACACATACTCAACGTGTGTTCCGGGGCTTCACGGTCATGGTTGATGACTCCGAAGCAGGTGTTGCCGGTGGACGCGATGGCGAGCTGTTCGCCGTCCTCGGTGCCGGTGATATGCACACGTTCGTGAACATCATGGTTCTTGAGCGTGCTGAAATTACGCCCGCTCGCGCCGACGTGCATCATCTCATAGCCGCTGGGCATTTGGGAGAGATTGTTCTTGTAGTACTTGCGCACGTTGCCGCGACGGTCAACGTACTCATGCCAGCCGACGGTCAAACCCCATTCAGTCCACTGTCCGATGGGGTTTCGCGGCTGTGCTGGATTGTAGGCCATGTCTTGTCCTTCCTCGACCTGATTCCTCCCCGAACGGGAGGTTTTTCCAACATCAGATTCCAGTCTACAATCCTCAAGGTCGATAAGAGGCGGAAGAAGGTAATCTACCGGTTTTTCTTACGCTCCGACTTTTTGGAAAGATGGTCGGAAACGTGGACGAACACGGTTTCAGCGAACACGCCCACATCCTTGGCGAGAATCCTCAAACCCTTCCACAGCAGTCGTCCCCACGTCTCCCCCAATATCCAGAAGCCTACTATCAGGCCGAAAAGGGACAGAATGGACTCGCGAATATCCAGTCTGCCGTCGGCGGGAACGTCGAACGACATGTAGATGACGGTCGCAAACAGGATACCCACGCCAAGCAGGGTCTTGCCCAATACGCTTTTCCAACTCAATTCAACCTCCGGTCGTGCTCCGCCCAACTCGCGTCCGCTGAATCCGCTATCGCTTCCAGCATTTGGAACCCGTCCGGCACGGGGAACACGAGCAGTCTGACCAAATGCCGTCCGCCATGGTTCAGATTCTTAGACCGGACGAACGCCACGCCCTTGCAATAGTTCGACGTGGTGCCATGCCATGCGCCGACGTTCGTTCCCGCTTTCAGAATCGCGTTCACGCTTTCTGCGGTATTGTCCGGGTCGGCTTGCGCCACGCCATACGGGTAGGCGATGCTGGCGATGACGATGTACTTGCTGTATCCGCAGTAGGGCTGGCGTTTCCAACACTCCTCCGCGTAGGCGATGAGCTGGGAGCCGACCTTCTCACGCACGCCCAACGTGTTGCCCCTACCCCACGTGGTCGCCTTGCGTTGACCATGCTGGCGGGCTTTCAAGTCCGAATCCGTGTAATTGCTGGTAATCCAGATTTTGTCCGGCACGCTGAACTTCACCTCATAGCCGTCACACCATGCGGGACGCTCCCCCACGGGAATGTTCCTCCACATGCCGACCACGCTCGACGCCAATCCGCCCGTAATCTGATACTGCGGGTTCTCGTCGGAAATCGGAATGATGAGAATGTCCAGCAGATAACAGCCGGAAGGCGCTTCGATGGGCGATTGCAGGTAGATGGTCGAATGCCGGTGCAGACTATCATCATCATCCCACAGGCGCACGTCGGAACCGGCGTCGATTATCGGCTTCACGGTTTCGGCGGCTCGTGCTGGGAACACGTTCCCGCCGTGGGGTGCCGACACAGTGACCACGGCTAGGAACCGTTCCACCTTCCACGCCTGTTTAATCGTTTTCAGATTCCGCCACTTGTCTTTCGCATACCGACGGATTCTCGCACGCCGTAGGGCACGCGTCTTTTCGGTCTGCACGGTGTCGGTGCCGCTCCACCATTCGACGGGGATGGTGATGGTCAGACGGTATCCGCCGCGTTTAACCGCTACGGTTTGACGAACCATGACGCTCCTCCGAACCATGACGATTCTCCGAACGGACGGTGGCTGCCGGACTCATGCACGCCCAGACAGTGCTGGCACATGGTTTCCCCGTCGTATGGGGTTTTCCTGACGCCGCAGCGGACGCAACGGCTGGTTCCCTTGTCGGTCGGATGCAGTGTGAATCTCATTTTTTGCTTCCCTTCTCCAATGCGCTGATATCGGCTTTTAGAAGGTCGATGATGTCCTTACGGGTATGGTTGGTCTCGATTTTGCCGGAAAGCCCGTGAAGGGCCTTTAAAGCGACGATACGGTCATGTTCGGCAAGCCACTCATCGTAATCCTTTCCGTCTGCGGGAAGACCGGTCTGAACGTAGGCACCATCGCAATACCGGCCACGAACGGTCTCATCATCAAGAGGCCGTACCGGTGAACCAGTCGGAAGCGCGATAGGTAAAAGCATGTTTTCTCTTTTCCGTTAGCCAATGTGGACTAATCCAGTCTAACGGAAACAATATTGGAAGAGTCTGAAAAGCACGGAAATACGACGAAGAGGAAAACCGGCGGCACGGGAGGGGCGGGCTTTTTCTTCTTTAGGGAACCCGAGGTAAAGGATTCTCGCTTGTTAACGGTTCACACGGTTTCAGATTTTTACCGGCTTTCAAAAGCATTGAGAAAAGCCGGTGAGCGACAACCCGGTCTAAGGATTAACCCGTCTCCACTCCCAGCAAAGAGAACCACGTCTGTTAACGGTTTCCCAGCAAGGAGAGGAACTTGTTTTCAAAACCTACCTAGAGGGTTATGTCTGTTGACTTTTACCCGGCAAAAGCGTTTTCCTATATTTTTTGCTTTTTCAAGTTTTTTAAAATTTGAGCCTATATATATATGTTATGTATTAGTTATGTATGTTATGTATACTTATGGGGATGCCTGAAAGTCCTTGTGGCAGTAAGGCTGAGAGACTGTTCTTATATTCAAATTGTGAACTTTTCATAGTCAAATTGTGAACTTTCATATCTAAATCATAAACTTTTATATTCAAATCATAAGTCAAAAATAGGTAAAAAATGTTTTTTCATACTCAAATTGTGAACAATGGGGTGCTGTAGACAGTGTTGTTGAAAACCTCATAAAATACAGTCCACAGCCTACAATAAAGAAAAAAAAGAGAACCCCTCTGCGATAGGCAGAACAGAGGGGTTCGCTAAAAACCAGAGTAAAAGGAAGTGGTTTCATGTCCAATGATACACTAGCCGTCAACAAAAAAGACATCAGCTATTCCCCTAGCCTCATGTCGCAGATTGCCATGTTCCCTCTCAAGAACCCCGGTGACGTCCGATTCATGGAAAGGACGAACGGATGCGTGTCCGTGGCGGTAATGCAATCGATGTGGGGCTGGACATATGGGAAGATACCCAGACTGTTCCTGATTTATGTTCGTTCTTTGGTACAAACAGGCTCCGACAAAGTGGATATGGAACACCATATAGTCAAGATAGATAAGTCTTTCCACTTATTCTGTGAGCAAGTTGGATTGGCGGCTGGAACCAGTGTCAAAGATGTCGAACAGTCTCTTCTTTGCCTATCCGGAACGACTTTCACGATTTCCCTAATCGGCAAGAGTCCTAATGGGAGACATTTCATAGAAGGGCGCAACTTACGTCTTGTGAGCCGCTTCCATCTGCGTTTCAACAACTCCAAGTTAGACTATCCGGGGTTTAAGGATGATGGAGACCCGTCTTCTTATATCCAATTCTCTGAGGAGATGTGGAGTATGTTCACGGACAATCCGGTGCCGTTGAACAAGAGAATCACCTTCGAGCTTGGCAAGTCGGCTAGAGCATTGGATATCTACCAGTGGCTTGCCTATAGAGCTTATGGGTTGAAGAAACCGTTGTTTGTTCCATGGCAATCTCTCAAATCCCAATTTGACATATCGGATACGCCCATGTATTCCTTCAAACAAAAGTTCAGTAGAGCCTTAAACAAGGTATGCGAGGCTTGGCCTGAAATCAAAGTCATGTGCGGGAAAAACGGACTAACCTTATACCCCTGCAAGAGTTCTCTGGACTCCGAGGAACCAGTTCAGGAGAGTCCCCAACCGATGAAGCCAAAGCAAGTGGAGTTAAACCCGTTTGTCTAACTCATCCTTTTCGATGAGTAGAAATGTATCCTCCTGTTTTCTATCGCCGGATTTACACGCGGCAAAACCGTCAATTAGTTAAGAAAAGAGCAGTCGCATGATTTATAATAGCGGCGAAGACAAACTTCTGAAATTTGCTTATAATCTGAAACTTATTCCCATCGTTGATATCTTCCCTATAGTGAACACGGGGACTGAGTTCTTAGAGAAAAGGAGTGGAACAGTCACTGTCAATATTGCCCCGGCAAGAGGAAAGTGGGCTTACGGGAAGATTCCTAGGCTTATTCTTCTCTACTTGCGTTCTTTAATCATAGAAAGGTCTGAGAAGGTCGATTTCGATAAGAAGACTATAGTCTTTAACGAATCATTCCGTTCTTTCTGCAAGCACGCCGGTCTGACATATTACGGCGGTTTGGCTGAAAAAGTAGACGAGATGCTGAATCGTATGCTGAATACGACTATCCAGTTTAGTGTCCGGTTCGATGCGAGGGGAGAACGAATACTGGCCGTGGGAAACTGTCGGATTTTCGATTACGGAGAATTCCACTTTCACGACGTGGACACTTCTCGGAAAACGTACATCAAATTATCCGATTTACTGTGGCGGATTCTTACGGAGAATTGCGTCCCCTTGAACAGGGGTGTCGCTGCCCAATTAGGACGTTCCCCCAGAGCTTTGGATATTTACCAGTGGCTTGCTTATCGGACATATGCCCTGAAAAAGCCCGTCGTCGTTTCTTGGGAGAATCTTCGGAGTCAGTTCGATTCAGCGGATACGCCGATGTACTCTTTCAGACGGAGGTTTTGCAGGTCGTTGGAGAAGGTGTCGGACGCGTGGCCGGAGCTGGCGACTTCCGTTGGGGAAAAAGGATTGACGCTCTATCCCAGCAGAAGCTCCCTCACTTCGGGAAAAGGAAAGGAAAAGGCTTTCGGACAGGGGGTCGTCTCTTCCGCAAAGGAGTCCGCCATGACGGAAAACCCGTTCTAACAAAAAGCTTGGGGCACCGGTTTTTCGATGCCCCAAGTTGAATGTTGGAAAACGGAGGGGAAAGAGCTATGCGACAACGTCGTTGTACATGGCGAAGTTTTGCGCGTCGGCCATATCCCATGCTGTGAATTCAACTTCCTTCAAGGACTTGTCGTATCCGCAGTTTCGGAGCGCGTAGCGTGCCGCCGCGTCGATGCCTTTGCCGTAATGTCCGTCGGCTTCCGCCTTGTCACGGAGTTCGGCAATGCCATGCAAGGCTGCGCTGATAGCCATTCCGGCCATTTTCGTCACGTCATTGTCCGCGCTGATGGAGAACGGTTGCCAATCGCATGCGCCGCTTTTCTCGAACACCCAGAATTGCATAGCCACAGGCTTGCGTCTGGTGCGTTGGAACGCTTCCGCCGGACAGTTCGCAACCGCCTGACGGTAGAACGACGCCTGAATGTGATAACCGTATTCGATGACATGCTTGTGGAAGTCCGTGGCGCTGGCACTGCTCGCGGTCTTCAAATCCACGAGATAGTCAACGCCGGTCGGAATCAAATCCGGCTTGGCCTTCAGTTCCAATCCGGTGTTGTCATCCGTCCACACGATGCACTGTTCGCACGTGCCTTTGCCGATAAGGTCGTACATGTCGGGACGGGAGTCGATGATGTTCTGCTTCATGCGTTTGAGCAACTGCATATCCTTGTAGGATACGACGATGTTGCCCATCGCCTCCTGCGCTTCACGCCATGCCTTGTTGGCTTTGTTTTGGAAAGTCTGCCCCTCGTCAAGGCATACGACCTCGCTCGTGTTCAACAGGTAGGCGTGGAATGCGGTTCCGAACTTCATCGCGTCCGTCGGCGTATGGTCGCCCGACAGTCGGTCGTAAGCCCATTCCTTCGGGTTCTTCAGGAACGCTTTCAACTGGCTCTGGTCGAGCGCGTCCATGGCGAAGTATTCCTCGTCGGTCGCGTCTATGATTTCCGCTTGGCTCATGGAGGATTACTCCTCTTCGTCTCCGGTGATGGAAGTGTCTTCGCCTCGCGCTTCGGCGTCGGCCTTGACCGCGTCTTCGTCGGGCAGATGCACCTCGACCTTGTTGGTTTCGGCGTTCTGGAAGATAACAGGCTCCTCATAGTCGATGGGTTCGCCGGTCTGCGGGTCGAACTCCGGCTGGAGTTTCATGTTGTCAACGTAGTTGTAGTGGTTTCCGTCGGCTTCGGCCTGTGCCCGGTCGATTTCCTCCCACGCGTCCTGCCATGCGGCGTACTCCTCCGCATAACCCGGATATGGTTCGATGTGGCGAATCTCCCAGTCGAGGAATTGTTTATCGGTGATGGGCTGGGATGGTTCGAAACTGTTGGTCAGAGAGTCCGGAATCGGAACCGTATATGATGCTCGGTTCTTTTCCTCCTCCTCGTCGGTCATCGGTTCGTCGAATACTACTTCGGAGTGGCCGTAATCGGTTGCCATTTTGGTCTTCTTTCTGATTTGCGCGGACATTTCCAAATATTGGACGGTTTCCAACCACATGCCGTGTGGCATTTCAAGCGGGTTTTTCTCCCACCGTTTATATGTGCTTGTTGACACGTCCAGTACTTCGGCTGTTTCAGCCTGTGTTTTTCCCGCTTGTATTCGAAGGTTGCGTAATGAGATGTTTCCCATTTTTTAGACAACTCCTTTCCTACAAGTTTCAACCCAACTATAGCATTGGCTCACTTTTGAGCCAAATCGTATGATTGAGTATGCTGATAATCGTTGAAATTCAAGGGGACACGCTTGATTTCACAATAGTTCAAATATGACCTATACTTGGACATGTCCACATAAAAGAACTGACTTCCTCCACTCATGTCAGAGCATGTTCAAACTATTTCCCGAATGGAAAAGGTTCATGTCTGATATTGGTGTGAGAGGAAAACGAAAATAAAGGAGAAAGCCAAAAATGGCAGAGCAAGAGCAGTCCGCGTCAGTGCCGTCCACGCTCGACGTGTTCCTCCCCCATATCACTCTTGGACGTTGCTCCCTCTTCGAGCCTTACGTTTTCAAGCAGAGCGACGATGACAAGAACAAGGACAAGACTCCAAGCAAGCCGTCCTACATGTTCCGTGCGATTCTCGACAAGCGTCGTGACAGTGCTATCATCAAGAAGATTTCCGGCTATCAGAACGCATACATCAAGGAATTGAAAGCCAAGCGCATGTTCGACAAGCGTGCCGCAATCCACTTCGCCCTCGTTGACTGCGATAGCGAGGAGGTCGAGGACAAGGACACCGGCGAACTGATAATCATGTCCGAACGTGATTCCTCGCTGAGGGGCAAGTACATGCTTTCCGCCAAGTCCCGCGCAACCGAACCGCCGAGCGTAGGCTGGGTCGATGACAAGAACATCCTCCACCCCATGCCGAAACATTTCATCGTGAACGAGGAAGACCCCGATTCCGTTGAAGAGTACGAACGCCGACTCGACTTCTGGAAAGACAAGGTGTATGCGGGACAGTATGCGAGTGCCGTGCTTCGTCTTTCCGGCTGGCATCAGGCCAAGATTGGTCAGGGTGTGACCGGTCGAATCAAGAGCGTTGTCATTATCGGCGGCGGTACTCCGGCTGGCATCATGTCCCTTGAGGATGCTTTCACCGAAGAGCAGATTGCTGAAATGGTCGCATGGCGTGACCAGATGGTGCCGGATTACGAGTCGGGTGATGACCCGTGGAACAAGCGTGTCAAGCTTCGTTCCGGTTCCGACGTTGATGATTATGCCGAGGATGACGATGTGGAGGAAGAGGAGGCTCCGAAGCCGCGTCGCAAGGTCAAGCCGGTCAAGCCGGTCAAGCCGGAACCGGAAGAAGAGGACGACTACGAGTATGAAGAGGAGGCTCCGAAGCCGCGTCGTAAGACCAAGACCGCCCGTAAGACGAAGCCCGTCGAACCGGAAGAGGATTACGAGGTTGAGGAAGACGAAGAAGAGACGGCTCCCGCTCCCCGACCGCGCAAATCCCGCAAGCCGGTGGAACCGGAACCGGAAGCCGACTACGATTCCGACTTCGATGATGGCGCGGACACCGAATGGTGATTGATTCAGTTAGAAAGCCCGGCCTACAAGATTTTCTTTCAGGCCGGGCTTTCTCTATCGAGAAAGACTACTGACCTCCCGTGGTTGAAACCACGGGATTCCTGCGAACTAGGCTTGCATCAATCGTGTCAGCAAAAAGAAAAGGACAAACCAAAATGGCGCACTATGACGTCACCCACGCCTGTGGACACGACGAACGCATCGAACTCTTCGGCAAGACAAGCGAACGCGAACGCCGCATCGAATGGCTCCAAGAGCGCCCCTGCACGGAATGCTGGAAGAAGGAACGCGCAGCCGAGGCCGAAGCCCGCAAGAACAAGGAAGCCGCCATGATTGTCGAAGCGCTCGGCAATGACGCCGCAGAAGCCGTCAACGCCCTCTCCAACGCCACCTGCACCTTGGAAGGCAGCGCAAAGCAGGTCGCATGGGCCGAAGACATTCGCACCAAGTGTATCGACCAGCTTCTCGGCCAAGTACGCAACCTCGTGGCACGCATCCCCGGCAAAGCCACCGCCCAGCAATCCGCCGCCTTCGCCGCCCGCTGCAATGCCATCGCCTCCATGATTGCCAACGAAACGTCGGCGGCATGGTGGATTGAGAACCGTGATGACATTGACAAGGCGGTTGTGCGCGAAGTCATCAAGGCGCACGCCTGACCCAAGCAAAATGGGTCGGGAGGCTTCTGGGCGTCCGCCACCTCGTCTGAAGCCGAGGCGACCTCACGGCAAAACGGTGGATATAGCCCCCATCAGAACATCACGCCACTGTTGCCATCGCCACCCGTAGACGGTTGGGATGGTGTGGATGGTGTGGACGGAGCAGTCGGAGCGAATGGCGTGGACTGCTGTTGCCTCGGAGCCGTATACTGCCGTTGCGGCGTATAAGTGTACGTGTATTGGCGTTGCGGCGTATACGTCTGCTGGGATTGCTGCTGCTGTTGCGCCTGCGCCTGAGCCTGAGCTTCCTCCTCAGCCTTCCTCTTGGCCTCCTCCTCCGCCTTCTTCGCATTATCCGCGTCGGTCTTGGCCTTGCTGACCTTGCCCACCACATCTTGCAGACTGGATACCGCCTTGTTGGCGTCGGCCACATTGTCAGCCGTCACCTGCGTATCCTTCCACTGTTTGACGAGACTGTTCATGGTCTTCTTATCCGACGAATCTGGAGCGTCGCCAAGTTTTCCGGCTTGGTCGATGAGACTCTTCAACTTGTTGGACACGTCCGTGCTCTTCGACTGCAACGCTTTCCGATACGCGTTGTCGGTCGCCTTGTATTGAGCGTTCAGCGCCTTCATTTTCTTGCCGATTGCCGCCTCGGTCATCGGATTTCCTTCCGTGGCCTTGCTGAGCTTGTCACACTCCCCCAACGTGGTCTTGTCGTCCTTCACGAGACTGTTCTTGATTTCCTTAATCAGGTCTTTCGCGTCGGACACACGCTTGTCCCAATTGTTTTGGGCTTTCGTGAGCGAATCCTGCTTCTTTTGGATTTCAACCTGCCGGGCCTTCTCGGCTTGGGCGTGAGTGTATGTCGAATAAGCGTAATAGCCACCACCGCATAGAAGCGCGATACCGGCCAGAATCACCACGACCATGATAATGATTTTACGGATTCTGCCACCATCGCCCTCACTGTCGGTGGTGCTTTCGGCTTCGGCATCATCCGCATAATCCGGCAGTCCGCCGTCGAATTGTTGCGACGGAAAACCGGAGGACTGTTCTACGGGCGTACTGTCGAACTGGTTTGCCTGTATACTATCATCCCAGAAACCGTCATCCTCCTGTTGTGGCGCGGATTGTTGTTGCTGGGGTGCCGACTGTTCCTGAACGTTGGAACCATCCTCCCACCATTGGCCTTCACCATGGTTGTTGAAGATGCTGTTTCGACGGTAGAAGTCATCATCCGGCTGGTTGGACTGTTCGCCGTTCTGCTGGTTCGCCGGTTCGGTGTCGGATTGGCTCACCGGCGTATTGTCGTACTGGTTTTCCTGTCCGCCGTCGAATGGGCTTGCCTGTCCGCCGTCATCCGGTTCAGGCTGTTGGACTGGAATCTCATCTCCCCAAATATCATCGTAGGCTACCGGAGCGGCGTTCTGTCCATACGGCGAATTGTCGTCACTGCTCCCCCATATATCCGGTTCGCTGGACGGCTGGCTTTCCGGCATACCGTTCAACTGGGTTGCTGTTCCGCCTGTGGGATTGTCTCCCCAAATATCCTGCTCACTGTCCGACTGGATTGCCTGTCCGCTGTCTGACTGTTGAACCGGCTGAACGTCGGATTCATCTCCCCAGAAGTCTTGTTCGCTGGCTTGCCTGTCCGCCGTTTCATCATTCGACTGTTGGACTTGCCCGCCTGTGGGATTGTCTCCCCAGATATCCTGTTCGCCGTTCTGTTGGAACGCCTGAACGTCATCGGACTGTTGTTCAGGCATACTGGTCTGCTGTTGCGCCGGTTCGCCGGTATTCCAGAAATCATCATTTGACTGGTTTGCCGTTTCGCCGTTCGACTGTTGAGCCTGACCGTCGGCATACTGTTGTTCCGGCGAATCAACACTCCAAATATCCGCTTGACTGTCCTGCTGGCTGGCCGGATAATCGGATTGTTGCGGTTCCGCCTGTTGCGGTATGTCATCCATCCGCCAGATGGAATCCTGTTCCGCCTGTCCAACGTTCTGCCGGTTCGCCGTTTCGCTGTTCTGTTGCCCATCCGGATTGACAGTATTCTGTCCTACCGTGGAGGCATCGGACTGTTCCTGTATGTTCCACATGGAGAACGGGTCTATGTCATCTTCGGACTGCTGGTTTTCCGTTACACCGGTCTGCTGTTCTGCCGGTTCGCCGTAAAACTGTTGTTCCTGCTGGAAAGCTGACTGCTCTTCCGTTCCAACAGCCGACTGTCCGACCGGCTCACCGTAGGATTGCTCAGCCGGTACGCCGTTTTCGACGGGGGACTGTTCGACCGGCATACCGGAATCCTGTTCAACCGTTTCGCCTGTATCGGACGATGGGGAACCCCACGGGTCTTCCAGTAGACTGTCGATATCGATGGAATCCTCATCGACCGTACCATCATTCTGCTGGCTGACCGGTTTCACATCGACCGGCTCCACCGGTTGACTGTTGAAACGTGGAGGCGGCGTTGTGGAGGATTGGTTTTCACTATTGGATGGTACGGCGTCATTCCGTTCCGCCTGTCCACCATTTCGCCTGTTCGACGTACCATCATCGTTCCGGGAAGGCGATTCTCCACTCGACTGCTTCGCCGTCGCACTGTTTTTCTTCCTCACAGTCGAAGAGGTGTTCCGCTTCGCCGGAGACTTCTTTTTCCTGCCCGCCGGTTTAGCGGCGGACTGCTTCACCGGCATGTCGGACATGTCCATCAAAAGAGACTCATCCAACCGGTTGTTGCCAATCAGAAAATCATCCTGCTCAGACATACGCGAAACACCTCCAGACTATGATGAACAGACTCTCACAAGCCCTGCTGTGCGGACTCTTTGGCAAGGCTACGGGCGGCGGCTACCGCGCTCACGTGGGGCACGTCAACTCCAGCCGCATACAGTCTGCTCGCATGAGCTGCGGCGGCGGCACCCTTCAACGGTTCGTCCCGGTCTGCCACGTCACGACCGTCCTCACCAAACCCACCTTCGGTCTCCAACCGGCTGGGGGAGTGGCTGTCATCCTCGTACATGGCACCGTCGTCGGGTTTTTCTGCGGCGGCGGGCACGGCCACGATGATGTCATCCCAAGACCAGTGACCGGCCTCATCATTGCCTTTCGGAGGATTGTTCTCCAACATGTGCTCGCGGAGAATGTCGCTCCAGCTTTTCCCATGCTTGTGGTCATCCTCGTAGAAGCCCTTGTAGACGCATGCCTCCTGTCCGACGAGTTCAGCGATTCCGCAACCACGGGACACTCCTGCCTCGATAAGATAACTCGGCACAGTCGGAGCGTTCTTCGCATCATTCAGCACGGTGCCACGAACGGTATCGTTGACCTTGTCGCCCAACAGAATCTTCGACGGAAGATTGGTCCGGACACTCGGGTCAAGACCATTCTGGCTGGTTGCGGACTGGGCCGCATACATGAAGAAGATGCCGCTGAAACGAACTGTCTGGCAGATTTTCAGCAACGCCATATAGTTCATCGCACGGATACCCTTCTCGTATTCGGCTTTGATACGGGTCGGATTATCCTTCGACAATCCCGGCGGAACGGTCAACGGTGCCGCCCATTGCGCAATCTCATCGCACACCAGCAGAATCGGCGGATACTGTTTACGGACATCCTCTGGCAGACCCCACCAATTCTCCTTGCCATACTGGTTGATGACATTCGCACGAACCGCGCTCAAGTCCAGAATGTGTTGCAAGGTGGCCGCGCAGGATTCCATGCTTTCGCAACCCCAACCATGGTCGATGACCCACGGACGGCACCATTTGAAATCGACGCTCTTGTACTTGTCGTCGCATACCGCGAGTTGGCATCCGGCTGATACTGCGGCATATACAAGACAGTTGATGACCACGCTCTTACCGCCATTGGAAGCGCCCGCGACCAGCACGCCGGAAGCGTCCTTCCAATCGTTGTACAGCAGGTCTCCCGTCTCACGTCCACGGTCTGGAAGCTTCATGCCAAAGTAGGCGTGGCGCAAATCGCTTTTCTTCCAGAACTCCTTCGGCGGGTTGATGACCGCAGGGAAGGTCGGCGGCACTCCCGGATATACGGTGATGACACCGTTCTCCGCGTCGGCTTTGAAGAACCAGCCTTCACCGCCGATAATCTCAACGGTCTCCTGAATCTTCGTATCATGCTTGGAGGGACGATACGTGGCCGCATTGCCTTTGATACGGATTTTCCAACCACCCTCAGCGGTTGGCGTCAGTCGGATGAGCCACGGATACTTCTGCAAGCCCAACGCCTCAGCGAACTGTTGGCGAATCGAAATGGTCTTATCGTCCATCAACTGCAACAGCACGACGCTCTTGGAACTGGTGCGCGGAATGAAATCGATGACCTTCCATGTCATGCCCGGCACATGTTTGATGGTCGGGTCTGTACTGTTGGCATAATTCAGTTCGATACGGGCGACGGTATCCTTCTGACGGGCTTCGCCCATACAGTCGGCGGCGTCGATTTCATCACCGTGCGCCATACCCTCCGTGAGAAGCTTCTGCATCTCCTTATCGTCTGTGGACATAGCCATCGGAGCGATGTAGGCGTAGAGTCCGTCCGGGCTGATGCTGTCGATGAGATAGCCTTCATATTTTTCAGGCTGGCGTGCGGCCTTCTCCTGAATTTTTCGGGTCAGACGCATCATATCGTCGGGATTGTGCGCGTCGAACCCTTCGGGGAACATTTTGGACAATCCGATTTTGATTTTCGGTCGTGTCTCAGGCATTGTGGTTTCCTCCTTCGAATGCGTGGGGTTGACTGATTGGTTTCAACGCTCCGAACCGGTCTTCGTAGAATCCTTGTCCGGGTAGCAGTTGGAAGCTGTGGTTGGCGAGACGGGTGATGAGATGGCTCGCCTGTTCCCTGTTGGATGGGAGTACATATTCTTCGATGGGGGAGTATCCCAAGTGGACGTGACCACTATGGGAGATGACGTTCTTCAAAAGGGAATGCTCCTCCATGGGGAACGTGGATGATACAAGCGCCAGATACACGCGCAGTCCGGAGATTCCGGTTTCGACTTCCCGTAGGCGTTCCTCGACGGCACGCAGATAATATCGGTCTTCGGTCTCCATGAGCGTGTCCAAGTCCTCGAAGACAAGCAGAAGCGGACGTGGGGTCGGCTCTCCTTCCACTCCATGTTTTTCGAGGCATGTTCCACGCCGTCTGATTTCAGCCACCGTCCGGTCAAGCACCTCCAACGTTTCGGCCTTTGCTTCATAGTCAACCTGACTGACGATGGGGGAGGGGAGCGGCTTGCCCTCGAAGTCGAAACGGATGACCGCATACTGTGCGGCCAAAGCTTGCAACATGATGGAATCCGCAAGCATGGTCTTGCCTGAACCATGGTTGCCGCTGATGGTCAGCATGTTCTGATTGCCTTCTTCAGGCCGCCATTCGACCGGGAGGCCGTGAATATCATCACCTAGAATGAACGACATTTTTCTGGAATTCCCCTCCTTTGGGATTGTTGGAAAAGACGAGCCGGAAGAGCGGGATGATTACCATTCCTCTTCCTCCACGTCCTCGTCCTCGACGTTTTCGGAACCGTTGTTGGAAGTGAAGATTTCCTTGATGTCCTCCACGTCGAGCTTTGTGAACTGTTCCGCCGCTCGTGGCATGTACTGCTGGTAGTCGATGGGTTCCGGGTTCGGAATGTCGGCAACGAGCTTAGCCAGTTCGTCCTGACCGCCCGAATACCATGTCTGCACGGCCATCAGAGTGCCTTGCATGCTTTCGTACATTCCACGACCGACCGGGATTAGACCATCCTCGTTCTTCAACGACTTCTGGGTGCGGTTCGCTTCGGAGAGATTCTGGGCGCTGACCACGCCTGCGGGGGAGTCCATTCCCAAGAGAATACGTCCCAACGAACGGAAGAACGCGTTGCCGTTGTACTTCTTCATATCGTCCATCGTCAGACGTTGAGCGCCGAAAATGCATCGGATGCCAGCGGTACGACCCTGCACGATAATCTTGCTCAACGCGCTCATCGTCCTTGCGATGGATGCGTTCGTGGCGGACACGGCGGCATTGTCGTTGGCAATCTGCATGTCCTTCTGAGGATTCTGCGTGGTCTTGCCCGTCTCCTGCAAATACGAGTTGAACTCATCGAACAGGATGTTCAACGGTTTCAGATGCTTACGGTCTGCCTCTTCCACGTCATCCGGATTCAGTTCGAAGATGTTGCCCACGCCATACTTGTTGTTGATGCGCACGCGTTCGGCCATCTCCTCACGCGCCCAAGAAATCACAGCCTCCGTCTCGCGCAACTGGTACAGACCGACGAACGCCAGAGCCTTCGGCTTCGCCCACTGGGTGAAATCGATGCAACCCTTCGACGGGTCGATGAGAATGATGTCCTCGCCTTTCAGCAAAGCCTCCGCAATGACAATCTGCGAAGCGGACGACTTGCCGCTACCGCTCTTACCGCTGATGAGCAGATGTGGCGTGGTCTTCGTATCCCAGTACACGGGATTGCCTAAATCGTCCACGCCAATCGGGAACTTGCGACGGTCGCACTTCTTCGCCGTCTCCCAATCCGCCATGACGCTTGTCGGGAAAGGACTCTTCTTCGCCAACACCATGGAGAAATCCGTGCCGTAGGCTTGGATGATTCGACCATACGGATAATTCGCTTCGGTGAGGAACTTGCCGAGATTGTATTGCGGCTTGTCCAAATCCAATCCGCCCGGAATCTGGAATTTGGCGAGCAGAACCTCCTTGTTGTTCGGAAGCACGCCCAACGATTCGACGGTCGGCGTCTTACCGGAACTGTCCTGAACTCCGGCAACACCCCAAGCGTCAGACAAGGCTAGTTGAATGAGTTCCTTTTGGGCGGCTCGAATCTTCCAATGGGCCACGCTGTCCGGGTCGGTGCCCAAATACGGGTTGGAGCACAGCCAGACGGTCGCACGGTCCGCCGACTGCCAATCCCAATACACTCGTTCGGAACCGACGGCGGCACTGATGTTCGCGCTTTTCCTGCGCACGTCGGCAACGGTTCCGCCACGACCCAAATGGAAGCCGATACGCCAGATGGCCGTGTCCTTGCCCATCTGCTGACAGGAGTCGATGACCACCTCCGCACGGGATGGCATCACGTCCATGAGCGCCTTGTAGATGAGCGCCTGAGCGTAACGACGGTATTCCGGACGGGAACCGGTCAGACGGTCGATTCTCAAAGGGGCGTTGTCCGCCATGACCAGCGAGGTGATGCCGTTCTCCTCGATGAGTCCGACGAAATCCTTGGACGGGTCGAGACTCGATAGGTCGTAGCGCATGAAGTCGGACGTGCGGTCGGGTGCCGTCAGCATTTCCGGCATGAACGAAAGCGTCCAGCCTTCGCTCGTCTCTACAATCCTCTCCTCGTCGTAGTTGCAGACGGGAAGATTCAGCTTCGACCCGACGATATCCTGCCAAGCCTTCTGGTCACGTTTGAACCGGCGGGACAGTTCGATATACCGGTTAAACGACTTGCTTTGGGTCAGTCCATCCGGACGATACTTGTTGCCCTTGTCGTTCAGCTTCGTCTCGGGTTGGGCGGCGAGCATGAACGCATTCTCCAAATCGGAGAAGATAGGCATTTTGATGATGTCGGCGGGACTGAACGGGTTCGCCAACCATTCCAATCCCAACTGGGTGATGAGAGCACCACCACTGGGAGGATTGTGCAACAGCATCAGCCATGCCGCCTCTTCCTCATCGTCTGCGGCGGCGTCGATGACCTGAACGAGCGGCGGACGTTTATGCCATTCGTTCTGGGCGCAATAATCGTAGGCGATGTCGGCAACCAGTTGGGCGATTTTTGCTCCGACCTTCTTCTTGGTGATGTCGGGAATGCAGGACTCGTCCTTGCCGTATACGATTCGCACTAGGCTTGGGTCGAACTGCCAGCCGTTCTCCTTGATGGTTTTGGCGGCGAGCAGGGCTATGAAATTGTATCCGCTGGAAGTGGCGAAGGAACGTAACGGTTCCACACCGGCCTTCAATACCTTCTCATTGCTTCTTGGAGCGTCATACTGGTCTTGCAAGCGGACTCGCATGACGTGCATCGGATTCTTGCGATGGCCGACCTTCTTGACTTGGGTGACGTAGGCTCCTCCCCACATCTTCGCCAAGTCGTCGCTTTTGACCCAACCGTCCAGCATGCGTTGCGCTTTTACAAGTTCACGCCAATACGCGGTCTGCTTCTTCTTGTCGAACTTCGTCACGAGCAACAGGAACAGAAGTGCGGGAAGACTGAGCGTCGTGGGAATATCCACGAACCCCAAATATGCGCAAGCTCCCAGTATAACAAGAAGAACAACAGCGGAGACGATGGCGATGGTCTTCTGCGACGGCTTACCTTTTTGCAGGAAGGCGAACACGCTCACACCCTGATAGATATGCCGACGGTCTACAAGACGGTCACGCCAATGGATGACGCCCATGACCGACATGAAACCGAATATCATGTTGAACGGTATCGCCCACAATCCGCATCCACGACTGGCGTACAGGCCGACGAACCAGCCGACCCACCATGAGACCCTATGCACGGCAAGCCAGTCGGACTTGGACATGAGGTCTGTGAATGTCTCGGGGTTCTCATCGAACTCGTCGTCCTTTTCGGGACGGGAGTAAGGTTTCAGCCCGGAGAACATATCCTTCCAACGGTAGTAGACGTTGAGTTTCTTCGGGTCTATGGGGTCTGTCTTACGTGCGGGCGTCGGATAGGTGGCCGTGGTTCCTCCTACGAGGATTCCCAGCCAGATGAACGGCATGAGCGGAAGTCTCAGTAAAGCCCAGAGGATTACGCCGATGATGATTATGAGTCCACACCAGAAGCCGCTCCAGATATGGGTCGGCTCTTTGCTCCTACTGCGGCTTCGTCCACCGCGATTCTGTGCCATCGAGGACTCCATTCATTATCTGTTTTTGAATGTCGGAAATCTATTAACGACACTAATGGACTGTTTGTTGTAAACCTTTTGAAAACAGGAAAATTGTTTGGGGGAGTTTGGGGTTGGTTGGGGTGTTTTCTTGGCGTGTCGTCGTCTTGGGTGGCGAGTTATTGTAGAAAGTTTAGGTTCGTGCTATACTGAGATTGTCCACAAAAAAAGAGTCGCCATAAGGAAACAAATTATGACCTAAAGAAAAAGGAGAAAACAAAATGGCAACGCTACTTATCTCGATTGGCACGTTCATCGTCTACTCGATTTGCGTCATCGTCCTCGCAATCGGAGGACTGTCCATGACCAGTGCAGGACAGACGTTCGAAACGATGTTCAACAACTTCTTCGGAACAGTCATCCCCTCAATCGCCGTCGGAGCATTCGACATCTTCACGTTCCTCATCTTCGTTGCCATCCTCCAAACCATCATCTGGTGCTTCCGAATCGAATTCCATGAGGGCAAACTGCGTGATATCCCCATCGACTGCGTGCTCATGGCAATCGTTCCAATGCTCTACGTTCACTGGAACCCCGGAGATAATTTCTGCCTCCTGCTCGCACTTATCGGATACCTCATCCCCACGGGTGTCATGTGGATGAACACCATCCTGCTTCGCCTCGGAAAGAACGGGTTGGATGGAAGGGAATCCCAGTACAAGAAGGCCGACGGCAGGGTTTCTCGCTAAGATTCTTCTAGATGTTCGAACACCCGTCCGAACTTCCTAGCAAAAGGCTGAACTCATGTCCCACAACAAAAAAACCATCACCATAATCACAGCAGTCGTCCTAGTGTTGGCGCTCGTCATCGGATGGTGCGCATGGCGCAAGCACGTCACGTCCACCAAAGAGACCCAAGCCAGTGCCAACACCAGCTCCTCCAACTCCACCAACAAGGCCAAAAAGAAGAAAACCCCAATCTTGTCCGACAAACAAAAGGAACAGAACAAGACCATCGCCCTCCAAATGGAAAAAGACATGCGCAATTGGGGAGTGGACTCGCTCGCAGACCCACACCAGTGGGCCAAACAGCCAGCCGACCAAGTATTGGCCGCATTAAGAACACCAGACAATATCGAGACTCCGGCGGACATGCCCACCTCCATGAAAATCAATCAAGGATGGGGAAGCAACGCCCCCTCCTACGTGTGCAACACCTCCGACTACCAGTCCTTATGCGACACCATGCCCACCTCCCAAGCATGGTGGAAGAACGAAGTATGGGGCACCGGAGCCAGATGGGTCAAAGACCCGACGGCCACAGTGCTCGAAAGCGGCAAGGTAAGAGTCAAAGGCAAGGTTCGTTCCATCCTCGTCACTAGCGGCGACACTTATTCTATGGGCGGCTACAATGCGCTCACTCCGGCATGGCGGGATTATCAGATTAACGACATCCTCACCATCAAAAACGGAAAGGTCTCCGACATCGAATATGTAGGAAACCAGAACTGGTGGATTAACCCGTTCCTGACCGCATGGACTCCCGACAGGGTTGCCGACAGTATCGGTGAGGGCAACAGAATCGCCATTCCAGTTTCAGGCGCATTAAATTGGAATGGTATGAATCCAACCGGCATCACCCGCGTACTGAACGCGCCCACCAGCATGGGAGGCATGGATGGAAAAGTCGATTGGAGCATGTGGGACGATTTGATTCAGGCCGGAAACACAGCCAACGGCCAGCAACAGGCACCAGACCTTGACCCGGCGAAGGACGCGGACACCATTCACGACAGAGAATAGTGCCTACATAAGCAAAAAGAGAAGGAATCTACATTCCTTCTCTTTTTTATACTCACCTACTTCTTCCAGTTGGAATTACGGAAGAATTGGCAGTCAGTGCTGGAAAGCTGGGATTTCGTCAGCCATCGAGAACCATAGGAGGAGAACGACGCGGAACCATCACGGTTGCCTTCACTGATACGAATTTTCCAACCGGACGGGTCGGAGGACACTTCCTCAACCACGGCCACGTGACCACAATCACCACCACCGGCGAACGGGCTACCACGACCTGATATACCGTCACCGGGTTTAGGGTTCCCATCGACCGTCCAACCGGATTGGCCTTTCAGATTGTTGGCGATGTCACCACCGTTACCCATAACCCAAGACCAGCCTTCGTTGCCGTGAATCATGGCAAGACGGTTCCATGCATACCAGACGCACTGATGACCATATTCCAAATGCGGGTAGAACACACCAGCGTCGGACGCGCTACAAATCTTCTGATTGCCCGAACACATCCAAGAAAAGTCCCCATCCTTGGTAGGCGCACCGCCGACGGAACCATACGAAGTACTACCGCTATCGTCACTCACAGGGCACGTGGTGTTCGCGTCGGAATCGTCTGAGGAACCGCTTGAGGAACCACCCGTGTCAGCCGGGGGAGCGGAATCAAACTGCACTTCTGACGATGGTGGGAACTTGTTTGTCTGCTTGATGTAAGCAATGAACTGTTGGGTCACACCCCAAACGGTCGAGACGTAATTATTGTCCGTGGCATATCCGGCATTCTTTAACTCCTGAATATACGCGTGTGGGTCGGTACGCTTCTGCAATGCCGTCGCATAACGGGAATTCTCGGTGATGAACTTGCCATAACCGGCGAAACCATCCTCGTCGGAATCGTAGACCGCGAAATCACCGGTCGTGTCATAGCATCCACCTTGATTGCATTCCTTGGTGGCAAGCTTGACCGACTTTTGACCATTGACCGCCTTGATGCCAAAGAAGTTATGATATTTGGTCGTCAGACTGGAAGCGCCCCAAGCGCTTTCCACTGCGGACTGTCCAAGAATCGCCTCATATGGGATACCGTACTTCTTGCCGATATCGAAAGCGGCCTGACCATACTTATCCGTATATGCTTGAACGGAATTGGTTACTGTCACATTGGCCGACGCGGTATCGGTGGTTCCGTCCGTATCGTCGGATTGTGTGCAACATTGGGAACTGTCATCATCGGAATCCCCACTCTTGCCGTTGAAGGAGATGTCGTTCAATCCTTTGTCGTAATAGTTCTTGGCTACCTGTTTTCGGCTATCCTCATTACGGGAAGCCCAATTTGGCCTTTCCCATCCGGCCATCCATGCGACTGCGGCCACTTCCGAGTCGCTGGCGTCATGCCAAGTATCGTACAGGCTGTCGTTCTTGACGGTTATCTCGGCCTTGGCTTCCGACAAGTAATGATTATTGAAGGAGCTTTTCGCGGTTGCCACAAGCATTTTTATCTGCCCGTCTTCATCCGAGTCGGGAGTGTCCTTCAAACCGTTGGCGTCCATCCATGTGCGGATTTTGCTTCGGGGGTCCCATTGTCCCAAACCGTAGGCATTGCCACTGCCACTCCTGTCCGCTACGAAACCGGATTCGGCATACACATTGCCCAATACTCCAGCCGTGGCCGCTTTGGAGAATCCCGCTGACGCGAACGCCTTGGCGATTTTGATTGCCACATCATTGGTTTTGAAATCAGAAGATGAATTGGAGCTACTGGAGTCCGAAGAGGAGGAGTCGGAGGAGCTGGACGCGGAAGAGTTGGAAAGACGATAGTAGGAAGTGTATTTACCGCCACCGTAATCCAACGGGACTTCCGACACCTCGTCTCCCTTGCTGTCACCATCCTTGCCATCGGTGTCCTCGTGAGCGCCAACGGTCTTATTGTCCCCGATATAGATTTCCGTATGACCGTCCCGCCATACCACGTCACCTTTCTGGAGCTTGTCTGCGGAACCATCGAAGTCGGTTTTGGTGAAACCGGCCTTGCTCATTGGGTCGTCCATACTGGACGTGTTGAACGGAGAGTCACCCAGATTCTTGACGCCACCCTTCGTCAACGCGTAGTAGACGAAACTGGAACAGTCAACATCAGGATTAAGCTTTCGTTTCGACTGGCTATAGCCGATTTTGCCATCCTTAGCCATTTCCTCGGCCTTGGCTATGTACTTGTCTATGAGACTGTTCCCACTGTCCGAACTGCTTTGGGCAGAGGTCTTCTTGCACCCGTTGGAGCGAATGGACATCATGGTCGTATCGGACACGGTACTCATACTGGTCACGCCGACCGTTATCATCATGTCGAAGAGGAGTAGGCCAGCCATCCCCATCGCCGCCATTTTTCCAAAACTTTGCACTGTACCCGCCTTACAAAAAACTTGGAAGAGATTTTTGCCGTCTCTTCCAAGTTAACAGAATTTTTTAGGTAAGTGGAGGGAAATCAGTGGAATGGTTCAAACGGGATACTGAACACCATATCGTAAAGGTCTTCCACATCACCCGCCGCAGTCTGCGCGTCAGATAGAATCTGTTGCGGTTCCCGCTCCTCCCCCCAAAGGTCGAACAGGTTCACGACCATATCGACTTCCTTCTCGCTTTTACTGTTGATTGCGAACCCCAATAGTCGGCCACAATTAAGGTCGGACAATGGTTTGCTGATTTCCTTAGACCATTCGCACGCGGTTTTCCACGCGTCATCATCCATCGTATAATCCCCGTCCACACCATAAGTGAGAAGGTCTCCCTCGGAGCTTTCCTGAGCAATGTCATGGATGACGAACATGTATTCGATGGCTAGAAGATACTCGTCCAAGCTCATTTCGTCCACGTTCCAATCATGGTTCGTCGGGAAATGCAGATACGGGTAACGATTCACTGTCTCATTGCCGATTTTGTCACCCTCATGGAGCAGTGCCATGGGGAGTGTGAAGATAGGCGACAGGTAGACTCTTCCAGCGATTCCACCATACTGGTCGTTCTCCGGAATGGCGATAATCTGCTTCATCGAATTGATAATACGATTCACATACTTGGTGGGCCGTTCCAACAGCAACGGTCTTCCACTGGAGAAACCTTGGAAAGACATCACATCATATTTTTCAACGACCGGCGTGGTGTCGAACGTCGGCGGAGACAATGGTGTGATGTTCTGCTCATCCTCCGTCTTATGGGGCGTCGGACGGTTCTCTCCGAAGAAATCCTTGTAGCTCACTGTTCTTGTCCTTCCTGCGTTTCTGACGCTTGCATTGCTTTCTTCTTCTCCTCTTCACGGCGAATCTTATCGGTTGCGGTCGTGGAGATTTCCTTCAACAGGTCTGGCGGAATGATGACTTCGACGGGTACCGGCTGTTTGCTGGAATCCTTGAAGTAGGCGACGGCACCACGAATGGTCTTGTCCTTGCCGGTCTCCTTGTCCTTGATACGCAGACGCCTCATGCCAGCCCAGTTCGGCTCATCGTTCTCCTTCGTATCACCCATGCTCATACGGGAGCGGATACGATTGCCGGAATCCTCAATCTGCAACAGTCGCAAAGCGTCACGGGCAGGAGAATCCTGAATCGGGTCGTCCAAAGCCAGCAGGAACGCTCGGCCGATACCGCCGGTCATGCCAGCGTTGATGAACTCCTTGACCTTCTGGGAGGCGAACACCGGGGTGAACCGGCGGGAACGTGCGGTACGCATCCACTCGTTCACCTTGGCGGCACCCTTGTCCTCGCCTAGGATTGCCCAAGCCTCATCGATGCCGACCATTCCGTCTCGTTCGCTTACTGCGGCACCCGCGCCGAACACAATCATACGAAGCACCCAACGTTGGATACGTCCTGTAACGGTGTTCTCGGCTCCCGGTTCCGGAATCATGGAACGGTCGCCAGCGTTGATAAGGGTAAGGTTCTGACTGACACGCAAAGGGGCCACGTTATCGTTCGTACCGAAGATAAGACGCAACGACTGGTTCGTGTTGACGCTCATCGTAATCAGTTTGAACACGTCCAACGTGTCCGGATACAAGTTGTATTGCGAAGGGTCTTTCCCCGCTTGCTGGAGAGCACGGAAGTCGGCAGCCGCCTTGTATAGGATGGTCCCGCAACAGCGGCCACCCTTCTTGTAACCGTAATCCAGCATGGCCTTGACGGTAAGCTCATAGGAGGTGTCGCCGTCAGGTTTCAGAATATCGGAAATCATGATAGCGGCCATATCCTTGGCCTCTTCCTCGCTTCGGAGCACATTGTACGGGTCGAATGTTCCGTCAGCGATGTCGGAATCCATTCGGAGCACTGTTCCATTACGGGACAGGACGGCATCCTCGAAGTCGTTGCCTTCCTTCGGGTTGACGAGAATACAAGGCGTTTTGCCCTTGCCGCTACGGGAGTCAATCAGCATCCACTGGAGGAACAGGCTCACCAACAGCATGGACTTTCCGGAACCGGTCTCGCCAATGACCAGAATGCCCGGTCGCGTGTCCTTGTCCTGCACGGTGGTAGTGCCCACGTAAACGGGTTGCCGGTTCGCTTCGGTCAATCCGACCAACGCGCCCGTATCGTCACCGGCCTTGGCGAAACTACTCACGCCGCCACCAGCCACGCAGGTCGCAGACCAGTGAATCTCATACGGTGTCATACGCACCGGAGAACACGCCTGCATGCTTTTGAACGCCATCAACTGTTCGTTGGCCGTGGTCAGATTCGTGAACTCGAAATTCTGGATGTTCTGCAACGAGTCCACGGCCATCTGAGCGTTACCTGCCACACAGGTGGCGACACTCAAATCGATGATGCTCGGCGGCATTTCGGGAGAATTGTAAATGGCCTTCTTATAGTCCAGACGATATTTCAAATCGGTCATATCGGCGGAAGCCTCACGGCCATGCTGATAACGTTCCTTGATGTTCTCGTCAATCGTGCGGGCGTTACGGCGAATCGTGTCAGCCGTTACCTTGCCGGGTTCGACCTTGCCGCGAATGGACGTTCCGACGGCGTTCGCGCCACCGGCTGTGGCGACTTCCATCAGTTTCGCAATCCACAGGTTGGACGGGTCGGTGATGTCCGATTGTGCGAACTGGGTTGTTCGGGCGAAGCAGATGGACGCCGGATACTCGCTGTCGATGTTCCACTGGTCGCAGTCGATTCCCTCATCGTATAGTCGTTTCGCGTTCTGGCAGACCTTACTGTTCGGGAAGAAATGCAGGTGGTCGTTCTCGGCGATGATGGGAAGGGCTGACGCGGACGCGCGGCTCACCCACCATGTCTCCATCATTGCGACCAGCTGTTCTCGTTCGCTTTCCTCCATGACGGTGAAAGGTATGAGACCGGCGTTCAGCATGATGCGTTCGATACGATGCGCGTCCGGCAGATACTCCTCGAACATGGCGTAACCGTTCGCCATGGAGAAGCTAAGCTGATTGAACTTCGTGGTGACTTTTCGTAGAAGCGACTGTTTACGGCCTTTCCTACCGGCTTCGCCACCCAGTTTCAACGGGACTCCGATAACGGCGAACTGCTTGCACACGTTCAGATTACGGTAATAGTAAGCCTGATAGCTTTTTAAATCATCCTGCTGCATGACCGGCGGACGGTAGGGGATAGGCATGGAACCGGTCAGCAGGTGGAATTCCCTGTATTCGCTTTTCAGAATGTCACGGTATCTCATGCCAGCCACGCTGACCTCACCGGCCAACCCGTCGAAGAACGCCATGAAACTCTGTTCGGCTTCCTTGCGTTTCGAATCACCGGCACCGTCCAACAGTGCGCTCGTCCAAGGAATCTTCGCATACAGCCATACAGTCCTGTCCGGTGTCGCCGCTCGAAGCAGACCGTATTCGCTGCCGGGGCTGATGAAGCTTTCCGGACGATAGAAACCGTCTCTTGCCATTTCGGGTCAACCACTTTCGATTCTGTGGAATCTTTCCTGTATCACTGGTTTCGACTCTAATGGTTTCGACCGTTGTCAACCTTCGGAAAACGGAAAAATCCCTCCCCTATTGGAATATCCGTTGGGGGAAGGATTCAGAATCGGCGGATTAAATCAGTCGTCCAAACCGAAATATTCCATAGGGTCGAAATCGGCGCTCATATACTTGCCGGGGTTCTTGTCTTCGACCGGCTTGGCCGGTTTGAATGGCTTGTCGATGGCCTTCTCGGCTTTCTGCTTCAATCCGGAATAAGCCAACTGTCTCACGGACTTATCTGAATCGTGGGACAGTTTCTTCAACGTTTCGACGGACGTGTTCGAGTTCGTCGCGATAGCACGCTTCACATGGGGACTCCACTGGTCGGACATATAGTCCAATGTTTCCGTCGAAGTATTCGGATTACCGGCGACGTTGATGCGGGTCTGAGTCCAACCGTCATCGGCCAGAACGTTCAATGTTTCCGGCGAGGCATGGGGATTGAACGCCACCTGCTCACGAACCGCATTGTCGGCGTTAAGCGCCAACTGTTGCAAATCCTCCTGAGACGTATTCTCGTGTTCCGCGACGTTCCGTTGGGTCTCATAATCGTCCACGCGGAGACATTCGTGAAGAGTATCGGCGTCGGCTTGCCAATTGTCGGACGCGGCACGGGTTATTTTCGTCATATCATCGGTCACGGCACCATCCAGTTGAAGGGTCGGTTCCAAAGCGTCATCCACGGCTTTCCTAATCTGCCCGGAATTCAAATCCGAACGTTTCAACGCTTCCGCACGGACGATGGCCTCATCATCGTTCAACAGTCGTTCCGTAGCGTTCTTCGGAGTATGTGGATTGCCAGCCACGGCACCACGAACCTTCCAAGACTCGTCGGACGAGAGCACATCCAATGTGCGGGCGTCATCCGTGTTGCGTGCTACCGCATTACGGATTTGGGGATTGTAGTCGAACCGGCATACGCTCAACGCGGTATCATCAGCACCACGTTCGATTGCCGTGCAACGAACCTTGGAATCATATCTGACCAACTGTTGCTCGTAATTATACCGGTTCTCCCTCGCGTCCTTCGGTGGTTCGCCGTTCGCATTCGGATAGGTCTCATTCTCCTCGAACGGATGGTTGAACCCGTATTCGGTAGTGGCGAGATTGTTCAACACGGCGGTAGGTGTCCTATCATCCAAGGCCATGTTCTCCAAATCGACCATGCTGGTCTTGGAGACCACGTCCTCAATCGAAGCGCCGCCATGCTCCTTGACCCATTTGCCCAGCGGGTCTCTTGCTTGTAAAGGATTGTACATTCCTCCTCCAATTTCTTTTAGTATTCGAATTGGATATCGTCGTATCCGCTATCGTCGTTGAAATCGACTCCCGCGTATTTGTTCGAAAGTCTTTGATTCTCACGGCAATGTTCAAGATTCATGACGGCCCTACGGCTGACTTTCTCGTCCTTGTCTTCGCTTAGCGTCTCCAACGTGTGAAGGCTGGTGTTCGGATTGCCCGCCACATGAAGTCTCGTCTCTGAGTCCTTCGACTGGGAGAGCCTGTCGAGCCTGTCCGGCACCGTGCAGTGTTCCGCCATGGGGCGGGTGCTGATGGTGTTGGTCATGTCGAAACGGTTCAGTATGCCCTGCGCCGACGAATCGTAGCCTAGCTTATGGAGTTTTTCGCATTGCTCGGACGAGGCGTGGTAGAGGAACTGGTCGGCCAATTTCGTCTCCGCGTCGATAGCCATGGCGGGGCATTTCATCCTGCCTTTGCTAAGGGGGAAGGTGGTTCCCGCCCTGCCGTCCGTCCATTCGCTGTGACCGGCCTCGAAGATTTGCAAGGCTGCGTCGTAGTCGCCGTTCCTAGCCGCCTCCGTGGCTATCTCTGACGTGTACGCGTCGCAGACATGCAGTTTCTCGTTGGTCTCGATATAGTCGTTGTAACCGTCCTGCCCCGGTAACGGCATGGGGTCTCTCACATCGTCGTAGTCCATAAGCTCTTCGAGCCTCAGTGTTTGATGGTATCTGTTCTGCCCGAGCAGGACGCTGGGATTACCGTAATCGCCTTTCTTGCAGTATTCCAGCGAACGGTTCCGACACCATGCCATGAGAGCGTAGTCGGCAATGTCCTTGTCGGCATCGCCTTCGAGCCGTTCCAGAGTGTTGGTCGGGGTGTTGTGGTTGAGGGCCACGGCACGTTTCACATAGAAGTTGTCATCGTCCGCCATCATGCCGAGCGTCTTGCCGTCCAGTTTTGGATTGGACGCGACTGCCGTGCGCTCCCTCACGTCGTCGCTGTACTTGAACGAGTCAAGCGTCTCGTCGCTGATGTTCGGGTTCATCAGCGCCTCCAGCCGGTTGTCCTCGTCTTTGCCGGTCTTGGCTATCTGGTCAATTACCGCTGTCGGCGTGTTTTTGGTATCGATAGCCGCCCTATGCTCTTCCGCATAGTTGAGATTTTTGACATTATCGGCAAGACTCGCCTTCGGATTGCCACCATGCGCTTTCATCCACTTGCCCAGCGGGTCGCGTGGTTCTGAAGGATTGTATGTCATAGAAGAAAACCTCCTTTTCGCTGTAAACAACCTTACGCGAAAGGGAGGTTCTATTCTTGCTGTTTTGGTAAAAATCAGGCTCCGGCTTGAGTGGTGTCTTTTTTGACTATGGACACGTATTCGTTTACCAGTTTCTTGAGTTCAGGATTCTGGTCGAGACGGATTTCCACTCCAAGCTTGGTGTTCTTGTAGAACGCATAGTTTTCCTTGGCGGCGATGGAAAGGCTGAAATCCTCAACCTTCCAATTGTCGCCTGTCCCACGGTCCAGACTAAGGAACATGGCTCGGGCGAACCATTCCCTGCCGGTCGTATCCTTGACTGTAATCATGGGCTGAATCTTATGGGTGACATCTGCCGTGAGACGTTTGCCCGGCACGATGATTTTAGGCATCTTCCTTACCTTCCTCCTTATACACGAACATGACGTTCATGTGACTGTTCTTCAAGGCCGCATCCAATGGTGTTTTGCTACGAGCGCGATGACGGTACGCTTCGATATACCATTTTTCAAACGGGAAGTCGTCTCCGCTTTTGATGTTCTTGACCTTCACCCAGCGAGACGCGGTTTTCGCCCGCAGTGCGGTCGGGGCGGTGTAGCCGTCACGGTCGTCCATACCGTACTTGTAGTCCTCTCCGGACTCGTACAGTTTGCCGATGAGATATCTGCCGTCGGTGCGCCAGAGGATGAACTGGGAGCAGGTGTCGAGCGAGCGGACTGAAACGATGCTGTCGAACGGGATGATGGCTTTGCCATCGTTCTGTTCCGCGTGGTTGATGATTTCATCCATCATGCTTTCCGCCTGTCGCCAGTTGTAGCGGATGATGGTGTCTTCGTCGGGTTTGACGCTGGCTTTTCCAATGAGGTCTGATTCCGAACTGATGCGCATGAATACTGCGCGTCTGTCCATGAGTGTTTCGGTCATGGTGTTATCCTTACTCTTATGTGACTACTTCCAGTATATGGTGTTTTTGCGAATGTGTCCAATACTGGAATCAGTCACACCTCACGTAGTCGAATACGGGTAAGTCCCGAACGTCGGGAAGTGGTAGCGGACTTGCGTTTGCCATCGGCGTCGGCCATGGTCAGCATGGGTACCTTGCGTTCGAACACCAAGGACAATGGTTTGCCCTTGTCTTTACCTGCGGCGAGTTCATACAAGTCTGGGTTGAAACCTTCCAATGGTCTCAGGTTGTCCAACGCTATCCAGTATTTGGCTGGTTCTTTAGACCATGGTTTGGGACATTGGTAGAAGCTTCCTTCGTCCCATGTCCTTGGATTGTATGGGCTTCCGAAGCCAGTCACTTCGCCTATGAGCATGAGGTCTTCGTCGTGCGCGTACAGGATTACCTGCTCCACGTTTTTCATGACGCCTATGATTCCGCATTTCCATAGGACGTGGTTGTCGTGTTCTTTGCTGAATCGGAGATATTCCCGCATCACGGTGTGTGGTTGGAAGTATACGCGGCCTTGTCGGGGTGCGTATCCGATTCGTATCATCAGGATTTCTTTTGAGTGTGTTGTACCAGTCATGCCCCCATATTACCATATGTGGACAATTCCAATATAACGTGTAGCGTGTTAGGGGGTAGCCTAAACTCAGTGCGGGTCACCCTTCTTCGACTTGCCGGACTTGCGAGAAGCCTTCAAAACGGCGGCAAACATACGAGCATCGTCCATGATTTTTTAGGCAGGGTACCACGACCCTTGTGGTCGTGGGTGAATGCCTTTACTTTCCACTAACATTATGATATAATGTTTTTTATTGGAGGTGAAGCATATGGTGGAACTCGCATTGACCATGAAAGTCAAGCTCACGACCAACAAACACGAGTCTGAAGCCCTTAACCGCCTATGTGATAATTACACCTCCTGTTGCAACGAAGTATCCGATTGGATTGGAGAACACCACACCCTCAGCCAGAGGAAAATCAACGAGGCTGTCTATCACCCGCTACGCGACAAATACGGACTGTTGGCCCAGATGACCCAATCTTCGATA